AGGTTTGAGGTTTGAGGTTTGAGGTTTGAGGTTTGAGGTTTGAGGTTTGAGGTTTGAGGTTTGAGGTTCAGCTCTCCAAAACCACCTCTGTGGTATCCTCACTTTGCGTTTCAACTTTTGCTATTTAGTTCAACCTCTAACTGGAACGCCCAAACTCCGTTCAACTCTATTTATTTTGGTTAGGTTTTGTTTCTTTTATAAGTTTAGGTTCTACCTTGGTTCTAGTTGTACTTGCTTTACTTTGCTTCCTTGTTTAATTAAAGGGGACGTCCAACTTTGTTGGGCTTCGGTTTTGCTTTGTGGTGTTCCTTTCTTGTAAGCGTTGGTTCTAATTAAGTAGTTTGAACTTCAGTTAGATTGAGTAGAAGATTTACGGAACGTCCAACTTTCGATAAACTCGATAAAAGTTCAAACCTTTGCGGTATCATTAGTCCACGTGTTTCTAATTTAGTTTTCAGTTCTGAGATTTTTGAAGTGAATTAAATTTAGAAAGCTTTTTCCACTCTTCTTTTTCTACTATTAAAAACTCTCCCCAGGATCCCCATTCGGTATCCAACTTTTTACTTTTTCTTTATAGTAAATACAATTCAAACATAATATTTTTAATTTAGTCTAAAAATAATGAACTTATCCCATTTTGATTATAATTTTGTATATCTTGTTACTTGATTTTAATTTGAAAATAATGTATAATAGACCTTAAGAAATTCAGCGAGGTAAAATTCTAGTTACAGGGTTAGATTTCAGACTGAAAATTTTATAGAGAGGATAAAGTACAGAAAAGTAGAATGATTTATTTTGTACTTATAAGATAAATCATAAAATTGTAGTTTTTTGTGTGGTTTTAACTATTTTGAGTAAAAAGAAACCGATTTTTAATACTTTAAACCAGATTTATTCTGATATTGCTTTATTCCAAACGCGATTGGAAAATAATAAACACATCCCATCGAACTCCGTCTTACAAACACTTGAAGACTTGCAGTTTGCAGGTACTCTCGTTGATTTTTTAAAAAGTGGAGCGTATCTGAATTTGAGCAAGTCCAATCAAGAAAGCACCTTGAGTTTGTTATCTCTGTATCGATCGGGGTTGACTCGTCAGCAGTTAATTGACTTGTCCGACTTAACTTCTCGGCAAATTTATTACGCAAGTTTGAAAGTAGAAGAAAGTCTCGAATCTCATTTTCCAACTGGCTTATTAAGTCTATGGAAAAACCGTCAGTTTCAAGTGATTAAGGAGTATTTGCAGGTCGATTCTGATGAACTTTCTACTATTATAAAAGAAATTTCAGAGTTTCTTTTAGTGCAAGTTGCTCCAAGTTTACTAGGTCAGCGAACAAGTGAACTTTACCAAGTAGATTTGATTAAAGAGAAGTCCAAAGAAGAGATTACTGAGTCGCTTGTCAAGGTCTTAGAGATAGAGAAACAAGTTAAGCAGTTTCTCTCAGAAAACCTTGAAGACATTAAGGTTTGGGGGTCACTCACTCGGTATCTTACTTTGAACAAAACTCTTCCTGCAGACTTGGTTTTGGAACTTCAAAAGAAGAACTTCCCAAACTACAACACAGTTGAGTTTGAGAAGGTCGAGGGAATTTGAGATGATTGATAAATACACGATAGACTCTCCATACAAGGCTCTTTATTGGTCTTTCTACAACATTGCTTATAGTGAGATTTACAAGACTGTACCAGAGTTCATTCCAACAGTTCCTTTTGAACCAAGTGCCCTTAGTAAGTTAGATGGGTATCCGTATGTGAGCACGGCTTCTGCTCGTAAGCTTTTAATGTTAAAAGAAACTGTAGCAGCAGTTCCTCCTAGCTATGATTATCGGAGGTTGTTGGCTCACTTTGAAACAATCGTAGAGCATTTCAGAGTTTCAAACACTTCCTTTGTCATTACTGAGGAAAATTATACCTATTTAAAACCTAATAACTACCCTTACCAACTCTCGTATAGTTTGGTGGTCTTGTGGTTTGCGATTTATCTTGATGTGATTGTAGGAGATTTTCATTTAAGTGTGAAAGGTCTTTCCTCAGAGTTAGCTGAGTCCAGTATTCTTTACTATTTCAAACTCTTTGAGTATTTACCGATTGACTATGATTTGAGTGCGAAAGATATAGACACGATTAACAGTCAACTCTATGTTGAGATGGCTCGCTTTCATGGGTACATGAACAAAGAGGTCTTACCGATTTCTGAGAAACAAAAACTCTTCAAAGAGCAAGGGTATCAGGAAGGTTCGATTGTTTTTTTGTACGAGAAAGGTTATGTAGCCAATGAAGAGGTTCGCAGTAGCAAAGGGACTAATAAGTTCATTCAGAAAGTCCACTTAGCTAAGATAACTAAGGTCACAGACACAGAGGTGCAGTTCCATACTTACAACTTCTACAAGACTAGAGAAGCTTTACTAGAAGATTTTGAAAGTCTCCCAGAGACAATTCAAGATTTGTATGGTAGTTACTTCGAGTTTCTTGAACCGTCACTAACTGTAAGCAGAGTAGAGGTGGGTTGGGACACCTTGGGAGTTAACTACGCTCAAACTAATAACTCAGTCTATGCAGAGCATTATTTCATCACTAAAGTTGAGTCTGTTTATTCTGTTCCGATTACAGTTTTGAACGATAACTTACACTATGAAATAACTGTTCTTCCGATTGAAGTTGCAACTCTCTTCCTATTATTGTCTTATGGAGTCTCATTTGATGAAGAACTCTACCAAAAGCAGTATTCCGTAGAGGTTTCGCACATTCGTGAGAGGGTATCCTTCTACACCTCGCAACTGGAAGAAAAGTTAGGTTACGAAATAAGTGACTTTTGTAAAGTTAAAGAACTTAACTAGAAAAAGAGGTTGTTTAGATGAAAGACACCTATAAATATAATGTGGAAGTCGTAGATGATGGAGTAGAGCGCACGGTTGCGTGCGTAAACCTCTTTAAACATAGGCTTTATAGAGGTTTGGTTCAAACATGTGGGAAAGGTCACTATACTTGTTTATTTGAGATTTTGGTTTACCCTTTGTCTTATAAGAAGAACAAATTAGCAACTTACTATAACCACTTGATACGGAAGGATTTATTTGACCTTACTGAACTCTCGCTTGAGGGCATCACATTACTACGTGAGACTTTCCCTTTGGAATTGTTACATCAAGCCTTTAAATTAGCAGTTCCAGAGCTTTACCTCTATAATAAGAAAGTGACTTCAGATAAGTACAAGCTCTTGGTTTCAAATTATTCAGAGCTTGAAGAGAATTATATAAGGAGATTAGGTCAATGTGGCAAAAAGTTTCAAAAATAGCACTTGTTGGTCTATTAGCACTCTCAGTCTCCGCCCCAACTGTGGCACTCGCTAGAGGTGGTCACGGAGGTGGTCATGGAGGTGGTCATGGTGGCTCTCACGGAGGGTCTAAAGGTGGTTCAAAAGGTTCTACTGGTTCACATAATACAAGCAACCACGGAGGTTCAACAGGGTCTAAAAGTGGTTCTCACTCTATTTCTCATAGCACAAGTCACGGTCGGTCTTACCGACCTAGTGCAATAGGAACGCCAATTTCCTCTTGGCGCTCCTTAAGTTCTCAAGCAGAGTTTAAGAGTGGACACACTTCCGTTCCATCTTTCACTTCCTCTGAGAATACTGTGAAAACCTTTTATTCCGCAGATAACCCTATAAATATGTTATTGTACCGCCCTTTGTATGGGTATCCCCACTCATCTGCACACCATTTACCTGTTCAGACTGAGGAAGAAGATAAGAAAAAGGATAAACCGTTTAATACCGCTATTTTGTGGGTTTTAGCAGCTATTATGGTTCCATTACTCGCATTTATTGGTTATGTTGCCTTTTCAAACTAAGTTTCATTGGGTAAGATTGGGATAACTCTTGACAGTAAAGGATTTGCTAAATTGGGTGGTGGGTATCCCATCCCACCTCTGATTTTTCTCCAAATTGGGAAAGTAAAATGTTGAAAATTGACTGTAATATGCGCGAGTTTTCGAAAAACTCAACATTAGCAAGGGTTTAGACAAACTTAAATATAATTTCCTTGATTTAAAAGCATTTAGAGGGTATCTAAAGAATTTTTGGATTTCCTGCCACTAAATTTTATCTTGGAGAGCAAACCTCCAAATATTTTCCACTAAAACTGGAGTTTTCCTTTTAGATAAACTAGTTTGAAGAGTTGGCAAGTTTAAAATTCCTTGGTACGATTGCTTTTTAAAGATTTGCGCTAAATTAGTTGGAGGGTATCTCTCAAACTCTTTCAAATTTTTCCTAGGTAAAAGAAGTAAACAATAAAAATTTTGTGCCACTAAACTTGAAAATCATTGTTAGTCAAGGGTTTCCACCTATCTTTCTCACAATGTGAGGAGGGTATCTATTAAAAGGTTGAGTTCCCTTGCCACTAAATACTATTGGAAAAATGGAAAATTGTCTAACTCCTTGTCTCTCTAAGCGTACAAGAAAAGGCAAGTGGGTATCCTCTTAACACTATGAAATTTTCCCACTTTCCGAACACTAACTTGGCAGTAACTTGTCAATACTCGGATTTTGGATTTTTCGCAGTTTTTCATTTGTAGCCTCATTTCAGCATAAACATAAAAGATTAGATTTTAATTATACAAACAGAAAAATGGACTGCTTTCAGTCTCATTATATATTATATATAGAAGAAAGTTGGTAAAAAATGTATCAATCAGCACTCGACAACCTCAGTAACGACAAGGGTTTTGCTAGTGTAAAACCTAGTGCAAATTCAGAGCAACAACCTACTGAGGAACAAATTTACGAAGCAAATATGAAGAAGTATTTGGAGCTAGTCGCTTCTAAAGGTTATAATTTAGAAGAGTTGGAGCCAATTATTCGTTCAGATGGTCGCACAGAGTTGTTTGCGACTGCGGGTTCGGGTAAGTCCACTTCGATTTCTTTGATTTTAGCGAAGGATAAAACGATTGGTCGCTTGTCTCCAGCTCAGAGAGGGAAGAAAGTCGCTTGGGTCACAACCTTCTTAAGTAAGGGTGCAGAAGAGATTAAGCAAAATGTGGAGCGCACCTTTGCTAAGTTAGGTCTTTCTTCGGTATCCACAAACGATCTCACATTTAGTACCTTACAATCAGAGTTCTTTGAGCTTTTAAGACTTCGTGGGTTTAACCTTACAGATAAGTCAAAATCAGACTATGTTCAAATGTTGGATACAGGTGGTGGTGACTCCGAAGGGTCTCGTATTTTCAATGCAATTATGGGTCGTCTCTTTCGTAAGCATGATTTAGGGGAAGAAGGAAGTACCTACATTTCTCTTCAAGATAAGCGAGACTTGTCTGCTATTATTTCCAATTACCGTAACTGTTCTATTTCTGAGTACCAATTCGGTGAAGCAGCAGACACGGCAAAACGCTTGAACCTCCCAAGAAATTTACTTCCTATGGTAGTTGAAGATTACCAAGCGCTGAAGACTTCTATGAACGTCATTGACTTTGACGATTTAATGTCTCTTGTCTACGATTATATGGTTGTAGAGAAGAAAGATGATCCAGTTCAAATGGCTTGGGTCAACTTCTACAAAAACCGCTACGAATACTTTATGTTGGACGAAGCCCAAGATATGTCTGAGTTGCAGTACCAAGTCTTGAAACCAATTTTCGAGAACTGTCCACGTGTGGTTATTGTAGGCGACCCAGACCAGTCGATTTACGGTTTCCGTGGGTCAAACCCAGAGGTTATGGAGTGGTTCGACAAGGAGTACCAACCCACTAAGTACCCACTCTCGGTATCTTATCGTTGCCCTTCAAACATTTTGAAGCCAATCACTAAGTCGATTGAGAAGAACTCAAATCGTTATGAACACTCTCTTCGCTCCTTTAAAGAAGGTGGAGTCCTTGAAGCTTACCATTTCGACTCTGTAAAAGATATGGCTGAAGCTTCTCTTCAGTTGATTGACAGGTATTTAGCAGAAGGAAAAACTATTTCAGTTCAGTCCCGTGTGAACTTCACTTATTCTCCATCTTCTATTCTTTACGCAGTTAAGCGCCAAGGTGACTTCAATTTACTTGGGGACGTAAGAGATTTCAACACTTCTCGGTATCGAAAAGTTTGGAACCTCATTGAAATGGTGCGTGGTCGAGGTTTGGTTGATATTAAGAACAACTTGAAAGTCTTAGCTCCAGAGCTAAAACCTTGGGATGCGAAAACTCTCGCAGAGCGCCTAATGAACGCTATTCCAGAGAACAAAAATATCTTGTTCTCAGATAATTACGCTTATTTGGATTTCATTGCGCAAGAATATGGTCTTAAGTCCTTAGCAACTTTGGTTGATAAACTAAGAAACACTTATGGAGCAGAGTTCCCCGGAGAAATGGTTCTTTTCAAAGAACTGCTGGCTCATGTACTTTATTGGGGTGAACCCGCAAATGCAGAAGTGGTCGGTACAATTTCAACTTTGGCAGAAGAGAGTGATACAATCACAGACTTCTTTAGCAACATGGACTTTATCAACAATAAAATTCGTGAAGCGAAAAGAGGTGGTACATCTCTCTTGACCTTTGCTACTCCTTTTAGCTTTAAAGGTCGTGAAGCTAATGTCAACATTATCTTTGATGATTCTGAGGGTGTCTTCCCTTATACATTGAGTGGAGAATTGAGTTATGAAGAAGAGCGTCGAGTTCATTTCGTAGCAGGTACACGTGGTGATGAAGTTACGATTTACCTCACTCGCAGAGGAAAAGCTTCACCGTTCTTGAAAGAGATGGGTATCCCACTTAAATCGTGGACTCCACTTGACGGAGTGGTGCTAAATGGTGTACAATTAAAACAAGAATTGAGTTTGAAAGAACGCATGCAAAAAGCCAAGGTCGAAGAGCAATTAGGTGCGTTCACAGACTTCGATTTGAAACTTTGATTTTAAGAATGTGTGGTAACAGATTTGAATAAGAATGCGAATTTAGGTCTCTCCTTTTTTGACATACAAGCGTTAGATGTGAACCGAAACGTGAAGGATGAGTTGACTCTCGGTCTCCTTCACGGTTTGGATTTAACACCTTTTATAACAAGTGATAAGGTAGACTTTGAGCTACTAAGAGCAGTTCGCCTATGTTTGGAGCATGATGTACCTCTTTATTTGGTAAACGCTAATTTGGATAAAGATGTGTTAACTCCTTTGTACAAGTTGTATAGCGCTCATAGAACTTTGGACTCCAGTGGTTTATCTAACTATTTCAACTCAACCAATTATGAGTTGATGGTAGAACCAAAAACCCTCGGTATCCTTGTTGATTTGGCGCTTGAAAATGTAGACTTTTCTAAGGTTGACTTCACCTTAATTCCTTTGTCTACAATAGAAGTTTTCGCTTCTGCTTTGGTTCAAGGTGTTGAAATCACTGACTTGCAAAACAGTCGAGCGGTATCCGACAAAGACTACCTCGATTTTCTAATCTCTCTTCGTATGGCAGGAGTCGATATTTCTCCATTCTTGGAGGGTTCATGGTCTGAAAGTCAGATTTTGGCGATTCTAAGAGGTCGCTTGAAGATGTCTGTAGTGGACTTCATTCAACATTATATCAATGAGAACTTCACTGCGGGTCAAATTGAACAGTGTTGGAGAGCTTCAGATTTCGGTTGTTTGAGTTTGGTTTGTAGTACCGATAAAGACGGTTTTCCGATTTACAATGAGTACCAAATGTACCAGTTGGTAGAAGGTGCGCGTTTTAACTTAGACTATCGTTTATACGCAGACCCTTCTTTGAATGACTCAGAGATGGCTCTAGCTCGCACAGAACTTTTCAAGAAGGCTGATGAGAACAAACGTGGAGAGCTTTCAAGTAAGATTAAGTCTTATAAACCGAAGGGAGCATTTTGGTAACTCTCATGGACGGCTTTTATCTATGGGTTCTTTTCGTTTTCAACTCTGTATTTCTCTTTGGAATTGCGGTATCTTACGCTTTGAAGGAACTTCAAATTTTCGAAGAAGTGAAGAATAAAGAGAATATGAGAAGAGAGCATTTATATCTAGCAGGCTTGGGAGCGATTGGTTTAACTCTGCTCTTTGTAGGAGCGATATTTGTAGTTTAGATTAAAGAAAATAGAGGTGATGCGTGTACTTACCTCTATTTTTATTTGACTTATTTTTACTTTTGTGATATAATAAAACTACTAAAAGAATAGAAGAAAGAGGGTTTCATTTATGTTAGAAACTGTAGAAAATTTGAAAGCAAAGTATGATTTGGAACTGGACGGTTCTTTTGATTTGCAAACACAAGGAGACTCCTTGGTTTTCCGGTACCATTCTCCTAATTCAGCAGTTGGTGTTGTCTCTTCCCGCTCTATGAAAGCAGGGCAATACGTTGCTGATTTATTGAGTTTTATGGAATGCGTAGCTTTGCTTGAAAGTACGCTTGCTTAAAAGTAGCTTTTGATTAAAATTGGAGTTGAAAATATGTATAGATTGTCGCAGTTTCTTGCAGTTAGTGGTGCAATAATGTTATTTACCTCATTTCGGTTTATGGGAGTAGTTCTTTTAATTTTAGCAGGGGTTATTCTCTTTAAAAATTCGGATGAAAAGGGGAACTTAAATGAAGGTTTCAAACCAGATATCGAAAAGGAACGTCAAGCTTACATGAAGCGCAGAACGGCTCAAGCTAATACAACATCTAGTCTCCCAAAACATACCTTTTTAGCTTACAACAATGATATTCTTTATGAAGAGGTTGCAACTAGACGTGATTTTCACACCATGTTAACGGACACAATCTTGGCTAACAAAACTAACTCTTATACTCTAACAAAGAAAGATTCACTAGGTCGTATCGTTGGTGGTCTTGTAACTTTCACAGGCGAAGAGCTAGATGAAAGAGGAAGAGACATTAAGAGAGGTTTTTACACACGTGACAATGAAGCTCGCAAGAACGCCCAAGTTCCCGGATTTGACTTAGTGAAGTCTGAGTGGGTCAAACTCAAAGACCAACCGTATCCTCTCTACCATAGAACCCATTTAGTACCTTACCGTTTCTGTTTAAATGATGGGGAGTTTGAGAGTGTTTTATTTACAGGAACGGCTCGCTTAAACAGTGGTTTTCGTGCAGACTTGAAGTTCATTCCTAATGATGAAACTCATGCTAAAAATGTCCGTCAGATTGTACAAGCGGTATCGTCAAATGCCTTTGCATTTTCAGACTCAAAACGAACTCAGAGATTGTCTCTCGATGACTTTGAACGTGCAGTAGGAGACTTGGTTCACAGAAGTGCTGAAGCTTACAACCATACTTACAAATATGGGGTTGAGTGTTTTTATGATAATGAGAGCCTTATTCCAAATAGAGTTTTAGCAGTTTTAACAGATGTGACAGACAAGAAAACCTTATTTGCAGCAGTTTTAGAAAATGTAATTTAAGAGAAGGAGTATTATTTTGTCTAACTTAGATAAAGAAGTGTACAGAGCAGTAAAAAAAGAAGCTGATAGGGTATCCGCTATTATGTCAGCTCTTCTTTTGGATAGAATTTCTGCAACAGAAGCAGAAAAGCAACTAGGGGTAAATTACTCTAGTTTCGCTCGTAAGAAGTTAAATAAGAGTGCTTGGACGAATAGTCGAGTAGTTGCTCCTTTACAAAATACACTTGTATTTAACCACGATTTACTAGATAATATGAGTGAAACAGCTTTCGGCTCTTTTTGTCGCCTGGTCTTTGGTTCTGAGGTTACCGAGCTTTCAGATGAGTTCTTTTCTAGCTTTCTACCTTTTGTAGATACCGTTGTAAAAAGCGTAGATGAAACAGAACAGAAGTGGTTTGAGAAGTTTTTCAAAGGTTCAACATGGTTGACTGCTAAGAACACAGGAGACTTTCTAGTAGCAGTTTCTAACACACAAAGGGTATCCCCAACTCGCCAACCATTTGTTGAGAAATCAATCGCTAACATTATCAAAAACGTTAGCAAGTCTTGGTACATCAACGATAAAGGTTTGGTCATTCGTTACCGAAGCTCTTCTAGGGTTTCTGAGCGTTTGTTAAAAGAGGGTCAAGTCTTAACTGAGGTTGAAGGTGTTGTTACTTACCGTCCGAAAAAGAATGGTTCTCAGATTGAACCTTGTCTCACAGTTGATTTGTTCAATTCTAAAATTCGAGCTTTGTTGAAAAGTAAAGGGTTTACCTTTATTTCAGATTTAGAGTCTGTAACGAAGATTGGTCTGCAGAGCTTTGCAGGTCTTGGAATTTCGTCATTTTGGAAAATTGAAGATAAGGTAGAGTCTTTGGGGTATCAATTTAAAATTGTGGAGGTCTAAATGGTGCTAGTCAGACGAAATAAACCTGTAAATAAAACAAAGTTATTTAGAAATTTTACAAGTTTGAATAGAGTTCGAGACTTTGCAGGTCATGTAGAGGTTGAAAATTTGATTTGGAAGGTTAGGGAGACAGAAACAAGTATTCTATTTATGTTTTCTGATGGTGTAGTGAACACCTTGAAATTGGAAGAACACGGAGCCTTTTGGAAGTCGAATGAAAAACATACTTCTGTTGTTTCCAAGTCTGGACATTTAAAGAAGTATTTGAAAAAGAAAGTGATTTCACACTATTATAAGAAAGAGGGGAAGGTTAGTAAATGAAGTTAAAATATGAGGACTACACAGAAAATACAAATTTGGTAATTGAATTGAGTGAAATCTTAGCTAGTTACACTGTTTTTACTACAGATAGCGAGTCTAGCTTTAGACATCGTTTAAATTTGGTTCGCTCAGTGCATCTATCTCGTCTTTGCATTCAGTTTGTTTTTACAGATAATACAACTAAGGTTTTAATTCTTGGAGATAATGAACCTTATTGGTCAGAAAATGAGATTAAACCAGATTTTGGTTCTAATTACCTTAGTCCAACTCGTCTATTGGAGAAAATGAAACAAGTGGCTATAGACTATCTATATGAAGAGGTGCGATAAATGAAATTAAAATATGAAAACTATATGTTGGACAAAACTGCTCCAGAGTACCTAGTAGCAACCATAGTTTCGCTTGTGGTACACAGTGTAGACAAAGAAGAACAACTTTGGGACACTTATACTCTAGTTCGCTCTATAAAATTAACTAAATCGCAAATTTCAGTTGAATTTGTAGATGGTACAGAAAAAGTCGTAATTTTAGGTGATTCTGAACCTTATTGGTCTGAAACTGACGTTACACCTACCTTTGGGTATCCTCAAATCGAAGCGGAGCAAGTTTTAGAGCAATTTCTTCTTGAAGTGGTTGAAATTTTGTATGTTAAAGATTAGGAGAGTTAGTTTACATGAAGTTAAAATTTAGTGATTACACTTTGCGCCCAGACGTTCTCAACAAACTAAGTAACGAAATAGTTATTTCCTATGTTTCTGCAAGAGACAAGAAAACAGGTTTGTTCACTAAAGCTAACTTGGTGCATTCTGCTACGTTTGCTAAAACTTTTATCCTTATTCGATTGAATGAAGGTTCTAATTTGGTTTTGAACTTATTGGAAGACAGAGTTGAATGGGGAGAAAACGAAGTGAGTCTAAATTTTGGTGACATTATCTCGAAGTTAGATTTATTGACTATAATTGAGAAAGTAGTTCTTCAATACTTATATGTAGAATACTAAGGAGGTTGCTTATGTCAAAAGTTCTCAATGTGAAATTGTTAAACTCAGACGGTGGTTATTTGGAAAGCATCCCAGACCATTTAATGAAGCGTATTCTAGCCAAACTTTTATTTGTTCATGAAACTTATAAAAATGGAGATGGTTCTTTTGGGGTAAGTTCTTTGGTTGAGCAGGTGGAATTTCGAGGTCACTCTCTACACTTTGTTTTCGTAGATGACTCTGAAATAAATTTGGTAGAGAAAGGAAACACAGTAGATTGGGTATCTTCAAACGAAAGTTCTCACTCCAATTTATCTAACAACTCTAAATTGTTAGAGCGCTTGAAGACGATTGTAACTAGTCCAAGCATGTGGAAGTAGGTGCAACTTTCATGAAATTACGCTATAATAACTATAGAGACGAACTCTCTTCAATTACTTTGCAAAAGCTCTCTTCAGAGCTTTTATCGGTTCATGGTTTCCTTGATACAAAATTCTCAACTTTTGTAGGAAATGTCCTCTCTTTCGTAGAATTTCAAGATAATCAGATAGTCTTTCATTTCCTTGGTGGAAAAGTAGCAGTCCTTGAACTAAAAGAACACCAACCGTTGTGGGTATCCACAGTTTACTTTGCTACTTTCAACGGTCACTCTTTTCCTTTGAATTTAGATACTTATAGAAGAATAGTTGAAAGATACCTTTACATTAGAAAGCGAGATTAGAAATTGAATGTATTAGAGTTATTTGCAGGAGTAGGTGGTTTCCGAGTAGGTCTTGAGAAAGCAAGTTCTACTTTTAAAACTTTGTGGTCAAATCAGTTTGAGCCATCGAGAAAGTCGCAAGATGCTTTTGAAGTCTACAATTACCATTTCCCAGATAGCGAGAATTGGAACGAAGACATCACCACAATCCCCAATGAGCGTTTTTCTGCTCTAAAAGGTCAAGTAGATTTAATTGTAGGTGGTTTCCCTTGCCAAGACTATTCTGTAGCAAGAACCAAGAAAAATGAACAGGGTATCGAAGGTAAAAAGGGAGTCCTCTTTTGGGAGATCATTAGAGCTACAAAACTAAGTCAACCTAAATATTTACTCCTTGAAAACGTAGATCGTTTGTTAAAAGCACCTTCAAAACAACGGGGTAGAGACTTTGCGATTATGTTGAGAGCTTTTGCTGACTTAGGTTACGGAGTGGATTGGAGAGTCATTAACCCTGCTGATTATGGTTGGTGTCAAAGAAGAAAGAGAGTCTTTCTCTTTGTTTATCGAAAAGACACTGCTTACTTCAATAAACAACGAGGTTTAGAAGATTTCGGAGTAGGTACTAGCGGTATCTTTGAATCCACTCACGAAACTAAATTAGGAGTTGTAAAAGATAGAGCTTTGTCCTTCACATTACCTGAAGACATCGTAGAGGTTTCAGATTTCTTTTCTATGCAGTTTTGGAACGCCGGTAGTATGATAGAGGGTCGAGTAGTTACGAAAGAGCTAGAGCCTTATTATGATGGTGCTTACTTAGTCTTGAAAGATGTGTTAGAGTGTTCCTCAGATTTGCCTAACTCTATTTATTTGTCTGAGGATAAAGTAGATAAGTTCCGTTATTTGAGAAGTGCCAAGAAGTTTGAGCGTACTAACTCTGAGGGGTTCACTTACACTTACTCAGAAGGAGCGATGTCTTTAGTAGATAACGCAGACTTACCTTCTCGCACTTTATTGACTTCTGAGGGTTCAATTAGTCGCACTACTCATTTGATAGAAGATAGTGAAGGGTATCGCCTTTTGACGGCACTTGAAACTGAGCGATTACAAGGTTTCCCGGATGATTGGACTGCAATTAAATTAAGTAACGGAAAAGAAGTAGCAGTATCCGATACACGAAGAAAATTCTTTATGGGAAATGCCCTCGTTGTTGAGGTTGTTGAGAATTTAGGTAAATATATTGCTGATAGATTAGAGTGGAAGTAGGTTTAATTATGGAAATTACTTGGTTTAGTTGGCAGAAGAATGAAGTTTGTTTAAAGAAAGCAGATATTTTTGTAGACTTTAATAAGGAAACAACTAAATTAGAACACGGTACGTTGTTTTCTGCAGTTGGTACAATTTAGGTAGGTGCGGTTTTATGGTAAAACAGGTTTACAGAAGAAGTAAGCAAGTCTATCTTGTTGAGTTTTAGGGTGATTGTCATTGTTTAGCGACTGCAAAACGATTGCAAGCTCTTCTGAAGTCAGGTGAGTTGCTAGGAGAGAAAGTTGAGATTGAATTGGAGAAATTAGGTAAAGACTGGGTTGTTCCACGTTCTGTTTTAGAAGACTTATACTCTCGATTTGAAAAGAGTGGTCTCGGTATCTCACCTTTATGGTTGGAATTTTGAGGTAACACTTATGGTTGAAGAGTTTTTCTTTATAGGAAATAGAACAGGTAAGACAAACAGTCCTATTAAAGATAAAGACGGTTTGACTTTGACTGATTATTGGTCTACTGGTTTAATTGATAATAAATCTATAGTTGTAGTTGATAAGAGAGGTGCTTTTAGTGGAAACAAAAGAACACTTTAACAAACGTATGATCGCTAGAATCCGTAGGATTTTAAATGAAACGGAACAGTACAAAACAGAGTTGCTACAGACTTTATGTGAGCAAAACGGCATTGTTATTCAAGCAAATAACCGTAGGGTTGTAAATACAGACTACTTAATTAGTAGAATTGAGAACGAAGATATTCCTTTTACATTTATGTATAGTGCGAATAAAACTTATGTTTTTGGGGATTTGCTAATCGGTTTGGTTGAACATTCTAGTTACAGTTACTTTGTGGTATCTCTTAAACCTCCAGTTTTCGATTTGAAAGATTGGGTTTCGCATTACGAGTCATTAGAGTCCTTTTTAAATGATATTGAAACTGAAAGTAATAAATAACGGAGAGGTTTTCTTAATGAATTGGTACGACTTTATGATAAATGCAGCTAAAGATTCTCGATATAAAGCTAACCCTTGGTTCAGGTATTTAAGAGAAGTAATTTTTGAAAACTACACCTATTTAACTGATGAAGATATAGAGAACTTACTTAATTCCACGGAGTTAACTGCTTTTCAAAAAGTTACTTTAAAGTGCGCAGTTCAGATAGGTTCGCCTACTCACGCCCATGTGGTGTCTTTAAATAACTCAGCAAATGTTGAGGAGGTAAGAAAATTAAGGGAGGGTTAAATTCTTGGAAAGCATAACATCAACATTAAGAGTCTTGGGAAGCACTACAGTAGTAGGTTCAGATAGAGAACAACACGATTTCTACGCAACTGAGCCTAAAGCAGTAGAGTTATTACTCGATGAGGACCAATTTCAAAAGGATATTTTAGAACCTTGTTGTGGGTTGAACCACATTACTGATGTTCTAAAGAGCCGAGGGTATCAAGTTACAACCTCCGACCTTATTGATAGAGGTGTTGGTGCTGAAGTAAAAGATTTCTTTGAGTATGAGTCTTGGTACGGAGATATTGTAACCAACCCTCCATATTCCCAAGCAGTAGACTTTGTAGAACATAGTTTGAAGATTATTGAAGAAGGTTCTAGGGTTACTATGTTTCTAAAAATTCAATTCTTAGAGGGAAAGAAGAGGAAAGAGTTCTTCAAAAAGTACCCACCTAAGTACATTTATGTAGCGAGTAGTAGACTAAGATGCGCTAAAAATGGCGAATTTGATAAGTACGGTAGTTCCGCCGTTTGTTATGCTTGGTTTGTTTGGGTGAAGGGGTATCGAGGAGAATCCTCAGTTCGTTGGATCAATTAGAAAGAAAGATAATAGGTAAAACAACATGACTAATAGTACACAGTTCTTAGTAGATATTACCAACTTTATTGTAGGAAACTTCAAAAACCACAAGATTTGGGATGTAGAAATTGCTTTCCCAGAGTCTTCTGAGGATAGCGCAAATGGTTTTCCGAAACATGGACTTGTAGAGGTTAGTGCTACTGATTTTAAAGGAAACTGGAACAGTCACTCCTTCATGTTCAACTCCCCAGAAAATGTAGACGAAGAAACGAAGAGTTACTTTACAAACTGCACTTTCCCTTTGTATGTGAATACTTCAAATACGGTTTTGTGGGAAGAATAACTTACCTAGCGGTATCCTCATTTTGAGGATATTTTTTCTTTGTCTTAAATTTCCTTTAGTTTGTCTTACATTTCTTTAAATTTGACTTACATTTTCCTATTTTGGTCGTAGTTTTAGTTAAAATTGTCTTAAATTATCCGCTACTTGTCATACTTATTTAGATACTTGTCATAACTTTATTTTTCTTGTCATACAGTTGTCATAAGATTTGCAAAATCCTCGGTTTTCTGCTATAATAAACCTATTAAACTCGGAAAGGAGTAGTTAGACGATTGGATTTAGAAACTTACACCTTAAAGGGTGTTGATTTAGCTAAACGAGTGTTAGCAAACGGTTTAGCACGTGGTTATCCTATAGTCCTCAAAGGTGATCCGGACGTTGACGGTTTATGTGCTTGGTACGTTGGAGCTAAAATGTTACAGAAAGCAGGGTACTCGTTCCATTCTTGTGTCAATACAGATAGAAGACACGGTATGGTTGAGGAAGAACTCATCAAGAAAGAGCGCAGTTGGGGGGAATTCGACTATTATATTCCGACAGAGTACCACCAAAATGAAATTATTATCAATGTGGACTCTTCCATTTCGGCAGAGGAAATGTTGCAGCTCACAAGTCAAGGAAACTTTGTAATAAGCCTAGACCACCACGAAGTCGAGGGTAATCCTTTGTTCCCAAACCAACAGTATTGGTCTACCACAGAGGAAACCGGAGATGGGGTATCCCTCATTGGCGAAGCAGTTTTAATCAATAATCAGTATGATTTTGAACCAGAAGAATTAAGATTTTGGTCTGGAACAGGTGTTGTTTTAAATGCTTTATCTAAGATTTTAGAGGTTGAAATTGAGACAGAGTGGGTCGCAATGCACGGAGTAACTTTGCTTTCTGATGTACGAGACATTGAAAATCCTTTAGCTAGAGAGATTTTAAAGGTCACATTTGAAACTCCTTTAGTTCAGATGCCTGTATTGAGAAAGTTAGTTCATGTGTGTCAAGCTGAAGTACCTACTGCTTTTCAGAGGTTCCCCGAAAAGTTGGATAGAACTTTCGTGGACTTCAGCTTGTCACCTTACATTAACGCTTCCTATCAGTTGAATTTGAGTGATTACTTGTTCCGATTGTGTATCCAAACGGACTTCTTTTACTCTTTACCAGCTAAAACGATTCGGACTCGTATTTTGAACCACATGAAAGATTATCTGAAGGTCACAGAACTTGAAAATTTGGTTATTTTAGCGATTGATGTAGCAGAAATACCAGAGACCTCAGACTCGAAAGAGTACAACTTCAAGTACACTTCTTTCCTTGGATTGATTGCGAATCAGTATTTGAGAGACTTAGGGAAGACGGTTTTGATTGCAGCAGTTGAAAAAGGTAATTGGCTCCGAGGTTCTGTCCGTGGTTTCCATTCGGATATAGAGTACAGAGAGTTTTTTGAACATCACAACTTCGATGCACAAGGTCATAAAGGTGCATTTGGTTTGGTTTCTGTAAAAGGAGCAATTAACTTTCCGTCACTCAATAAAGACCTCGGTATCCTCGAACAAGGCGCAACTCAACAAGCTTCGAACATTCATGTAATGTCGAATTTGTTAGCGAACTTTGATAGATTAAAAGAATTGGCTTATGAAAATGAGTTTTTATTGAGTTCTCACTACCATTCTATCTCATATAGTGGTTTAGCTTATTCTACATTTACAGAATCAGCTAAAAAACGAGGTTATGAGGTAGACGGTATGTTTGTAGACTCTTTCGATAAGGAGCTAAACCCTAAAAACGCTTTAATTGTGCCTTATTTATACGGTGATGAATTGAAATTGATATTGAGAAAGTAGAGCTAGGTTATTTTCAAATATTTGAAAATTCCCTTTGATTTTAAGATTTATTTTCAAGAAACAAGAAAATAGAAAGAAAACAGGTAGTAAAATGACAGAAATTAAATTGATGGTGGATTTAGGTAACTCAGAAACACGCGCAGTAGCGCAGATTGTGGAAGAGGGTATCATCAAACACACTCGCGGTTATTTGCTTGATAACCACTTTGTAGTTGAGAACTTGGCTACTAAAGAAACTTACTCTCCATACATTCAGTCTGAGGATTTTAGCAAATTAGACTCTAATGTTCTCGAGGTTTCTCTTCAAGTTGGAGCAAGTAAGGTTGACAAATTGGTGATGTGGGGTGACCTTGCTACTGCAAACCTACCTAAGAAACTAAGAACACCAGTAAGTCACTTAGCAAAAGCAGATAACTTATTGAACTATGTTGTGTTGATTAACTTGATGGACAAAGTTTTGGATTGGGTAAATACGATTTATCGAACAAGTACAAAACAAGAATTGTCCAAAGAAGTCGTGTTTGATTTAGCGGTATTGGTTCCACCAGCGCAAGCAGTTTCCGCTCGTAGTGTGTTTGAACAAAACTTAGTTCGAACATTCACTTATAAGAACTTGTATGACGGTGTTGAACTTGACTTGAAAGTGAACTCGGTTAAGGTTCTTCCAGAGGGGTATTCTTCTTTCTACTCAGTATTTTTGAGCTATGGAGACTTAAACCCTCGCCCTCATTATGAAGACTTGGCTTCTCGAAACGTGTTGATTATTGATTTTGGAGAGGGGACTACAGATTTGATTGGGGTATCTTCTCAGCGCTTGCTAGATGGTTTGAAACACACCATTAAGATTGGTGGTTCAACTATTTTGAGTAAAGTTAGAGCTTCTGTCAACAAACGACTTGGCTTAGATATTCCGATTGCAAGCTTTAAAGATGTGTTGAAAACGTGTGAAGTTCGTTATGGTTCGACAACTCACAAAGTTCGTGAGGATGTAGAACAAGCGATTTATTCGGTTGCATCAGATATTGCACAAGAGGTGTTTACTTACTTGCGAGGTGCAGAAGTTGAAGTTTCTTCATTTGACCGTCTTTTGTTAGTGGGTGGCGGGGTTGTTCCAAACGGTTCAACAGTTACTATTTCTGAAGCGCTCTTGTCTGAATTGCAATTAGAACTTCCAACTTTGGACTTGGTAGACTTACAGTATTTGAAAGAAGATGAAATTGAGGGTATCCCCTTTGACCTCACAAGCCCACGTTACTTGAATATTCTTGGTTTAATGACTGCTTTTGCTTTGGCTCAAAAGACTAAGAAATAGTTACATTTAGTAGGATAGTGAGGTAGACACATGTCAGATTTTGACTATTACTACTTTGAACTGAGCAAGTCGATTATCTCGGAGGTTGAGAATTTACTTCTCAGAGCGCATAGAACAGATATTCGATTTGTTTCAGGAGGTTCAAAGTTTCAACCTTTATCAGCAAGAAGTCACGCTAAGAAGATTAGCACGGCTGGGTTTCTATTAACTGCTGATGAAAAGGTTAAATTAGATGCAAATGCAACAGTGCGCGACACAGTTGGACCAGACAGAGCGCACGTGATTACAACTGCGGACGAATTGATATTGTTGTTGGAGAGCGAACTAGGGGAGTCTTTAACTGCTCCACCTAAGAAAGAGGAGGTCACACCTCCTCCAACTCCAAGTCCAACTCCACCAATACAAACCACTCAACTAACTAAGGAGAACACAACTTATTCCCCACATTCCCAAGCGGTATCCCCACTAACCCCACAATATGGGGCAAATCCAGTTATTTCCAAAATGGAAACAGTTGAACCTTCTAGTGGTTTTACACAAGTAGAGGAAACTCCCTTAGCAGAACCAATTCAAGAAGAGATTCCTTTACCAGTAGATGATGGTTTTGGTTTAACACTTGAAGAAGAGGTTCAAGTATTGCGTGCAGACAACGATCGCTTGCGTAGGGATTTGAAAGCTGCTAACACAAGTCAAGGCTCAGGGGTATCCTCAGAGCAACTTCAAAACTTGAAAGAGGATTTGGATTTAACTAAAGCAGAACTCGAAAATGAGCAGACTTTACATGGTCGTACCCAAGAGACTCTGCAGTTGGTTGAGACTGACTTTCAAAATAAAAAGTTGGAGTTCGCTAAGTTAGAAGTTGAAAATGAGGATTTAAAAGCACAACTTAAAGAAAGCGCAGTTGTTCCAACAACTCCTTTGAGCGTTCCTCGTAATGTAGAGATTTATGTGACCGCTTCCAGTTTTGACTTAGTTCCGTCTTACCAATATTTGTTGGTAAACATGAAAGATACTCTTGTGATTGATTTATCTCCAGAGAGTATTATGGACACTTTAGTTCGTATCCCTAAGCGAAATAGGGTAGCTAAGTGGTTGTTAGGAGAGCAAAATATTCGTTCACTTTATTCTCCTTATGATGAAATTAAACTGAGAGTAGCGGAGGGTCTTGATTTGTTGACTTCTCCAAACGCTTTACTCCCAGTAAATGTCCTATCAGAAGTAGATTGGGAGAGAAAGTTTGATGATTTAGCTCGTCTAAATCGCCCAGTTGTTTTGTACTTAGGTTTAGAGACTAATAGAGGTGTCTTTGAGTTTCTAAGTCGCTTGGATACACAAGCTAAGGTCTTGCGTTCAGGTAGTCTATTGAGTGAGCGTTCATGGTCTCGCGTAGTTCATCAACACGAGGGTTCTGTAGAGGAGGTTGCAATTTGAGTTCAAGAATGACGTTGTCTGTACGTTTAACTGAGGAGCAGTCAAATTTAGTTGATGTCCTTCGTACAGAAAAGAAATTAAGCAGTTATATTTCCTTGTTATTGGGTGCTTTGCTCCAAGATAGAGTTTCTACAACACAATTTTTGCTTGGTTTGTCTGACCAGTCGGTAGCTTACAATAGCTTACAAGAGTCTACCATTCAAGCGAACTTGTATGAGAAGTGGTTGTCTTTAAAGTTAGATGTACCTTTTGAAGATTGGGTAACAACTCTTCGCAGTGCTGAGATTAAGCACTTTGGTGGACTTGACATGCCTAAAGTGGATGTCAAATCGGCTTTGCTTGATTTGTTGGATGACTTAGGTTTAGAGTTGGTTGAAAAGGGTTCAACTGCACAGTCTTCTGAGGAAAACCTTCAAGCGGTATCCTCAACTGAGTTGGGTTCAACCTCTTCATTCTCGAAAGAGGTAAACCCTCATGACTTAAAAGATTTGGTAGCAAGCATGGTTCACGAAATTTTGTCCAACAAGTCTACCAATCAAGGAGTTGAGCAACCTCTCTCAGAAGCTCCCACCGAGCCACTGGTTGCAGTTGAAACGATTGAGAATACAAGTATACCCCAAGAGCTAGAAAATGCACCAGAGGGCGCGACAGCGCCTCAAAATGAGGTTGCAGAAGAAGAGAAAGTTAGTCAAGTTGAGGAAAAGTCATCAGCGGTATCCCCAGTCGAGGAAGAACTTCCGACCTCTGAGATTAGTCCTTTGGTAGACACTTCAGCTCTTATGAGTGGATTTGGGGAATAGAAAGTGAGGTGATATTCTATGAATGATCAAGTTGATTTATTTGGCGATGGTTCTTCAAAACCAAAGTCAAACAATCAAGGTGGGTTTGGTTCTGCACCAAGCCCTCAAGGTGGTTTCCAAGGTGGAGGATTTAACTCTAACTTTAACCAAAGTGGTGGTGTTCCTTTTAAGAACCCTCAACAAGAACCTCCTAAAAAGTCCTATAAAAAGTTGTGGATAACTTTAGGAGTTCTCGCAACCCTCGGTATCATTGGTACAGGTTCAGCTTTGGTTTACAAACACAACCAAAAGGTAGCGATTGAGAAAAAAGCAAAAGAAGATGCCTTGAAAGACTTGCAAGATAAAATTTCAAGTGGTGTATCACAGTTTTCATTGGCAGAAGTCTCAGATACCTCTGAGACAAACGGTATTTCTTTGTGGGATTTAAACCTCACTTATGTAAGCACCAACACCTCACGCACGGACTTTGTAGGCGCAGTCTCTAAAGCAGTTACCGTTGAATTAACTGGTTCTGACGCTACGATTAAGTCTCCTAATTGGGAGTATGTAGGGTGGGTGATAAAACATGTAGACCATGATAAAATCAAGGCTTTAACGAAAGGTTTGAAGAAAGACTCTTTCACTTACAAAGATGATTTAGTAGATGCTTACGCTAAGTATATCGCTCAGAATTTAGCGGATATGTTAGAGTACAAGAACGCTTATGTAGCTTCATATATGCAAGGTTCTGATATTCCAAAACCTTACAAAACAACAGCAGTAGCAGGAGCGGTATCCTCAGACAATAAGCTAACTGCTGAGTTTACAACTGTGTTGGATAAAGAGGTCTTTAGTGCTGAAAAATTACACACTTCACAAGACTTTTTTGTAGGTGTCACAGAAGATAGCTATGGTGAGAAAAGTGAAAGCAAAGCCCATTCTGAGTGGTCTGCAAGAGAGAAAGAGTTATCGACTTATATTAACAACTTGCGCCCTTACCTTGGTTTGAAAGCACGTGAAGTCAAACAAACCAAGAAAACAGATAAAGGAACAGAGCAAGTAAATGTTGAAAACCCTAATACTTTCGATAAGTTGGACAATCCAACCTATGACAGTGCGGTATCTTCATGGTTAGAGCTGAAAAAAGTTGAGCCTAGTCCTTATACTTATGCTAATGGTGAGAAAAACCTTGATAAAGTCGTATCTTATGGTTGGGTTGGGTCTACTTATATTGCAAGTAAAGAAAGCGATGCGAAAAGTATCAATGTTCATATTGGTTCAGGAAAATATGATGATCCAGTTACTTTAGGTACACCGTTTGTTACGAAAATGCAAGACACTTCTGGTAATTACCAAGATGTTCGAGTGACTGTTACTAAGGTGTTAGTAGGTGATGAAGCTATTAAAGATGTTCAAACCTTTAACGATAAGAACAAAGGATTTACCAATGTTTCGGATTTAGTATTAGGAACTGTTCATTTCCAAGTGGAGAACTTGTCTGATAAGGAAATTGAGGTTGACTCTGAGTTTACGTTAGCAGACCCAGAGCAGAACTTAATTAACCGAACAGGTAATATGTATGGTCTTCCAGAGCGTTCGAAGATTGCTGCACATGGAACTGCAGAGATGGTCGATTGGTTCAACACGAAAGAAACTAAGACTTTGAACTTGATGTGGGGTAAGACTTTTAACCATAAGCACGAAGCAGTTTATATCAATGCTTTAGGTGATGAAATTTACGACCAGTATGGACGTAAGATGGAGCGCAATACGAAGAAACTCGTAGAAAATAAAGCCCAAGCAGACCAAAAAGCGTTAGAGCGTTTGGCGAAAGAAGAGCTTGAAGCTCGTAAGAAAGCTGAGTTGGAGGACTAACAGATGTTTAAACGTAAACAGAAAACTCCTAAACCTAATTCTCTTTCGGCATCAGAGAACTCGCCAGTCAAACAATCAAAAGAACCTTTTTTAAAACGTTTAGTGTCTTACTTTAAGACACATAGAAAGACTCGACTGTTTGTCTTTGGTTTAATAGGTTTAGCGGTATCTTTGGCTTTGCTATTTACTCTTTACAAGCTAATTTTGGTCTTGTTAGGAACCATTATGCAATTTTGGTTCCGTTACACAAGTAATGAAATTCTCTTGTGGGTTCTAACTTTGTTGTGTTTTGCAATGATTTGTGGTTTCCTTTACTTCTTGTGGGTTCGTAGGTCTGAATACCTAAGGCGAGAAGAACAAGAGGATAAATTACATACAAGCGAAGTTGTTGTAGATGATGATTGGTTTCAATCAGACAACGGTTGGCAATAAGGTTGGAGGAGTGGTATCAGGATCATGTTTCGATTTTTCAAACGTTGGTGGTCTTCTTTGCAAGACCATATAAAGGGGGCTTTAATTTGTCTCATTGTTATCTTTATTGCTTGGTTTTTCTTTAGAAACTCCTTTTAAATGTTAGAGAAACGCACTTCGGTGCGTTTTTCGTTTGACTTTCCAAACACTTTATGATATAATAAAACTATAAAAATAAACGTAAAGGAGACAAGTTATGTCTAAGAAAAAGCACACCAACCATAACAACAACCATAACAACAATAAAAATGAAAAACCTCTCTTCAACATTTTGACAGAGAGCAAAATTCAAAAGATGATACAAGACCAATTAACTTTCACACATGGCTTAATGAAAGCCAAGAAACCAGTTTCCGGTATCCTCTCAGTCGCTTCGATTGAGGAAACGGCTAACGCTGACTCTCACGGGGAAGCTGTACTTAGTTGCTCCACTCATTTGTACTACTCAATCATGATGAACGCTATTGAAACCATTCTTTCAGGTATGGATCAAGAAGGGTATTTAGCTCAGTTTGGTTTAAATCCACTTGAGCTTGCTTCTGATATGGTTGAGAATTTAATTCTTACTATCAATTCAGCGTTAGGTATTGATTCAGAAGAAGGGGTTGATGATTTGAACCACTTGATTGAAGAACACCCAGAGATGTTGGACTTTATTGACAATCATTTCTCTTCTTTGATTTTTGTTTCTGATGATAGTGGGGAAGGTTAAATCCTACTCGGTATCCACAAGTTCGTTGACAATTCAATGGTTTTGTGTTATACTATTAAAGAAGTGAAGGTTGTACTTCGTTTGGTCAAGGATGCTTGGTGGTGCGAGCTAGACCGAAAAGAAAACGAACACACAATTTAACAATGTGAGAAGAGCCACGAAAGTGGCTCTTCTTGTTGACTTCACCACTTATTTGTGGTATAATAGGATAAACTTAAAATTTAAGGAGTTAGAAAAAACTATGCCAGAATATAACAAAGCATTTGATTTGCAAGAACACAAAGACTTTTGGGAAGATAGAGGTGCTGAAACACTAGAACCTATGTCTTTCATTTCTCTTGCAACCTTTGAGCAAGAAGATAAGGTAGGTTTTAGTTCAATCCGTGAGTCTCACGTTCGTAGTGACTCAGTTTATGTTACCTTGGATACAATGATAACTGCCCTTACTCGTATCCTCGGAACAAAAGAAACTTTTGAAAAACTTGGTTTGAACGCAGAGGACCTTGTGAAAAACACAGTTATGACTTACATTGGTCAAATTGTGGACAAGTTGCCTAAAGATGAGGAAAGTATGCTTGCCTTGGTTGAGGATAATGAAGATGTCCGCAACTTACTTGACCTTCACTTTGCAAGTGCAGAGCGTTTGCTAGGTAATTCAAAGGAAGAAGATGGCTCTGATGAATAACACAGATTCAAACATTTTGGAAACTCAACTTCTAATTGGAAAAGAAGTCTTAGAAATCATCTTGGACTTGGTAAGTGATAAGAACAAAGAGGGTACGGTTTTACCTCTCGATATGAACGGCAAGAAGTTCACGATTACAGTTGAGAAAGACTGACCTCCTTATGTATTGGTCGAGTGGTTGTCGACCCCATAATTCAGAAAAGAAAGCACTTAAGGGTCTAAATGTGCTTTCTTTTTCTTTACCTTGCGGTATCCTCTATTTCATAGTTCCAATCAAAGATAGGTTGGAGTTTTTTTTTTTTCTTATTTTCCACTTTTATCACTTGCAAAACTCTAGTTTATTTGTTATACTATATTTATCAATAATTAAGGAGAAAAGAAAGATGGTCACCCAATATGTAAATGAACTCCCAGAGAACTTACAAGTGTTACTTGCAATGCGCTCTGCTTTTCAGATTTGGTTTGATAACAGTCGTTACTTGCAAAGTATTAGTGCTGATGGTTTGAAACAAGCAGGTGTTGAATGGTATTGTACTCCTAATACTTTTAATTACACAGTTTTGAGACAAAATGGACGTCCGTTTGTTTCTTTATACTTTACAGTAGCGGATAATGGTTTAGAATTGAGTCTAATGGTTCAAGTTTACTCTCACGGTAAATTAGTGGATACACGCTCGATTGAGGGTGTTGCCTTTTCTGTTGAAGACTTTAGAGTTTTGTTAGATACTGTTCCGCAAACTGCGTATGTACCTATTTTGCGTTCTTTACCTTTCTTCTTTACGTTGATTGGTTTGGAGTCACAGTTCCAAGGGTATCAACACCGTTTTGCGTTTTTGAATGATTGGATTGATTGATTAAAGAGGTTGAATTAAATGAGTAAAAATTATCGCAGCGAATTAGCTAAATATTTATATGCCACTTACTTGTTGTGGCACGGAGACAAAGGGCATTATGGAAAAGCACTTCTTCCAAGTAGTTACGCTACATCTGAAATTGCTTTACCTTGTGAGTTTGTCTTTTACGATGGGTTATTTGCACTTTTGGTTTATAAAGAAAATGAAAAATACAAGGAAATTTCCTTTGGGTATTCTGAGGTAGTTGCATCTTCTATTCTTTCCATTTCGACTTATCGCAATAATGAAAGAGATCGCTCTCAGATTAAGATTGCGCCTATTACAGATTTGAGCAGTTTTGAAAAGATTTTAGAAGAGAACTTTGCATTGAACTGCTCTAAAGTGACTTTAGATATTTTAAAAGCCTGCTTAGATGATTATAATGTACTAGATGAAGTTGAAGTGTTTGTACACAAAATAAAGTGAGGTTCTAAATGGTACAATCCGAAGCAGAAATAATTAAAATGACAACCTTATTTCAAAAGGTTTTGTATAAGTGGTTAGAAGGTCGTAGATTTCCACAGTTCAACATTGAAGTTAACTTACCTTCGTATACCTTTCATGTAAATAGCTCCTCATTAGTTGTAACCACTTATAGGGGAAATGGACACTTAAACTTAAGTGTTTCAATTCGATTGGATGGAAATTGTCCTCCTTATGATTTTTGGGTTAATGGTGTTGCTGATTATGACATTACGTCAGGCGTGCGCTTTTATAAACGAGATGAGGTGCAGTTTGAGTTTTGGAGAAAAAATTTAGGTACGGACTCTTATATGTGGTATCCGTATGTTTCTGAAATTTTATCTAACCTTAATGAGTCACAACGCTTTGCTTTAGAGATGACTTTAAGAGATATTTTAACACAGTTGGATAGGGAAGTAGAGTTTAGAAAGGGTCTGTCCTAATGGTTAGAAACATTGAGCTTATAGACTTATATCACAGATTAAAGTTGGTCGTAAACACTTGGATTGACTTACTACCCTTTCAAACCTTTGAATTTAGCTCAGAAAGTTCTACGTTTGCTTACACTATAAACTCTAAAGAGTTTACTTTAGTAACTTATCGAACTACAGGTTTACCTAGTACAACTCTAGCTATTACAAGACAATCCAAAGTGATAAATGGGGTATCCTCAGATTTAATTTTCTCCGCTACATTTCGCTCTTATCGTAATGGTAAAGTAGAGTTTGAGTTTAAGGATTCTTCACTTGATGAGTATAATTCTAATTGGCATGAGTTTACTCGACAGTTTTATTACCTTATAAGCAATTCACAACGATTAAGTTTTTATGAGTCTTTATTTGAGTTACAACTAATTTTACAGGATGAACTGAACCGTTTGAATAAAGAATTTAATCGAGTTGTGTATTGGACTGATTTTACTGGAGGTGCTAAATGATAAATTTAAAACAATTCACAAAAGAACAACGCTTTGCTGTAGTAGCAACTGCTTTGGTTGATACTTGGGAGAAACTTAGACGAGAATTAAATGGACCAGCTACGGCTGAGTTTAACGCTGATACTATGATTGTAAACATTGATAATCAAGGTTGCTTCGTAAATGTACTAAGACAAAACTATTTAACTTGGTACACTTTTAGTTTTACGTTTAACAAAGATAAGAAACTCGCTTTTGCAGTAACTCCTTATGTTAGAAATAACCCTCAGTTTAAAGATGTTACACGTGGTATCTTCACTGCGCACAGCGATTTTGAGAAGCTAGCTTCAGATTTACCTTCTGATTACTTAGCTCCATTCGTAAATAATCTCTTGCTTATTTTTAGTGAAGATAACACATGGTCTCAAACTTTTAATCATTTCTTATCGACCTCTTTGCAATTTCTTCCAACTGCTAAACAGTTAGTAAAACGACAACATGCAGATAAAGTAGATGCACGAAAAGAGTTAAGAATAACGTTTCTTCGCATTTCAGAATTTTATAAAATTCTCTTATTACACTCTATGTTGGATGATAAATCTTATTCTGTAGAGACTTCAAAAGGTAGTTTAGACCTAACGGTTAGAGGTTTGTGCTATCAGGTTTCAACTGAGTCAGGTCAATTCTATACTTTCAACATGTTTAAAACCGTAGGTGAAAGAGATCAATACAGTTATAGTTTAACGAATGATAAAGGGGTTTTAGGTCGCTTTACAGATTACGGTATGTTTTATGAGGATGCTAATCGCCTAACGGGTTTACTTCCCGGAGAAGATATGTTAGATTTCATCAAGGAGTTTGAGTCTTTGATCACAAAAGCAGGTCTTTGGTCTGCTTACGCAAGTCTTGGTTATGTTAAATAGAAAGAGGTTTTCATGTTCCAAACACTAGACAACAGAACACAACTAGCGATTGTCATTATGGCGACAGAGAAAGTTTATTCTAATTGGTGGGAGAAGTATGATTTATCTCAACCATTTAAGAGAGATGTAAATGATAAATTTAATTTATACATCCGACCAGATGAGTTTACTTTCCATTTATGGCGCAAAGGTAGTGATTGCGCGTTTGCAAGTATTCTCATGCAACACCAACCTCAAGGTCATTGCTACATTTCTGTAGAAAATTACTTTAGGGGTATCGCTCGCGACACGCTTGACCTAAATACCTCTCATGCTACATTTGACGATTATTTGAAGTTAGCAAACAACTTCCCAGAACAAGCAGTGGACTTAATGGTTCAAGGTTTGTTTAAAGGGTTTGAAACGGTTGGTTTACTTTCTGAGTTTTCGTACTATGTTGGTGTTGCGACTAATTTGTTGGATTTGAAAGATTGAGGTTGAGTCATGTTATTAGATTTAGTTGATGAATTACCTTTAGAGGATCAAGCAACCTTGTCGGTATTGACTTTCTTTGAGGTACTACAGGAGTACGGTATCCCACCACTCCCTCATAAGTGGGAATTTCCTAATGTGAAAGGTTATACTCAAGAACGTGAAAACTTCCCACTTCCTTATTTTGATGTTTATTTTCATAGACATAGTGGGAAACCATTTATTCGAGATAACGCTAAACTATTTTCATTGCATGTAGATGTGCTAGATTTTCAAAAAGAAGGTGCTTCAAACAATTTAGGTTTAACCTTCAATTACTATCTACGAAATAAAGTAGTTGCAACTTGGAGCTACAACCCAGAGAGTTCTTTGAATTTTCCTTTATTACGTTCATTTATCGTTGAAACTTTTAACAGAGAACATCAATATTCGATTATACACGGTCTAGCTGAAGTTACACGCGTAGCTTTAAAACTAGGTTCGGTGTATCCTCGTAGACTGCATTTGACTGGTTGTGACTATAACTTGTTGCGAAAACGCACTTCGGTAAACAATCTGATTATGGACACTACTCTATTTCTTGAGAGTGTAAGAGATATTAGTTCCGTTGATTCGAATCCTAATTTGGTGGATTTACGTTATGTTGAAGATACAGGTTTAGGTTATTCTTATCCTTCAGTTATCAACTTTTTAACTAGACCTATGAGTGGTTCTGATTCTTATTCAGATTTGATTTTTATGGAATTAGGTTCGGGGTATAATCGAAACCACTTCAAGTTTAAATCTAGCGCTTTCCGTAACCTTTTAGAGTCACAATCTGTACTAACTCCTAGTGCAGATGTGGAACATACTGTAGAGTTGTTTGAACAACTTTTAACTTTGTTAGTTTCACAAGACAGTTATATGACACCAGATAAGGTTTACAATAAAGAAATTACCTATTTCTTACATAGTTTGGAAGACTATGTTGTGGAACTGAATTACATTTTAAACTTCCTAAACCTCAATTACATTTTCTTCAAAGACCAAACTGAGGTTTTAGATAAAGTTTACAGTTATTTTTACTAAACAAAGGAGCCTTCGCTCCTTTTCTTTTAGGGGTATCTCAGACTGTCTAGTTTCTCTTTGATTCTATTTGACAAATGTAATTATTTTTGATATAATAAAGAAAATAAATGAAAGAGGAAAACTAACTTATGGAAAAATGGAATAAACTTCTACCGACTCAACAAACGTTGCTTATTTTAAAAGCTCTAGTGAACACATGGAGTGAGTTAGGTTCTGATTTACCTACAAAATTTACATTTGAAAATGTAACGGTAACTGCTGATGAGAGAGGTTTCTACTTAACTGCGTATCGTTCGTCAGGCTCTCTTTACTTTACTTTAAGTTTTACGCGCATAAACTCAGAGGATATTGAGGTTGTTGTCACTCCTTATCGTTATTCTAAACCAGTTTTTGATGAACTGGTTGCAGTTGCCTTGATTGAGGACTGGTCTATGGAACTTTTAGTCTCTCAATTACATAAAAACTATGTAGAAGCACTATCAAAAGTCACACCTAGTTTAATTTCTGATAGGACTTGGTCTACTCAGTTTGGGTATCACTTGGAAAATTTGATTTCCGAATTTATTAAAGATAGTTCAGTACAAGCAAAAGATTCACGAGTTATTAAGGACTTACCTCAAGAATTTGCTTACATGTTTTCTCGTTTAGCTGACCTGTATGAGAGAGGTTTACGTTCTTCTCGTTGGGTAGATAGTGGTTCAAGTGTCAAAGATACTGACAACTCTGAGTTAATTATTTCTGAGAACTATTTGAGTTTTAAAACTGTGTTTGGGCGTGAGGTTGGTTATATTTTCCAAATTAAACATATGCCAGAACATAAGCTTATGTCTTTTGATTTTGAACTTTCAGATGATTATGGTTATTTGGTTAAGTTCACAGGTCACGGTTTAGACTTTAAGTTAGCTAGTTATTTAGCAAGTAAAATCCCGGAAGAACGGAAGTTACAATTCTTGAATGAAGTTGAAGAGTGTTTGGTTTCTTTAAACCTTTGGTCTGATTACTTTATCCCAATGGAATACATTTATCGCTGAGGTTAACTATGTTTATGTTAAATTTTTACTATAAAGGTTTTTGGATTGAAGCTGAGGTGATTGATCAATCTAAGAATGGGTATCCAGAACTCGGAGTTACCTTCACCAGTTATGTTTATTGGACTGGGGAAAGTTGCGAAAACCATGAAGATCCTATTGATGAGTTACTCATTTCTTACGATAGCGTAGAAGAGTATCACTCAAAAACAATTCAAGCGATTGACAAATTTATACGCAAGAACAAGATTAAGCGTTAAGAGGGGTGTTTACTTTGATTGAATTTGAGTACAAAGGTTTTTGGATTGAAAGCACTCCTTTTAACCAAGCGGAAAACGGACATCCAGAGGAAGGTTTTACTTATACGAGCTATGTGTATTGGTCTAAGGAAGGCCGTGATGCTTTAGAAGACCCTATCGAAGCTTTGATTGAGGTTTATTTTAATCCTACAGAACTTGTTTTGGAAGTTCCTCACGCTATTGATAAATTCATGCGTAAAAACAAGATTAAACGGTAATTTGTAAAACTACGACTTCGTTTCGTAGTTTTCTTTTAATTTCAATTAGTGGTATTTTAAAAGTTAAATAATTTTGTACTTTTCCAATAACTTTTGTATCTTTTTGTTGCAACTTATTTTATTTTTTTTGTTATACTTAAGAAAATAATTTAGAAAGGTGTGATATAAGATATGAAATTATCAGAATACGCAAGACGTATTGGAGTTACTCGTCACACTGCTTATCGTTGGTTCAAACGTGGGGAAATCCCTAATGCAGTTCAACTTCCGTCGGGTACAATTTATGTTCCAGATGAAATTTTTGAAACAGAACTGAAGTCTAAGCAAGGACTTACAGTAGTTTATGCAAGGGTATCCTCGTCCGAACAACGTAAAACTAATTTAGAAACTCAAGCAGAGCGATTAACTCAATTTGCTATTGCAAACGGTTGGGTTGTCGATAAAGTTATCAAAGAGGTTGGTAGTGGTTTAAATGATGAGCGTAAGAAGTTAACAGAGTTACTTTTATCAGATGAACCTATTGCTCGTATTATTGTAGAGCATAAAGATAGACTGACTTGCTTTGGATTTAACTATTTAGAGATTCTAGCTAAGAAACAAGGGTTTGAGATTATTGTAGTTAATCCAACGGTTACAGACCAAGAAGACTTGATGAAAGATTTTTCTTCGATCATTGCTTCTTTCTGCGCTCAGTTGTATAGTAGAAGACGAGCCAAACGAAAAATAAAAGAACTCATTCAAACATTACAGAAAGGTAACTCAGATGAGACAAGTTGAAAGACATTGGATAAAAGAAAACCATGAGTTATACTCTGTATGTGATGATTTAACTTTTAAAGCGAAGAATCTTTATAACGCAGGTTTATATCAAGTTCGCCAATCTATTTTTGAACGTGACAAATGCAAAGAAGAAGTTAAACCCTCAGTTCTCACTTGGGTTGAATTGGTTTCCCAGTTTAGAAGAGATAAACAACAAGATATGTTAGCTTTGCCTTCCAAGGTCTCAACTAATATTTTGAAGTTAGTTGGCTCTAATGTACATTCTTATTATCAAACACTGAGATGTTATCATGACAAGTCTAATTTGAGTGTCACAAATAAACCCAAACCCCCTCGGTATCTACATAAAACCGAAGGTCGTTATATCGTTGAATTTACAAACCAAACTTTTTCCAAGAAAAGAGGAAACAACGGAGAGTTAATTTTATGTCCAAAAGACTTGAACTTGCATATTCCAACAAAAGTTGAGAACCCTAAATGTGTTCTTATCGTACCTAAACTCGGAGCTTTTGTAATTGAGGTTATTTATGAGGTCGAAGAAGTTCCTTTAAAACATACAGGAAATTACGCTGCAATAGATTTAGGTGTTGATAATTTAGCTAGTGTTACCTTTTCAAATGATGTTAATCCTTTATTAGTAAAAGGCTCTAAGATAAAGAGTATTAACCAAGGGTATAATCGTTTAATTGCTAAAGCACAATCTAAACTTCCAACAAACCAAAGAACAAGTAAAAACATCCACCGTCTTTGGAGAAATCGTGAAATGAAGTTACAATCTGAACTTCATAAAATCACTTCATTTCTCTCACTTTATTTTGACGAGATGTCTATTGAGAAAGTGTTTGTTGGTAAAAATGTAGGTTGGAAACAAGAGGTTGCTTTAGGTAAGAAGACAAATCAAACCTTTGTAAATATCCCTTATAATACTTTTATTTCTCAATTAACTTACAAGTGTAAATCAAGAGGTATTGAAGTTGTAGAGCAAGAAGAGTCTTATACTTCTAAAGCTAGTTTCGTAGACCATGACGAAATACCAGTTTATGGAGAAACTGAAGAAAAACCTCAATTCTCAGGTAAGCGTATTAGTAGAGGGTTATATAAAACAAAACAAGGTTTCCTTTTAAATGCAGATATAAATGGTTCTTACAACATTTTGGTAAAAGGACTTGCAACTATAGGTAAAGTAGTAGATAGAGCTTTGGTTTCTTATCATACAAGAAGTTTAAGAAATTGTTCAAATGTTTCTAATTTGGACTTAATTTCAAATTATATGTAAACCCACATCTTAGAATTATCTAAGAGAGGGTCTAGGGGTATCGTAGGGTGCCTTTAGCGAAAACAATAACTTGCAAAGCAAGTTATTGTGGAGCGTTAAGAATTAAATGGAACATTTACACATGGTTTTAACATTTGTAATAACCATTTGAACCTATCTTTGCTTTCAGCTCCAGAGTTGAGAACTAGGTTTACTTGCTTAGATTTTGATGTTAAAGTTGGTAAAGATACTTCACGTTTTTACATTCGGTTCAATTATCATGAAGCGAAAACTCAGATTTATTCCGTTTTTGGCATGAATAAGTCTGATAGAATTATGCGGTTTTTACACACCTCTTGTGATATCACTAAGTTAAACTCGTCCTTAACCTCAGACTTACTTGATTTAGTCTTTCAGAAAGCTTTACTAAAGTAGACATTTTAAAACTACGACTTAGTTTCGTAGTTTTCTTTTTCTTCTAACTAGCGGTATCCGACTTGTAAATTTCTTATTTTTATGGTATAATAGTTCTCATTGAACGACAAAAGAAAGGCTTTTAGAACGATTAGTAAATGCAAAATTTAGATATGTCAAAAATTGTCTGGGTGGTGGACTTTAACCACTTAGTCCATAAATATTTCCAAGGAATGCGCGCCAAAAATGTCACTTTGACCGCAGAGGTTGCAGTGGAGCGTGTAGATGCGATGGGTTCAATTTACACTGAAAATGTGGTAGTAGATACAACGGTATTGTCTGCTATGTTGAAATTCTTTGCAAACAGACTTTCAGGAGAAGGGTACAACCCTATGGTTATTTGTGCAGACTCTAAGATTTGGTCTCGCAAAGAGTACATGAAAGACTTATTGAAACGTGAGGGTAAAGGTGGTACGTATAAGTCAGGTCGCCCTAAATTAGCACCAGATTGGTGGAGTTCAGCAGAGTTGTGTTTAACTTTGCTGAAGAAAATTGGTGTTTGTGTTTTGAAGAAAGACAATTATGAAGCGGATGACTTGATTGCAGAAGCTGTTCGAGTTGCTAAAATTCAATACCCAAATAACCCAATTTGTGTGTTGACTGGAGATTTGGACATGGTTCCTTTGGTTGATGAACAGGTTTCTGTCTATATGTACCCAGCAACTCAAACCTACTCAGAGCAAGGGTATCCGGAATTGAACAACTATGAGCAAATTACTCCTCGCACTTATAAGCGTATTTTAGAGCGTAAAACCTCAGTTAAGAAGTTAGGTGGTTTTGCTGAGTACAACACTTTGTTAGCAACTAAGATTATCCGAGGGGATAGTTCTGATACGATTCCTTGTATGAAAGGTTTCTTTAGAAAACCAAAACGTTTGGTTGACCTATTACAGAAAGTCGCAGAGGAAGAAGAGTTCAAAGAGTTTCGTTATGAACCTTATGAGGTTTTTTATGAACACAAGCCAACAGGCAAGCGGTATCCTGTACTTCCGTATAAGCGCCAAGTTGATAGATACACTTTACCTAGTCTAGCAGAAGTTCCTTTCTCTACGGAAGGTTTGTCTCCTTTGTTTATTGCAAAAGATTGGTTTGTGAAGATTGAAGAACCAACTGACAAGGTTGAACAAATGGTTTCAGTTTTAATGAAACATGGTTTGACTGAGGAAGAAGGGCAGCAATTTAAAGATAGATATAGAGCTATGAACTTAAATGGAGCTTTCTTGGAGATGCGTGAGCCAAAACTTCGAAGAAAACCGTATCGGTTGTTGGAACCTTTAGAATATGGTGCTGATTATATCATTCCACCGTTGGACTTAGCTTTACTAAATGTTGAAGCTCTTAAGTTCCAAATTCACATTTAAGAAAGGAGTAGAAATTGAAATATACGTTGATTTTCTCTCCTATGGAGGGTGATGAAGAAGGTTTCGATTTTACAGTAGTAGATCGAGTCTCGTTTAGCACCTACAATCGCTTGCAAGAGAAAGGTTTTCCGATTGGTGAATTGAAAGAGAATACCATTCTAGTAGCGGTTTATCCTAACGTCGGCAGTCGATTTGATGGTGTTAGAGGAATGTTCACGAAGGAGCTGAGTTAGTAAAAATGGTTCATTTAAAAGTATTCGAAGCCTTTGCAGGAGTAGGTTCTCAACACATGGCTTTGAGGAATTTAGGAGTTGATTACGAAGTTGTTGGTGTATCGGAGATTGACAAATTCGCCCATCAGTCCTACGAAGCTATTCACGGAGAAACTAAAAACTTTGGAGACATTTCAAAGTTGCAACCAGAGGATTTACCAGACTTTGACTTGTTTACTTATTCTTTTCCTTGTTTTACAGGAGACTCTTTAGTCTTTGTAAAAGATAAAGGGTATGTGCCAATTAAACAAGTTTCCGTTGGTAACTTGGTTTTAACTCATACAGGAGAGTATAAAGAGGTAATTGCTTTTTATAATCAAGGTTTAAAACCGTTGTTCTCAGTAAGTTCAGAACTAACAAGAGATATTTCAACAACAGAAAATCATCCCTTTTATGTTCGCAGTAAGTCTGAAAGTGGTTTGACACCACCCAAGTGGAAAGAAGCACGTGAATTAACTACCTCAGACTACTTAGGATTTCCAGTAAATACAGAGTCTCAACTCCCACAAGGGTATCCCTCACTAGAGAGCCATTTTGAGAACTTAGACTTTTGGCGCTTATTGGGTGTTTTGCTGGTTTACCCTTTCACTTTAAAAGGTGAAGAGTTGATTTTGAAGGTAGATAATAAACATTATCATTTAGTAAGAGACTTAACTGAGGGGTTGTTTGACACCTCAAGTTTAGAACTAGGTAACTCACAACTTGAGTTCCGTATCCGAAATTGTGCTCTTGTAAATTATTTGCGTGAGAGCGCCTTAAAACGGCACAGATTGCATTTTCAATCTCAGTGGGTAGATTTACCCCTCCCACAAATCAGAGCGCTTCTATGGGGCTACCAGAAGGTCTCAGGACAAACTGTAGACTTTACCTCTACTTTATTTGTCACAGGGAAAGAATTGTTCTACGGGTTAAGTCAGTTAGTGTTGAAAGCCTACAAAGTACCGTTTACAGTTAGAGAGTCTATTAATGACCACTATCGTATTGAGTTTAGCGAGTTAGAAACTAAATCAGACACTATGATTTTCGAGGGTAATTATGTTTGGGTATCCGTAGAGTCGGCTAGTTACACTCCATACAAAGCTAGTGTCTATGACGTTAGCGTAAAAGATAATCACTCTTTCACCGTTCAAAACTGTATTGTTCATAACTGTACGGATTTAAGTTCTGCAGGAAAACAACGTGGGTTTGAAAAAGGTTCAGGAACATCCTCTTCCTTGTTATGGGAGTGCCAAAGGTTAATTGAGGGTAAGAAACCAAAAACCTTGCTCTTAGAGAATGTAAAAGCTCTCAATAGCGCAAAATTTCGAGATGGGTTCCACTCATGGCTTTCCTTTTTGAGAGGGTTAGGTTACACGAACTACTATGGTGTTCTTAATGCTAAAGACTTTGGACTTCCTCAGAATAGAGAACGTGTTTTTGTAGTTTCTATTTTAGGAAAGCATAAACCTTATCGATTCCCTAATGGTTATGATGATGGCTCTACTATGTCTTCCTTGTTGGGAAGTGGTTTAGACACGAAGAAGTGGCACAAGCAGTACAATATTGACCGTTTTACTTATGAACTAAGAGATAAGGGTATTGTTCATTATCTTGGTCGTTTCAATGTTCCGATTGATTATAAATTGGATAAGTTGAAAGACCAAGGTTTAGAAGATATAGACCCTTCAACGATTAAGGAGTCTATTGGCATGCGCACACAGTGTTTGTTTCCGACAGGTAAAGTGAGTTGCATGTTAGCTTCGGACTATAAGTACCCTAAAACCGTAGTTGAGGGTATAGGTTGCGAAGTTCCTACGAAACTCTATCCATCTACTGCAAGCGACCCTCTAGCTCGTCCATTTGTGGAATATGAGAGAGGTTTGATTTCTACAAGAGATGAATTAGCAAAAGACCCAAACGTTTTGTGGTTGTCTGAGAAAGAAAACTCTGAACCAAAAGGGTTGTTCCAATTTGCAGCTCTTTTATCTAATGAACCAAAAGAAGAAATAGAACCGCTACAAGGCTTCTACTCCATGCGGTATCTAACCCCCGGCGAGTGTTGGAAGTTCATGGGTTTCTCTTATGAGGACTACAGTAAAGCAAAAGCAATCGGTTTATCCGATTTGCAGTTATACAAACAAGCAGGCAATTCGATTGCAGTTCCTTGTTTGGAAGTATTATTTAAGAACATTTATAATTCATTGGAAGATTAAAATTAATAGACAGTAGTAAAGTGAGGTGTTGTTTTGACTGTTTTAACGGAATTTAAGAACTTAGCGAACGGTTCGTTGAGTATAGCAGAATTTAAGTCTCAAAGAGGGCAGTTCAATCGCCACTCTTTACTAGAGACTTTTGACTATTTAGTTGAGTATAAATTACTTTGGAAAGTAGTTGACAGAGACGCCAAAGGTAATGAAACGTATTTAGTTGATTTACTTTTTGAGGTGGTTTACCCAGAGATAGAAGATGGTGTTGTTTTACCTGTTGGTTTCAAACAATCTATGTCTATTTTTAGAAATTCAACTATTTCTTGTGGTAAAGATGATGAGTGTGTTCGCATGGTGTATGTTTCTTTATTGGACTATGTAGAGTTGTACTTTGGCACAGGTTACAGAACTGCTATGAAAATCAAGCAGTATCAAAAGAAACAAGCTTTGGTAGAGGGTCACGAAGCAGTTGTGAATTTAAGAGTAGGAGAGATTGTTGGGTATCCTCAAGTCTTACCCGAAGTTACCTTTTCTCCAAAAGCAGTAGAAATAAATAAGGATAGTGATTAAATGAGTCAGAAAGAAGATAAATTTACCTCTAAAAAGAGAGATGAGATATTGAAAAACCTCATGCTTTTTAACCAAAAGCTCTTGAAAGATAAGAAAAACTTTGAAGGTGTTATAGAGTTGTCACTTCATAAAGGTTATAAAGAACACATTTTAGGTTCTTCCTACCTCGCAGTACCAAGGGAACATGCGTATCAAGCCTTTGAACTTTTGTTAAAACAAGGTGTCGGTTTGTTTGATGCAGACGGTTCTCTGTCTGTCTTAGGTGTAGAAAAGGATGAAATCGCAATGGAGTTGTTCTTCAATTTCATGCGCATTATAACTGAGAAAACCTTAAAGAGCGAAGAGTTTCTTAACTTGGAAAAGACAGAGCAAGACAACCCACTAGTCCGAGACTTCATACAAAACCACATGCAATCTCTGTTCTCTTACGGTATCATCAGTCCCGATGATGATTTTAGCTCAGAAGATAAATAAAAGTAAGACCACAAATGGATATTTTCCTTGAGTGGTCTTTTTGTTTTCTTTGAGGTTTATTACTTTTAAGGTTAAAACTATTTTAAATATCGAACTTTTTATACGTTTTGATGTAAACTTATGAAAATACCATATACAGTTTAGGTACTTTAAACATAGATGAGTCAAAGGTTTTCATAGATTGCCAAATGTTTTCTTGCTTTTTTCAATGTAAATTTAGGAAAAGGCTTGCAAACTCTACTTTTGTTTTGATATAATTTTCTTATAGCGGAATAAATTTAGAATTGAGCAAATACATTTCTTGCATCAGTTTCTTTCTGCTTTAATTTCGACTTGGAGAGCGAAACAGGTCGTACACAGTTTAGTTTAGACAGATTAGGAGATTATTAGAACATGAGGAATTAGAGACATGAAGTCATCTCTTAAAAATATTTTAATGTCTGGTGCTGCAGCAAGTGCAGTTGTAGGAGGTACGTTCATTGCGATTAACTCTCAACAGAATGTAACTCCAACCCAAGACAACACAGAAAATACAAGCAAACCAACTCCAAACGTAAAAGAAGCTTCAAGCACACCTTCGGTATCCCCTTCCTCTTCGGAAACTCTTAGTAAGTCTGAGAAAAGTGTAAAACCAAGTCAGACAAGTTCAGAGAAGAAAGAAGATGAGACAGTAGGTCAACCAAAAGAGGACGCAAGTTCTACTTCAAATGTACCTAGTATTCAAGAGAAACAGAAAGAGGTAGCACAAGAAGAAGATGTCGCACCTCCACAGGTAACTACAGTTAGTGAAAAGGTTGAGGGCACACCTCGTACTTTAAATCCTACAACAACAGTAAGAAGAGTTAGTGAACCTATTGAAAAAGCAGATGTTTCTAAATTGAACCAAACCAAGAAAGTAACGGTTTCGGTTCCTCGAAAAGAAACACCGAAAACACCGACTGCGGTATCCTCAGAAGCTCGGCGTGTTCAAACGGCTCCACAAAGCCAACCTACAGAAGCAGTTGAGCAACCTAGAGTAGTAGAGCAACCTAGAGTGGTAGAGCAACCTAGAGTGGTGGAACAACCAACAACTCCAACGGTTACAGAAAGACCACAACCAACTCAACCTAGTGTAGTAGAAACGCCTACGGTATCTGAAACTCCGACTGCTCCTCCTGTAATTGAACAACCTACACAACCAACTGTTGTGGAGACTCCTCAACCAACAACTCCAACAGTTATAGAAACACCACAACCGACTCAACCAAGTGTAGTTGAGACTCCTAAAGTAGTTGAACAACCTACAACACCTTCAGATGTAGAACAACCAAGAGTAGTAGAAACCTCACGACCAACTCAACCAACTCAACCAACTCAACCGACACAACCAACTCAACCAACTCAACCGACACAACCAACTCAACCAACTCAACCAACTCAACCAACTCAACCGACACAACCGACACAACCGACACAACCGACACAACCGACACAACCGACACAACCAACTCAACCAACTCAACCGACACAACCGACACAACCAACTCAACCAACTCAACCAACTCAACCAACTCAACCAGAGGTTGTTTATGAGAAGGGTCAACCTTTAGTCCAAGAGGAAAACCCAATCGGTATCGTATCAGAGAAGGGAACTCCGTTAGTTCAGGAAGAAAACCCAGTAGGTGTAGTTTCTGAAAAAGGTGCTCCTTTGGTGCAAGAGGAAAACCCTATTGGAGTTGTGTCTGAAAAAGGTACTTCCCTTGTACAAGAAGACAATCCTGTTGGAGTTGTGTTTGAGAAAGGCACTCCGCTCGTTCAAGAAGAAAACCTAATGGGTGTAATTTCTGAGAAAGGAACGCCTTTAATTCAAGAGGAAAATCCTATTGGTGCTGTATTCGAAAAGGGTCAACCTTTAGTACAAGAAACAAAACCAGAGTATGTGATTTTTGAGAAAGGAATGCCTTTAATTCAAGAAGACAATCCAGTAGGTCTCATTTCAGAAAAAGGTACTTCCCTTGTACAAGAAGACAATCCAACTTATGTAATTTCGGAGAAAGGTGAACCTCTAGTACAACCTGAAAACTTAATGGGTGTAGTTTCTGAGAAAGGAACCTCTCTTGTTCAAGATGAAAAACCGGTGGGTGTTGTGTTTGAAAAAGGAGAATCTTTAGTTCAAGAAGAATTACCGATTTATACCGCACCTGTATCAACTCCGATTGCAGAAGTGAAGTCGGAAAAGGGTGTCCCTGAAATTCAAACACCTCTCGAAGAGTTGGTAATCACTGAAAAAGGAGAGTCTTTAGTTCAACCAGTTAAACAAGAACTTACGATTACAAGCAAAGGTCAACCTTTGGTACAAGAAGAAAATCCAACTTATGTATTCTCTGAAAAAGGTCAACCAGAGGTTAGAGAAGAGTTACCTTTAGGGGTTTTCTCTGAAAAAGGAGAACCTTTAGTAGAGTCAAACAAACCTCTCGGTATCGTTTTTGAAAAAGGGGAGCCGGAAGTTCTTTTAGGAACTGTACCAGAGTACAAGTTCAAGATTGTCCGTAGAGAGGATGTTATTCCGATTGCAACTGCCTTTTTAAATTTAGGGGACTTCCGTAGAGAAGTTGGAACTAAAGATAAGACTGTAAAAGGTCATCAGGGTAACATTACCAAAGTTTATGAAGATGTTGTAGCAGAAGATGGTACTATTTTAAATAGCACTTTGAAAAGTGACACAACGACTGATCCCGTTTACCATGTGTATCGTTACGGTACAAAACCAGTCGGTAGTCATAAGGGTGAAGAAGGTCTTTATCGTTTGCATGAACATACTTCAGAAATGGATATTGTAGATTTCCGTCAAGATATTACGCTCACTGGAGAGGAGATTCAAGCTTTAGGTCAAGATGAAATTAACCGTAGAGCTAAAGATGAGTCTCTTCAAAACAATATTACTCTTGCGAATCATAAGAGTTGGTCGAAGGTTAGGATTGTAAATGCTCCATTGTCAGAAGATACGATTGCGAAATTTAATGATGGAACTTACATTAACCACAAAAATGTAGGGTTAGAGGTTCTTAAATTAGTTAATGAAGAGCGTAAGCGCTTAGGTTTATCTGAGTTAATTTGGTCTGATGAGTTATATGCTTTAACTAAGATTCGTGCAGGTGAGATTGGTAAGAATGGACATATTCGATTTTGGAACTCTGAGGGGAAAATTTTAAAACACGTTAGAGATACTACGGGCAAGAAGTGGTTAACGGTACTGCACGGTACTTCGTTTGCAAATCAGTGGGCAGGAGAAAATTTAGCAGGTTTTACAGTGCCTCAAAACATATACGTTGCTTTTAGTGAGAAAATACTAGCAACTCAGCTTTATACCCAGTGGCGCAATTCTCCTAGTCATTATGAAAATATGATTGCTAAAGAGTATAAACGTTTTGCATTTGATGTTGTCTATTCTACGTTTTGGCGAGAAGATAACTTAAAGGTAGATTACTTAGCGCAGGGTATTCATGGTGTGCAACTTTTTGCAAGTTGATTTGATAGGTTTTTGTATGTAGTAAGTTACGTTAGGTTGTTTTGACAAGTTAATTAAAACTTTTGAGGTATGAAACTTGTTTTATGTATTAAACTATGTTATAGTTAAACTATACTTATTTTTACATTGAGTATAAATTTAGATAATATAAAGGTATTTTAAATGTCAAAAATGTTTAGAGATAAGAAAGAATATTATTCATTAAGAAAGTTTAAAGGTGTTGGCTTAGCATCTGCATTGGTAGGTTTAGCTTTTCTATCACCTAGTGTTTTAGCAGAAGAAACTGCAAACCTAAGTGCGCATGCAGGTGAGGTTGGTGTTGTAGCACCAACGGTGAACCCTACTATTCCAGTTACCTCTGAAACTGTAAATGTTTCTAATGCATCTTCAGTAGTTGAGAATACTACAACAAGTAGTAGTTTAAAACGAGAAGAAGTTGTTAAACCTAGTGAAGTTACTAAGTCAGAAGAAGTTATTAAATCTGTGGTTAGTGAAAGTCCTCAAGATGTCAAGCATGTATTAAACGAGGGCACTACTACGGAGTCTAATAAACAAGATTCTGTTGAGTCTAGTCAACCTACTCGTTCTAGACGTGGGAAACGTGATGTATCAGGTCAAAATTCTGATGATGCTGTAGGTATTTTAACACAAAAATACAGAAAAGATAAGGTAATATCAGTAAATTTATCGAATTTAACTGAGGTGGATAAGGTAGATTATTCCAGTTCGTCTAATCCAAGTCCTGTAAGTGAAAATACAGCTAATATATACAATGATCAGATTAAAAGTATTGAGGAGATACCAACCTCAAATAATAATTCTGTTCGTATCAGAATCACCTTGAAAGACGGTAGTACAATACCAGATGGAGGTAAGCTTGTACTTGGTGCTATCGGATTAGGTAGACCTCAGGCTGAAAATTTACTCAATGGTTCTGATGTGATAGGGACTGTTGTACAGGCAGAAGATAATGGAAGTAATCCAAGTTATATTAGAAATAAACTCAAGACTGCTACTAAGGTGGATGACTATATAGGTTCATTTGAGTCTATGTCTTCTAAAAATTTTGCTATTAGTTCTTATATTCTTACTATGAATAATAAATTCTCGAATCTAAATTTAAATAGAGTTATCGAGTTTGAACTACAAAAACCTACTACAGATTTATTAGATAATTCATTAGTAAGGCGTGAAGATGCAGTAGCAGAGGATAATGTTGTTTTTGATAGTCATGGTGTTAAACATAAATTACGAAAAGAATTAAAAACTTATCTTTTTAATCCTTATGATTCAAAAGCAATTAGTCTTGGAAATGTAACTGGCTATGTTTCCTTTGGTACATTACCTAAACCCTCTCCAGTAAACAATAAACTTTATGCTAGTCCTGGGGTTTCTACTATTGGTAACCCAAATTATTTAGATAGTGTAGCAGCTCCATCTTTTAGTTTTCTTAGTGTTTTGAATCGAGATATGAATTCAGATTCTGTAGTAGCTAGAAAAGGTGATACTATTAAATTCACTTTGTCAGATAATTCTTTGTTTGCAACTTCAAGTTATTCTGTAGGAGATATAATATCTTTCAATTCTAACGACAATAAATTAAGAGAAGCTACTATTTCAGGAAATAGATTTACAGACACAGACAAATATGTTATTCGAAAAGACCCTGAGTTTAGTTATACGGCTGATGCTAAAGTTAATTATAGGTTTAAGCTTATAGAAAAAACAGACAAGAGTTATACATGGGAGTTGTTAGATGATATCTCTATGAAAAACTCAGTTTTTTCACAAGAAATTAAGTCTCTTTCTCCAACGGTACTAAGGAGTGATTGGGTATCTCGTTTTGGTGAAGAAAATTTAAAACAGTATCTATCAGGTACTGAGCGTTATGCGTCTCGTTTCCTAAATTCTATTTCCCAAAATAATGGTCAACTAAGTGCAACTGTAACTTCTAATATAATGGGTGTTAGTAAAGAGCTTACTCAAGACGGTTATATGATTAAAAACAATAACTTAGTTTTTGGGGAAAACACTACTGGTACAGTTAAGGTTGTTCATAAAACAGATGCAGGGGTTGTATTAGGGGAGGAAACTCTAGTAACTAATCAGCCTTGGTATAGGACTTTAAATATAGATCCAAAAACTAATTTTAATGGTTATGTCTTTAAGTCAAGCTCGGAACCTTTATCTACTATTGTAGGTTCTGGAGCTAGAACTATAGAACTTATTTATGTAAAACCTACAACAGCTACTAAAGAAGTCGCTCCTACGAAAACTTATGTTGTGGATGAAACTAAAGATGGAACTTACCGAAATGAAGTAGTAGGTAGACCTACAATAGTGAGTACTTCTGTATCTTATGTTTATAATCCGAATACTCGTACTTCGGAAGAATGGGTGGTTGAGAATAAACAAGAAGGCACCCCAACAGTTGTAACGTTAGGTACAAAACCTACAACTGAGGTTACTTATCAAGATTTCTCTACAACTTATGTCGCAGACCCTACTCGTACTGCGGGTGAGAAGTTCACAGAAACTGAAGGTGTTCGTGGTACAACTACAATTGAAACAACTTACTCAGTCAACAAAGAGACTGGTGAGGTAACTCCAACTAAAGGTCAACCAGTAGTTGTTGTTCCTCGCAATGCAGTGGTTAAAGTGGGTACTAAACCTACTGTAACTGAAAAACCAATCAACTTTACTACGGTTTATGAAGCTGATGAAACTAAAGGAAAAGGTGTTCGTACAGATAAGGTAGCAGGGGTTCAAGGTAAGGTAATTACAACTACAACTTACACACTTGATGAATCTACAGGTAATGTTACTGCGAACAACCCTACTGAACGTAGGGAAGAGCCAACAAATAAGGTAGTAACTGTAGGTACTGCTCCAACTGTTACTACTAAACGTATTGCTCATGGTGTTGAATATCAACGTGACGATACTGTTTCTGCAACATCACCATCTACGAGAGTTCAAGATGGTGTAGACGGTGAAAAACGTACTACGGTAACTTATTCTGTAAATCCTACGTCTGGGGTAGTAACGGATAACGCTCCTGTAGAAACTACGGTTGCTCCTAAACCTCAAATTGAGAAACTTGGTACTAAACCTGAAGATATTGTAACAACTCAAGATTTTAAACGCACGTTTGTAGCTGATGAAACTAAAAACCTAGGGTATCGTCAAGTTGAAACACAAGGTATTGCAGGTAAGACTGTTGTTCACCGTACTTATACTTTACCAGATAATGTACCACCAAGAGAGGAAACAAGTGGTATAGGTATTAACTATGAATTTGCAGTAGCTATTCCTCATGACAGTGAGCCTGAAGTTACAGCTCCTGTGAATGAGGTTATTAGAGTGGGGGTTAAACCGAAAGTAGAAACTCAAACAATTGCGGTAACTACTAAGTATATTGCAGATGAAAGTCTTGAGTTCGGAAAAGTAGTTGAAACTGAGAAAGGCTCAGAAGGTCGTGTGGTTACAACTACAACTTATACAATGAACCCTGCTGACGGAACAACTACTGCGAATAAACCAACTGTAGAAACCACTCCAATGGTTCAAAGAGTAGTTAAAGTAGGGGTTAAGAAGAAAGTAGTAGAAACACCTATTGAGTTCACAACTAGCTATGAGCGTGATGAAACTGCGGAAGCAGGTAAGAAAACACCTTCGGTATCTGGTGTCGCAGGTAAGATTATCACAACGACAACTTACACTATGAACCCTACAACGGGTGTTGTTACAGAAAATCCGTCTACTACTGTAAGAGAAGAACCTACAACTGCGGTTGTAAAAGTAGGTGCTAAATCTAAGGTAGTTGTAACTCCTATTCCAGTTGAAGTAGAAGAAGTAGCTGACCCTGAGTTATTTGAGGGTGATGAAAACGTTACTTCAAATGGTAAAACCGGTTCGACAACAACTACTACTGAGTACGTAGTTAATCCAAAAACAGGTGAGATTACAGAAAAAGACCCTGTGGTATCGACTATTCCTATGGAAAAGAAAATCGTACATAAAGGTACTAAGAAGCGTAAAGCTACAGTAACTATTTCGTATGTACTGAAAGATAACGGTTCTTCATTAGGTTCTCCGACTGTATTAGAAAACCAACAAGTAGGTTCTCCTTATAACACAAGTGTTAAAGTATTTGAGCCAAAAGTAGAAGTAAGTGAGTTAGCGGATCGCACTATTACGAAAACTACTTCTTATGTTTTAGAAAAAGAACCTGAGAACAAGAGTGGTATCGTAACTGAAAATGGTGTTTCTGTTGTGTATACTTATCGTGCTTTGGTTCGTGAAGAAGTAGTGATGAAAGAGTCTAAGCTTGCTGTAAACTTTGTATTAGAGGGTAGTGGAGAGAAACTTCATGCAAGTCTAGTCAAAGAAGGTGTTCGAGTAGGTGACCCTTATGTAACTGAGCCATTAGCTTTGAAAGATAAGGTTGAAAAACGAGTAGAACGTAACAAAGAAGTGATTACAACTACTCGCTATGAATTGGTAGAAACTCCAAGTAACGCTAAAGGAGCTATTTCAGTTGGTGGTACTGTGGTAGATTACTTCTACAGAGCAGTTGTAAAAGTTGATGAATATCCAACTATTCCAAATGACGCACCTAAAACTGATTTACCTGAGTATACTAATCCAGTTGGCACACCGGGTATCCCAGAGGTTCACGATAAACCGACTTACTTAGGTCACGTTGGTAAACCAGGTGATTCTGAGGTTCATGAATTACCGGAGTTCAAAGGTGGTGTGGTTCCAAATGATGCTCCGAAGGTAGAAATTCCAGCTTATGCCAATGGAGTTGTACCTAACTACGCTCCAATTCATGAGGTACCTGAGTACACTGAACCACTAGGTTCTGTACCAAGTGACGCTCCACAATTTGAACTTCCAGAGTTCAACGGAGGTGTTGTACCTAACGATGCTCCAATTTTGGAGAAACCTGAGTATAAGATTCCTACGGTATCTGAAGAACCAAAACAACCTGTAGTGCCAGTAGTTGAGACTCCACAACCACAACCTCAACCACAAGCTCCACAACAACCATTTGTAGCGAAAGAGTTACCAAACACTGGTGCCTCTGAGTCTGATAAACTGGTTGCATTAAGTGGATTTGGACTTCTTGGTTTGTTAGGTTTAGGGCTTAATAAACGTAAAGAAGATTAAGTTAACTAACGAGATTTAGAGAGAATACCCAAGTGGTATCCTCTCTTTTTCATATCTTAGAAGTATCAGATTACCTCAGTTTCGATTTTAAACCTAAGAAGGTCTATTTACATCTTCTAAATTTAAAATGCGTTAGAGAGCAAATGAGAGCCTTCTATCAATAATTAGCTAAAACTCCTTTACTATCAATTAGTATAAACTCTGCCAAGTTCAAATTCTTGTAGTTCTTCTCTTTCAGTTTAATTTAGTTTTTCTTTTAAATTTCTTATGTGAAATCCTTGCAATTTTCTAAAAATTGTAGTAAACTAATAACAATAATATTTCGATTAAATACAAGGAGAAAAGAGCAATTGGCGAAGAAGAAAACTAGGAAGAATACAACAAAACGAGGTAAGAAGACGTCCTCAAAGTTTCTAAGAAATGTAGCACTTCTAAGTTTAGTAGGGGTATCCTTTTTAGGTGGTGCGTTATATGTGCTGACAACACCAGATGCTAAAGCAGAGGAAGCGGTTCATTTAACTGATACTACGAATGATTTTATCAATCGAATTGGTGGGGTGTCTCAAGAGTTAGCTAGTCAGTATGATTTATTTCCGTCTGTTATGATTGCGCAAGCAATTTTAGAGTCTCGTTCTGGAACCTCTGGTTTATCTGATTCTCCTTATTATAATTTGTTTGGAGTAAAGGGTTCTTATAATGGTGCTAGTGCAGTATTTCAGACATGGGAAGATGATGGTACTGGGAACACTTATACTATTCAAGACTCGTTCCGTCAATATCCATCTTGGAGAGCTTCTTTAGAGGACTACGCACAACTCTTACAGTTACCTTTATATCGAGGAGCGCACCGTTCGATAGCAGGTTCTTATGATGTTGCAACTGCGCATTTAACAGGTCGTTACGCAACAGATACCCAATACGCTAGTAAACTCAACAACTTAATTGTAGCTTATAATTTAACTCGTTTTGATGGTGGCTCTGCGGTATCCTCAACTTCCTCAGAAGTTTTAGCTAGTGGTTCTGTATGGAATCCCCACCGTAGGTCATTTACAAGTCAAGCGATTTTAGACCAAGATAACGCTTGGTTGTCTTATGTGAAAGGGGAATAATATGAAAACAACTACAAATTTAATTGATACTTTAGGTTCATTTTCAGCTTTATTAGAAGTTTTGTCTACACCTGTAGAGTATTCTTTACAACCGAAGGTTGTAAATGTTAACTCAAAGTATTCAGTAAAATTAGATGTTTTGCGGTATTTTTATGACTCTAGTGAATGTAAAGTTCTGATTACTTTACAGGTAATGAGTAATTCTTCTCAGTTACCCGTCCACACTATTGAATTAACTAAAGCAGGATATCTAAAAGACAAATCTTCAGTTTATTACACTGTTAGAAGTGCTCCTCACTTTAGAGGTAATGTGAGGTCTGATTTAGTTAGTGGTCGTACTACGCGTTCAATTACAGTATTTGATTTAGAGTCTGTAGTTATGACTGATAATATAAAATCAGATGTTTTTAAAGCTATTAGCACTGGTTCTTTAGAGCTAATAAAATATCTGTTTAGTTCTTTAGGTCTTAAATATAGAGAGGTTTGATTATGTTATCTGAGAAAGAATTTTGTCATTTAAGACTAGGATTAGATACCTTGATTCAAGACTTTTTGAGTAGTAAGGTGTTAAACAAGCACTTACCTAAGATGAAGTTGACGAGCGAGGGTAAGGTCATTGGTTCGATCTACAATGACCCAATGAGACGTAATCCAAACCTTCATTTACGTTTTTACAACCGAAGTAAACGACAAGTTTTCCAGTTGATTGTCACAAATTACTTAGATGTGTTAACTTCTCCGACTGAGCCATATATTGTCTATGTGGAAGCAAATCATTACAATTCAAAAGGTGAGATAACTGAGGTCAATCACTTTGAAGTTTCATCAAATGGTCGATTGGAAGACTTAGTAGGTTTGTTAGAGTTTATGAAATACAACTACTTAGGAAAATTACTATTATGGTATCTGTATGAGTTGTACCCAAGTTTGAAAGATATGTAATAAAATTATGAGTAAATTAATTGTTAGTCAAAAAGAATTGTCTGAACGTATGGTTTATCTTTTTAGGGGGTTAGAGATTACGTCTACTGAGTTCAATTATTTTACTGAGAGGTTTGATTTCGATAAAGACTGTACTTATGAATTTACTGCAGTTGGTAGAAACTTTGAGTTGAAGGTATATAAAACTTCTACCAGTTTACCTTTATATAGATTACTTTTAAGTAAAGAACTAAATAGCTCAGAATTGAAGTTAGAATTACAAAGTTTTAAATATGGAAAATTAGTGGGTAGTTCTAAGGTATTTGTTCAAGATATTTCTAAAAGTTCTTTTGGAAGTTTAGAGATTTTATCTGTTATAACAGATATTAAGAACTATGATGTAGTTCAAGTATTTCTAAAAGGTTTACAACAATCTTCTTTTTAAGGTTTTATTTTGTGAGGTAATTATGACAAAAGATTTAAACAAACAGGTAGCAGGTAAAGTGTTAGATTTATTGACTCAATTCGAGTATTTCCCAGATACAAAGAAAGATATACATTTTATGTCAAATTCTACTTGGGATTTTGGTTATTCGAAATTAACCACAGAAAACTATACTTATATGCGCTTTTACTTAACAAACCTTAGTACAGGTTATGTAGTTCGTGAATTATTTGTTTTTCGTGAATTTGATGAAAGGCATGGTTTATTTACCTTTTCACTTAAGTGTACTAGATGTTCTAAAGGGTTTGTTCAAAAGGTCTCAATTTTAAAGAACTTAGCAGATTCAAGACTCTTAGAAGTAGCTGAGTTCTTGTCAGACTGTTTAACCGAACCTCAAATGCAAGCTTTGTTTAAAGGTTTGGATAACTTTGTTTAAAGGAGATTTGATTTTGACTAAAAGACAAACAAAAGAAGAAAAACTAGTTAGAATAGCTGACAGATTACTACGGTTGTATTTTCAACTCTCTCTAAGTTTTCAACAGAGAAAACCTTTTGAAATTCCATTCAAGTTAAAAGAATATGAGAATTATAAAGGTTTGATAGAGTTCAGTAGAACTGATACTGCAATAACTTTCAGTATCAATCTATTAACCGTAAATGATGCTTCATTACATCGTTTTGAAGTTATTCATGTTTTAGGAACAGTTGAGAAGCCTTTTAGTTATTGTGCTTTTACAAGCTTACCTTATAAAAGAGGTCAAGCTTTAGATAATTTGAAAGTAGGTTTCACGAATCAAGTTCCGTTTGAAGCTTACATTCGTCAAATGGTTTTAACTAGTTGTAAGCGAGATGTTTTACTTACTCCATTGGTTGCTTGTTTGGAACAAGCGGTTGGTTTGATTGAGTATGAGAAGAATTTTAGTGATTGAGAGGTGCTTGCTTTGACAGTTTTAACAAAAGACCAAACGGATTTGGTTTCGCTAATCAGACAAGTAGGTTATGAATTAAGTCCTCAAACGTATACTGATATACATGGTTCAGTTGGTTTTTCGGTATCAGGGGGTTTCCGAGTTTATTATGATTTATCTCGCTCAAGTGGGAAAATAGCATTGCATGTAACTTTGATTTCTCAAACAACTCAATTACCTGTTAGGAAGTTGATTATTGGATTGAGTTACAACCTACGTCCAACATTTGAGTATAGCACTATTCCATTTACTAGATGTGGAGAATATGACCATGAAAATTCTTACGTGCAATTCCTTAAGTCTGAGTTATTTGAGGAAGAGATAGTTAATCTTGTAAAGTCTATGCCAAAATCACATGCTAAAGCTTTCAAAATAGCTTTAAATAAGATTCCGTTGCACAATCCGTAAACTAGAAAGGTATCAGAATAATGCGCAAACTGACGTGGACAACCGAAGAAAAGAAAGAATATGTGGCAAAACAACTTAAACGCTATTATGAGTTTTTAGTTTCTCTTTCTGACTTTAAATTTGAAGGTGTTTACACTACTAAGATAGAGTGTAATTCTAAATATGACTTAGATGTGATTGTTAGTGCAATCGACACTAAAGCTTATAGCACCTATGAGTTAGGTTTAACGTTATACAAGAAAGAAAATGGCGTTGCTCAACACTCTATTAGATTAGCTTTGGATAACCCTAAAATGTTTAGAGGTTATATGTACCAAGGGTATAGCACTCCTTGTTTTAGAGGGAAGTTGCAGACTAACAAATCTATACAATTTATGCGTGATTACTCAGATTTATCTGACTCGAGAAAATTAGTAATTGAGGGTATCTCCAAAGAAGAACTACTCTCTGCGTACTTTGATATGATTCCTAAATTAACTAACTTTGTAAACTCGGTTCATATTAAAGCTGAGTACCCACATCTTAAAGTAGGTGGTTTAGATGAGGACTAGAAAAGAGATAGACTTACAGTTAGCAAACCAACTGCTACAATTTTCAGACTTGATAAAAGAGTCTGCAGACTCTTTAGTTATTTCAAGTCATTGTGCTTTTATGGTTTCAGATACACATTCATTTGAACTATCTAAGTTAGTAGAACCTCCTTGTTTTACGACTTACGAAATAGACTTGGTGAATGAAGGAAAACAAACCCCTACTTACTTGATACGTTTAACATTTGGTTTAGATTTTGTAGAGATTGAGCTTAGACGGTACAAGAAAAGCGAAGGTGTCTTTGTAGAGCTTTACATTGCTCGCGGCGGTCTCGCAGCTCCAAGTCTAACTACGTTAAAAGCATTAGTAAGTAATATTCACACCCTCTCTGCGGTATCCCTTTTCTCAGAAGGTCTGCGCCAACTAGGTTTTGAAGAATAAAAATAGAGGTTATTATGGGTGCAGTAGATAGAAGAGAACTAGTAAGTAATGTTTGTTCTCAGTTTAGTTTCTTAATTTCAAACATGGGAAAGTCTGAGGTGATTACCTCAATTAAAGCCACACCTAGTAAAGAGTACGGTGCTTATAGGTTAGGTGTCGCTTTAAACGGTGATTCGGTTTCTTTAACTCTAAAAACTAAGAGAACCAAACGGTCAGTGTATTCTGCTTATCTAAAATATGGATATATACATAGTTTAGGTAAGTTTGGTTGGTATATACAAAGTTGTCCTTATACACAGGGTAAGAAAGACCGATTTTTAGAAGTTAGTCTGTATGTGGACGAATTAGACAATAGTTTCTTCGAGTTGCTAACACAGGTTTTGACTACAGACAAACATTTGAAAGCTCTTAGTGAGATGCTTGATTTATGGGTTTCAGATATACAAAAAGTCTTAGAAAGTGAGAAAATTTGATGAATTTAACAGACAAAGAAGTACAGAGATTTAGAGCAGCGGTTAACAATTTATTAGAGGAGCTGCCTAAACTTGTTCCTCATGGGGATAAAGAACTTCCGTTGAATAATAGGAAGTATACTTACGCTTACAATCAATACCCTAATGAGGTCTATGTAACTTTGTATTGTAAGGGTGTCCCTGCTTATTATTTTTCAGTAGAAGATTCAGGAGATAGATATAAGTTAAATGGTTGGTCTTATTATAATGAAAAACCTATGCTTGAGACGTTATTTACTGTTTATATAGATAAAAGTTCTTTAGATTTAAGTGATTCTGATATGATTGATATCCTTAAGTCTATTTCATCTAAAGAGCGTTTTGTAAACTTATATACAGTTTTGTGCTTAGTGGATCAAACAAATACATTTCTTACTTGGAAAGATTGAGGTTTTGTATGGATTCAAAAGACGGTTTATTAGTCTTGTCAGATGGGGTCACTTTCCCTTACAACCCTTACATTTTCAATAGAGACTCTTTTATTGCGTATTCTATACAAAGAGGTGAGTGGACTCTAACAGAGGAACTTCTCTTGCGTTTGGTTCCTTTCCTAAATGTAACTGAGGTTAATTTCGTAGGGAAAAGCCAAATAGTTGTTAAAACTGTAGAGAATTTTTATGTTGAGATTAAGTTCACAGAGAAAAAGATTACCTCTGTTCGAGTTATTCAGTTTTTCAAGTGTAAAACACAAGGTTTTGAACTAGCTCCCTATAAAACTATGCGAGGGTATCTGCTCTGTGATGAGCTTCCAGTTTCGATTGAAGAGAAGGTTTCAATACCTTTATCACAACAGTTTGAAGCGGAGTTAGGTACTTTAATTTCTGTTATGTTAACAAAGTTTTACGGTTTTAAGTTTGATATGATTTTAGATTGAGGTGTAATTATATGACAAATTCAGATAAGATTAAAGTTTATACAAAAGTAGTAGGGTCACAAAGACAACCTTACTTAGTTGAATTTGGGGATTATAAATTCCCTGTACCTATGTATTACGTGTTTAAACTTTCTCAAAAAGTTGGTGGTGTTCGTTTACTATCTCTTACTGCTACTAATGAGATGGGATTTAGAATAAATTATGATTTGTATTCTAGGTTTGGTATAAACACAGGTACTAGAAAAGAAACTAGTTTAGTTGTTTTATTAGCAAAATTAGTTGAAAAGTCCACAACAACAGCTTCGTATCCTAAAGGTACGTTATCGAAAGATTATTCCTTTACATTTGAATTAGTAAGTATGGCAGACTCTATTGCTACTTATGAAATGCGTGCAAATGGAGAGTTTGTAGTTTATCTTAATTTAGAGTTTAAGAATATTGATAAGCTTGTTGAAGTGGTCTCTACGTTTGATGATACTACATCGCACATTATAAGAGATGCTATGAGTATTATCTATTCTATATACTTACAGGAATATAAAACTAAAACTGAACTGATTTCAGTAGGTGAAAGGTTACTTAAGTATTATGCTCCGTTCCTATACTCAAATTTTAGAAGTGAGCTTTTATAGGTGGTATTTATGGCAAATACAGATATTGTAAAGATTCGTAAGCGTTTAGTAGGTTTTAAGAGAGTGCCTACTTTAATTGAAATTGGTGACTATAAATACCTTGTTCCAATGTATTATGTGTTTCAATTAAATCCGGTAACACAAAACACTAAGTTGTTATCTCTTACTGTAACAGATGAGTTAGGTCTTCTTTTAACTTCTGATATATACTATAAATTGGGTATTAACAGTGGTTCTAGGAAAGAAACTAGCCTAGTTATTCTGTTAGCAGACTTAGTGTTAGCTAATAAATCGATGATTGTCTACCCTAAAGGTACATTGTCAAATCTTTATAAGATTACTTTAGAATTAGACAGTTTTGAGCAAGGTAGATTAACTTATAAACTGTTTGCTGATAATAAGTTTTATGTCTACCTTAATTTAACTTATAATGGGATAGACCAATTAGGTTATGAAACATTAGGTTTAGATAATACTATTTCTGAAACATTAAAAGATGCTATAAGTATTATTTATTCTATTTTATTGAAAGATTATAGCAGTGAAAAAGAGTTGGTTTCTTTGTGTGAGAGATTAAGTAAATACTTTACACCTACTCTTTATTCCCAATTAAGGTCTGAGAAAATTCAGTGGTGACATTTATGAAAACAAGACTTATTTTAACTGTAGGGTGTGTTGGTAAAACACACCTTGATAAGACTTACTCAAACGTTTATGATTTCGATAAACATACTTTAGATTATAAGTATGATAAAACAGGGTTTGAACATCTGTCCAATGAAGAGTTCAAAGGTCTACCAAATCGTAAAATCAATGAAGGTTGGTTTGAACGATATATGGAAGACTGGTGCAAAGTTATTGACTCAGGTAAGTACGATGTTGTGACAGGTTGGATGCAACAAGACTGTCTAAACTACCTAGTCAATAAAGGGTATCCAGTTGAGGTTGTCGTTGTCGATGTTGGAGACTATGAGTCTATCTATAGAGAGCGTAGTCAGCGTCGAGGTAATAATGAATATTATTGGCATAACTTAAGAGGTTATTACGATAAAACTTTAGCTCTCTATAAAGATAGAACAGATATTAAAGTAACTATTTTTGATAGACCTTATTATCTGAGTGAATATTTAGCTTTCTCAGGTGTTCTTTTAGAGAAAGCACCTAACTTGGGTGACACTTATGTACATAAAGTTATAGAAAAAGTTGATTCAGCGTTTAGAACTGAGAATTCTTCTTTATCGCAAGATTTTGTAAATTTTTACTCTCACTTAGTTTTGACCGCATTATCTTATGACATTAAGTTTACTAGGGAGATGGTTCATGATGCTTGGTCTGTTGTTATTTATTATAAAGACAGTTCAAAACTTCACCCATCAATGAAACCTTTTGATTATTTAACTCCAGAAGTTCAAGAGTTAGACCAACCGTATGTTGATAAACTAAATGAAGTTTTGGGTTATTTCAAAGGTCTGAGAAATTTAGTTAAGGAGAAGAATTAGTATGAAAATAGTTCCAGCTATGTTAGAGGTTGAGGAAATTCCGATAGAGTATGTCGGTTTATTCGTATTGATAGTTTTAGTTTTAATTATCGCACTGATAATAAATGGCAACAGAGATTAAAGAGGGTATTAAATGTTCAATTTACAACTATTAAATAAAGTAAATGAAGTAGAGAAACAAACCGGTCAATCGCTACCTAGTTTATTATCTAAAGTTCCTTTGGGGAATGTATTAACTGCTTTTAAGGAGTTACAAGTTGCTGATTTAGTTGAGATGGTAAGTAGTGTTTCAATCTCAAAATTAACTCATGGTTTAACTATTATCACTCCAGATGAAATTTCTCAAATTTCTGTTGAGAAATTGAAGCTTGTGTTGAAATATGGTAATATGCTTACTGTAGAAAGACTTCAATCAAAATTCGGTAGTAGAAGCATTATCCTTGCAATAAATAAACTGACCGAGAGTGAGTTGCGGTCTCTACTTACTGAAGATAATTTTGAAGTTATGTCAGAGGTAATCGAAAACCTAGCATTTGCTAGTGATATGGGTATCTAATGTCAACAAACAACTTAATTAAATTGTCCACTTATACAAACGAGTTTGGTTTTAAAGTACCTTATCTCTTAGAAATAGGAAGTACTCAAGAACTGAATTATACTGCAATTTGCTACCCAATAGGAAATTCAATATTTGGAGGGAATTTTATTTTAGATATTGATTATATTTCTCCTAATGGTACTTTTGTTAATCCTTATACTAGCTATGGTTTAAATTCAGGTTCTAAATCAAATGTCTCTCTTACAAAAGAAATTGTAAAGATGATTTTTGAGAACAAGTTAAAAAGAATGTATAATTTAGGTACGCTTTCTTGTGAATTTGGTTTTGAACTTGAAGTAAAGACTTTAACTAATTCAAGTTGCGGTATTGAACTATCAGTTAGTGATGGGTCTAAGTTATTTGTAAACTTGAACTTCTACTCGATAGTTGACGTACTTAAATGGGACGATACTTTCCCTATAAAGAGTTTTTGTTTAAACTTACTATCTGATAATTTTTCAACTAAGGAAGATTTACATGCTTGTGCGACCCAACTCTACAGACTTAAAAAGTCTTTACTTGAACAAAATAAAGATATAGGTGGTGTGTCTAGTGTCAATAAATAAACCTTGGACTCGTCAAAAACTGACACAGATGCTTTATCACGCATTTATTGGCTCTTTAGCGGATAATGCAATCGAAATAGGTTGGGTATTATGTTTCAGTTTACTTGCAGATAAGAGTTTGGTGGAAAGAATAACTGTTCTCTTTGGGGTCAATGATGCTTTTTGGGTTATTCTTTCCTCTACTTATTACACTGCTCGAACTTCTATGACTGCAACTTTACCTAAGTTGATAGAAAAATACGGTTTAGGTTTAGAGTCTAAGGTAGTTAAAAATCATATCTACTTATTTTATCTGATGCTCTTACCTTCAGCTATAGGTAGTTTTATGTTTCTACCGAAACTTCTCCTCATATTAGGGGTATCCCCATCCGATTTATCCTTCTACACACCCTATTTCCAACTTTCGATTGTTTCGATTTTAATTGCAGCTCCTTGGGCTATATTTATTCCTTCTTATTTGAGAACTAGAGGTAGAAGTAAAGAAGCTACAGTCTTAGACCATAGTATAGCATGGTCTATGTTAATCGGTATCTTCTTTACGACTCATGTTTTGCACTTAGGTGTAAACACAGCTTTAGTTGTAAACATGATAACCAATACCATTCCTTTGTACTGGTTCTTGTGGGAGAAGCCAATACCTCAGTTTTTCTCTAAAGGTTTTGAGTTTTCTTGGGGAGAAATACGTTCTTATTGGAAAATCGTTAAATGGGAGCTTGTAAGAAGGCTTGCACCTAGAGTATCAGCTATTGTTGGTGTTGGACTAACTATTACAGTCAATCCAATTTATGCTGCTATTAAATATTGGATTTCTAACTTGATGATGCTACCAGAGGGTTGGGTAGACTCGATGGCAGGGCTACTAAATAGTCATGTTTCTCGAAATGTTGGTTTAGAGGAAGAGGTTCCGTACAAAGACAATAAATTTGTCTTTTGGAAAGCAACTATTGGAACAATCTTTTCAATCGCTTTAATCTATTTGATTGCTTATTTCGGTTTAACTTGGTTGCCTGAGTCAATCTATCAAGGGCTTATTTCGCCAATACTTTGGGTATTTTTACCTATTGAGATTGTAACTAAATTGCGCTATTATATGTGGCTCTCAATCAGTCGTTCGTATCGTCATGATTTGAATGGTGTCGCTCAACTTATTTATGCGATTCCAACTGCACTATTAACACCCACTTTGTTATGGTTGTTCTTACATCACTTACAATTTAGCTTTGAGTCTATCTTTGCGGTTGGAGCTATTGTCGGAACAGTGCAGTGGTTAGGTACAGAGATTTACTTTAAAGCTAAACTATCGAAAGGGGTTTTATGAACTCGACAGATTTAACTTGCGCTTCCTTCTTCGCAGGAGTAGGTGGTATCGATTTAGGATTTGAAGAACAAGGTTTTCGAACGATTTATGCAAATGAATTTGACGAGAAAGCAAGAGGGACTTTTGCATTAAATTTTCCTCATGTTGAATTAGACCGCAGAGATATTCGAGAAGTGTCTGCAAATGAGGTTCCCTCAACAGATATTATTGTTGGTGGCTTTCCTTGTCAAGCTTTTTCTATTGAGGGGTATCAGCAAGGTTTCCGTGATGAAAAAGGTCGAGGAACTTTGTTCTTTGAGTTAACTCGCATTATAGAAGAAAAGCAACCGCAAGCTATTTTCTTGTAAAATGTAAAGAATTTAGTGAATCATGATAAAGGAAATACTTTGAAAGTAATTCTAAAAACCTTAGAGGAGTTGGGTTACTTTGTAAAATATCTAGTTATGAGCGCTGCTGACTATGGAAACATTCCTCAAGGTAGAGAGCGTATTTATATTGTAGGTTTTAAGGACGAGTCAGTATCTGAGAAATTTCAGTTCCCAGAAAAGGTTGAACTAACAAAGAGTGTATTTGATGTTATTGACTTTAAAGAAGCAGTAGAAGAGCAGTATTACTACAGGGAAGATAAGCATTATTATCCTTTGTTAAGAGACAATATTGTGTCTGTAGGTAGCATTTATGAGTATCGTAGAGGAAATACGATTAGAGAGAATAAAAGCGGTGTAGTGCCTACTTTATTGGCTTCTATGGGTACTGGTGGAAATAATGTTCCTCTAATTTTGACAGAAACTGGAGAGATTAGGAAACTAACTCCAAGAGAGTGTTTCAACATTCAGGGGTTTCCTAGTTCGTATAAATTCCCAGAGAAGATGGCAAATAGTCACTTATATAAACAAGCAGGAAATAGTGTAGCAGTACCTGTGGTATCTCGAATTGCGGAGCAGATTAAATTGGCTTTAGAAAGTGAATAAGAAGATGAGCAAAACTAAAAGACAACAACTCCAACAAGCGTTGGAGAAAACATTCGATAAGGTTATAGGTTTAGCTGATGGGGTAAATGGGGAAACGATTGAGGTTTCAGATAGACGTGTAGTCTACTTAGAATTAGCAAAAGATTTGATTTATCTTTCATTGGAAAGTAAGCGGTCAGGTAGGAGAGTTCACGAACTTCATATCTCGGTATCAAAAGATTTAGATGTGTTCTTCTCAGGTAGTACCTACGGAACCTTCAGCTCTTTGCCACTCAAAACCTTAGAACATATCGTTCCATATAGTGCAAAAGGAACTCCACACTTTACCCGTGGGTTTGAAATTTTGGTAGAATCAATTTCAACAGATTTCCAAGCTGCTTGTTTCTTGAGTGCTTTGGAAGATTAAGTTTAAATTTTGGAGGTAAATATGGCTTACGGAAAAAGTAGATACAATGCTTACAGAAAGCGTAGCTTTAATCGTAGTGACACTCAACGAAGGGAATATGCACAAGCTATGGATGAACTGAGTCAAGCCTTTGATGCACTTTCTCAATATGGTTGGTCTATTTCAAGTCACTTAGATAGTGCCTATAAGAACTACGACTATTACCAAGTTCGCTTGTCTAATCACTCTGCTGATAACCAATACCATGATATTTATGAAGGTTATTTGATTGTCAATATTAAAGCTAGTAAACAAGATTTTGTATGGCTTATTGAGAATTACTTAGACCATTTGTTGTCATACATAGATACGTTGGATTTAAGTAAATATAGGTTTATCAATGTAACTAATAGAGGTAAGAAAATTACGTGCTATTATAGAGATTTTAAAACTAAGAAAGACGTAATCGATAAAATGTATGGGTTTGATTTCAAAGAACAAACTGAGGATTAAACTGTGAAAGATAGAGTTGAGGTTTAAGTGAAATGGTAAAACTAGCAAATAAACAGACAATTGAGTTATGGAACCACTTAAGACAAGGTTTTGAAGAGATTTTGAATTTTGATGAGAACCGTTTACCAGTAAAGTCAGTTAATCAAGTTTCTTCTAGCTATAAGTGTTCTGTTTTATTGAGTGGTTATGTTTTTCAAATAAGACTATTGAAAAACACACTTGAAACTAATTTAGATACGGATTTAGTTCACGAAATTGAGCTCTATTACGATAGAGAGTTAGGTAGAATTTCCTTTAAGAGTGTTACGTGTAACCAAAAGACAGGTAAACGGAACGTGGTATCTGCGCAAGCTTACTTACCTAGTCTAAACGAGTATGTCTTTAAACAGATTTTAACCGACTTGGTTGAAAATGTATCTACAATTAAGCAAGTTGAATACTTAAATCTAGGTGTTCATTTATCAGGTCTTGGTTTTGATGTTGTTGAGGAAATACGATATGAGTAAGTACAAAGGTCTAAAACGAGACCAATTAGAGCAGTTGGTTGTAGAAAAATTAACTTGGTTTTTGAAATATTTGGATGGGCAGTCTTCTTACCCTATGGGTAAGTTTCCCATCGGTATCCCCTCTCCAAGAGGGGGAGAATACTTGATTTGGGTGGGTTGTTCTGAGGGTACGATTTCTTTTACGCTGCAAGATACTAATGGTTTTGACTACCACAACATTAAAATTGATAAGTTTGGTGGAACTAGACAAGTAGTAGAGATAGCAAGCCGACCGTTTAAAGAATCTGGTGAGCTTTGGTTCGGTAAGAGTTTAAGTCTTCGTTGTGATTGGGTTGATTTAAAGAATAATCCAACTATGTTCTTAAAACAAGTTCTACCTCAGATTAGGAAAAAAGACCAAGTTTTAGCTTATTGGTTAGGTTTAATTGCTATTCAAGATTATTGTTAGAAAGGATTTCGCATGGAAATTTCATTTAAAAGCAAAGAAAAACAAGCGTTGTTAGAAGAGTTAGTAGACGTATGTAGATCAATGGTTAAGGAGGGTCTTATTAGAGAGGTTCAAAATGTTGCTTATGGTACCAAAGCAATTTACTTAAGTTATCGAGCAGACCAGTCTAATAATCGTATTGATTTTGATTTGATTAAACCTAATGGAGATCCTTTGCAACCATTTAGTATACAAGTATTTGAGCGAGAGGGTGTCGCTTGGGTTCATTTGTATTTTGTAGATTCTAATTCAAAACATGTAAAAGAGGATGTTCCATTATCTGAGGTGGAGCAGAGTTTATATAAATTAGTTTTAGGGATTAGGACTACAAGTAGAGTGAGTGCTTTCTTACATGCCTTGAGAGGGGTTTTGTGTGGTTATGTTTATCTTAGAGGTTGCTAATAAGGTTTCGTAGAAAGGTGGTTTCCTATGTTCAAAGGTTCAAGAGGAGTTAGACTTCAATATAAAAAGTCAGATGGTAGTTACGATTATGTTCAACCGGTAATTCTACCTAATGGCGAGGGTATTTTAGTTCATGGGAACACCCATTTAGGTACACCTATACATGCGATTGCAGAGGTTGATTTAAAAAGGTCAAGTGATTTAGATTATGCTTATAGACAATTTGTAAGTATTTATGGTTATACAGCTAAAAACGTAGCTTATGATTGGGCTGAATTGATGGGGTTTGCGGAACTATTTGCTGATTAAAAATGGAGGTGTAAATGATTTTTAGAAGTAAATTAAAAGAGGATTTATTTCATAAGTTGAGACAGTTTATTATTTGGTATTAATATGTTTTATCAAAAAAAAAAGCAGATATATTCTGTGGTAAGAACTGTAGCTTTAACTAATCGTACATATTTGAAGTATAAACATACGGAAAATCATTATGTTTCATTAGATTTAGTGGATAGTAATCGGTCTCTATTATTTCAAATAGGTTTTAGTTTTAGGTCTTTAAATGGTTCAGATTATGTGACTATTGACTACATGGATAAAGATGGGTTAGGTTCTTCTGGCACCTTTGCTTTGGAGGATAGTGAGCAAATTGTTGAATTTCTTATTCAACTGAGTAAATTTATTCCATCTGAGTCTTACTCAAAACATTATTTGAATGTTTTCAAAAATGACATTCGTAGTTGGTTGGTTTAAATTTTAGAAAGGTGTTGGATATGGCTTTCAGAAACAGAGCAAAACAAGCCTTATTAGATGAACTCCTGTACTTGTGTGATTGTGTAATTACTGCAGGTGGTTTCAAGAAATCGGGTCGTAAGCGTGAGTTAAAAGTTACGCAGAAGTACGACACTTATTATGATATAGATGAGCATTATCCTAATATAGAAATCACCTTGCTAACAGGAGAACATAGAAAGGTTCATTCTTTAGAATTAAACTTCCTACCTTGGAGGTTTGAGCATAATGTTCACCTTATGTCTTCGTATCTTTTAGATAGTTTAGATTGGGAAGAGAGTAATGTTTGGGTTAGTTTTGCAGACAATAAAAAGTTAGAACAAGTATTGTCTGATTGGATAAACTCAATTCGCAGTCCTTTACAAGTGCAGCTTTATTTAGATATTTTGCAAAACTCTCTAAAAGGTGTTTACTATTAGATTTAGTAAGTTTTAGTATAGTTAGAAAGATAGGTTGAGGATTAGTTTATGGTTTTCAAAAGTAAAGTTAAAGAAGATTTGTTTCATCAGTTGAGAGAGTTCATATTTTGGTATCACTACAACAAATCTAAAACTTCAGTAGCCACTGTAGTGGGTTTTGTGTCGTTGACTAGTCGTACATTTATTAGGTATAAGTATACTGAGAACCATTATATTTCATTAGATTTAGTAGATGGTACTCGAACTCTTTTGTTTAAATTAGAGTTTGGTTTTTGGTCTTTAGATGATTTAGCTTATGTGACCATTGCTTATACTGATAAAGATGGTGTAGGTGAAACTGGAACTTTTGTTTTAGAGAATAGTGATGGTATCGCTGATTTTCTTACTCAAATGATTAAATTTATTCCGTCTGAGTCGTATCTAAAGCACTATTTGAATGTTTTCAAAGATAGTGTTCGTAATTGGTTAGCTTAAAATAAAGAAAGTAGGTAAAATTTATGGAAAATACAGTAGTTTCCACACGTGGTATCCGCCTTTTGTTTAAGAAGAAAAATAACGGTCATCTTTATGCGCAAGCTGTTATTTTAGAAGATGGTCGCAAGTTGGTCATCACAGGTTCCACTTATGGAGCAGGTGCCCCTATTACTGCTTTAGCTGAAGCAGAAGTAGCTCGCAAAAGCGACTTAGAGTGGGCGATTAAAGATTTAGTTAATCATGGTTATCAACAAATTGATGGTTCTGCTCATTATGATGAATTGCGAGAGATTAACAACTATATGCCTTATGATAGTTAAGGTAACAAAAGAAAGCAGGTAAATTATGAATAACATTCAATTCCGTTTTGAAACTTCTTATGGTTATGATTTCGTCCAATTTGTGATTTTGGATGACGGTCGTAAGTTTGCAATTACTGGGCAAATGGGTGTAGGGTTTGCTATCTCACCTAGATACACGATTTATGTAAAGAAAAAGTCTGACTTGAAAGAGTTCTTAGATAGAGCGGTTAAATTTGATGGTTATGTGTTAAAGGATAATTACACTGATAACTTAGAGCTTCAAACATACGAAAACCACGTTCTTCGTTTTGATACTAATTAGAACTTCGGAGGGTATCCCATGCGAAATTTTGCTTTATATGATCCAAGCAGTGGTCAATATGTTTCTTATGTAGCTTTTAATCGTAAAACTAAAAGCTATGACATTGAGTTTACACGTGACTTGCACTCTATTCGATTTTGGAAGATGAAAGCAAGTGCAGAAGCTCAGGCACAACGTGTTTTCGATTGGAATAGGAATGTTGCTTTAGAAGTGAGAGAACTTCGTTAATGTATTAAGTTAGAAGGAGTGTTTTATGTTAGATAATAGTTCTGTTGCAGTTTGGAAAAATGTAGTAAAACCTTACTATAAATATAAGAAAACTGCCTTTAACCAAATAAGTAAGTTAGCTATATCAATTTTAGAGAGATTCAATTTCTTTATTGAAAATCCCAACTATCCAAAAGATTTAAGATTTACTTTTGGAAATGATGCTTTAACTGATTTACAAGGTGTGACTAAATTTTATTTAAATAATGGACGTTGTGTTTTAAGTATTATAGGAACTAAGGTTTCATTAGATTCTAGTACGTGGGTAGACTTAACTAAGGAAGAATATGAGTTGTTCTCTAAGAATCTTGCTATTCTATTTAAAGCAGGTAAAGATATAACTGTTTCTGATTTTCTAGCTTTCCCTATAGGTTTTTGGAGAGTTAATAGAGACTTTTGTGAATTTGTGTCTACAGATGGTATACGGTATCTCAACAAAGATTAAGGTTTGTCTTGACAAACCTTCAAACTTTTGCTAGAATCATGATACTGAGTAATTTGTTCTAATGAGCGTTGGGGGATATCATTCCGTTCGGTTTATATTTCCCTCGATAAGCATCCTCAACTTTTGGTTGAGGGTGTTTTGGTAAAGTTGGTTTAACCGGCTTATAACCTAATTAGGTTGTAGGTCTGCCTAAACTAAGTTTAGTTTATTCTATTACATTCTATTCTATTCATACTATTCTTTAGTTTAAAATAATATTTTATTCTAAAGGAGGATTTATCAGATGGATAAATCACAACAGTTCACAGTGCTTAGGTTTTCACACCTAACTTCCTTGCTCAAAACGCCTACTTCAATTACTCGGAGAACTAGTCCATTTGACTCGTTTCCTAGAGTTACACCAAGTAGTAGTTTACCTAGACCAAAGTTTAACCCTTCCGTAAACAAACCTGTTTACCTCATGGAGTATAACGGTCGGATTTATTATTCTAAGAGCTATACCCGCTTTGGTGTTTTAGGGACGAAGGTTGTGTTTGGGCATCCAGATTACCTTCAAGGTAAAGATTTGAGTTTCTTAGTTCACGATTTCTTGGAAACAGACGGAACTTATGTGGTTGAGGATATAAAACCCCTCTCATGGTTTGGTCTTGGGGTTTTAAACCTTATCAATAGTATAAGAAATTTAATCTCACCTGCATTTGCATTATTGAGTTTCTTTAGTAACCTGATTGGGTATCGAGGTTTTGAAGATGCTTTTCTAATCCTTGGTTTGGGTTATTTGTACAATTATTACATCGGTTTAAATGATACTTCACTGTGGGTTTTCGGTATTCTTTTTGGTTTAAATCTTTTGATGGTTTTGGTTAATAAGTTCTCTTGGTTCAGAGCTTTTGCTTATTTCCAAGATTATTTAATTCGCAGAAGTAGTCGATTTAAAGAATTTGTAGCTAGTCCGTTTAACTTCAATTCTAGTCACAGTTGGGTTGCCTTTGGTTCAAATCCAATACCGCATACTCCGTGGTACAACATGTCTTTATCAATTTCAACTGAATTGAGTGTTTATGCTTTAGAAGAGCAGTTATTTCATACTGTAGATTATTTTTCTAAGTCTTACAAGGCAACAAAAGAAGATTACCTAAACGCTTTTTCTGATCACGAAAGTGGATTTAAACACCTCGGTTTATCTGATTGGTATGCGGTATCTTACGTTCTTGAAAAAGCCTTCCAATCAAGAGACTCTGAGTTGTTTAGTGCTTTCTTACAACACTTAGGTATCTCACGAGATGATGAAAACTTTAAAACATGTTTGGTGAACCTAAGAAGGATTGCAGGGTACAAGCGTACAGATGATTAGAAATGAGGTTAAGGTGACTTTGAAATACAAAACAAAACATGTCTCTTCTAAGTCTTCTGACCTTCTAACAGAACGGCTTGATGAAGCTTTTGCAGATGTGCAAGCTAGAGGTGGTGTTCCAGACCTATCAAGTCTTACGATAACTTATACCCCTCATCGGATTGAAGGAGAGCAAGGTTATATTGATGCTTACTTTGTTTACAGATTAGAAGATTAAGAAGAGGTCTTACTTGTTGAGTGACTGCTTGACAAGTAAGACCTCTTGTGTTATATTAATTGAAAGAAAAATTTGAGGTAAAGGGTGTTTATTATAATTTAATATAGCGTGTGTAGATTATAATAAAAATCACAAAACTCAACAAAAGGAGGTGAGACTATGGATTTAACAGAGAAAGAGATTATCTATTCAACTGATGGGAGATTTGATTTAATTAAAAATTTGTGCCATTTAAGTAAAAATCTTTATAATGCGAGTCTTTATGATGTTCGACAATATTACTTTGAAACAAAGTCTTATAGAACTTGGCAATCACAAAGACTTATCTTCACTAAAAATCATAATTTAGACTATTATGCTTTACAATCTCATTTAGCAGGAGAAGTTTTGATTCAAGTGGGGAGACAGTTTCTCAGTTTCTTTAATAACAAGTCTAACAAAAAGAAACGTATTCCAAAATATAAAGATAAATATGGTTATAACGTTGTTTCTTTTCCTAAACTAACTATCTCTAAACGAATTGTGTTTGATGAAAATAAACAACTTTATACTTACACTTTATGTAAAAGGAGTTATAACCTTAAAATTCAATCCACTAAGTCGAATATTAAAATGGTTAAATTTGTTTATGATGAATCAAAAGATATAATCAAATGTTTTAAAATTTATGAAGTTGAACAACCTAAGTTGAAACAAGATAATTCAAGGTATTTCTCAATAGACCCCGGTTTAAATAATATTGTGTCTATATACAATAATATTGGAATCAGACCATTATTATACAATGGGAGACCAATAAAAAGTATTAATCAATATTACAACAAAAATACTGCTAAACTAAGGTCAGAGTTGCCTACTAATGTTAAATCTTCTAAAAGATTAAAACAATTATCTTTCAAAAGAAACAATAAAATAGAGTATGAAATGCACAAAATCTCTAATCATATTATCAATGAAGCAGTAAAACATAACATTTCAAAAATCTTTATTGGTAATAATATTGGTTGGAAAAATGAAATTAACATAGGTATGAGAAATAACCAAAACTTCGTTAATATTCCACATACTAAACTATTTCAGCAACTTTTATATAAAGGGGCATTGAGAGGAATTGAAGTAATTTTCACAGAAGAAAGTTATACATCTAAAGCTAGTTTCTTTGATATGGATGACTTACCTATTTATGGAGAGTCTGATACTCCCAACTTCTCAGGTAGACGAATTAAACGTGGTTTGTATAGAGATGGTGATGGAAATATATGGAACGCAGACTTAAATGGAGCTGCAAACATTATGAGAAAAGTTTCAGATAGAGCTTATAAGAATCTAAGAAAAACAAAAGAATTGATGCAATGTCCAATTCTTGTAACGTTGTAAAAGTAGCACTCAATTTTGTTATATGAGAGTGTAGAGGTATTTGTAGGTATGCCATTATGATGAGTTAAATCTTGATTTAACAAGTCTATAAAAATTAAATTACATTTAGGTATATTTGATTAACCTATTAGAAACAAACAGAACGAATGCAAACAACTTTGTCGTTTCCCAAACAGTAACTGAGTTAGTTGCCAATACTATTTTGAACGAAGGTTTAACTTTACTAACGGTTGAAAGTGGTGGTGTCAATAATGATATGCAAGTATATTATTTCTCAAATAATATTGGACACATGCTACCAACAGATAAGTTTCCAGATACAGAATTTGCAGTTAAACTTGTCTTTCTCAAACGTGAGAGTATAAAGGTAGATGAACGTTTATCTGAGCGTAACCTCTTTATCTACGGCATCGACAAATTTGTTGTTTCTCAAGCTTACACGGATAATAATGTAGCTGCAACAAGTTTCCTAGACTCTCTTTATGCACAATTAAATCATGAAACGGTTGCTGAGTTTTACATTTATGAGGAAACCTTATTCACCTCTTTGAGTGATTTGATTGATTTTCATTTGGCAAACAAACAGTAATAGAAAACACCCCTCTAAACCTCTCAAATTGCCACAGATTTGATTTTAAATCTAGTTTCGATATTTTATATGATTTAAACTTAAAACGAGGTAGAGAGTGTTTTAGAGGTATTTATGTAGGGTGAGGATTATGACAAAGAAAATCGTAGCAATTTGGGCGCAGGATAAAAGCGGTATCATAGGTAAAAATAACTGCCTCCCTTGGCACCTACCAAAAGACCTTAAACATTTTAAAGAAACGACCTTAAATCAAGCTATTTTGATGGGTCGAGTTACTTTTGAGGGTATGAATAAGCACTTGCTTCCTAATAGAGAAACGTTGATTTTGACTACACAATCTGATTATCAAGTAGATGGCGCAACTGTTGTAACTAGTGTAGAAGAGGTCTTGACTTGGTATAACGCTCAGGATAAGAATCTTTATGTTGTAGGTGGTAGTCAAATCTATAAACTCTTCGAGCCTTATGTTGACAAGTTGGTTATCACACAAGTCCAAGCTGAGGTTGAAGGGGACACTTACTTCCCTAAAGACTTTGATTTTTCTAAGTTTTCTCTAGTAAGTAGTGAAGTTTATGAGAAAGATAAACAGAACAAGTTTGATTTTACGGTAGAACATTATGTGAGGGCATGATTATGAGGTTTGGTTCTCAGCGTGTTCTTAATTGAAATCCTTTTCTTTGTAGTGATTTTATTGTTAAATCAGCGAACTCCTTGACTTTCAAGGAGTTTTGTGCTATAATTAAAAGAAATTTAGATAGGTGGTTTAGATAATATGACTAAGAAATATGTTGAAAATGAAGAGTTGGTAAATCCTTCTCGCTATACACAAAATAAGGTTGAGTCTTGGGATTTTTCTTTGTACTCTTGTTTTCCTCACATGATTGCTACAGTCACAGAATATGTGATTCGTTACAAGCATAAAGGTGGTATTCAAGACCTAGAAAAAGCTCGTATTTGGTTGAACAAAGCAAAAGAGTCTTACAAATACCTAGCTCTCTGCGCACCTAAATTAAGTGTCTCTGAGTATTTAGACTTAGCACCAGAGGTAAACAAAGAGAACTTCGCAGACTTGTCTGAGGAGCAACTAGGTATTTTGAGAACGGCTCAAACTTTGACAATGAGCTTGGACAATGAGCGTATTTTCAAAGAGTGTATTGCTATTATTGACAAGTATTTAGAGTTGTTGATTGATATGGAGAAAGAGGTACTTTGATGTTTCTAGCTTTTATTCAATATCTAGTTGCTCTTGTTTACTGCATGCATGGCTTTGCTCTAGCTTTCAGTTTACTTGTTCGGAGAGATGCTTTGCCTGAGTTAGGTTTAAGTGTGCGTTCAGTTTCACTTTGGTTACTTACCTTTGTTCTTTATACAGTCTTACTTACTTTTATCCTTTTATTTGTAAGTCAAATCGGTGTATCAAACTTAGTTTTCTTTCTTATCTTGAATGGAACTATGTTTCTATTTATGATTTTGTTGGATGGTTGGTTAGTTAAGAAGGTGCAGTAATATGATTCAAGTTTTGTCTGAGGGTCTTGTTGTTTTGTACTTAACAAACTTATTTGTTTTAGGTATAGTTTATGCAAGTCCATATTTGCAAACTAAGTTTAAGGTTTCTTCAAAAGATGTGTTTAACGCAATTCTTGTTACTATTCTGTATACACTCAGCTTAGTTGCCTTGTTTTATGTAGTGAAAGAGTTAGGAATAGCAGAGTCTAAGCTACTTTACACTTTTGATGGATTACTATGGTTTTACCTAGTTTGTTTGTACGGTTGGTTTATGTTGAGAGAGGAGAGGAGAAGAAATGAACGTTTCAGAATTGATTGCGTATTTATCGCAGTTTCCACCAACAAGTCCTGTGGAATTGAAGATTTTGGGTTTTGATGATTCAGAAGAGGGTCGTTTGAACTTATTTGGGTTTGTAAATGGAGTTGTACAAACTGAGACAGGGTATCCACAGTTGATTGCAGACTTTGATACCGCAGAACCTTATGATTGGGGTGATTAAATTGTCCAGAGAATATTTAAAACATAGGTTTAACGCTTTCAAGAGTTCTTTAGTAGGTTCCTTTTTAGTTGCTTTACTTTCTTACTTTATTTTAACTATCTTAGTTAAATCAAGCTCTTTATTTATAGAGGTTTCATTTGCCTATAACTTTTTAATGCTTGGGTTGGTACTTTTAATAATTTTAGGTTCTAGTGTATTCTTTGTTTCCTTCTCATACATACTATTTGGTGATGGGATTCGAAGAGACTTTTATGGTAATGTTGAAGTTGATTTTATGAACCTCTTTAATTTATATGTTTCTAAGGTTTTTCCAAAGGAGTTTAAAGAGTCTGTTAAGTTTTTAGAGGGGAAGTTGTAGTGATGGTTTGGTTTTTGTTGTTGAGAGCAATCCACATAACTGTTGTTGCTTTCTTCTATTTTGTGTGTTGGGCATTGATGATTTGGACAGATACTAAAGGGTATTTTCGTTATTACAGCAGAGTCCGTTTTGTTTTAAAAACGATTTTATCTGTCTTTTATTTTGTTGTAATTCACGAATTGCATTATGGTTCTGAGGTTTCTAACTTCCACATTTGGGTATCCACATTGCTGATTTTACTTGATATAACTGAAATGTGGTCTCGTAGCTACAGAACTTATGGATTTAAAGAGTTTAAGAAGAATTTTGGTAAAGCAGCTTATTTCTTTGTTTAGACTAGAAAGTAGGTATTTCGGTTATGGTACATGAGTTAAAAATTGCTCCCAATTACTTTGAGAAAGTTGTCTCTAAAGAAAAATCCTTCGAAGTCCGTTATAATGATAGAAATTTCCAAGTTGGAGATATTTTAAAGTTGATGGAATATGTAGATGGTTCTTATACAGGTTGTTCTGTTTACGCTAAAATAACTTATATTCTTAGAGATTTTGAAGGTCTGCAACCAAATTTTGTAGTTCTCTCTATTGAGTTGATTTAGAGAGGGATTAAGTATGAATTTCAACCCAGAATTAAATATTATTTTTAATTTAGGTTTACTCATTGGTTTTGCTAGTCTTTGGATTTTCCACGTGCTATATTTTTGGGTTCCTCTCTTTGTTCCCTCACTTCGTAGTAGTATTAAATTGAAAGAAAGTGACTTGAATGCAATTTCAAATTTCACAATGGAAGTTGGTGTCGGTTTGGTTATTGGTTTGGGTGTAATTTCTTCTCTATATTCTGATTGGGTTGACACCGTTGGTTATATCTACGCACTCATTTCTACTTTAACTTTCTGTGTTATTTGGCGCTACGTTAAGGGTCACGAGGTAGAAAATGGTTAAGAAAAAGAAATACTACGCAGTTCGCAACACCAATCAAATCTTTGAAGATTGGTCGGACTGCGAAAAGGTTGTAAAAGGCGCAAAAGGTGTCGAATTTAAGAGTTTTCCAACCAAAGAACAAGCAGAAGCTTATTTAAGAGGGGAAGAACCAGTATTATCCACAAAGAAAACCTCCGAAATTGTTCCTTATGTCTCAGACTGTGGGATAAAAGGTACAATTCGTATGGCAGAAGACTCTGATCCACTTCTTTGGGGTATCGAAGATTTCGTTTATTCAATCGATGGCTCTTTCAATACACAAACTCAAACTTATGGTGGTGCTTTCGCAGTCTACGAAAATGGGGTATTGTTAGATGCTCACGCAGTCGCAAATAATAAACCTAAATTTGCCACTTCAAGAAATGTAGCAGGGGAGGTGTGTGGTTTTGGTTTGGCTCTAAGTGACGCTAGGGATCGTAATTTGACCAAAATTACCGTAGTTTGCGACTACGAGGGTATATTCAGATGGTCTGCTACTAAGTCTGTTAAAGTAAATGAACAAGCTTGTTGGGGCACCTCCCTAAAGAAACCAGTCGGAAAATACCATGCTTACTTGTTACAAAAAGCTAAAGAAAACGGTATTGAAGAGATTGATTTTATTTGGGTTAGGGGGCACCGAGGTTTGAAAATCAACCAAACAGTCGATAAGCTGGCAAAGAAGGTTGTAGGATTGAGGGAATAGAAAGAGGTTTGTTTTATGAAATTTGAACCGTTTGAACTGAAAATTGGTCGCAGAACTTACACGATTACAGAAAGTGATCAAGTTCTGTTTAACGGTAAATGTTATTTGCTTGTTACTCAGAAATATCAAAGTGGTTGGAACAAAGTAACTCCTACTTTGGCGAAAACCAAAGCTGAGAAGTACATTAAGCAAGGATATCTTGTAGAAAGCTCACGAACGGAAAGTCATGGTCTTCCTATGGTTTATTATCGTTTTACAGGTTGTCCAGAAGTATAAGGAGGTGGTAGAGTGGACTCATTTGAATTAAAACTTGGTCGCAACACTTATACAATTACCGATGAAGATAGAATTATGTTCAATGGAAATAGATATCAGCTAGTTACTCAAAATTATCAGAGTCAGTTGAATTACTACACTCAAGTCTTGTCGAAAGCTAAAGCTGAGAAATACATAAAGCAAGGATATTTAGTAGAGCATTTGCGCACCAATAAATTTGGCATGTTGTTGATTTACTATAAATTTGTCGGAAATCCCGAAAGTTAAACAAAGAAAAGAGGGTTAGACCTCTTTTTTATATTGACAAATTTTAAGTATTTTGGTATAATATAAAAAATAAGAAATTAGAGGAAGAAAACAATGAAAAACTTGAAAAACATAGTTAAAGATATAATTAAAGAGTTGGATAAGAAGTACACTAAATTGTCTATTGCCTTGCTTTTAGTGTTTACGATTTTTGGCGCATTCACTCCACTTATTATTGACACTAATGACTTCAAACTTACGGTTTTATCCACGGTATTGTTTATCGTTATGGTGACTGCAACTTTTCCAGTCTTAATTGCCTTTTTAGAGGTTATTGATAAGTATAAACAGGATATGATATTTAGCAAGAAGTCAATCGCATCTTTGTTTGTGAAGAAAGCTAAACATGAAGACGTGAATTTTATGTTGATTTCGCTCTTATTGTCTTTCATTTATGTAGGATTGCTAATTGTAACTCATTCCGTATTTCCTCTGGGTATCATTGCTTGGTTAGTAACTCTTTTAGCTTTCTTACTTGGGTGGGATTAAATCTTAAAGAGGGTGGTAATTTTAATGTTTAAACTATTTAAAACCAAAGAAGAACGTGATTTAGCGTTTGTTATGGGTTTGTGGGAACGTCCTAAACGGACGGATATACTGAGGGAAGTTTTGAGTTATTCTCAAACTCCTTATGAAATTACTGCTTATTTGTCAGATCCGAATCTCAATAAAAGTTTTCGTTATGTTGGATGGAATCATGAATATCAAATCCTTTATTTGGCAGTAGATAGGAACTACAATTTAGTCTTAACAACCACATACTCAGGGTATCGTTCATGGTTCCCAATTTCTGTTATTTATTCAGAATACTTTCCAAGAGAAGGAACGCTTAGAGAACGTATGGGTATGTTAGCTGCTCGTTACCTCTCTGAGTTCAACCAACTATTGAGTGAAGTTTCTCCTTTAGAAGTGAAGATTTCAAGCACTTACTTTGGAGAACTGTTTTTAAGTTTTGAGAATAAAGAATAGAGAGAGATAAGCTTATGACTACATTATTTCAAGACTACTTAGGTCACAACTTACTAGATATCGTAGCTCGTTCTACAGTCTTTGAAGATTACGTTCTAACGAAAGAAGAAGTTCAACAAATTGTAAATACACATTTTGAACAGTTGCCTTTTGGTTACAAAACAAGGAAAGAAATACTTAATTTGTACGAAGCTTGGATTTTTGTTCACTTGTTCAATTCTTCTGATGTGAGTTTGGCTACTTTTGAGGACTTGCATGAAATTATTTCAGATGGAGTGACTGACAAACCTCAATTAGAAGGTCATTTTCGTTCAGAAGATACACAAGTAGTAATAAGTGGTTCAACCTACCAACCACCTTCGGTATCCAGAACTGAAGCGCAAGCTGAGTTTAATAGAACTTTCAACTTGCTAAAAGAGACGTTAAGTTCTGACTACATTGACCGCTATGTAAAAGTTGAGCAAATTTTGATGTTCTATATTTATCTTATGCGCAGACAGTTCTTCCACGATTGCAACAAAAGAACTGCAACCTTATTTGTGAATTTGTTGTTTAACTATTATGACTTAAACTTTTTCCTTTGGTTTCCAATTTTAGAAGAATTAGACAAAGTTTTAGGTAGGTTGAAGTTGTGTTATGAGATTGGAGATTTCGGTACGGATAGTACCTTTGTCGATTACATAAGTTCACAGTATCTTGTAGACTTAAGTGCTTAAACCATTGAATTTAAAGGGTTTTTATAGTATAATTTTATTATATTTAGAAAAGAAAGATTTAATTGTTATGTTTAAATTGTTTAAAAGAAAAACCGAAGAGGAAAAGCAGTTAGAATTTATTGAGCGTTATAAAGCTCCCTCTTATAATTTAGAGAAGTTATGTGAAGTCATATCTTCAACACCGAGACCTTTTGAGATTTCTGAATGGATTGAACATGAGACTTGTTTAACAGGTTATAAACAAGTTAAAGGGAACATTTACCAAGAGGCTTACATAGCGGTATCTGAGGGTGGTAGTTTGTTTATCACAACTAATCGAAAGGGAACTAAAGCATATGCTCCTTTTACACTTATTTACAGTATAGGTTTCCCTAGAGATGGTCACTTAAGCAGATCTATGGACCAGTTAGCAGAGAGGTATATGAAAGATTTACAACAAGTTCTTAAAGATAAAACTAACATTGAAGTAGAATTTAAAGCTAACTATTTTAATGAGCTATTTTTGGTATTTAAGTGAGTTTAATTAGAAAGTGAGTTTAGATTTAAAATGGGTATAAACTATTGTAAGTATTTGACAACATTGCCTTTGATGATTCGTCCTCTGAGTGGATATGGCTCATGGAGGGGTATCTACGCTGAACCTGCCTTGTATTTTGATGTGGATTCTGACTATGTACCTATTTCAACATTAGCTGATGCACTTGATGATTTAAGTTCTGGAAGACCGTTTGACGGTTATAAGGGTGGTTGTTACTGGTATAACGATAGCTCTCCTTTACACTTTGAAAGTAGCTATAGAAGTTGTTCTGACAATCCTCTTTCACTTTATTTGTCTCCAGAGTCAGTTGCTTCTTTGAATGGTATGGTTTAATTATGGTTTCTATAGATTTAAAATAAGGTGACTGTTTAGAGTTACTGAAAGACATTCCAAGTAAAAGTATTGACTTGATATTGTGTGACCTACCTTATGGAACGACAAGAAATAAGTGGGACAGTATTATAGATTTAGATAGGTTGTGGGCTGATTATGACCGTATCATAAAGGATAATGGTGCCATTCTCTTATTCGCACAAACTCCATTTGATAAGGTTCTAGGGGTATCCAACCTCAAAAATCTGAGGTATGAGATTATTTGGCAAAAGACCGCCCCTACAGGTTTTCTAAATGCTAAAAAGATGCCTATGAAGGCTCATGAAAATATCTTGGTCTTCTATAAGAAATTACCGACTTATAATCCACAGATGACCCAAGGTCATGTAAGGAAGGTTTCGAGTAAGTCTAGTAGGAAGAAGTCTGTAGAAAGACATCAAGAGAAATCAGAGATTTTAGCTTCCAATTACAACTCTTACGGAGAAAGTCAAGTAGGTTACGATTCAACAGAACGGTATCCTCTAAGCGTTCAAGTTTTCGCTAAGGATCAACAAAAGGAAAATTATCACCCTACTCAAAAACCAGTTGCTTTGTTGGACTGGTTAATTCGAACTTATACCAACGAAGGCGATTTAGTTCTGGACAACTGTATGGGTTCAGGTTCCACTGGAGTTGCTTGTGTGAACACAAACAGAGACTTTATTGGGTTTGAGTTGAATGAGCAATATTTTGAGATTGTTAAAGAAAGAATAAATAAAGCAGTAGAGAAGAAAGCAGTGAGGACAGAAAATGACTAAACTAGTCTTGAAAAATCCTTATTTTGAAGAGGATATTAAAGTAAAAGAAACTCTTAGTCGTATTCAAGACATGTTGCACTATATGGAAACAGGTAATTTGCAGTATTTGACTTTAAAACAAATTGAACCAACTGAGTGCTTAGTAACTATAAACCCTAAGAATTTTGCCAAAGTTGAGTTTTATGAGGAGGACACAAAATGATTCCAAAATATAGAGCTTGGATTTCTGAGGGTGATACCATGACATATGACATTAAGGGTATCGATTTTGAAAATGAAACTGTTGTTCTCAGAAGAACTTCTTGGGATGAAGAACATTCCGTAGAAGAAGAGATTTTTGAGGTTGAGGTAGGGAATGCCATTCTTATGCAGTCTCTAGGTTTGTTTGATAAATATGGTGTTGAGATATTTGAAAGTGATATTATAACCGATGGTCGAGAGCTTGCATGTATAAAAAAGCACCCCACATTAGGTTTTTATGCTGATAGACACGGTTATGTTGAGTATATTGCGCGTAGTTTATCCTTAAAGGATTTTGAAGGTGCGGTTAAAACCGTTGCTAGGACTTTAGAGGTTGTAGGTAACATTTATGAGACGCCTCAGTTATTAAAAGTGGATAACGAACTTGACTGAATTAAATTTGCTTAGGAAAATAAAAGATGAACAAAAGACAGAAAAATAAGATAGGACTCATTCTTCCCAAGAAGATTAAGAACTTGGTACGAAGATATTCTACCTTGCACTTAAATCAAGATGAATTAGGTGGTACTTTTGATTATGGTTATTCCTTTGACGAACGTGGTTTCGGAAACGGTTTAGCTCCATATAGTACCTTAACTGATAAAACCAACTCCAAGATTTACAAAGATTGTGCTATTTTATATGAATTTGTAAACCGTTTAGTAGGTACTTGGTACGGAGAGTATTCTTGCGATTCTGTAGAGAATTGCAGAAATTATCGTATCCTTTCTCGCATAGAAGATGGAATAACTTCTGAGTATGTAGATTTTGCTTCTTCTAAGGTTCCTTATTATGTTTATCAAACTAGTTGGGATGACTATTATAGTGGTACAATTTATATACCCTTACGGAGGGGTAAATTTTTGGCTTATGATTATACTTGTTGAGGTGATTGAATTATGGTTTATGTAATTAGCTTAGAAAAACTAACCGATTTGCGTTTAAACTTATGGTCTCATGATGTTTTAGGTGTGGTATCGTCAGAACAGTCCGTTCCTCTTGTTTTGTTGGATTTGACACTTCAACAGTTTCCACAAGTAGTAGAGTTTATCCACCCAGAGGAATTACTCTCTCGTTTGATAAATGCATTTGCAAATAGAAAAGATAGAGACTATTTCAAATACACTGTTGAAAATGACGGTAAATTTGAGGGTAATTTCTATGTAAATGCAGTTCAAACTCTTGGATAAATAAAAGAAAGTGAGGGTTTACCTCACTTTTTATTTGACAAAATAATCTAAGTTTGATATAATAAAGAAAATAAACTAGAAATGGACGGTTTACATTTATGTCAAAAATTGAGAAAATTACTTCTTATCGTGTTGACGGTAATGTTTTTGAAACAAAGGAAGATGCAGAGCGTTATTTGGTCAAGAAGGAGATTGATTCTGTACGGAGTGACCCTAAATACAGAAAAACTGAGTTTTATAACACTTCTTACTATGAACATTATGTCTATAAGGGTGCAAGTCATGAGTTTCGTGAGTGTGTAGGTACTTTTACTAACTTAGAAGATGCTTTGAATAATATGTCTCTCCACAGAAATCAGGTAGGTTCAGAAGGTTCAGGGTATATTATGTTGGTTAGACTTCAAGAAGCTGACAGTTCTCAAGGTCTTGTTGTGATTAAACGTACTCTCGTTATAGATGTGCGCTAAGATTTAGGGGTATGATTATGAGTTTAAAACGAAAACCAAAATACACAAAGAAGGACTTTCAAGTAGGTCAGACTGTTTATATTGAGCAGAACGCTGCTTCTTCAGCTTACATGGTAGATACCGTAGGAAAAATAAAAGAGGAGGTAGTTGAAAAAGTAGGAACTACTTATATAACAACAAGCTCCCAAAACCGGTATCGTTATGAGGACGGGTTGATTGCAGATGCCTACAGTAGAGACTATTGCTTACATTTAACGCGTGACCAAGCTGAAATAAGTGCCTTAACAAGAAAGCTAAAAATAACTATTCTAGTTAAAACAAAATTTAGTTTGCTTGAAACTTTGACTTTAGATGAATTACAAACGATTGGATCAATTTTAACAAATGCAGAAGAGCGTTTGAATGGAGGTCTTAAATGAAACCAATAGAATTTACTTTAGCACCCACCGTGGTAGTTGAAATACCTCAAACACTAGAGGAATTACTTAAAGACTTGGGTGTTTTTACTTACACAGTACAAATTTTAAACTTTGAACGTTTAGAAAAAGTAAGTGCCTATGCTATTCAAAAAGCGCACTTAGAAAAAGAAGATAAAGTTTATATCTTTAACAAAGAGAATTTAGAACTAGCCTATATTCCAAAAGTTGGGGTAGAAGCACTAACTATTCTACTCAGTACCAAGGGTGTCTCCGTTTTGGAAACTCTCCCAGCGAATCCAGTAATTTAAAGGAGAATAAAATGAAATTAGAAGAAATTAAACAATACAAAGTAGGTTCAAAAGTCTTTGAAACAAAAGAGGAAGCAGAAGCTTACCTAAAGGAACAAGAGATAGAAAAGATTCAGCAAACTAATTCTCAAGTTGATTTTCCGTTAACACCGATTGTTTATTATGAAAACCTTGTCTCCATAGATGACCGTGGAAATTTACGAATTAAGGCTCGATGGTTTAGTTTGGAGGATGCTATAGCTGCTATGGAAGATTATGCAGACTTTTTCCGAGAAAAAGGAACTGGTTCTATTAGAAAAGTTACAATCTCTTTATCTGATAATCCGTCTCAAGGTACTGTTTCAGTTTATAGTGAGACAGTTGTAAGAAAGTAGGTAAAAGATTAAATGAATAAACGAATTAAACGAAAACACGCAACAAAAGAAAACAAAAACATGATGGATAGTACCTTGACGTATTTAAAGACATTAGGTTTAAATCCATTTAATGTTGAATATCCAAAAGGTTACTTTGTGTTTGAAAATAAATACTCTCATGAGATGATGCACTTCCAACTCAAAGAAAACCCAGAGTTTTTATTTGGGGTTTGGTATAAAGAAGTTAACTTGAGAAACCCAACTAGAGTAGTGAAACTACCTGTTATTTTCGGTGAACGCCTTTGCATTTTAGATAAGTTCAAACCTTCTAGGGCAGAATGGTCTCCTTTGTATAATAATTATATTGATAAAAATATGGAGTTTGGCACTTCTGATTATTGGTCTACTTTGCGCTTGCTCCCAGACTTTGTAAAAACTCCTTGGAACTATATTCCGTATGAGACAGAAGAAGAGTATAAGCAACTTTTAGAAGATAAAAAGTTGGAAAAACAGTATACTGAGGAAGTTCTAAAAGTCTTGTACACTAAGCTAGAAGATAAGATGAAAGAACTAAACATCCCTCGCGGTATCCTTGTAAAAGACTCTTACTGGTCTCACACAAACTTGTATGTATTCTTTGAAGTAGGTACAGAGAAAGAAGTTATTGAGGGAAAACTCAATGGTTTATATGAGTATATAAATTTTGACATAGACAAAGATGTAGTAAAGGTTGCAGAGTCACTGAACTGTCTTGATTATATCTCTATTTACAGTAAATCGTTTGATTGGCACTCTGACTATTATTGGTTAGCAAGCAAAGAAGAAATTGAAAACTTTAAGTCACTGTCCTTCATGGAACTAAACAAATACTTCAATGTTCTTAATTTAAAAGGCTCTAACTTTGTACGTTTGATTGGAGATTAGTTTATGGAAAAACGCTACGATAGTGAAATCTTTCAGATTTTGCACTATTTCAATAACTATTTAGATACTAAGTCTATGGTAGAGCTTAGAAAAGCAAACGTTTGGGTTAATTTGCTGAGGAAGTCCGTTGATGAGCTTGACATTTTCGTTGAGTTCTATGTAGACACGTTCTACCGCTCGGTTATATGTAGGTTCTTAAATGAACCTAACATTGAACTAACAGGAACACAAGTTTCTCTGATTCAACGTATTCATGCGAAGCGTAGAGTTTCGTCTTATGGTGATTATGTTTTGTTAGTAAACTTGCTTTTTGACTTGTACGAAAGATTTTCTAAAAGATAAATTACATGAGAGAATACCTAGGGGTATCCTCTCTTTTTATTTGACAAAATACCTTAGTTTTGATATAATAGAGAAAATTAGAAAAGAAGGTTGCAATATGGTAGATTACACAGTAAAAAGATATTCAAAAGAGTTAAATTGGGCGATAGATGATGTGTTATTAACGATAGATAATTTCGATAGAAACTACCCTTACTATGATGAGTCTAGGATGACTTCCGCTTTAACAAGACTCGAAACCTTAGTTAATTCTATTGTTGTTTTCCCCGGTTTGGATATTGAATGGTCGGATTATCACATAAACATAGAAAAACTTATTTTATTCGATTCAAGGGTATCCTTAGAAAAAGGTTTAAAAAGTTGGTATATTTTTAAATATAAAAATCAAGAAACTATGTGTAAAACTCAACGTACTTTAAAGTTTAAGTTAGATTTGGTAAAATATGTAGAAGTTTTAAGGTGTGTTGTAAATAGTTTTGTAGAGTGGAATAATGGAGGATGTAAGTGGTGAACACAGTAACAGTAAAACAATCAGACATTCAAGAGCTTTTATTTTACGCTCAACAAAACCAAATTGACTTCTTTATTGCAGGTTATGGGAAGAACCCTTTAATTGCCTTTTTGGAGAAATATGCAAATCACTTCACATTCAAGACTTATACGATTGGTGGTTTAGACTGTAACAAGAAGTCCGACTTTAAATCACCTTATCACAAAGGTTTTTGTACACTTGAAGAGTTTCAAGAAGAACGTCAACGTTCTAGTTCTCCTACCTACGGTTTAACTGAGATTATAGATTTTGAAGATTACTCTTACTTAACAAGAGATGAAGTGGGTACTTTCCTTATTGAGTTCTGTGACTTCGGTATCCAAAACTCCAACGAGTTTGCTGAGGTTTCAGTTGCAGATTTAGAAAGTTTAGTTGGTTTTGCAGAGAATAGTGGTACTCCTAATTACATAAAACATGAAGATGGTAGTTTCGCTTTAAATACTTTGTATGCTTTTGTTTTGGCTTATACACCAAGGGAGTTGCATTTTTGTACAGTAACTTCTAATGACAAGTCAACCGGGTTTGCTACTAAAACTTTTTCTCTTATGTCTTTAGCTAAGTTTAAAGAGATGTGGTACAAACTAGATCGAAAATACGAGTGTGAATGTAAGCATGATTGGGGTCGTAACTGTGATTGCGAAGGTTATGAAGAGGGTTATGATTTAACTTATATTCGCAAGGTTAAATCATTAAAAGATGGTCACACTTTTACCTTTGAAACACCTACGACTACAGAGAAGCACACCCATTGGGTATCCACTCCCTCAGATTTGTCCTAACTCGCTCGTAAACCGTCCTAATTTGCCCCAGTTTCGTCTTAAATTGTGTTGAGGTAGAAATAGACTTTTAAAATTTTAAATGCGATACAGGGTAAATTAGAGGGTTTAAATTTAATTTGATTATTTTGGAGGTTTTATTGTGTTTTTAAATTCTCAAGTTTCCATTGGTGGCTTTTTAAAAGAAACTGATTTATTACACTTTTTAGACTCGGTTGGAGTTGAGGTAATTAAAGGTTCAGTTAAGGAAACTTACTTTGGGGACAATGACCCTTCAAGTCCTTATCCTCCCTTACCTACTCGTATTATTTCAGGTAAATACCTAGTGCGGTATCGAGGTAAAAAGTTTTCCTTAGCTTACTATTTTGCAAAAGATAATAACGATGCACATGTATATTTGTATGGGTTTGCTAATGAGCTAGAACGAGATAGATTTGAGTTGTCTAGAACTTATATAAGTGCTATAACAAATGAAGTTACGGTTGATTTGTTAAGAAAATTGGCTTTACATTTTGATGCTTACCTAGATGAACGTTACAAAGCTAGTGAGGATAGGCATTTTCATAAAGTTTCAACTTCTTAACTTACTTGATTTAAACAAGTTTTGCGCTTGTTTTCTGTTTATGTTAAACTAAACTTGTTGAAACGGAGGGTCTCAACTTGGAAAAACTAGATTTGATTGAGAAGATGCGCCTAATTCTAAGGCACGAAGTTTTGTACTTTTCTTTGGATAAACCTAGGCAAAAAGAAACGCTTGATGCTTTAGATTGGCTTAACTCTGAGGAAAATTGTCAGTTAGTTTTAAAGAACGCAGAGTCTCAACCAAAACGGATTTGGGTTACTCGAAACTTAGCTTTGAAAGAGGAGTATAAAGATGTTTTTAGGCTTACCGATGTTATCTTTCTCTAAGATTTTAGAGAACTTAGAGTCTTTGAATACAGACTTACAAGCTTTAGGAAAGACGGCTAATATAGTTATAGTAGGTGGTTCTGCGGTATCCTTACTTTCCGGAGGTCTGCGACAGACTTCGGATATTGATTATTTAGGAGAACTTCCTTTATCTGAGATGGAACTTAGAAAATATCAACTTTCAAATGATGTAGAGAGGGTTTTCGTAGTACCTGATATTTCTGAGGTTTCTTTTGATAAAGAATTAACTTATTCAAACTTAACTGTGTACGTTCTCTCTTGGGAAGACCTAGCTATTATGAAGTTCTACACAACTAGAGAAAAAGACCTCCAAGATTTGAGATATTTTATTCTACCTCAAATCTACGATTTCAGTAGGTTAAAGTCTCGCTTGAATTATTATAGAGCTGATTATACTTTTAACATTGATGATCCAGATTTGAACTTGAATAACTATGAACAACTCATACTTGGGTTGAAACAATCACATCATATTTTAGTTGTAGACTCAACTCAGACCTTAGAACAAGTTCTCAAAGCAAATAGGCTCTATAGTAAATTTGTTAGATTTGCTGAAAACTATGTTATACCTCTCAATTTAGAGGTTTGGCTCCCCAATTCGGTATCTTTCTGTATGTCTGACTACGGTTTTGCTGAGTTCTTCCAAGCAGCAACTTCTTATCAACTTCGCATTTAACTTAACCTAGAAAGTCATTTTTCCTTGACTTTCTTTTTATTTTTTGATAAAATTAAACTATAAAAATAAACAGAAAGAAGTTGGGTAGTAAATGACACGACCTTCCAAAAAGAAAAGTAATCGAAAATCCCCTTTGGTTTCAAGAAAATGGCGCAGAGAGTTGGATCAACGATTTGCAAATATACCTAGAAATGTAGAACAAGAGAAAGTGGAAGTAGACCACTTAGATGCTTACTTCACAGACTTTAGAGATATGCCTTTTACGACTGTGCTCTCAGCTTTTGGGTATCATACTACCTTTGATGGTTATCATTTTAGACCTGAAGCAGAGGTTTCCCTCTTACATACGGAGAAAGATTTCTATTTGAAAATTCAAGGTTTTCTTGATACTTTTGAGTTTACAGACTCAGATAAAGCTGAGTTGTGGTTATTGAGAAGAGCAGAAACGGCACATTTCATGAAAGCTTGGTTAGTTGAAAATTATTTGCTTTCTTTGGTTGTGATGATTCGTACTGCTAAATTTCGCAGAGGATAAGATATGTTATATTTAGTCGGTGATTCTAACACTGCTAAGAGTTTTGTTTTAATCGATGCTAAGTCTCAGCATTATTACAAATCCAATCTGCAAACCACTTGGAAGTCCTTAGATGCTTGGTTATATCCTATGACAGTTGAAAACTTAAACAAGATTTATAGTTTAAAAAAGCAAGTTGAGGTTGGGTTAGAGGTTCTATTCCTACCGATAGAACCTTATATAACAGGACAAGCTAAGTATTTGGGCTTGGAAAAGTTCAGGAAACACTATGTGTACAGACCTTGGGAGGGTGTTCCTAGTTTTATTTTCTTAGATAAGTTCATAGACCTTTGGGTATCTCAAGGTGGTTGCAACCACGAAGAATTGCAGAACTTTTTAAAGCAGTCTTATGTGAAGTTAGACTCGAACTCTTTTGACCCTTACAAGTATGAAAATTGTAAGGTGAGTAAACCAACACATTCTAATGTTCCTACTAAGTCTGATGTGATGGAAGACTTCCAAAGAACTTGTCAATTAAAACTATTAAGGAACGGTCTCAAAAACTTAGTTTCAAAAAGAACCACACAAGTCGAACTGGAGATACAAAAGCTCTCTGAAAAAGAAGATAAGATAAGGAAACTTGAAAAAGAGGTAGAGACAAGAAAATTACGGTATCAACGAAAGTCTGAGTGTGGTTTACGTTCGATCATTGAACAAAAGTTAAGTCAATTAAGAACTTATACTGTTCGCAAAAACAGAGATATAGAAACTGCAGTATTCACTAATATCAAAGGTGAAGTAGTGTCTGTAAAAGACTTCTTACTAAGTGAGTTTGGGTCTAGTTACTTAAATGTACCATTTACAACTCATGAGATTTTAGTTGGTGAAAGAGTGGTTGGCGGTCTTCTAACATTAAATTTAACTGAGTTATCACGTACAAAGATTACAGATTTTGTTTACTATTACCATAATATGTACCTCTATACTTTCAAGTATGAAAGATTTTCTTTCAAGGATTTAAAGGACTCTGAGTTCAAACGTTTACAGACTCTGTTTGATTTTAGATGTGAGTTTGATCACTTTAAAGATAGCGGTTTATTCTTCAAGTTAGGTTTAGTAAATAATTATAACCCTTTTGCAAAGTGGGATGATACGGCAGAACGTTATGAAAATCCAGTATTTACTATATGTAAACTTAGCAGAGAACTGACAAAAACGGATATTTACTTTTCCGTATCTTATTGGTTTGAAAGACACACTGATACTGTGACTTCTGTTAAATACAAAGAACGCCAGTGGTTGAACAGAGAAGTGATTGAGTCTGAAATTCCTAAGAACAACACTAATATTGTCTATGTATGTTATTTACCAGATAGCCAAGTTATAAAGGTTGGTAGAACTGAGAATTGGGTATCCCGACGAGGGGTTTACACTCGTTCAAGTGGTTCAAATCCTAAAACTAATGGTAGAATGAGACTTTGTTACTTTTGGGAGACTATTAAAACAGGAGATTCTGTGATTGATAAATACATTATGTTTTGTGCAGAAGACCACTTAAAGCGTTTAGCAAACCAACACATGACTTTAGTTGAAGGTAAGGAATATTTTGAGGGTTGCGATATAAATGAGTACGTATCTTTGGTCAAAGATTACTTCTCTAAGATTGACTTAGAAACCCTCTTACGCATTAGAAGTTTGAGTAAATTAAAACAGTTTGCACAAAATGAGCAGTATAATACAGAACTCTTAATTGTGAAACTTAGACAATTAGCGAATTTATAAATAGAAAGTTGAGAAAACATGGCAAACAAACTAAGAGAAATGGGTTCCTTGTCCGCAGGGAAGCGTGAAGAAAACATTTATAAGGTTTTTGCTTACTTACATACAAGAGAGCAGTTTCACCCAGTGAATTTGAGAAGTAAGGTTCAGGTTTCGGATAGAACTATTTTGTCTTATTTGAATCAGATTCAAGAAGCGCAACTTTTAACTGAACCTTATCGAGAACGCTTGTTGGAACTAAAAGCAACTGAGCAGTTTCGACAAGGTTCTAAAACTGATAAAGAGCTTTCCATTTTGGATCAGTTGGAAAATAAGTGGCTGTCACTTGCTGAAAGCACCAAGGGTATCAAGGAAGAACGCAAGCGCCAACTAGAGCAGTTTATCTTTACACGTGAAGGTGAATTGGAAACGTTGTGGCAGCGACTAGAGTTTTCTATCTTGTTCTTTGAAATGATGAAAGGGTAAGAAAATGACAGATAATAAGATGATTAGTAGTGGAAATAGAGTAGATAGTGTGTTGATTGAAGAAAAACCTAAAGATTTCCAATCTTTGTGGTTGCGATTTAAGGGTAGTCCAAATCGCATAACTTGGGGTAGTTTGGGTATTTACGGAGTGAGTGTTATCTTGGCTTTACCTTATGTGTTTTTCGCTAAACATGCAGGGTTATTTGCACTTGGTTCTTGTCTAGTAGCTTTAACCACTTTGTGTTTAGGTTTTATGTCGGCGGGAAAACACCCCTTGGAACCTAAATCGAAACTTAGATCTTTCGTAACCTTTCTACTAATGGTTACAACACTTGGTTTAGGTTTTCGCATGATGAACTGGGACAGACATGTTCTTGTAGATTACCATGAAAGAACAGAAGACTTTCCTTACCCTCTTTTGACAAATGAAATAGCGAGTCCACTTATAGGTTGGACTGATTCGTTTACTATTTTAGTGAAACATGAGGATTTAAAATTCAAAGGTCCCGACTTTACAACCCTAGCTACTGAGGTTCGTAGTAAAGAGAAAGAGTATCGTGCAGGTACGCTTCAAGACTTCAAACCGTTTACGATTTACTATGGTTCAGATGCTCAAGGTAAAACTGGTGACATTAGAGGTAAGAGAACTGTCTATGGCTGGTTCGGTTCAACTTCTACTGATTTTGTGATTGAGTTAGAAAAATAGAAAGGAGATTGATTTGACACAAGAAACAGAATACTACAAAGCAATAAACTGGAACGCCATAGAAGATGTGGTCGATAAGGCAACTTGGGAAAAACTAACTGAACAATTTTGGTTAGACACTCGTATTCCTTTATCTAATGACTTAGATGATTGGCGCAGATTATCTGAGAAAGAAAGAGATTTAGTAGGTAAAGTATTTGGTGGGCTAACCTTGCTAGATACGTTGCAGTCCGTTGATGGGGTATCCGCGATTAAACCGGATGTTCGTACACAGCATGAAGAAGCAGTGTTGAACAATATTGAGTTTATGGAGTGTTATACGAAAGACCATAAACTTCTAACGATTGATAGAGGTTGGGTTCCTGTAAATCAGATTAAAGAAGGAGACATTGTTTTAGCTTATAATAAAGAGACTGAGACAACTCGATTTGAGAGAGTAAGTCAAACTTCTAGTCATTTTGCGGAGTCTATTTACCATATTCATGCGAAGAATTTTGATTTGAGAGTTTCAGGTGGTCACCGTATGTTATTTGAGAAAGCCCAGAACTCTCGTTACCGTAAAGATTCGTGGGATACTTATACTTCTCATGTATTAGAAGCGCGAGATTTTGCAGATTTACCTAAAAACCCCTCTAGACGTTTGGTGTTAGCTCGTTCCTTTGAATCTGAAAAGAAGATTCCTTTAAGCTTACAGGAACAATTCTATATTCTATTAAGAGAGCGTTCCCACATTAACCCTACAGATCAGATTAGAATCAATCGCTATATAGAGAATAAAGGTAAGGTTCGAGCAAACACTTGTACAGTTATATTTACTTTTCAGTCAGAAGATAAGATTCAAAATTTGTATAATTTGTGTGAGGCTTTAGGTTATTCAGTTAAATTAAGTTCCTTAGAGGTGAGGTCTGAGACTTATAAAAGATTTCTGGTATCAATTCCTTTGGAGGATTATATAAAGAACCACTATGACATTTTAACTTACCAAGACTTCTTTTCTTTAGATGACTTTGATAGTAATAAAGCAGATTCTTTTATTCAATATTTAACTTATTGGTGTACTCGACAAGAAGTTGGAGTTGATGGTACTTTGAGGAGAGTTCTCTACTATACACGAAGTTATGAAGATTGGAATTTTGTACAAGCACTTGCAACTTTAGCAGGTCATGCTTTCAGAAAAATGATTACAGATTCCACATCTAAGTTATCGAAAGCTAAAATGTACACAGTTGGAATCTGTATGACTGAGAAACAGAACTATCTGCAGTTGACAAGAGTAAAAACAGATATACTTGAAGGAGAGCAAGTTTACGGTATCGAGGTTCCGTCTAGTTTCTTGGTGGTCTTAGCGGGAGATAAACCTGTAATTTCAGGCAACTGTGTCCACGCTAAATCTTACTCCTCAATCTTCTCCACTTTGAACACAAAATCAGAAATTGAAGAAATATTTGAGTGGACTGCAAACAACCCTTATTTGCAGAAGAAAGCTGAAATTATCAAGCGTATTTATGATACAGGAACACCTTTACAGAAGAAAGTCGCAAGTGTGTTTTTAGAGTCTTTCCTTTTCTATTCCGGTTTCTTCACCCCTTTGTGGTACTTGGGGAACAATAAACTACCTAATGTAGCTGAGATTATTAAACTCATTATTAGAGATGAGTGTATGACTAAAGACCAAGAGGTACTGACACCTAAAGGTTGGGTATCTGTTGCGGATATTCGCCTTCAGGACTTGGTATTACAGTTTGATAAAGAAACTCGCAGAACAAATTTCGCACCTGTTTCCACGATTTCAACTGACTTTGCACCAAAGTTATACAATTTCAAATCTCAGCTTGGTTATGTTGATTTGACGTGTAGTCCTAAACATAGAATTATTCGTAAAGCTATTACAAGTGATGGTTTAGTAACTAGAACTGCGGAGACGAATTTTGGTCAAACCTCTTCTTGGTTACATTCGACTCCTTTGCTTACAGATAATAAGGGAGCAACTTCATTAACAGATTGGGAAAAGTTTTATCTTCTTATGTCTCGTTACGGTACACTAACTCAACAAGCTCAACAAATTGATTTAGTTGTAAGTAGTGGTAAGGTGGATAAGATTGAACGATTTAAAACTCTATTTGACCGTTTAGGTTTGGACTATGTAGCTTATAATTACAAATACGGAAACGGCAATATGATTCGTATTTCTGATGTTCCTAATCAGGGTATCGACCTAAACAAGCTCAAATTGCTACCTAAAAGAAATTTAAACGAAGTTACTTTAGAGTGGTGCCAAGATTATCTGAATACTTTATTTGAGTGGGTTGGTTCTAACGAGTGTGAAACTTCTCTCAACTACTATTCGACACATAAGAAGTATATTGATTATGTTCAAAGCTTGTGTACATTGGTAGGGTACAAAACAAGAATTTCCGTTGTCAAAGATAGCGACCCTTATACAGTTGATGGTGTTAAGAACTATTGTCTTCACGTTATTAAAAACTGTTCACTCACTGCAGGAACATCAGTTGTTCGTACTGAGGTTAAAGGTGCGCAAGTCTACGGTATCCAAGTTCCGTCAGGATATTTGGTAACACGTGGAAAAGGAGGTTCTGTAGTTATAACAGGTAATAGCGTTCACGGTACTTACATAGGTTATAAGTTCCAATTAGCTTTTAATGAGTTGTCTGAGGAAGAACAAGAGGAGCTAAAAGCTTGGACGTATGATTTACTTTACGAACTTTACGAAAATGAGGAGAAGTACACCGAAGAGTTATATGATGAAATTGGTTGGACGGAAGAAGTCAAGACCTTCCTTCGCTACAATGCCAATAAAGCACTCATGAATTTAGGTCTCGACCCTTTGTTCCCAGAGAGTGCAGAAGATGTCAATCCAATTATCATGAATGGTATTTCGACAGGAACTTCTAACCATGATTTCTTCTCACAAGTTGGGAATGGGTATTTGTTAGGGCAGGTTGAAGCCATGCAAGATAGTGATTACACTGTTGGACTATAGTTTTTGTTAAATATAAAGTGTAGAAAAGCATACCAATTTAAGGTTGTGCTTTTCTTTTTCTTTGTGATATAATAATTTTATGATTTCAAAGAAAGTATTGAGGGTTTTGTTTAGTGTTTAGTTTAAAAACAGTTGGAAAGTATAGAAAATATAAAAGTTTTGGTTTAGTAGGTTGCATGGGTTTAGCTTTAGTTACAGGTGGGTGTATTCTTGTAAGTCCTACAACTTCGGTTTATGCTGATGTCATTCAAGGCGGTAGTGATATTCACGATGTGGACGTTCATAGTAAATCTGCAGAAGGTGTTGCTATGACTTATACCACTTATGATAGTGGAACAAGTGGAAAACAAACGGCTTCTGGTAGTGGGGTATTTGTTGCACCAAATGTGATGGTGACAGTGGCGCATAACTACTATGATAAAAACCAAGAGGATAAGTCTGCGGTCTTACGTGGTGGAGAGTCTGCTCGTAGTTATGTTGTGATGAACTCAGAAACAGAGAAGAGTAACAAAGTACCCACTTCAGGGGTATCAGAAACTCTTGAAAAAGACTCTATTCACTTATATAACGGCAAAGACTTTGGTAAAGACTACAGCAATGATTTAGCGGCAGTAGTCACTAAAAAACCTATAGAAGCTATGACAGGTGGTGAAGATTCTCCAAGAGAATTGAGCACTAAAGAGGTTTCTACTGGTGATAAAATCACTATGGTCGGATATCCCAATGATTTTTCTACTCCAAATTTAAGTAAAGAAAATAAAGCTCGCTTGAAAGACGGTAAGGCTTATTCAGTCTCAACAACTGTGAGCAGTATCAATAAAGAGAGTGGTGCAGTCACTTATCATTCCTCAGCTTTAGGAGGTTTTTCAGGTGCTCCTTTGTTTAATGATAAGGGAGAGGTCGTCGGTATCCATCAGCACGGAACAAATACTTCAAACGCTCCTGAGAGTGAGCGTATTGGCGGTGGTTTAATTTTCACTGAGAAACAAAAGGTTTGGATTCGTTCTTTGATTGATAAATATGCGATTACAGGTTGGTTTGTTGATGGTAATAAGCGTTATTACTATAATGAAAGTCATAGATCTTTACGTGACGTAGAAAGAGAGATTGACGGGGTTTTATATCATTTTGACGCTAAAGGTGTTGGGACAGTAGTTAAAGGTTCTGAAAAAGGTCGTGTTATTCTTAGAATTGAGGATAACAAAGGAAATCGTGTGATTTCCGATAAACTGGTGCAGACAGGTGAAGTGGGGAGTTTATTAGATTTTCATTTAAGGCAAACATCGGAGTTCAAAGATTTGTTAGCGAAGTCTCCAACTAGCAAGGTGGTATCTTATGGTGGTGTTTCAATTAACAAACCTATTACTGATTTAAGTTGGTCTGATGAGTATGTAAGTAAGTTGGCTTTGGATAATACAGTTATTAAATTGGTGGTTGATCAAGTAACAGAGTCCTCACTTGGAAAGTCTAGTACAACAGAACCCTCCGTGTCAAAACCACCACAAGACTTCAATCGTACAGAAGTAGGCTCTGTGAGTACAGGTGATTCTAGTAAACATCCAAAACCTAGTGAAGTGGTTAGACATGCACCTAATGGTGTCGAAAACTTTGGTGCTAGTGCTTATATTCAGACACCTGATGGTACAGGTTCAGGTACGTTAATTGCATCTGATTTATTGTTAACCGTAGCACATAACTTCTTAACAGTTAAAGGTTCTGATGTGGTTACGAAGTCAGGGAAGGAGAATACAGTATATAGAGCAACTTTCCCTAATGGTAAGTCCATTACTTTTTTGGATGAGGATATTTCGTATTGGAATAAAAAGGATTCCGTCTTTGGGTTTAAACACGATTTAGCACTGGTTCGACTGAAAGAGAAGGTTGAGGGTATTCGCTCTGCGGAGTTAGTTTCAAGTTCTACTGTTCCAAAAGAGGGTGATTTAGTCTCTGTTTATGGGTATCCCGATGGTAAATTAAACCCTGTATTGGACAGTAAGGTTGTAGGTAATTCGGATTTTGGTTCAGGGATTCATGCGATTAGTTATAGTGGTACTAAACCCGGAGCGTCTGGTGGTGGGCTTTATGATGATAAAGGTACATTGATTGGAGTTCATCAAAATGGTGTAGAGGGTAGCCGAAGTGGTGGCTTAGTTTTATCAAAAGAGCAGTTAAACTGGGTTCGTTCTTATGTTAATGGTCAACCAAAAGCACCTGTTTATGTAGAAGATGCGGTATCTGTTGATGAAAAAGACAAGCCAAAAGAGGATAAGAAAGCCGAAGTTGTAGTGCCTAAAGAAACTCCTAAGACTGAGGAAACTCCTAAGACTGAGGAAACGTATAAGACTGAGGAAAAAGATAAAGAGGAGCCTAAACCTTCTTTAAACATACCAGAAGAGCCTAAAATTGAGGTTGTAACTAAGTATAGAGGTGACAATACCCTTGATGTCGGAAAAGAGCGTACAGAGGAAATTACGACTATTTCTGAGGGTATTAAAAAAGTAACTCGTACAGTAGTCAAAGGTACACTTCCTAAATTAGTAGTTGAAACTATAGCTCCAAGTGTAGTTTATAAAGGTGATGAAACAAAACCTGTCGGTTTTAAAGAAGAAATTAAAGGTACAGAGGGGTATTTAAAACGTAAGACTAATTATAGTGTAGATGAAAACACAGGTTTTATTTCTGAGTTAGTTACTGAAGAAAAAGTTGATGTAAAAGATACAGTAATTAGAGTCGGTTTAAAGTCTAAGATTTCAGAAACAAGGATTGCGATAACTGAGCGTTTAGTACCTTCAATAGAGTTAGCAGAAGGTAAAATAGAGGTTGTAAGTGAGGGTTCTGAGGGGTTGGAAACCATAACTTTAACTTACAAGTTAACAGACAATGGTGTTGTTGTAGTAGACTCTCGTAAAGTTGAGAAGGTTGCTATGAAGGAGAGAGTTGTAAGGATTGGTATAAAAGAAGAGGTTCTTTCTTCTAGTCCTAAACTAGAACCTTTTGTACCAAAAGATATTCCTAGTAGTTCTGCTTTGGATAAGTTTATAGGAAAGGTTTCTAATTCTGAACCTTTAGTGAAAACAGATTTATCTGTGATTAATACAACTTCACAACAAAATACACCAGCGGTATCTACTACAACAAACGTTTTAGAAACTAAAGTTTCTAATTTAGAAAACTCTACTGCAAGTGAGAGTAAGGTTGATGCTACATTACCACAAACTAATGAAGTGCGAAGTTCTACTTTAGTAGGTTTAGGTTTAGCTTTGCTTTCAGCAGGCTCAATTAGTTTAGGTTTTCGAAAAACAGACCAAGGTTAAGTCGTTAGTGGGTAGTTTTTACTTGCATTTTTAGAAATTTTTTGCTATACTAAGTTTATTAAATTGATTGAGGTAAAAAAAATAAATGGCGAATGATACAAAAAATGGCTTTTATTGGTCGTCTACCTGTTGTTGAGGTTCTAAATGCTTTAAATTCTTTAGGTATTGTTGTGTTAAGCTCGGATGTGGTGTTAAAAGAACCTACTGCACAACCTAAAACTACAATGGTAAATGGGACTTCGTATCCTATTCTTTATCGTAAAGGTGAAAACATTAGAGAAAACGGATTTATTCACTTAGAGTTTGGGGATAATATTCGCAGTCTTTTTTATCACTATGACTCACGTTTTGTTTTAAATCCAGAAGAAATTGAACGTAATTTAGACCGTGGTTTACCTGAGTTTAATCAACCGATCACAACATTGTCTTTGGGTATGGACTCAGACGCAGTTACTTTGCTTACACAACTAGCTCGTTACTTTGATGGTTATATTGACGAAGATGATTGCGATGCGCATTACTATCATAAAGTTTTGTAAAACTGAGGTTTTCCCTTGACAAAACTTTCAAGTTGTGCTATAATTTAAACATACTTGGCATAAGGGTGTTCCTCTACCGAAATTTAAAGCAGATGAATTTACATCTCGCCAAAAGATTGATTGCATAAGACCGTTCCTTTTCTTAGGAGATATTTAATAATCGTAGTTTGTAGAACTCGTTAATATGAGTCTCCGCTGCTACGATTGGTTACTTACGGTTCGCACGTTGTTAGCTCTAAATCAGTTGGTTTAGAGCTTTCAGTTTGAATTGAAAAAAATAGAAAGTAGAAGGTAGACTATGAACTACGCACAAATTGAAACTTTAGCAAAATATTTAAAAGTTGTAGAAAGCACAAAAGAGGTTGGAGACCTTAAAAACACTCAGTTGTGTTTAACTTACGGTATCCTCGTTGACCCTTTTGAACCAATTTCAAAAGAGACTGCAGATGCTTTGATTAAACTCTATGGAGTTGACCTTAGAAACGCCAATGCTACTTTTTATGAGACTTTTGAAGTTCGTAAAGGTTTGACTTGGGGCGAAGTGGTTTACGACCGTTTGTGTCATTACGCTATGACTTATGGTGGTTTGAAAGAATTTTTCGGTACGGACTTTATTCCAAATTCTGAGGAAAAAGAATTTCAAATTGCTTTAAACACACATTTAACGACTATTCAGATTAAGTCATATATGGAAGTTCGAGAAGATTTAGGAGTCTTTCTAAATCAACCTTTGGCTTTACCTACAAGCGACATTTCAATCTTGGCAGACTTGGTTGAACACTATGGTGTAGACATTACTGAGAAAGCTAACAAAGAGCTTCAGATTGAGTTTGGGTATCGTTATAAGTGCGCACCTAAAAGTTCTGAGTTGCTAGTTCGTCTGTTGGTTCGTATCCTTTTAGGAACAACTGACTACTACAAAAACACTATGACTTTCAACCACTTGCGCTATGAAGTTCAATACTTGTCAAAAGACAAGAAAGACTTGATTGTTTCCTTGGTTAAAGACTTTGTTTCAAAACAAGGTCTACAACCTTTGGCAGACCATTTCCGTCCAAACAAGCAGTTATGGTTGACCTTGCGCAAACTAGGTTTGCAAAAAGAAGTTAACGCTATGAAGCGCTTGTCTGAAGTTTCTCGCAAAGACCACACCTTTAAAACTCTTTTGAAAGAGTTCCCTAAAGACTTGAGCGGTATCACAAACTACCAGCTTATTTGCTACTACAACTATTTGAGTGAGTTGCGTAATTTGGTTGAAGGTGATTACCAAGTTTACCGTATTCGTAATGGTAAAACTTTTGTGAAAGCTCTTAAACAAACTCCAATTAGTGGTTTGGAGTACACTTTGGTTGATTTGTACTTGGAGCGTATTGCAGAAGAGTTCAAGTCTCGCTTTGCAGACAAAGAGTTGAAGTTTTATCAATCAGATATCAATGTTTCGATTGCACTTCCAACAACTGCTAAATCTTTCATTGGTTCATACCCTATGTACACTCGCATTGAGGTTCCAGACAACTACCAAATCGGTATCTACTGGAACCAAGATGGTGACTTGGATTTACACGCTCAAAGCGTAGATGGTCGTCACGTTGGTTTCTATTCTGAGAATATCAGTGGTGTCACTTACACAGGAGATATGACTTGTCTCAACCGTCAAGGTTTGGCAGCAGAAGGGTTACTTATTGAAGGTGTGCAAGGTTTGACTTTTAGTATGAATCCATATAACCAATTCGATTCAGATGCTTGTAAGATTTACATTTCTAAATCTTTGGATAAGAAAGCAACTTCTGTAGTGGAAGATGGGTCTCTTCTGTTCCAAGCAAGTATTCCAACAGATAAAGCAATGGTTTTTGCAACGAATGTAGAAGGTGCAGTAGTGCTTACAAACTTGTCTGTAGGTGGTCGAGTGCCAAATGAACAAGCAAGTGAGAAATTAACTCTCGCAGTAGAGCGTAAGTCACAAACTGCTTTGAATTTGAAAGACTTCGCAGAATTTGTTGGTGCTGAATTTGTAGACTCCGCAGAAGAAGCAACACATGATTTCTCACAACAAGCGGTATCCGTAGCTACTTTCACGGATTTATTGGGTTAGTTTGATTTATTTTTGATGAGGTGAAAATATGAGTATTGTAAACGAACTTTTCGCAGACAGTCAACCACGCTTAGAAAACTTCCAAAATACTTATTTTGAAGAATTTTTTAAACGTTCATCTGTATTGCAATGTTTAAAACAACTGCGTAGAACAGTTGCAGTTTCTAAGAATAGTGAACCTGTTGTTTTTCGTGATTCTTTTGTTGATTCTTTGGGAAGAGTGCAACATATTTTAGTGACATTTTATGTAAATAGTAATAGTACCTACACTCTTGCTATTGATTTGATTTCAGAAGATTACTATGACTATGGTAAATACGAACGAAGTGGCACTAGAGAAGACGGTTTCTACTTTACTTTTAGTGAAGTGACTAAGAACTTGCAAGTGCAGTTTGTAAACCGCGCTAATTGGTTTGATAGAAAAGAAGTTCTTCGTTGCTTGGGAGAGTTGTTTAGCTAATAGTAAGGGTATCCAACTTCGGTTGGGTACTTTTGTATTATAAAACCTCAGAAAAATTCTGAGGTTTATTTTTATTTTAGGTAAGTTTTAATTTCTTTAGCAATAGCTTTAGCTAATTTTGGAGGAACGGCATTTCCGACTTGTTTGTACATGGAAGTTAGACTTCCGTAGAAGATAAAGTTGTCAGGAAATGATTGTAAGATTGCACATTCTCTAACAGAAAGTCTTCGTTGCTTATTCGCATGAATTTCAGGTGTACTTGCAGTGATGGTGTCGCTAGGTCTGTCCCAGTTTGTTATTCTGAGAGATTGTTCAAAAGTTATTTCTTTTTCGATTAACTCTGTCATTTGTTGATCATAGGTGCTGTCGAAGTTAAGTAGTTCTTTTAGTTTCCACCAGTCGGAAACACTAGGTAAACTACCGTATTTATCTTTTCTGAACCAGTGACCTGCAGTGTGTCGGTGTCCCAAAATTTCGTCAATTTTCTTAATACTAAGATTTAGTGATTTTCGATAAGAATTTAGATAATCTACAATTTCCTCTTGCGTAGGTGGGTTCTTTCTAGTGAAGAAGGAATCTGCTACGTTTGTACTTGCTACATGGTTGTAAATTGTTCGGTCGTTTACAAATAAGCGTTCCTCTATTTTTCCATTAGTAGGTTCTTCGGTTTGTAGGAAACCGATACTTTCTTCAACTGTAGGTATGGGTTTTAGGTGTGGTTCAAGTTGTGGGTTGATTGTATGTGTAGGTGTTGGGAATGGATTTTCAATTCCAAGTCTGTTTCCGATAATAATAACACGTTCTCGACTTTGGGGAACTCCGAATTATGCAGCATTAAGAACTTGATAATCCACTCGGTATCCCAACTCTTCGAAATCTTTTAAAATCATATTAAGAACTTGTCCTTTTTGCATAGAAAGGAGTCCTTTGACATTTTCTGCAACAAAGAATTTTGGTTGTAGTTCTTTTACAACTCTAAGCAGTTCCAAGTAAAGAAAATTTCGTTTATCTTCCATGGAGCGTTTTGTATTTGCTACACTAAAACCTTGACAGGGAAAACCTCCTAAAACAACATCAACAGGTTTTTTAGGTAGTTGGTCTTTCGAGATTTGAGTAATATCTCCCTGTACTATGTGATTTCCAATATTCTTTTGGTAGGTAGTCACTGCATCTTTTTGAAAGTCGTTCGCCCAAATTACTCGGTATCCGGCTTTTATGAATCCTAAGTCCATACCACCGGCACCAGAAAAGAGAGAAACTACGGTTGGTTTTGTCATTATAATTTACACCTCGTTTAAACTTAATTTTATAACTACTATAGCATAAATGGGTTGATTTTACAAGGTTTTTGAGGTGTTTGACTTCCACTTAGTTTCTACTTGTAATAACTAGGTATTTATGATATACTAAATTTAGTAAAGTTTGAGAGGATTTTGAGTTATGGCAAAATGTTATAAAATTGGTAACTTGTTAAGTTTGTTGAAAGGTCTTGATGAAAAAGGTAGAATTGAATCTGTGGTTCCAACTTCAGTAAAGTCGGTTTCTTTTAACGATATGGAAGGACATACTTATGTGGGGATTTTTAAAGTGTCTTATAAAGGAACTGAACGCTATCGCTTATTTAAAGTTGTTTTTAATTCTTCTGATTTAGATTATGAGTACGATGCTATGGATTATATGCATGAATGTTTGGTAAGTTTTGGGTTTGCTTAAGGGTATAAGATAGATGATAAAATATAAAGATTTAGATAAACCAAACCAAGTGCAAATTAAGTTCCATTATTTATGTTCATTACTTTGTGGTTTAGTACATGGTTCTGCTGATGATTCACCTTTACAAGTTATATACAACTTAAGAATAGTGAAAAATTCTCGTACTTTTGTAGAGTTAGATTATTGTGATCCAGAGTTTCGTGATATAGTCAAAGTGAGACAAGGTAAGATTTATCAACATATTCAGTTAAGACAAACTCCTACAAGTTGGGTGTTAGGTTTCTTTGGCAGCTCTAGTCAATATGAAGATGATTGGATTGAATTTAAGTTAGCAGATATAAATGACACTGATGATTTCTATTCGATTGACTTGAATGAAGAGCTAAGTTTGATTGCGTATGCTAATTTAGAAACTCCTTTATTCTTGGAGTTAGTATCCTTAACAGTTCCATTGGCTACCGATTTGGGTCATTCTCAGAAAAAGATAACTCAAGATTTAAATAGATTAACAGTGATTTATAACAACACAAACAAGTTGTGGGTTTAATTAGAGGGTTTTATGAGTTATAAAGATTTAAAAATTGAAGATAAAATGTTTGTGTCTTTTGCTGCATTTATGGATTTATTAGGTTTATGTTTAAAAGAGACTCACTTATTCTCTAGTCTGAGAGATTTTCAATATGTCTCTACTTTCACCAACGGTGGTTTTGCAGGGGAGCAACATGAGGACTTTTATAACGTAGTTCTTTTCCGTACAAACAGGTATCCTAGTTTAAAAGCTAGTATTTTCTTAGATTCCACAGAATATTTAGATGTTAGTTTTTGGACATTTAAGAGAGGAGTATCAGATGAAGAAACGAATATTTTGCTATCACAAAGCGAGATAGGTTCTTTTGGTGATTGGAATGAAGGTAAGCTTCTTACTTTTCTTAGAGCTTATGAACAAATCGAGTCAGAGTCTTTACTACTTTCCTTTGGGGTAGGAACTGGGTTTAATAGTTTGTTTGTTAAGTTAGTTAAAGCGTTGGAGTTGGATAGAGATACTATAGTCCGTGAAGCTGAAACGATTGCTTATTATCTAGGTCTTTATAATGAAAAAGTTGTGAGAGGTTTAGGTAGTTCTAAAGTTGAATAGATTGAGGTAAAACATGGTAAAATACAGAGAGTTAAACGAAACAGACAAGAAAGTAATTAAGTTTGCTTACTTCACAAAATTGTTAGTTAGGTTGAGTCGCTTAAATGAACAAGACATTCCTTTGCAAAGCTCAAATATGGCTTATGATAGAGGTTCTACTAGGTGGAGCGTAGAAAGTTTAGATGATTATACATTACGTTTAATTTTGCATACTAAAAATTCAAAAATGTCTAAGTATGTTTTAATTAAACTCCAAGAAAATAAACTCTTTGCAGAGTATAAAGCAAATAAACGTGGTCTATCTTTTGAAGACTCTTTTGTTTATAAGATTGCAGACCTTGTATTTGATGACGATGGAAATATTGTCTATGAAAGTGACAACAACTGGCACCTTTTAGCTTATGAGAGTGTTGGAAATATTCTTTTCGAAGATTTAGTTGACCAAGCACTAAAGTTAGCTAAAGACATGAAAATTTCGACTAATGAAATTAACAAAGACCTAGACTTCCAAACACATCTTTACGAGAAATTAGGTTACTTTCAAAAGTAGAAAGTAGGTAAACATGAGCGATTCAAATTGGCTCGGTATCCTCGGTGGTTTTTGGCTTGGTAAAACATTAGCAAATAACAATTCTCTAAGTTCAAATTCACACCATACAAACAATCCAAAAAGGCAGTACGGTAATGAAGTGGGTTACTGCCAACCTTACGTTCCAGAGAGTGAAGAGTCTCGCGCTCGACATTTTGTACATCGCTATGCAACAGACGGTCAAACTATTTTCACAGAAGACCAATACTGCTTGTTTGTCCACAGACTCGGAGTTGTTTGTGTGGTAGGTCAAGATGAAGATGGTTGTAACATTTATGATGTACACCCTTGCAAAAAGTCTCAATTTGGGGAGATTTATACGAATGGTTACTTTTGGGTAGATGATTTAACTCAGCGTTCTCGGAATAAAATTGTCGAAGAAGTAAGCAACAGTTTAGCTCACCAAGGGTATCCTGTCGATAAGTCGAGGTTTCGTTTCCTCTATCAATTTGGTTTGATGGAGAAAGCTTATCCAGAGACTTTTAGATACTTGAGTGCAGAAGAGTCTTATTATTATTGGAAGTCGTTAGGGAATTGAGGTTTACTATGAAATTAAAAGAACTAGATGAACGTACTAAAAACTTGGTTAAATTTGGTTTTTACTTAACTTGTCTCATTAAAGTGATTGAGACTAACTACTTAGAATTGATGATGTTGTTTCCAAACTCTACTACGAAAAAGAACAAATTTGTCTTTTCTTACGATGATGATGGTTACTTTTTAGCTTACTACAAACCGACAGGTAAACTTGGGTATATGGTAAAATTGTATCGAACTACTGCAAAGTCAAACTTTCATACAAAAGATAAGAACTATCGGAACGAAGCTACAATGTTGGTAAATGTAAATTCTAAGATGAAGGAGAGGAAATTTACCTTGCAGTTTGCTGAGGGTGATGGGAACGGAGGTTGGAGACAAGAAGAATTGACTCCTATTCGAAGTCTCCATTGGTTAGGTGAGTTGTACAATGATTTAGTTTGGCTTGGTAGAAATTATGAGTCTGAGAAAGCCTTTTTAGAATTATTGAGTAAGAGTTATTATCCATTAGCAAGTCAACTGGGTTTGTCTCGCTCTGAGTATAATAAGCAGTTGCAACTGTTTGTAGATAACTTACAGTAAAATAAAGATAGAAACTGAAGTCCTTGGCTTTGGCTTCTTTTTCTTATTGCAATTAAACGAAACTAGTGCTATAATAAACTAAACTTTACGAAAAACGTAAGAAAATAAAGCTTTAAACATAGAAAGTATTATAGTTATGAAAAAAGTTAAATTACTCTCGGTATCCGCTTTATCCCTACTTGCTTTAGGTTTTGGAACGCAAGTAGCACACGCAAGCATTCAAACAGACACGATTGATGAAAAGTGGGGTAAACCTACTTTGGTTTATGGTGGTAGCTTAACAGACTCTCAGGTCGAGGAAGTAAATAAATCATTCAACGTGAATGATGTAGCAAATGTGAAGCGCCAAGTAGTTTCTGAAAAAGACTACGGTAAGTATATGAATGAGTCGGATGTTAGTGGTATCTCTTTGATTTCTTCTACCTTGGTAGCCAAACAAGACAAAGGTAAGGGTATTACTGTCAAGATTGTAACTCCAGAGAACATTACACGTGTAACTGAGACTCAATATCGCAATGCAGCTATTACCGCAGGAGCAACAGATTTAGCGATTGAAGTTTCAGCTCCCGTGAAAGTGACTGGGGAGTCTGCTCTAGTTGGTGTATCAAAAGCTCTTGAAGCAAACGGACAAGAAGTAGATGCAAAGCGCACAGAGATTGCAAACCAAGAAATTTCGACAACTGCTCAAATTGCTGAAGCGAATAAGGACTCGAAAGGTTTTGACAGTCAGCTTTTAGATAATGCTTTAATTCAAATCAAAACTGAGTTAGCGAAAGAAAAACAAAACAAAGGTCAAGTTGCTGATGATAAGAAAGTTGAGCAAATTGTAAAGAAAGCTTTGAAGGATAACAAACTTGATGGAATTATCTCAGATGAGCAAGTCTCTCAATTAGTGCAATTCGCCAAAGGGTATCAACAAACTTCTGCCATCGACTCTAAAGAGGTTTTAAATCAATTAGGAGACTTGAAAGACAATATTGCTGAAGGTGTTGGTAAGTTCTTGAAGTCTGCTGAAGAGCATGGGGTTTTTGAGAAGGCTGGGAACTTTGTGAAGTCTTTGTGGGATTCGATTGTAGGTTTCTTCAAATAAGTTAGGAGAATATCTATGACGGTAGTAACTAAAAAGGGTAAATATGCTAAATATAGGTATGAAGCTTTCTCAGCCATGGCATCAATGACTTTTGAGCTTCTTCGTAAGAATGGTGTTTTGAAGGAGATTACTGAAAACCGTGTAAATGCGGATTTGTTGACTTTTGAGTCTGGTAATATTGGTTATGGTTTAGATTGGGTAGATGTTCACTTTAACGGTACTAAAATTGGTTCTTACAGTCTATACTCTACTTCAGAGTCGTATCTCCGTATTTTTGTCGAAGACTATAGAATTTCTAGCATAACTAGTTATTTAGATGAGAAACAAACTCAATTTTTTATTAAGCAACTCAATACAATAACTAACGTAAAAGAAATGGTAAAAGGGCGCTTGTGTAATCAGTACCTAAATGTTAGCCAAAAGGGTGTTTTCTACCATTTAGGGTATAGCGAATCGGAGTCGTATGAATACACTTGGGGTAGTCCGGAACTACCTGAGGATTAGGTTTTTAAATGAAGTTAGGTGATTCTTAATGAACTTTGTTACGTTATTGATTATTGGTTTTATCTTAGGCTTGATTTTAAAAGCAATCAAGAAAAGCCTACGATTTATTTTATCGGTTGTGGTTGTTTTTGTACTTGTTGCTTACTTATTACAACTTTTCCACATCTTATAATACAAAAGGGTCAAGGGTATCTATTCTTGACTTTTTGTTTATTTTGTGGTAATATAAATGTATGAAATTTAGGGGGTGTTGTATGAAATTAAGAGCTACTTTGAAACACTATGATACAGAAGTTGCTAAATTAGTCTTAGATGATAACTCTGTGGTGAGTTCTGAGGTAGTAGATGCTTCCTTAGCTAATAGATTTACATTTTATGATTTAACTGAGAGGGGTTTTACTGGAGAATTTCAATCTCGTAGGATTCCAAGTCATTGGGGTAGAAGACAAATTATTGGTAAAGATAATCCTACTCTCTTAGACGAATTATTGTCACATAGAGCTTGTGACGTTGAAGATGGATTTTGGTTGGAGTTTGAAGAACCTTACAATAAAGGTTTCCAGTCTTACTATGATGTGTTGCGTGCAGGAGGTGCTATGTCATGAGTCTTTCTCCTAAAGGGAACCAACTGAAACGAGTTGGAATATTTAACTTCAGTAGGTTTGTAGTCCTACCTAATTAGTTGCGGTTACTAACTTTAACTACTTCGCAACTCTACTTATCATATTAAATGCGTGCCATCGATTGAAAAAAAAAATGAAAGCAGTCAAATTAAATATCTTGACTGCTTTTTTATTTTGTGTTACAATCGTCAAAGTAGAAACAAGCTCGTTTCTTGTTATTGTTTAGAATGAGGTTTGTTTAGACAGTTGGTTAGTAGGTTTCGCCTACTAAAGAACTTTATGTAGAAGAAAGGATATGATTTTTACATGAGTAGAAGTGCAGAAACAAAAACATACGGAAGTATTCGTAAAGTGAAACATTATGGCGCTTGTGGGGTTATTTTAGGTCTTGCTGCTTTAGGTACTACTATGATTAGTGGTGGTACTGTAAGTGCAGATGAAGTAACAAACGCTACAAATGCAAACCAAGTCCAAAGCGCACCGACTTCTAATTCGTTAGAGAGTCAAGAAAATGCGAAAGCAAAAGAAGGAACGATTGAAGTAACGGTCAATCGTGATAAAGTAGAAAATGCGGTATCCGAAGCAAAAGCTGCAGGCTTGAATGTAGTAGTTGATACACCAGCAGATGGTGGTACTGCTACAAGTTCTTCAGATTTAGAAGAGCGCCAAAAAGAAGTTGAGAAGAGTTACGACAACCTAGCTGATGTTGTGAAAAAAGAAGCTGACCGTTTTAAAGAAGAGGTTGCAACTCGAAATAAAGAGATTAAGATTGTCAAAGAAGAAAACGCAAAAGCTAAAAAAGACTATGAAGACGCTCAAGCGAAATATCAAGCAGACTTAAAGGCTGCTAATGATAAAAATACTCAGATTGATAAAGACAATCAAGCAAAACATACTCAACATTTAGCTCAAGTTGCGGCAGTTCAAGCTGAGAATGACCGTATTAAAAAGGAAAATGATGCTGCTAAGTCTCAATTTGAAAAAGCAGTAGCTGATCAAAACAAGAAAAATGCAGATATCGACAAAGAAAATGCAGCGGCTAAGAAGAAATATGAAGAAGAGCTAGGTAAGTGGACAGAGCGTAAGCATATTGCTGAAGCGGATATGGCTACTTACTTAGAGAAAAAGAAACAGTATGAAAAAGACCTTGCTGCTGCAAAACTTCGTAATGAGCAAATTGATAAAGAAAATGCAACAAACCTTGCAAATTATAACAAGGAAACAGCAGCTCGCAATGAGTACAATGCTCGTATCCGTAAAGAGAATGAAGATGCTCAAAAAGCTTATGAGAAAGCTCTAGTTGAATTGAATGCGCGTAATGGGAATATTGATGCGGATAATAAGAAGAAACAAAATGAGTACAATAATGCTTTAGCTGATTATAAAGTTGCAAAATCTAAATATGATACTGAAAAAGCTGACTATGACCGTAAATTAGCTGAGTACAACAAGCAAACACTCCAAGGTCAAGGTGGTGGAGTTAAAATTGTAGGTGAATTTGATGAGTCTAAACGTGGAAGCATAGATTATTACTCTAAATTAACTGCAGTATTTGACCCTTCAATCAAAGATCTTGAGGTAGTGGATGGTGGTCTTGGTGCAAATAAAGAGACAAGGTTAACTATCGACAAAGGTCTGATAGAAGATGAAACTCATAGAAGTTCTACTGGGTTCACTCACTTACCTGATAGGGTTCGCCGTACCGTATTAACTAACATCACAAAAGGTTCTGCTTTTACATTACATAATGTTGGTAGAACTAAGTCAGGTAAGACTATCTCTGCTAGGCTAACCGTAACTTCTGATGCAGTTCCAGAATTTAAGATTAAAGGTAATGCTTACACCCATTCTAGTTTAGGAATTGGTTGGTATATGGATGGGTCTCAAGGTGAGCGTGCAGTTGTGGGGATGGATCCTTACAACTACCTTAATCCAGATTTTGATATCCAATACTTCGATGAAGACACCGGTAAGCCACTTAATTTAGGTGTTATTACAATTTATTCAGACGTTGACTACAACCAAGCAGTTCGTCATACTTATGGCGATGGAACTGTAGGTGCTGTAGTAAATCCTACCGGTTCACTTGTAAAAGAAGTAACTGTTCGAGGCGAAACATTTTGGGCAGGTAAAAAACTATCAGATGGGGTTCACGGTTCAGATGATGAGTCTGGTTTAAATCGGTGGAAGGAGGGTGAACCTTATTATCTTGATGTTAATAACTATGACGACACACCTGAAGGTACCATTCTAAGTGTAGGTTATGGTTCGAAACAACACTTATCTTACTTAGCAAGTGCTGATAGGTCACTTGTTCCTTACTCTGAGGCAGCCGCGATTGCCTATAGAGAGTATATAAATAAATATAATGAGGCAAATGGTAAACCTGCTGAAGATGACTCTACAATTTTCAGTTCAGGTTATTCTTTCCAACTATGGGGTGGTAAATCAGTAGTTGATAAAATTGTTCCACCAAAACCAGTAGACCCACCTGTGCCTCCAACTTTAACTCAAAAAGAAAAAGATACGATTGCAAAACCAATCCCTAAACCAGAGAAACCACCGGTATCTGTAACAGAGAACACAAAACATGAACCTCTACCTACAGAACCGCCAAAACCGTCTGAGTTTACAGAGAAAGAACCAAACAATTCAACTTACAAAGAGAAAGATAAAACACCTCTAACTCCACCACCTATTGCTCCGTTGAGTCCACTTCCTACGGAGACCCCAGATGTACCTCATGTTCCACTTCCGCCAGCTCCTCCTAAACCTACGGAGAAACCAATTCCAGAGACAGTAAAACCTAGAACAATTAACGTTCGTTACACTACTTTGAGAATGTCTCCGGCAGTTGAGAAGTATGTGAAGAATAATCTCGGAACAAATGTGAACAAATCAAATGTTCCTAAGATGTCTGAAGTTGTTTGGGAATTGGAAACAAAACCACTTTCAAGAAACCGTGAAGTGACTGAAATTTATGAAATTCGTGATGATTTACCACAAGGATATCATTTAAATCTTGCGAAAACACAGGCTCAAAATAGTGATTACACAATTACTTATGATGAGTCTGCACACCGTTTAATGGGTGTATTGAAAGAAAGTGGTATCACTAAAGCGAATGCAGACCTTTCAACTGCGTACAAAGTTCCATTACTGAAGGTTTATGGTGAAGTTACAAACGATAACGCGGTTTATAAGAACAACTTCCACTTGAACTTAAATAATAAGTACGAAGCATACTCTAATATTGTAGAGGTTACAACACCAGGTGGAACAAAACCTGTGAAAGTAAACTACAATAAAGATGGTGTGAAGATTGACGGTAAACAAGTTCTTGCTGGTTCAGTAAACTACTACCATGTAACTATGGACTACAGTAAATACAAAGGTATTAAGAGTGGCTCAGATGCTATTCAAAAAGGATTTGGTGTAGTTGAAGATTACCCAGAAGAAGCTCTTGATATTGAGCGTGGGGAAATTCGTGCATTTGACTCTAACGGTGCAGAAGTTAAAGGTATTACAGAATATCATTTCAACTCTGTAGAAGAAGTGAAAGATGCTCGTATTAAAGCAATTCTTGAAACTAGCGGCATCAAACCTAAAGGTGCTTTCCAAGTATTCATGGCTGACAACCCACAAGAGTTCTTTGACAAATATGTGTCTAAAGGTATTTCTGTAACGATTGTTGACCCAATGCGTGTGAAACTGTCACTTGACCGTAAAGGTGATTCTTACCAAAACACTGCTTACCAAGTAGACTTCGGTAACGGCTACCAAGCAGACATTGTAGAAAATCGTGTACCTAAAACTGACCCACATAAGAAAAACTTGAATGCTAAAGGTGTGAACATCAATGGTAAACAAGTTCTTGCAGAGTCTACAAACTACTACACACTTACTGCTGATTATTCTGATTACAAGGGGATTGAAGCTGAAAAAGAACGTGTAGCGAAAGGTTTCTACTATGTGGATGATTTCCCAGAAGAAGCAGTAGATATTGAACCTAAAGGGATTAAGGTTGTTGATTCTAAAGGTCAAGAAGTTAAAGGTTATAACTCTAAGATTTACAAGTCTGTAGCAGATGCTCCTAAAGAGGTACAAGAAGCTCTCAAACTTCAAGGATATCAACCAAAAGGTGCTATTCAAGTTATTGAATTTGAAAATCGTACAGAATTTTACAACAAGTACGTTCGAGCAGGGGAAGTGTTGACAATTACTGTACCTATGACAGTTAAAGCTCACTTGAACCAAACAGGTGCGAAGTATGAAAATACTGCGTATCAATTAGATTTTGGTTCTGCTAAAGTGACTGAAACTGTAGTTAACAGTGTACCAGCTCCTAAACCTAACAAAGCGAACTTCAACAAAGCTCACGTTGATATTAACGGTAAGCAAGTTCTTGCAGGGTCTACAAACCACTATGAATTGACTATCCGCTATGACCAATACAAAGGTATTGAAGCTGACGATGATAAGATTCAAAACGGTTTCTTCATTGCAGATGCCTTCCCAGAAGAAGCGGTATCAGTCAATGAAAAAGACGTGAAAGTTCTTGATTCTAAAGGTAAAGAAGTAGAAGGTTTGAAACAAACTATCTACAAATCTCTAGCAGATGCTCCTGAAAAGGTTCAAAAAGCCTTTGCTAAGAGAAATCTTAAACCTAAAGGTGCAATTCAAGTTTTTGAAGCGGTTGATCCAGTAGCTTACTACAACAAGTATGTAAGAACAGGTGAAACTCTAACTGTTAAGAATCCGATGACTGTCTTTGCTCATTTGAACAAGACAGGAGCTAAGTACCAAAACACTGCTTACCAACTTGACTTTGGTTTGATTGCTGAGACTGAGACAGTAGTAAACAACGTACCTAAGACAAACCCTCACAAACGCAACTTGAATAAGGTTGGTGTGAACATTAACGGTCGCCCAGTAGTAGCTGGAACAGTTAACTACTACACTTTAACTGCTGACTATAGTTCATACAAGGGTATCGAGGCAGATGCCGACAGAATTGCAAATGGTTTCCACATTGTTGATGACTTCCCAGAAGAAGCGGTATCAGTCAATGAAAAAGAGATTGTTGTAAAAGGTTCTAAAGGTAATGTCGTTACTGGTTTGAAATCTACAGTTTATAAGACACTCACAGACGCTCCTAAAGGAGTTCAAGAGTCACTTAAATCTGCTGGTTACACACCTAAAGGTTCAATTCAAGTATTAACTGCTGAAAACCCAACTGAGTTCTACAACAAGTATGTTCGCACAGGTGAAGTTCTTACAATTACTAACCCTATGACAGTTCGTAAAGAAATGTTAGGTAAAGTAGCTGAGTACAAGAACACTGCTTACCAACTTGATTTCGGTCTTGCAATGGTAACTGAAACTACAGTGAATAAAGTTGTAAAACCAAGTCCTAAGAAAGCGAACTTCAACAAAGTTGGGGTTAACATTGATGGTAAGCAAGTATTTGCAGGCTCAACTAACTACTATCATGTAACTGCTGATTATTCACAATATAAGGGTATCCAAGCTGATAAATCTCGTATTGCACAAGGCTTCTTCATTGCTGATGATTACCCAGAAGATGTGTTAGATGTACTTTCTGAGGGTATTAAACTTTCTGACTCTAAAGGTCAAGATGTGAAAGGTTTGAAATACACTATTTACGAAAGCATTGAGAAAGCACCAGAAGTTGTTCGTAATGCTTTAACTGAACGTGGATTTAAACCGAAAGGTGCCTTCCAAGTTTGGGAAGCTGAGAAACCTGAAGAGTTCTACGCTAAGTATGTTCAAACTGGTGATACAATTACCATTATCAACCCAATGAAAGTCAAAGAACAGTTTGGTAAAACTGGTGGTAAGTATGAAAATACTGCGTATCAAATTGACTTTGGAGTTGCTGAAGTAACTACAACAGTAGTAAACAACATTCCTAAGTTTGAAACTAAGAAAGATGTTGTTATCTCTATTGGAGATAAAGATTCTAAAGATGGTCAAAAGATTACTTTAGGTCAAACATTCTACTACTCATTTGCTGGAACACTCATTCCAAGCAATAGAGCAGATGATTTGTTCGAATACAAGTTTGTAGATGACTACCAAGAAACACATGATCGCTTTGATGGTAAGTACAAAGTTATTGCAAAACATGACTTTGTAACTGCTGACGGTAAACAATTCAAAGCAGGTGATGATTTGACTGCTTATGCTTGGTTGAAAGAGGACAAAGCTAAAGGTCAACTTGAAATTGGTCTGAACGAAGAGTTCTTACGTTCAATTCCAAAAGAGTCTGAGTTCCAAGCTGATGTCTTTGTAGAGATGACTCGTATCCAAGCAGGTGATGTTGAGAACAAAGTGTCACATGTTGTTAATGGAATTGAAGTTTCTTCAAATACTGTTAAGACTCACACAGATGTTCCACCAACACCAGTTAAACCAAATACTCCTCAACTTCCGTACACTGGAGGTAAGGAGACTGCTGCATTCTCTGTAGCAGGGTATGGATTACTTGCTTTAGCAGGTTTATCTCTCGTAGGTAAAAAGCGTAAAGAAGAAGAGTAATTTACCTGAAAGATAAGGGTACCCTTATCTTTCTTTTTTATGCTTAAAACTGTCATTTTAACTTGCAAAGTTCTCTTTCTTCTGTTATTATAGATAGTGAAATTACTTGTTAAGTCCTTTTGAAGAAAGAAAATAAAACTTTTTAATAAAGTGCTTGACTTTTGAAACTTATTTTGGTATAATAGTCTTATCAAAGTTGAAGATTAAGTCTTTTGTAGATACTACTAAAAAATAAATTATAGAAGCTACTTGACTTTTGAAAAACTTTATGGTATAATTATATTATCAAAATAAATGAAAGAGGTATATCCTAATGAAAAAACAACTAATCGCAACAACAGCTATTGCAACTGCAAGTCTTGTCGGCACAATCGGAACTGCTCAAGCAGATATGACTGAAACACACATCCCTACAACTGCTCAAACCGAACCAGCCTTGGTGAAACAAGAAGCGCCTAAGAAAGAGGAAGTAAAAACTCCTACTAAGGAAGAAGTCGCTGAACTTGGTGCTACTGCTAAACAAACCCAAGAAGATGCAGATAAAGCAAAAGAGGTCTTGGATCAAGCGAATGAAACTTCTGGTAAAGCAGAAAAGAAAGTTGAAAGCTTGAAACAAGCTAAAGACGATGCTCAAAAGACTGCTGACAAAGCGACTCCTGAAGCGATTCAAAACGCAGAGAAGAAAGTAGAAACTGCAAAAGCAAGTGTTCCTACCAAAGAACAAGCGGTATCAACTGCGCAAACTGAAAAAGACGATGCAGATCGCAATGTCGCTATTCAAGGTAAAACAGTCGGTACAAAACAAGCAGAAGTAACTCAAGCTAAAACTGGTGTCGCTACTGCTAAAACAGAAGTAGAAAACGCACAAAAGGCTCTCGATGGCGAAGGTCTTGCTGACGCTAAAGCTAAACAAGACGAAGCTATCAAAGAAGAAGCTACAAGCAAACAAGCTCAAGCAGATGCTCAAAAGGCTCTTGATGAAGCTAAAGCACAAAATCAAGACCATGCTACACAAGTAAAACAAGCAGAACAAACAGTTAAATCTGCTCAAGCAAACCTTGAAAGCAAATCTCAAGAAAAAGAAACTGCAAAAACAAATGCAGATGTAGCAAACACTGCTTATAACAAAGCGGTATCTATGCTCAACGCACTTCAAAAAGATACTAAGGCAACCATCACTCTTGCCCCAGACTTTATTAAGGCTGTGAAAGAGAAAATGGTTTTCCGTGAACAGCTTCGTACAGATGAAACTTTGAGTGATGACTACATTTCTAATAAGGGGCGTGAACTCTACAACAAAATCGTAAACTCCCAACTCCAAAACCGCACCCTCAACAAATACACCCAATCTGCAAAAGACTTAGCAGACGAAACTCGCTATGACATCAACAGTCTTCCTAAAGAAGTAACTGACGAGTTAAACTACTTTGTAGCTGACCTCATCAACCAAATGCGCCGCCAACTTGGTTTGCCAGATGTGGTTCTTTCAAAATCAAGTCTTGAGTTTGCGAACAAAATCGCTAAAGAGTATGTAAAAGCAAATTGGTCAAACGCTATGCGTGATGCAAACTTTGCTAAAGGTGGTTCAGGTCACTACGCTAAAGGTATTTACAAGGTTGCTAAAGAGTACGGTTTGAATAGTACATTCTCAGAAGAAACCATTAAAGAGTACGCTGAAAAAGGTTTGCAACCTTATGAAAATGCAGTCGGAACTTACGATCCAAAAGCTCTTTCAACTGATGCTGACCAAGTTCTTCGTAAGACTGTAGGAGAAATGAAAGAGGAATTGTATAACAACCTCATTGAACTTGTTTCTCACAAAAATGACTACCTCCACACTCAGGGTATCCTCCAATTCGACTACGCAAATGAAACTGTGTACTTCGGTGGTGTAGCACAAAGTGTAACTGATGATTATTACACAACTCACTTCCTCACAAGCATCCGCACAACTAACGTAGACGGCTCAAAATGGGATAAAACTCCTATTGTGAACCCACTTTCAAACACAAACAAAGAAGCTGAAATTGCCAAAGCTCGCCAAACGTTAGCTGATGCTATGACTGCTCGTAAAGACGCTCAAGACAAACTTGAAACAACCACAAAAGCAGAGTCAGATGCACAAACTGCTCTTCAAAACTCTCAAGCTACTTTGTCTGCTTTGAACAACGGAGAAAACCCACTAGCAAACGCTCAAAAAGCTTTTGATGAAGCGAAAGACCGTCATGATCAAGCAGTTGTGACACTTGCTAATGCTAACGCTCTTGTCAATAGTTTGACTGCTTCTAAGGCTACAAAAGAGGAAACTCTTAAAGAAGCGCAAGCTAAACTTAAAGACGCTGAGAAAGCTCTTCAAACTGCACAAGACGCTCTTAAAGCAGAAGAAGATAAGATGGCTGAACTTGAAGCAATCGCTTCAAACAAAGCCCAAGCGGTATCTACTGTTAAGAAAGCACTTCAAGCAGCACAAGACGAAGTTAAACAAGCAGAAAAAGAACTTGCAGACCTTAAAGGTGCGAAAGCTCGCTCGAATGAAGTCAAAGCAGAACTTGAACAAGCAGAAAAAGCTCTTCAAGATGCTTATAAAGCACAAAACAAAGCCAAAGCAGACTACGAAGTTAAGAGTCTTGCAGCAGACCAAGCGAAGAATGCTTACGAAACTGCAAAAGCGAAGTTTGAAGAAGCCGAAACAAAACGCTTGGTAGCTCTTGCAGAAGAAAAACGTAAAGAGCTTGAAAAAGTAGGTTACAAACCAGTTCCAGTTATGGATCAAAAGGGTAACATTGTTGATTACAAACTCCCACAAGAAACTGTAACTGTAAACAACGGTTATGCTAACAAACCACAAGCACAAGCAACTGTAGGTAAAACAACTACAACTGCTAAAGCAAGTACACAAGCTACTCTTCCAAACACAGGAGAGGGAGCAAGCGCCTTGGGTATCTTTGGTGTCCTAGGATTTGCCTTTGGTTTGGTTGGTTTCAAATCTCGCAAAGAAAATTAAAACAAAACAACATAAAGTGAGGGGATGAAACCTCTCACTTTTCCATTTTGAAGCTCCCAGTTTCGCTCCTATTCGATTTTAAAGTTAAGTTCGATAATTTATATCATCTTAAGTTAAAACTCGTCAGAGAGCAAATAAGGGTCTTTTAGAAAGCAGGTCAATTTGGCTAGAAAATTCAATGCAAAATTTTATGATATAAAACCTTGGTTACAGTTCTTCTTTGGTATCGCCATTTTAGGTCTTTCCTTTTGGGGTGCAAAAACGGTGCTACAAGAGAACGCAGTTCGAGAGTACAAGGCTACGATAGAGAAATTCACACCTTTAACAGTAGAAGAAGTTATTGAGAAAGCAGACAAAGGAGAAACCTTTTATGTCTTTGTAGGGGTTTCAACTTGTCCAGATTGTCAGAAGTTTGCTAGGCGCATAGATGTAAATGTTAAAGATAAAGGAATTGATCCTAAGTCGATTTATTACATTGGCTTTGACTCTGTAGATGACTTTAGGGGTTTTTCTGAAGAGAGTTTTGAGCGATTAACTCGAGGTACGGAAGGAGTTCCTATTTTCCGTAAGGTTATCAAAGGTCAACTTCAAGCCCCTTTTGATGATTTGAGCAATTTAGGTGCTTATTTAGTTAATCCATAAACACTCAGCGTTCGGTATCTACTTCGGATGCCTTTTCTTTTTGTCATTTTCCACTTTCAAATAGGGTATGCCACTAAATCCGAGGTATGCACTTTGATAAGTTATGAAAATTAAATTAAATTAAGTTTAAGTGAGGTTAAACTATGGCTAACAACAAACTATCTGCAACAGGTCAAATGGCACTTGCTTTACCTGCAATGCACGGTCAGAATAATTTAGAACTTGGTATCACATGGTCTCCAATTCCTCGTAGTTTTTTGGAGTCTGATGTATTGGTTCAAGGTACAGACGAAACGATTAAAAGCGTATTAGATAATGAAGATTACTTCCAATACCACTTTGTCAATGATAAATTGGCTTTGGCTTCGATTGATTTTACAAGAGCAATGCAAGCTTATGAGTTCTTGACTGAGGATAAAACTATGCGAGAAAAAGCGATTGCTCAGAGAAAGAAAACGGCTGAAGCTTTTCGTAAGTTTTTAGAGAAGTTAGCAAAACAACCTTTGGGAACAAAGGTTGAGGTTGGTATTTACTGTACTAACTCTCTTCCTCAAGCCACTAAATTGAGTGGAGAGAAAATCCCAGCGTTTGCAGTGGACTTCCAAGCTCTTGCAAACTTATCTGTGAATATTTTAGGAATGAGTGATTACAATTTGGTCGTAGAAGTGGGTGGTCGTAGATTACCATTGGCAGTAGAAACATTCGGTATCCCCAACAAACAGCACTTGGTGGGAGCTGAAATGACAAGAGACAACAACGCTTTGGTGGTGGTGATGTCTTTAGAACCCAAAAGTTAAGCTAAGAGGTTTATAATATGTTTGAGGAAGAAGTATTAGAATCCTCTTTAAACACCTTACAATTTAAAGGTTTTGAAAGTGAAGGGGTATCTACTTATACTCCTCACTCTCAACAATCTCCCTTTATGGATAAGGTGTTTGAAAGAGAGTTCAAACAAACAATGGCTTACATTAAATCTATGAGTCCAACAGTCTTTGGTTTGCACCATTTGGAGCTAACTCAAAGTCCGATAGGTTCAGAATTGTTGTCCTTTGTGAAAATGAAAGGACTGAGTTCAGAGAACTTGTTCAAAGAATTAGAAGAGTGCGAGTTTGTCTTTATTTCAACTAAGAAAGAGTTTAGTGAGAAAGGTCATTTGGCTTACTCTAAGTTGAATTTACAATCTGTAAAAGCACCAAAAAGGTATCGACTTGTCGCTTGCGCAAGCGCTATTCCTATCCCAAATGGCTACAAAAGTCCTGACCCTCAGATTGAATATGTAGGTCAAGATGAGATTATGGAAGGTGCAGTTCTGCAGTATTTTTGGGTTGCTGAAGAGTTTCTATACCGAGTAGAGACTGAGGTAGTTACTGTCTCTTTGAAAAGGGTATCCGACCACCTTGGTGGTCGTTCTGTGACGTTAACAAATGGTATATCTTTGTATTTGGTCGTTCAAGATCGTTCTCGGATGAGAAATACAGAGACAAAGAACATTTACTTTGTAGGAAATACGGTTGAAGAGTGCAAAGAGCAAATTGTCTCTATGTATAATCGTTTGGTTGAGCTAGGTTTAGCATTTCCTAGTGATGAGTTCACTATTCAAAAAGAGATTGGTGGTATTTTAACTACTGTCAACTTGGCTTACAAGGAATTAGAACCCACAATGGACTTAGACCTAGTAGCATTTGAGGTTTCATTAGCAGAAGAAGGATAAAAGAATGAGTAAAGAATTAGTAGGTCTGATTGAGTTTCCAAAAGGAAATTCTCAGTCAGATGATTTAGTAGGTTATGGTTTAGTGTATTTGGAAGAAGACATTTTGCGTTTTCGTCTAAAACGTTTGTCTTCTAGTTTGAATTTATCTACGGTTTCAGATGAAGCAGTAGTGGAGTTGTTTGAAAAGAGTCCATTACATTTCGTAGTAGACTATGAGCGCTTTGTACGTTATATTCAAGCAAACTCACCAGATATTTTGGAGGATAAGTTCTTTAGAGCTTTATACACTGTTCTAAAGCAAGCTTACCAGTTAGGGTATCCCCTAGAATTTTCTCGCTTGGCTCTAGTTTTAGAAGAAAAAGTTCAGTTTGACCAATGGAAGGTTATTCTACGTTCCTTGTCTAAAGGAGATGGGACGTTCGAGAAATGGGGTGTAGCTTATGGTTAGCAGAAAACCCGTTCGAGAAATTGAAAGTCGTTTAACTGATGGCGGTGCTAAACTACTGACTGAGTTTGAAAGTTTAGCTACTGTAGGTGTTGAAAGTCCAAAACAGGTTGTTTGTATTTACTTTAAAGAGAAAGACCGTTATGGTTTTTACATGCAGAGCGGTAAGAAACTAAAGTCCTTTAGTGTACCTACTGCCTTTATTGAGAAAAGTAGAGTCTTGTCGGAACAAGTTTTGAACCATATTAAAGAGAGTGGTCTCTACTTTGAAGAGGGTGAGAATAGTTCGATTAAGGTACCAGTCCTAGCTCGTACAACAAGTACAGTCTTAAAGAACTTCCAAGGATCACAATACCCAGTGGTATCTTCTTATGTTCGTTATTTCTCGGAAACTTTTAATGCAGAGCAAAGAAAACTCTTATCTCGTTGGTTCTTACAAGATAGTTTTTATGAAGAAGGACTTCAAAGGATTGAATTGGAGTTAAATACGGACACCGACTACTTTAGAGAAAAGGCTGCAAAACTAGCTACTCTCATGGGCGGTGGTACTTGGTTCTTCAAAGAGTTGAACTACTTTGAAACGGGCGCTAAATGCACATTGGGTCACGACATTAAATGGGAGTTTGTGGCGGAAGAGGAAGCTACAGGTGAAGTCTTGAAATTCGGAGTAGATTGTGTACAAGATTTCTTCAATATTGAAGGTCAAGTACAGAATCAACTTGTACGTTTCCGTACTCGCTATTTCAATGAAATGTTGACTTATGCTTATTCTTACAGTCAGCAGTTAGCTTATCAGAAGAATTTTGGCTTTGCTTTACCTAGTTTTTGGCAAAATTTGGTAGACGGTGGGTTTGCAAAACCAACTTCTAAGATTGAGTATTTGTTGAAATTTGTAAGTGAATTTAATGCTTTAAACATGCCTTTACCAGTTAGCCTTCGTATTCAGTTCTTGAAAGAGTTGGAGCAACAACGAGCGCATAACTTACGTTACCGATTTATGGAAAACACCTTTGGAGCGGTATCTTTATATAATATGTACTCTCTTTTGGGAGATCTAGTTCCATATATTAGTGAAAGTGACAAAGATAAAGGCGCGTGGTCGTCTATTAAAGGTTCGATGGTAAGTGAACATGGTCTCTTACTTCAAGAGAAAGACCTTATCTTGAAATTTATGGAGTCGGCTTTCTTTGAGAGTGTTTCTAGGTTATACGAGACTTTGCTAGGTTATGGGGACGTTGTTCGTTCTGCTTTAGCTAATACAACAAGTGAGTTAGAGTTTCAGTTAGCTTATAATAAGTTGTCTTGGTTTGTAGATAAGCAAAACCCTCGCAAAGATGATGCGAAGTTTGTTGGTGGTGTAGTGTTTAGTAAGTATAGCAAACCTTATCACTTTGGAAATGGTTCAGCACTTACCATGTCAGGAGATACGTTGGAGACAGATTACTCAAATATCGAGAGATTTTACTTCGGTATCCTTAATCCACGTGTGTCTTTGAGTGATTTGATGAATGTATTTGATACATTTACGAAGAAGTTTGAAGAACAGATTGCCAAGAAATAAATAAGACTTTATCGCCTAAATCTTGCATTTTACCTCTAAATATGGTAAAATTTAGAAAAATGCAGTTTGGATAGGAGAGATGTATTGTGTTAGTTCGTAGCAAACCGTTTAATACAGGAGTTGAGGTAATTGTAGACTCTAAAGTTTATACCTTGGCGCATAAGAGTCATAGTTTGATTAAGCAAGTAGAGTTAGAGGAGTTGGATAGTAACAGTATTTTACGATACAAACCTGTCCAAGTCTTCTCTATCTTGTACCTCAAAGGGGCATCCACTTCGGTTGAGATAACTGTTTATAGCGAAAAAGAGGGTTGTAAACGTGCAAACCCTCTGTCTGCTAAGACTTACCAAGTCTTGAGAGAACAATGGTTGAGACATAGTAAATTACAAGGATTTTCTCGTATGGAAACTCCTACACCAGATGGTATTATTGTGCAAGAATTGATGGTGGTGGGTTTATGAGCGCACTGAATATGAAAACAAAAATAACCCCAAGAGACTTATACAATCGGTACTTGCAGATGCGCAGCGCAGTTGAAGTTTTAAAGGTTATGTTGTACGACTATGGAATAATTTATTCTCCTACGATTGTGCGTAAGTTTGAATTGTCTCAATACATGGTAGCTCAGTTAAAGGACTTAGGTTTTACAAACTATACAGATCAGCGTAGTGCGGTGTCTTTAGTGTTGAACCTTAATTATTTGGAATATGTTCAGAAGGTTGTTAGTCCTAAACATCCTTTTCAAGTAGGTTTAAACTTGGTTGTCTCTTATTTACAGTACAAACAAGAGGTTGAGTATTTAGAGAATTTATACTCCTTTAATGATTTGAGAAATAGAGGTTTTCTAAAAGGCAAACCGCAAACTCGTCAAGTCAAAGTTTCTGAGGGTAAACAAAAAGGAGAAGTACCTTTATGGTTGCCTAAGACCTTGAATGATGAAATTTCAGTTCATGATGGTTATACTGAGGTTGAGGAGTCTTTGCACAACGTGTATTACCAATTTCTAACACGTGTCGCTAAAGAACAAGGAGTATCCATACCTACAGGTTGGACTTTTCTAAGTGGAGTGACTAGAACGCAAGAATCTTCATTGCTTCCTTTGATTTTGAGAGGTTCTACTGAGGTTCAAAATGGGAAAATTCGAGAGATTTTAAACTCTCTTCGTACTGATAAAGGGGAGTTTCCCTATCATTTAGTTTATGAGGATTTGTTGAAAGCTCAAACACGTGTTTTAACGAGACTTCTGAAAGAAGATTCAACTTTGATGGTTCGCAGTATTACACCCTTTAAGGTTTCTTTCTCACATGGTGGTTTAAAGAATTATCCTTTGTATTACAATTACATTTGTTGGGATTATGATGAAAATAAACCGCTACCTAACACAAATTGTTTCAGAGGGTTAGGTGGTGAGTACACAAGGGTATCTTTTGTAGGTGCAACTCCTTATTACCTAAGAAATGAAGAGGGAAAACAAGAAATTTTCTACAAGATGGTAAGCAAGTCTCAACTCCATAGTGGTAATGTTCACTTGGAGGAGTATTTAAAAGAGTTTTCTCAGCTATTTGGACGATATTTTGGTGGCGAAGGGTTGTTAATATCGTTAGCTCACACTCGTACAAAAGTGATTAAGCAAAGTTTAGAACGATTAGAAAAGAAAGGAGTCTACTTAGTTGACTCGGATAGTTAGTTGTGGAAGAGGTTTGCAGTTAGCTGCATCCTCCTTTAAACAGTTGGACTCAGAAGATATTGAGTTGACTCATTATCTTGGTTCTGATTTTAAGTTGCTACCTGTTTATTTTAGTGTAGGAGGTTCTTATCCATTAGAGGTTGAGGGTATTCTACCTAGTCAGTCTAAACTTGGAGCGCGACTTTCAGATGTGTCCTATTGTGTAAAAAGTGTAATTTCCTCTAAATTTGGAGGGCTTGATATTCAAAGTAGTATTTCCATAGTTGTACCAAGTACAGAAAGAGGTCGTTTAAGTTTAGATACCTTGCATGAAGGGTTTGGAGGTTTGTCTCTTCCTTTCCTAGAGTTAAAAATATCTGAGGATTTACGTTCCGTCTTTTCTGAGGTTGGTGAGTTAGAAACTTTTTGGAGTACGTTGAATAGCGTTCAGAAAGAAAATAGGTGGTAGAAAATGCAAAACAAAATGGTTGTTTTGGCTTTATTGGATAGTGTAAATCCTACGAATACAGAACATTCGTATAGCCCAAGTGGTTACGCATTAGCCCTTGCGGTATCTAATATTTCTCGAAAATTTAAACAAAAATCAGTACAAGCTGAGATTGAGAAACAGTTGAAGTTAGATGAGGAATTAACTTATACAATTATACAAGGTTCTTCATTTCCTCTGGCGGTTAGTGATAACCTTTGGGAATGTTTAAGTACCCTACGAGTTGCACAAGATGATGATTTATCTGATTATGATTTGGAGTTGAACACTTCTGAGGGTGGAATTATTTTCAGAGTTGACGGTGTCTTCACAGATAAACGAGGACTTCTCAAAGGAGTATCAAATTTCAAATCGGTCGCAGACCGCTTGATTGATAAAGAATCTGTTGATTTAACTAAAGACCAAGAAGAGTTTATTTCAGAAGTAAAATCGAACATTAAATCGTTAGCAGATTTAGAACTAGCTTTGAATGAAGATTCAAATGGGGGTTCTCTTGCTCGCATTTCTGATGAAATGGAAGACTTATTAAGTTCTCGTAAGGATAGCTCAGAGTTTCGTCAGTCTTGGGAGTCCTTAAGAGCGCAGCTTTTAGAGGGGAACTCTAAAAACTTTATCGGTAATGTACCTTCTCATTTGTTGGTGGAGGTTGAAAGTCCACTTGAAGTTTATGAGGATTTTGATAGTAGTGTAGATGTAGAAGATGCACGTGCTATTATTGATGCTCAACTTTGTGGTTACTTACCCTACCAATATGGTGTAGGTGGGTCTATGTACTTACACTTACAAGGCTCAGTTTTGAGAGAAAATGCTTATAAGCAGTTTGCAAGTAAAGGGGTTCGATATGATGACAACTACATTGGTGCCCTTCACTCTGAGTGGGATTTAAAACCGTATTTGACTTATGGTGAAGCAGTTTTTCTTTACATTTTAGCTAAAGGTGGTGTTATAAACCTACCTACGACTGAGATTGATAGTGTATTTAAGTCTGTACTTAGGGTTGGTTTAGAGAGTCAACTGAAGTTCTTAAATATTTGGTTTTACGGGCCAGTTGAGTTTGGCTCTGAGTTTTCAGACCTTTATGCTAAAACAAAACAAATTTCAGCAGATGCTTATGTAAGTTTTTGTGATAGTTACTTGGCATTTGAGCTTTACTTTGGCTTCTTGTATGTCTTGTACAGTGATAATTTGTTCAACTGTATTCAAGAAGGTTTACCGGACTTCACAAGTGAGATTCCAAGACTTGAATTTGCTAAATTGGTAGAAAAGATTGCAAATTAGAATAGGTGGTTTAGACGATTGGTTTTTAAATTAGAACAAGAGCAGTTATTGTGGAAAGTTGGAGAGTTCTTAGCAGAAAAAGGTCAACCTTTGGGTTTTTTAAACTCAGAAGGTTTCAACCCCAGTTTCTCGGTATCTGGAACGCAATTAGAACCTTTAATTGCGAAAATGAGAGCGCAAGCTTTTTCTGACTTGCCTTTTGAAATTGGCTCTTCTAAGAGGTTTGAGGATTTACGATTTGGTTTGTGGTTGCTTGCGAATACTTATTGCTATGTGGTCACTTCTCCACATAAGTCAAAAGAGTTGCAAGGGTTTAATTTAGGGAAACAAGATGTACGCTTTGGTTCTTTAGCATTACCTTTGTTAGAAAGTGCAGTAGAAGTTACGGATAGACAAAAGACTAGTCTCAGTAAGCTTTACAAAGAGTTTGGAGACACTTTAAATCAAGGTTTACTAGCTTTTCCAACAATTAGTATATCTAAAGGGAAATTGTCTTTCCCTAGAAAGAAAGTCTCTTTCGTAGAAGGAGAGTACATGGTGCTTCCGGTATCCGTAGTAAATGGCTACGTTTCTAAGCTCAAAGAGAAGTCCAAACAAGGGATTGTAACGATTGATGCACACCGTGTAGGGGGTGCATTGAGAGAGTTTAACTTAACTGCAGACACCTCTGTAGCAGTACAACTATATACAGGTTCCTTATTGCTAGAAGACTTTGAGACAGTTGGGTATTCGTTAAGTCACCTCTCTGTTTATCAAGAAAACAAGGTCAAGATTATGAAAGGTCTTACTCGTTTGCTCTTGACTTTTTATGATTTAGGAATTGCAGAGGGAGATTACCCTCAAAGACAACTTTCTCTTAGTCGTATTCGTACGGTTACTTATTTAGATAAAGAGCAAGAGGGTAAGAAAATTCGACAGTTGAAGCGTTACGCTCTTATGTCTGAGGATGCTATGATTCGCCAAATTAACCATTTAGCAAAGGAGTGGTCATTTGAGCGCCAAACAGAGTTTTTAGTAGAAAGTTTGGCTCGCTTGAAACGTGTGTCTGATATAGATACAAGTGTAAGTAAGTTTGAGATTAAGTCTTTAATTGAGTTTCAAATGCGCTTTAGTGAGTGTATCGAGTATTATTCTACTGCTTACTTGAGAGTTGTGTATGATATGATTCAAGAAGAACCAGAGCGTTATAATTTTATCACAGGTAGAAGTACCGATTTAACTGACTTAGGTGGAAGTGCGGTATCCTCAGAATCTGTGGCAATTCCAGATACGCTAGAATTTTAAATGAGGTGAGTTTTCATGGATAAAATTAAAGAATTATGGGATAAGAAAGGGATTCGCTATACGGTTTTAGGTGTTCTTTCTCTTGTTCTATTGATTGTAGGTGTTCGAGCTTGCAACCAAGCAAAGAAAGCGAACACAGACACAAAAGCAAATGAAGAGCAAGTCGAGAAACCGAAGAACAAAAACGCAGGGTTGACACCTTTTGAGGAAGAACAAAAGCGTTTGATCCGTAAGTATGGTGAAGCAGGAGAAGGTTACTATTGGTCTGATGAGGGTACTCGTATGGCTTTAGGAGACCAAAACTTATCTGAAACTGAGGTTCTGAGAACCTTCTTACGTTCCTTATCTGCTTTAGACTTTGCTACTGCTCAAAAATATGCGTATAAAGACCAAGTTTTGAAGACTTTGAACGGTTATTTCAAATCGGACGCTGAGTTTACTTATTCTGAGTCCTTTAAAAAAGGAATGTACCAACAGTTCCTATTAAGTTTGGAGATTGAAGGTATTGAGAGTCAAGCGACTTTTGCGGATGATAAAAGTAGCGTAACGGTTAAATTGAAAGCCTTAGACTTGTCTAATAAAGACTTTTGGAAAGAGGATCGTGAGGGTCTTCTAAAAGGAATTTATTCGTATCGTAAAACTGAAGCAGACTCAACTAAGGCTCGCAACTTTTTGTATGAGTATGTAAGTAACTACTGGAAGTCTGAGTTAGCTCAGAAGAAAACCATTACAGTAAACATTACTTTAATGAAAACTGGAGCAGGTGGTTGGCTTGTTTCAAACGATATGGACTTAGACAACTACGCTAAGTACAGTGAAGGTGAAACTGTTATTAACAACATTCTGAAAGAGTATGATGAAGAAATTTCTCGTAGACCGAAAGGTTTTGAAGGTTCTACCTTTGACCCAAGCACATTATTGAACAAAGACAAGAAGTCTCAAGTAAAACATGAGACGGAATATAGCAGCAAGAAAGCAGGTTCATAATGAGTGTGGAGAAAGTTTCAGATTACTTAGAGCGCAAAGCCAAAGCAACTTTCCGTAAAGGTTATGAAGAAGTTTTAGAGCAAGTAACTTCTAAAGATTCTGAGTCTCAACTTCGAACGATAGGTTCTGTAGACAGAACAGAAACCCTTATCGGTATCGGTACTAATAACCGTGCTGAGGGGTTTCACTTTGATGAGCGCCATTTGAGTACAACTGAGAAATACGAGCAACAAGCTCAACTTGCGTTTAATGAAGAGTACATGAGAAGAGCTGATGAAATTGACAAATTGAGGATTTCCGAAGCAGTTTCTCAATTTGCAAGTGGGTTGCACGGTGGTTCTACTACAGAATTTGCTACTTTGATTCAAGAGCGAAAAGAAGAAACAGGCGGTATCTCCGAACTCCCTCCTTCTGATAGCTATAATATTCCTCAATATGAGGAAGAGAGCAGTTTGGAGGATGAGTTAGAAGAGACTCCTGATTTTGACTCCACTTTGAGAGACCCATATTCAGTAGAACTAGAACAAGATGAAGTGAAAGAATTTTCTTTTGCAGATGGTTTCAATATTTGATTAGTTTAGGTGGTTAGAAGTTTAATGTTTTATGAAAAGAATGATTTCAAAATCATGTTAGGTTCGAACGCTTTAGAGGGTTGTAATAACCTAAGAAGTGCTTGTAGACTAGGTTTTGATTTGTATTTCAACGGGTTAAATCAACTTCAAAGTGTTGAAACTTACTCCTTGAAACAACTGAGGTTTGTAAAATCAAGACAAAGCGATAATCAGTTCGGTATCTCCTTTAAAGGCGCGTTTACCTTTTCTTTATCTGTAGATATTGAAAACGGTACACTGACAGTTAGTCCATTTCTTTTGTCAGATAAGGTCTTAGCTGAAGTAAAAGAGGGTAAGTATATTTCTCTTGTTCAGTTATTACTAAATGCGTTTGCAGATAAAGTCTTGGCTTATCATAACTTAGATTTGCTAAATGTCATGTTAGAGAAATATAAACCATTAGGAAGTCCTTATACAGTTCGATTTTCTTTAAATAGTCGAGCAAAAGACCGTTTTGTGTCTCAGTTTAGTGAAAACTTGATTGACTGGTGTGTTTTAGACGAATACCCTCAAACGCTCCAGAATGCTCTCCCTTGCGATTTAGATTCTCTAAAGGAATTTATACGCAAAAACTTTTACAAAGGGTTTGACGCTCTCTCAGAAGCTCTCAGAGGGCAATCTACACTTTGGTCTGAGTATTTAGCTGGGCGACCTCCAACGGGTGTCACTTACAATCCAATGCGCTTGGTGGGTGCTTTGGCTTTAGAGTTGGAAGAAATGGTAGATAAACGTTGTCGTTTCTTGTATTCGGAACGTGAAAGTGGTGAGATTACTCTTTACCAACGTGACGGTGAAGTTTATGAAGAGGTTCTTCGCTTTGATAAGGAAACAGGTCAACTCGGTATCGTTGATGAAAGCTACGTTTTAACCTTTAATTCTGAGGAACAAAAGATGGAAAAGATTGAGGTGGTTTTAGATGAGTCAGCGTAATTTTGGACAACACCGAGGTAATGATGATGGTTGGAACGGGGTTCCTGATTGGGGTTCGCCACAACAACCACCACAACAACATTCGCCACAAAGAGGTGGTTTTGGTTCTTCTGAATTTGGTTATGAGACAACTAGTTCGTTAGAAGAAGAGCGTAGGTTCAATCCACATGACGGTTTTGAACCTCAAGGTCAAAGAGGTGATGGTTTTGGTTTTGAACAAGCTCAACAACCTTACCCAAATGAGTTCCAACAACCTCAAGGATTTAACCAAAGTCAAAACGAAGGTTGGGGTTCGCAAGGTTCACAAGGGTTTGAACCAAATGGATACAACCATAACCCCCAAGGGTATCCTCAAAATCAGTTTGATCAAACTCATTACGACCAATATGGGCAAATGGACAATAGCGCAAGTGCGCACCCAGTTAAGAAGAAGTGGTCTCCTTGGTCTATTGGTTTAACAGTTATCATTGTGGCAGTTCTAATCTTTGGTATTATGGTATTTGTAGCGAGTAGAGCTAAACAACAACCTTCAAGTGACTTGAAGAACAAAGTTACACAAGTTGAGAAAGGTACTGCAGATAAAAAGTCAACGGTATCCAACAGTGACCGTATTTTCCCAGAGGGTTCTCAGAAGAAAGAAGAGAAGAAAGAAGAGAAAACTTCTAGTTCTAGTTCTGCAGAAGAAAAACCGAAAGAAAAAGCGGAGAACTCAGCGAGTAACGACTTAAAATCAGCTAACACAATCGTACAAAATCTTGATGGAGCGAAGATTTCCTCTGAGGTTTTAGTTGCAAAAGGTGTGGTTAAAGCTAAAAATTTAGTTGCTGATGATGGTTTAACTGCTTACTATGTACTTGATTTATTTGTAGGTTCAACGTCTTTGAAGGTTTGGGTTGATTATAACTTAGCAAGCCAATTAAAAGCGGGCGATACAGTAACAGTTCGCTACCGCAAATTAGCTGATGTAGATAAGGTTGTTATTGAGTCTGTCACTAAATAATTAAAAAAGTTGAGAGGGTATCGTTTTTCCTCTTGACTTTTTGTTTGAGGGTATGCTACAATAAACTTAGAATTTTTCAGAAAGATACGAGGTCACGCAAAGTATGGTTAGAATGTTGAACTTAGGAAACAGTCCTAAAATGCCAGAAAAAGAAAAGAAAACCCAAACTTTATCAGATGTCTTAAACTCAGATACAGTTAAACCAACCATTACAACCCCAACTGAACCAATTCACACAGTTCCAACCGTTGAGGTTCAACCTAACGGGGAGCAAGAAGGTGCAGTAGAGCCACTAAGTCGAGTAGTTGGTGAAAAAGTAGGAAAACCAGTTACAGTAACTCCGACTGAAAAACCAAAAGCAAAAGAAGAAGAAAAACCAACTGCTGCAAATACAACTACTGAGGGTGACGATAATGCTCCAAGAGCAGGCGGTATTTCATTAGTTGGGATTATTCAATCCAATGTGGACAAAGTTCGAGTATTCAAGCGTGGGGTCTACTACGATGCTACACGTGTTGTAGGTTATATTCTACGAAACGATGGAGTTGAGGAGCTTGAAGTTTTTGACGATATTTTAGTTCCACAAGCAAAACCAAGTACAGTTTATCAGCCTAACACAAGTCTTTTATCTACCGCAGAAGATTTAAAATCTGTACCTAAAGTACCATTTGCGATTGGTGAGACACGCGTGTTCACAAAACCTGCTTTGCTTGCTTTAAATGAGTCTTGTAAAGAAATTGGTTCTCGTCTTGGTATCGGTGAAGCTCAACCTGTTGTTGTGAGTCAGTTGATGGACTTGCACCCAGAGTTGACAGAAGAGGTAGCTACTGAGATTGTGAAAGACTTCAAATTCGCTATTCAAGTCCGTGATGCACGTGGAGAGGGTATTCTTGTTCCTGACCACCCAGAAGGGTTGTTTAGTCGTTTGTCTGTAGCGATTGGTCTTGCGCTTTCAACTGAGACTTTGAAAGAAGAAGTTGCTCGTCAGTTGTTAAAACACAAATTGGTAACAAACAAAACACCAGAAGAATTGTTGTTAATGTTGAAAGACCGTCTCAACTTGGCTTTACCTCAAGGGTTACTACTTCCAGTAGACTTGTTTGAAGAGGTTTATGAGGTTAAAGGTGCCCGTAGAGCAGTTAAAGGTTCTAAAGTTAAGTCTGAGTTTGAGCGTGTATTTGGTGTTTACAATGACTATAATCAAGAGAAACCTAAACGCACACCTAGAGCGAAAACTCCTAAGTCTGACAAAGAAACTAAAGGTTCAACTAAACCAGCGGTATCCTCACAAGTCAACTTGGCGAATTACTTTGCGCACTATACTCAAGGTAAATAATTTAGATTTAAGGAACGCACCAAAAAGGTGCGTTTTACTTTTGTCAGTAGTTTAACTTTATGTTGACAACACTGAAGGTTTATGCTATACTTATATAAAAGTAGTAATTTTATGTCGGTTCTGATACTTACTATCACATTTTCGGAGTATCTTTATCGGTTGCTACGAGAGAATAAAGAGAGACCCTTACTAATGTGAGGGTTTTGTTTTTTTTTCAATTTGTTCAATCAGTTGGTGTTATTGACTTTATACACGTTTTATGATATAATAAAGGTATTAAATTAAGATGAAAGTGAGGATTTTTCTATGGCAAAAAGACCAAAGAAGAAAAAAGTTGGAAATAAGACTCCAAAGAATGGATTTACATTTACCCCATTCTCTATGGTTCGTAGAGTAAATGACTTGTCTCAGTTAGAGGGTAAAGCAGAGCGTATACCGTTTGAGATGCAAATACATGGTTTGATTATGGCATTTGAATTTTTAAATCTAAGAAACAAAGGTAAAATTGATACCTCAGCTTCAAGTCGAATTGGCTTACAACCTTATTTGAACCAATATGTAGGAGTTGCTGGGCGCATTACAGATGTGCGAAGAACTAAAGATGGGGTTTCACTCCTTATTTTAGACCCTTCGCTAGTAGGTACGTTTGGCAATCGTAAGAAAGCGGAGGTTAAACGATTAGTCAAAGAAGCTAACGGTAAAGATAGTAAATACTTCCAAGATATTCCAAATCAACCGATTTTCTCTAGTCATGTGTGGTTATTCTTACCAGAGGTAGACGCTTCTTTATGTAAAGATATTGCTCTGTATTTAGGTTCTGTAATTACGTTTTATGCTAAAGTTGAATTGTATAAAGGTCGTGTGTCAACCTCACACTTAAAGAAAGCTCCAAAATACGGTTTAGGTTCGATTATTTTGAATACGAGTTACATGCCATATATGGTTCAAAAAATGGATGAGACTAAGTTCAAACCCTCTAGGAGTGGTCGTAGAGTTCAGATGATGTTTGGTAACTACCGATTAGGTTCAACAACAGACTTTGATTCACGTTACGCAGTAGGTCTCATTGAGGGTTCTAACGTTGAACCGTCTGTAGATTGGTACTTTAAACTTCGTAACTTAGGACAAAAAGCTCATTGGAATTGGATTTATAATTTCATGATGGACAATGATCCAGAGGTTGAAAAGGGTTTGACAAAATATGCGAACTTCAAACCTCTCATGTTAAAAAACAAAGTAGGTTTGCCTATGGAAATAGAGGTTCTGAAGTACAGAAAAGCTCTGAGAGATAAAGTGGTATCTGAGTCTACAGTTGAGGATTTTGAGAGACCTACTACAGAACTCGATTTATTCTGCAACTATTCAGACTGTATTGAGCATTTAGAGAAGTTAGGATTCAAAAACATTCCAGTGACAGATACTCTCTAACTCTAATTAGATTAAAGAAAATACAATAAGGTACTTGACAAAGTATCTTATTTTTGATATAATAAAGACAGTTAAATGGAAATATGAAAAGGAGATACAATATGAACAATGTATTATATATGACAGAAGACCAAGAGCGTAGCAATAGACTGGAAGTTGAGAGTAACTTAGCTAACCTCTTCAGAGAACGAGTAGAAACAAAAGGAAAACAAGTGCGTTCATTTTGTCGCAATATTGCCCTTTGGACTACACTTGCGGTGTCCACTTGGTTCCTCGCTGACATGGGTCTTGAGATTTATGAACAACAGTTAATGAACTCAACTTACACCATTCGTTTCTTGATTTCAGCTCTAAACCTATTGGTATTCTTAGGTGGGTTCTCTGTTTTGTACTTCACAATGTATCACTTGAGTCATACTGTTGTAGGTTTCCGCCTATTTAACCGTGGTGAGTATTATGAGCGTAAAGACTCAACCTACTTGCCTTTGTTTGATAAAATTGAGCGTGGGTATTACACTGATATGTATTTCCAATCAAATGGTTATATTTCTAAGGTTTCTGTACCAAACCATTATGCACATCGCTTTGAGCTTGGTGCAAGCGTACCTGTAGATGTTGTTATTTTGATGTACAAACAGTCAGGTCGAGTTCGCTTGGTAACAAACTGCGTAGGTTCACGTGCTAACAACGAACAAGAGTTTCAAGAAACTTTGTGGAGACATAATGGTAATTTAAAAGCTCCACAACAAGCGTACCAACAAGCATTGGCAGGTTCGGTATCCACTCCTCAAAAACAAATTGGAATGAATTAAGAATTTCAAATTGCAAAATTGAAAAGAATGTGGTAATATAATTTAGCACTCCGATAGGAGTGTCTAATCGTCTAAACTGCGGGAGAATGGTGAGGTTTACCTCACTATTTTCTTTTCTTTTATTTAGAACTATCAATTTAAGGTAAAATATTGCATTTTACCTTAAATTATGGTATAATGAGACAAAATAAGAAACGAGGTATTTCAAATGACTTTAGCACAATTTCGCTCTTACCCTGTAGGTAAGCAAACTACATTGTTTTATATTGATGAACATTACAAAGTTCAGCCTTTCGTAGTAACAAAAGAAATGGTAGAAAGTGGTTCTGTAAGACTTCCCAAATTGCCTTATGATAAAGCAGATTATGAGTTGTATATCAAAGAGGGACAAGTCTTCACAGACCACTTTGATGGAGTTATTGTAACCTATACTGAGAAAGAAACCTGCGAGGTTCATGAGCCTTTTGCTTGTGGTTTTCTATCTTGGGAGTTGAGAGATATTTTCCCTAAATTGGGTAAGATTTTGAGAGAGAAGATTAAGCAAGACAATAAAGAGAGGTATCCTATTATTCGCTTTGTGGACGCAAAAACTTCTGAAGTGTTGACCGAGTTTCCGTATGAGGACTATTACAAAGAGAACTTTGCCTTGAATGAAATGGGTAAATACATGGCAAAAGGTCATTTAGACCTTCTAGTTCAAATTTATGACAAAGAAACAGATGGTTGGATTCCATTTGAGTTGAGACGGTTGGACTATTGGAGAGCTTTAGACGATACAAAAGCTCAAGTACAAGAAGAAGTACAACGTTGGAAAGAAGATTTATAATATGGCTGAAAATTTCGCAACGAAATACAGGTCAAAAGATGTAGACCGCTATATTGGAAACGAATTAGCAGTTCAAAAGTTACTGAACCGTTTTTCTTCAACAGATGGAGAAGATTACCCAGCTTGTGTTATGATTTCAGGAGCGAGTGGATGTGGTAAGACTACTATGGCTCGTATGTCTACGAAGTTGGTCTTGTGTGAGAATAAACAAGTTCGTAAGTGGAAGAACAGAGAGTATTTGTTACCTTGCAACCAATGTAAGATGTGTCAAGATTTGAATGAATACATTGAGACCGCAGACGCTACGAAGCTCTTTTCGGTAAAAGAATTAGACTCATCTAAAACTGGTAACGTAGATGCAGTGCGACAATTCGTAGAGTCTGCTTCTATGCCTAAACTCTTCGCAGGGTATTCTATTTTTATTTTTGATGAATGTCATTTGATTTCTAAGATGGGTCAGGAAAGTATGTTGAAGTTTACTGAGGATGCGCCTCCGAAGTCTATCTTTTTCTTCTGTACAACTGACCCACAGAAGATGTTAGAACCCTTGAAAACTCGAATGGATTTGAAGATTGAAATTGAGCTTCCAAGTGTTGCAGATAACGTAGAGCTTATGAAGTGGGTATCCACAGAAGAAGGTTTCGCCTTTGAGAAACCGGCTTTGGAGTTGATTGCAGTACGTTCTAATTGTGTCTTTCGACAATCCTTGAAACAGTTAGAGAATGTCTACCGTTCTTACGGTTCTGTTCGTTATGAAGATGTTGTTAAGGTTCTTGATGTGAACAAACATAGAGGTTTGTACTTTGATTTCTTAGATTTCCTAAGAACAAAGAATACAGTTCTCTATACGAAGACAGTACACACTGCTATGTTGGAAGTGGGCTTGAAGAACTTTGTAGAAGGATTGAGGGAGTTTGTTAAGAGAGGTCTTTACATTTCGTTAGGTCTTCATGTGTTAGGTATAACTAAAGATGAGATTAAGTTGTATAAAGACTTATTTGACAAGTTCAACAATGAAGAGATTTTGGCTTTGCTAGAGTTCTTGAATAACTTAGGTAGAGGAGATATTGAAACTCAACTACTTGTCTTAGGGTATCGAGGTTTGCTTGCTTCTAATTTAACTAATTCGGCAACTTCTGTAGGTGTGGAAGTTAATGAAATTAAAGGGAATGAGCGTGTGTTGGAGAGCAAACAAATGTCTCAAAAGCATAAGGAAGACAAAGCAGCACATCATGAAAACACTGTTGCAAAAGCACAGTTAGATTTAAAACCTATGTCTACTGACCAAATGGCTGATATGTTTGAAAGTTTATAATTAAAAGAAGTGAGGTATTTTTCATGTTAGAAAAAGTATTGAAGCGCAGAGTAACCAAAGACTTTGCTGAAAGTTATGAAGTGGTGTCTAGTCGGAAAGGTTTCCGAGAGTTTATTATTCTCTTTCCAAATACAGAGTTAGACCCTATTATTGGCGATTACTATACCGTAGCAGATCGCTTAGAGAAGAAAAAGATTTTCTTTAGCGTTTATCCTATGCCTACTGATGAACCTGAAGTTCGAGAACATTTTCTAAAAGCTAATCCGATTATCAAAGAGGTGATTCTATGAGTAACTTGTCAGAATTCCCAAGTTTGTATTTAACTGATTATTTAGTTAATGATTTAACTAGGATTTATTCTATAGTTGATAATAAGTTAATCATGCGAGTAAACTTATATTGGTTACTTGAAATTCAAGTTAAGAAGTTAAACTCTGTTTATTTCCCAGAGAAGTTCAATGCTTCTAAAGGTTCACATAACGTTATGGGTTCGGTTTATTTGCATAGCAAAATTATACCTGAGTTAGCCGATTTCATTTACCGTCTAACCAAAGGGGAGAATCAACTTTATGCGGGTAGACTTCGAGCTATTCAAACGTTCGATTATGTTTCAGCTAGGTATTCTAATGCGTTAGAAGTTTTCAGAGCGGACTTACCTCTAGTTGAAGATTTGTTTGAGCTTTATTGGATTCTATCCAACCACCTAAGACAGTTAGGTTTTAGTTAATAAAGTGTCTGCTAAATTGGTTGTGAGGTGAAACTTATGTTAGAAAAAGTTTTAAAGCGCAGAGTTACTAAGGGTTTTGCTGAGACTTACGAAGCAGTTTCCTATAAAGAGGAGTATCGAGAATTTTACATTGTCTACCCTATCGAAAAAGGTGATCCTTTGTTGATTGATTACTTTGATTTAGTAGATATGTTAGAAGAACAAAACATTATCTTTAGTGTGTATCCTATGCCTTCAGATAGACCTGAAGTGAAAGAGCGTTTCTTAGAAAACAGTCCAATACTTAAGGAAGTGATTTTATAATGATAAATAATGTTGAAGTGCCAACTCAAGTTTTAGAAAAACGTTATACAAAGGATTTTGCAGAAACGTATGAGGTTGTTCCTAGTCGAAGAGGTTTCAGAGAATTTTACATTCTTTACCCTAAAGAATTAGGTGACCCTTTCATTGGTGATTTCTATGTAATTGCGGATGAGTTAGAGGGTAAACACATTTTGATAAGTGTATACCCTATGTCTGAGACTAGACCTGAGGTTAAAGCGATATTCTTATCGAATAGTCCAATCTTACATGAAGTTCTTTTATGATATTTCTAAGTTTCAGTTAATTGAAGAATAAAGAAAGCGAGAAAAACAAATGTCAAAAGAAGAAGAAGTAGTAGTATTTACAAAGCGCCCAGAAGATGGAGTTTGCCCCGGATGTAAAATGTTGAAGCGCAAGCTCGACTCAGAGGGTATCCCGTATAAGGAAGTCCCTTACGACCCAAATAATGAAGAGCACGTTCGTATTGTGAAAGGTGCGAAGTTTAGCGCTTTACCTGTAACTTTCCCTAATGGGTTGGAAGATGTAGAAAGTGCTTTCTCAGGTTTCGCACCAAATAAAGTAGCAGAAATCAAGCGTAATCTAGGCTTATAGAAATTGGCAAGAGATGTTGGCAGACATCTCTTATTTTTTGTTTAGAAATGCTTGTCAAGTAAAAACTTTTTTGATAAAATAATCAAAATAAACAGAAAGTTGGTGTCGATTTTGGGGAGAATTTCGGATTTAGTCCTAAATAGAGAATTTAAAGGGAGAAAATTCGCCTTAGAAAGTATTGTCTTTCTAAATACTTTAGCTCTTCTACCTACAACTGCTTTTGCAAATACAGACTCGTTAGGTGGAGTTCCCGACTCCTCATCAGCGGTATCCGATGCAGTTGACACAACCAATACGATTACACGTGAGCAAGCCAACAACATTTTGCAGAATGTAAGAGACGCTATTCCAGAGCCTTCAAAAGAACGTGCTTTAGAGCAAATCAATAAAGCAGTCAACACAAGTCGTGACTCTAGTTGGGATATGGCAATGGACGCTCTAGCTCCAGTAGGTTATGGTTTAATGTTCTTTGCAAACATTTTGTGGGGGTTAGCTACCTTTGGGTATTTCTTCCAAACTTCAGTTGATGTGTTGTGTTTGGTTTGGTCTGGTCCCCGTGAATATTTTATGAATAAACCACCCAGTCAAGACCAAGGTTTTAGCTTGAAAGGTTTCATTGGTTCATTCTTTACTTTGTCTTATGATGCTCGTCAAATTATTGAGAGTGCAGGGTTGAGTACAGGTTCTCAACAAGCTCAACAAGGTGGAATGGGTATGAACCGTGGCATGGGCATGGGCGCTCCTATGGGTTCTCCTATGGGTTCTCCTATGGGTGGCATGGGTTCTCCTATGGGCATGAACCGTGGCATGGGCATGGGTGGTATGAACCAAGGAATGCAAAACAAACCTATGGTTTCCACAGGTAATTTGTTAAGTCGGTACATTTCCCTTCACATGAAGACTTTAGTAGCGTTAGGTGTTGCTTTTGTAATCTTTGGAACATCCTTTGCAACAGAGTTCCAAGGACAAGCGGTGTCCTTAATTATCGCCTTGATTAAAGGTGCTTGGAATTTGGCTCTCCAATTATTCCACTTCATTTCAGGTAATGGATAAGAAGGTGAGTGTATGGCTTTCTTAGATTTAAAGATCTTTAACAACTTAAAGAACAGTGGAGATTCAAGGTTTGGAGGACACCATGCGCATTTAATGAAAAGGCGCTTGGAGGCAGACTTGCTAGAGTTAGCAGAGAAGACTTTAAAAGGTCGTGTAACTCATTGTTGTATTGAGGTTTCTGACCAAGAGTTACCTTTAATGTTAGAGGTTTTGTCTAATCCAACTATACAGTCTCGATTGCAGTTTCAACAACAAGAGATACCCACTCAGTTCTTAATTGGATTTAGAAACTTAACGGTGTTCTAAAACTACTTGTAGCAGTTTAGTTAGATGAGGTTAGTTGTATGGGTACAAAGGCACGTTTGCCTTATGTAGAGGTTATAAAAGAAGTAAGTAAATTAGTACATTTGAAGTATGAAACGGTAGATAATATTGTTACGTGCTATAGAGAAGTTTGCTTTGATTCCATTTCTAAAGGGTATTCCTTTGATGTTTTCGAAGGGTTATTCATGAAAGTAACGGTTTCAAAAGAGCAAGCTCGCAAGGTTTTACCTCAAGCTTATTTGTTAAAGAAAGTGAGTGAGTCTTTAGATTTATCACTTACAGTTGTACAGTCGGTACTGCAGAAGTTCCAAGAGTTGACTTACAGAGAAGTTGCAAAGGGTTCAGCGGTATCATACATCAACTTAATTTCTTTTAATCCTAGAGCCACAAGGTCTTGGAATAAGGTAAAGGTTGGTTCAGCAGTTTTAACACTTAAAAAAGAGGTAGGAGTACAAGTTCGTTTGGTTTGTACCAAAGACTTTAAAGAATTAGTGGGGAAATAACCTATGGAGGGGAAGACTCACAGATTAGGCGGTACGGTGTGTGCAATGGCAGGGTTCATAACGTTAAAGGATTCAGGTTACTTAATACAAAGTGACTTGATTTCACCAGCGTTACAGTTCTTAGTCATTTACACAGCGGGGATTTATGGTGGTATGTGGTCAGATAATGACCACCATTGGGAGTCCAGTCCATTAAAAGACCCAGCTTCTTGGTTACAAAATAAGGTATTGCATATTGCAAATGCACCTTACAAGAAGTTAGATGAAAAGTTAAGTAGCAAGCAGAAGAAAAGTTCTGTTCTGTATAAAACCTTAAAGTTTATGAGGTGTATACATCGGTCTTGGCAAACTCATAGTGAGTTCACACTCCTTATGATTTTGTGGCTGATGTTTAGTCCAACATTTTTAGGGTTTACAGGGCGCTTTGACCCTCTGTTATGGTTACTAATTGTCACAGGGTTTGGACTTGGGGTGATTTCCCATTTAGTGTTAGATATGTTGACTACGGAGGGAATACGTTTCGCTCTTGGTGTTTTCATCAAAATATTCTTTCCGAACATTCCTATGTTCACAACTATTCGCTTGGTTCCTGGTATCTCAACCTTTAAGACAGGCTCAGAGTGGGAGATGGCGATAAGAAAAGCCTTATCTATCATACAATATGGTATGTTAGCTTTGGTTTTGTTGGACTTAGGTGGGGTTTCTATCTTACACTATTTTAGTTGAGGGTACTTTCGTACACCTCAAACCGTTGTCTTATTGTTATTGGAAGTAGCAATAAGAGAGCAGAACGAAAAGATTTTCGTATTGTAGTAGGATAAACTAATAAAAATAAAAGGTAAGGTTGCTCCAACAACTTTAACCAGATTTGAGGTTTATCTATGAATATTTCAAAAACTGCGAGAGGATTTCTCGCAACAGTTTTAATGTCTGCTAGTTTAGTAGGCGCAGGTTATATTTCTGAGGTTGGTGGTATCACTAACTTCACTAGCATTTCAGAAGTACAGGCTTTAGGTGGTACAACCGCTGAGTCTAGTTCAGAGTCTATGAGTCGTCTTCAAGAGAAAGTTTATGATGAGGTTTCAGGAAACACTTATCGTACAACTACAGGTGACGGTCTTACAGGGTCTAAGATTTATAACCAAAAAGGTGAAGTTACAAGTAACTTTGACAAATTGACTGAAGGTGACAAGAATAAGGTCATTCAAGACATCAACAGAGCAGTTAAAAAGACTGCTGACAAAGATGCGACAGCGATTGAGTCAGGTGACGCTACGAATAACGCAGTCACAAAAGGTACTGTTAATAAGTTCTGGAAAGATATGAGAGAAGTCCGTAAATCTACGGCAGGGTATCTTATCTCGGTTGCAACTGTTGATGTAGCTGCTGACTGGGATGCTGCTTCAAACTTCTTGGCTCCGTTCTATCCGTTCTTTAACAGTGCGATTGCGGTATTCTTGATTTTAGCTTCATTCTCATTCTTTATCCACTTGGCGATTGCAGTATTCTACTTCATGACACCTTCATTCCAGTATTTTGTAAAAGATGCTGAGAGTGCTAAAGGTGCAAGAGGTTATATCGCAAGTATCATTCCGAAACAAGCGGTTACTGCCAATGACCAAGCCTTAGATAAAGGTGGAAACCCACTTCTTATCTACATTGGTAAGACTTGGGTTATGATGTTAGCTTATGCGTTAATCTTGATTTTCTTTGCTACCAACTCTATGTTGGTCTTGGTCGGCCCGATTTCAACCCTCTTTGCATCCCTTGTTGGATTGTAATTGGTTGGTTCGTCAGAAACGAGGTTTTATATGGCACAGTTAAAATTCGTCAGAGTTTTACAAGTTGCCTTGTTATCCTTGGTAGTTAGTTTGGGGTTTTGGGGGTTTTCTTCCTCAAACTCCAATCTTTTCGTAGATGTCGTACAAGCTAGAGCGAAGTTTGATGCAACTACTGTGAGTGAGAATAGTATGCCTTTTGTCATTGTAGACAGTGAAGCAGGGGTATCATCAGTCGTTGACAATATCAACAATGAGATTAGAGTACAGTTAGTTGTTCGTTCTGATCAAGTTTCAGACGGTTGGAAATTTGTTTACTACAATAGTGGTAAAAAGAGAGTTTCGATTGACCGTAAGAACTTTATGGAATATCCAATGAACACTCGTCAGAAAATCATGGATATTGCTTTGAGTAATTTGAAAGATGACCGTTCTGGTGGTTTATCTGCAAGAGATAGAGCAAGGCTTTATAAATTTGTAGAGGATCAGGACACAAACATTTCAAGTGTTCTTCAAGCAGTAAACTCTGATGTAACTGCTGACTTAAATGAAGCACAAAACATTTTGAAATTCTTTACAAGTCCGTTAGGTACTTTGTTAGGAGTTCTTACAATTTTGATTTGTGCGACTGTTGGTATTTCAATGGCGATGGACGTTTTCGCAATGATGACACCGAGCTTGATGTATCACTTTATGAAGAAGGGGGACAAGCGCCCTGTGTTGATTTCACCAGAAGCTTGGTTCTCTTATAAAGATGGTATTTCAAAAGGTGCGCATTCAAATTACATGATAACGTATTTGTCTCGCTCTATACCAAAACTAGTGGTAACAGGTGCTTGTTTAGCCTACATTATGATTGGTAATACCACGGCTCTTGCGATATTCTTTGCCAATCTATTTAACCGATAAGTTGTTACTGTGGAACTTATCGTTGATTGGTAAGTTTCATTGCAAGCAACTAGGGAGCCTCGGTATCATTAGGTACTGAGGTTTCTTGTTTTCAAGAAAGGAATCTTTAAATTCATGTTCGGAAAGAAGAAGATTAAAGATAAACAAGTTAAATTAAAGGAAACAAACAAGTTCTCACAGTTTGTAAGCTCGTTGTGTGAGGACTCGATTCTACTGTTTGGTGGTAGGTCTTTAGATAAAAACAAGTCAACGAGTCCATTTGTTCCAATGACTTTGGAGCAAACTGCGATTGAAGTTCGTAGAAAGAAAATTAGAAATGTAGTTGGGAAAACCGTCACTTTGGCTTCGGTATCCTTACTCCTCGGTTCGGTTGCTTTGCAAGCAGGTAGTTCGGTTCTAGGTTTAAAAGCTGACTATACAACTGCTTACGCAGAAAACGCTCAAGGTGGGAAAAGCTCTGCTATGGAGCGTTCTATTGACCAGTTGAAGATTGCAGCAGGTGAAGCTGACGGTTCGTTATCTGGTGGAGCAAAAGGTTTGTCTCCGGCAGAGGTTAAAACTGTAGGGTTCTTTATTTCTAACTGGTATTCTCCGTTTATTTCTCAGGTGAGCATAGGTACAAGTGGTACAGTAGGAGAGTTTCAGGAAGATATAAAGAATCTTCTAACTACTCATACTGGGTTAGCTGAAGACCCATCTGGGGAATTAGCTAAATTAGTAGCAGGTGTCGGAGCTAAAACAACTGAGAAATTGTATTTAGCTAAGTCTGATGATGGTGGAAATTCTTGGTTAGGTTTAGGTAAAGAAGCGACTTATGCTGAGGTTTTGATGGGTTCTGTTGGAATTTTACCCGACTCAGTATTAACTGCTTCAGGTAAAGGTAATGAGCTTACATTAAAAGACCGGTATCAGTATGATTCCGAGAAAAAGACTATCTTAGGTTTAGTACGTGAGAGCAGGTCAGAGGTTAAAGAGTTAAAACGACAAGAGATTGTCTATGAGTGGAATCCTAGTCCTAGTGGAGACCCAACTATTGCACAAGCAACTTTCTATACAAACTTTGCCTCTGTAGATAGTAAAAAGGCTTGGGGGTCAACGGTTTTAACCTTAGATGGTTCTGATAAGACGCTTACAGAGTGGGTCAAGTCTCCTCCAGCAGATTTAGCTGAGAAATTGAATGCTTACTTTGGTGGTTTTACTGCTTATGATGGTCACAATTCAGGTTCTACTGATGGTAGCGCAGGTTCTTTAAAAGGTTTTTATGAACGTTCTTTCTACTCCGCCTCAATGTATGTAGATGGTTTCGGTAATTTGATTTCAGATACGGGAACTCAAAGTGTTGCAAACTTTGTTATTATGCCAGCTTCTCAAAATCCTATGATGTATGCTAGAAAAGGAGGTTCTACTGCAAGTAGTTCTACTAGTGATAAAGACAAAGAGAAAGAGAAAGATAAAGACAAAGATAAAGATAAGGACAAAAGTAAAGATACAAGTGTCAGTCAAGGTGTAGAAGCTAAGATGGCTACTATTTACAATGCTAAAGACACTGGGGTGGGTCGTTCTATCGCTTCAAACAACTTAAACTCAGTAGCTTTAAATAAAGGTAAAGGGTATTTGAAAGTTGACGGAGATAATGCAACTCTTGGAGGTTCAGTAGATAAGAGTTTAACTTTCTATACTGCTGTAACTGGTGGCGACTATATTACGAAAAATGGAGCAGATACTACGTCTACGCTCTTAGGTGTTCCAGCAGTAAACTTGTCTGACTTAGGTTCAGTCGTATCTTCTTCTTTGTATACACAGTGGTTGATTAGAAGTGTACCGTTTAATGAAGAGTATTCAAAAGACCAAGGTAGCAAATTTAAAAATGATGCCTTTGGTTGGAACTACGGTGCTACTTATGAGGAGATTAACTCAGGTAAAGGGGATTTAGGCTTACCTCAAGGAAAACCTACAAATGGTTTCCCTGTGCTTGGCGGAGGTGGTGCTGCTTTGGACTTACTTGCTCACGTTAAAGGTGCGGATGCTTGGAGTACATTTACTTCAAAAGCTTTCAATGATGATGTTTACAAGTGGAAAGCTAGTATGACTGTTACGAAACCAGTCATTGATGACATTATCAGCTTTGACGATAAAGGTTACGCAGGTAATAACGACAAATTCAAGAAGCTTGGAGATAATGGCACTTTGATGTTAGGTAAAGCTCAAGATATTCCATTGCAGTCTTCTCGTTTGGATAGCAGTGGTTATTGGATAGGGCAAGGCTCTAAAGGTGCATTAGTTGATACCGCAGGTGAAGAACCTAAAGATACTGCTGATAAGAAGTACGCAATTAACTTGTACGCTTCAACTGTACTTGTTCGTGCAAATCCTTTAAACAAAGACATTACTTATGTCATTAACTTGGATAACTCTTCTGTTATTGACGAAGATACATTGAAAGCAGCTTCTGAGGAAGATGAGGAAGATTTAGACCATGTATTGAAGAATATGGCTTACTTCATGTTAAATCCAACAAAAGGTCGTGAGTACAAACAACGTTGGTCTAAAACCTTTATGAACCAAACTATGTTGAGTTCTTTGCAAGATATGGTTGGTGCAAATACCGCTTCAAGTTACTCAGGTACTACACGTTATTTAGAGTTAACAGGTTTTGCAACTATTCCTAAGATGAATGAGATTAAGTTTACAGACTACTTGTATTCTAAGTTCTCTTCTTGGGGTGTAACTATTTTGATTGTAGCTTCATTCCTAATGTTGATTTTCCTATTTGTAGGTCAAATTCAAGTAGTGCCTGCAGTTCTATCTATCTTAGCCTTTGGGTATCTTTTGTATAGCCCACCTAAGATGATTGACGCTTCAACTCATTTGAGTAACCAGATTACTTCTTATTTCTTCAAAGATAAGTTTATGTTTTGGGTTATGGCGACACACCAAAACTATTCAGACTCGGTAGCACAACTTCAAAAAGCTGCTGAAACTGGAAACTACGACAACTACACGGCTTTGCTAGTGAAACTACAAGGTGGTTGGGGTGGTTCTGAAAACGAAGGAGAAACAGATGTATATGAGTGGCAACAAACACTAGGTGCATCTGTTAAAGTTCGTTGGATGGCTCCTAAGAAAGACGGTTACATTCAACAAGTTAAACGTGACTTGAAACAAGTCACTTCAAATAGCGTAGATGAAGCAAACAAAGAGAAAAAGCAGAGTGAGTAGGAGGTTCTAGCTTTATGGATAAAATTAAAAAGATGAAGCAGTGGACTTTGGTAGGGGTATCCCTTGGGGTACTCCTCGCTCCTAGCTTTCTATCAAGTTTAAGTGTCTTTAGTCCAAGTATTGTTCAAGCAGAAGAAAGCAAAGATAAAGATAAGGATAAAAATAAAAAGAAAGAGAAGAAGAAAGACAATGGAGAGAAGAGAAAAGACAACGATGCAAGTGGTAAGAACTTGATTGACTCTCCTTTGACTTCAGCTTTGCTTTCAAATGGTTTATCGAATGAAGACTACACAGGGTTAGATACAAACTACCTTTACCGAGGGTATCCCGACATTGCCGATTATTCTCGTATGTATTACGGAAATATCATGGGAGACAACATTTCGACTAATGGTGCGATTGTCTTCAATATTGGTTCTTGGTCTGAGGGTCTTGCAACTATGTTCCCTCAAACTGATAAGAAAATCAACGTTTCGACTTCTGTAACTCCTTCTGATATTCGCTCTTCTATGCAAGAGTATTTGAGCTTGGAGAATTCAGACAAACCGAACCATCAAACTTTGTTACAACGCTCTAAATTAGGCTTTATCAATGACCGAAAAGGAACGTCTTCAACAGGTTCGGTTGATACAAAGACTATGAAACGGATTTTCGCTCCCATTTCGTCAAATACGATCGCAAAGGCTTCAACACAAGATTTGAGTCAAGTTAAAGTAGGTGATGAAGTTGGTTTGAATGAAGATTATTTCATTCTTTCTAAGCGAAACTTCAACAACCATAAAGAGACTTTACAAGACCAAATGGCGAAAGCTAATAAGTCTACGACTGGGACTGCTATTCCTCAAGAGGACGCGGTATCCCTATCTGCGTTTGCTCTTTATACAGAGTCTCCATTTTATTACTTGTCTTGGAATCTTTATGACAATGGTTTAAGCACTAAAGCAGGTTCTAGTGGTGAATTTAAGAAGATGTTGTTAGAGAAGAATGACTCCTTCTTCTACAACTACCAAATGGAAGCTGGAAAGCCCGGATATGGAGCTATGAAAGACTTCCTAGATTTTGGTTCTTTGTTTACTGTAACAATTCCTTATTTGCGTGAAGCAAATAAAACCTTGTTGCAGTGGAGTGACACTTATGGTACAAAACCATACGCAGGTTATGGTACAAAACGTACAGAGCTTGATAGCATTACAGATAAAGAGTCTGAGGCTTACTATAAGACTTGGTTCAACTATTCATCAGATAATGCTTATAGAACCTACACGGCTTGGGTAGACTACTTGTACGAGTTAGACATTGCAAAACCAGAGACGATCGAATACGCAGGTCAAAAGCAAGTGGTATCCGAACCTATGAATCCGGCTGCTTACACAGTTCGCCCTATGGTTTTCTCAGAAAGTGAGATGTTGTACTATGGTTTGAAAGAGTCTGACTTAACACAAGTTGAGAAGAAGATTCAAGAGGTAACGAAAGAGGTTCGTAACGACTGGTTGAATGTTATGAACTATTACACCTTAGATGATGTGGTCTTAAACACTGCAAGTGCTATGATTGCAACATTCGACTTCAACCGTATCTTCTCACAAAGTGGTTTCAATCAAAGACAAGTGGTCTTTGAACCTCAAGGTTTTGAGTTGAAAGCATTTGGTTGGGACGCTTTCCTTCGCATGATTTTGCAAAATGCGACAGGTGAGAGTTTGGTTTATAACCAAACTTTGAAGTCTGACATTTATGAGATTGTAGCTGAGAAAGATGGGTTCGTCACTCTCTTCATGATGTGGTTCAACTCCTTTGTAGTAGTATACTTAGTACCGACTCTCTTGATTTTGATTTTATGTTGCTTACCGATTGCCATGATGTTGTCAGTATTCGCATCCTTTATCCGTCAAGATAAGACTTTGGTTAAGTCATTTGCCACAGAGTGTATGTTACCGTTTATTACGGTGTTGGTTGTGAATATTTTACTTGCCTTTACAGTCTCTATTCTTATGGGTGATGGTGGAAATCAACTCGTAACAGGAAGTTTAGGGGAAAGTCAATCCTTTAACTCTCCTCGTTCAACAATGGGTGTATTGATTACCGTAACTCTCGTAGCTTGTGCTTTGTATTGGGTAGCAGTTGCAAACCTATTCAAAGGTCTTTACAAGAATGCTCGTATTGTTTCCATTCCTATGAAGGCAGGAGTTCAAATGGCTGCAAGCCTTGTTGTAGGGAACATTGAAAAAGTGAAGAATATTGCAGATGGCACTGACTCAGCGGTATCCAAAGCTTCAAATGGTCGTATGAGAGATACAGTAAGTAGTGCTACAAATTCTGCATCAGACTTCACTCGTAGAAACTTGGGTGGTGCAGGAGCAAGGTTCAAGAAAGCATTTGGTCGCACTAGAAACTCTAACAGAACTCAATCGTCTGCTTCTAAACAAGCAAACAGAGAAGTTGAGAAAGAGTTAGAAGGTGTATTTGATAAACCTAAGAAACAAGAGTCTCCTAAAGTAGAGCCTATGGATACACAAAGTAAGTTCGATGCTTTAGATAAGGACTTAAAGAAAGATAACAAATCAGACAAAGCGTAGCAAATACTTGTCTGTCAAGAGTATTGTGTGATATTCTTGTAGGTACAGGGTCTGGAATAACGGCTCTGTACTTTTACTGAATTAAATTTAGACTTGAAGAAAGTGAGGAAGAGTATGTTTTTCGAACCAATGATGAGGTTCTTGTTGCTGCCGGCATTATTGTTGTTAGCGACCTTTCTGTATCCTTTATTTGGTAGGTTTTATCGTCACTTTGCTAAAAAGTCTTTGAAAAAGCGAAAACGAAAACTAAAGGATTTAAAAGAGAGTCGAGTAGAACTTCAGCAAACTGCAAGTAAAGCAGACTTAACTGAGAAGGATAAGAGAAAAGTAGAGAACGCTCTAGTTGAGACAGCTTCAAGTGAAGCTAAAGAGCGTATCAAAATTTTGGCTTTACGTTCTTCTTTAATATTCAACCGTTTCCTCATGTGGTTAACTCGTTTAGCTTCGATTGTACTGCTTTCTTTTGGTTGGACATTTACGATTGCTACGATTGGGGCTTCAACTGCAGTGATTTATGTAGCAGTCATGGCTTCGGTAGATTGTAGTGCAGATGGAACTGTAAAGGCTCACACTCATTCAGATAAAGAGAAGAAGTCGGATGATGAGAAGAAGGGGAACACCTATAAAGGCGGAGAAGGTGAGTTACCAAAGGCTGAGGGTATCAAACCCCATGTTGAGGAATTTCGCCAAGTTATTTATAAGAAGTTCGGTATAAATGATATTGGTGGTTATAGACCGGGCGACCCTCAAGACCACGGACAAGGTTTGGCTTTGGACGTTATGGTTCCAGAGAGTTCGCAGTTAGGTGATGATGTAGCTCAGTTTGCGATTGATAATATGCAAGCAGCGGGTATTACTTACATCATTTGGAAACAACGTTTCTACATGGGTGTCGAGAATATCTATGGTCCAGCTAACACTTGGAACAAGATGCCAGACCGAGGAAGTAAAACTGAGAATCATTATGACCACGTTCATATAAGCTTTGGCGCTAGTAAAGGTAGCGGTGAACTTAAAGGTGTAGACGGTTCAAGTTCTTCTAGTTCTTCCTCTTTGGATAAGGATAAAGACAAGGGAAAATCAAGCTCAGTAGATAGCTCAACTTTTGGCTTTGGAGAATTATCAAGTGAAGCAACTGATTGGGCGAAAAACTACGAAGGTTTTACCTTTATTGGAGACTCATTAGGAGTAGGTGTTGAATCTAAACTAAAGGGTTACTTCCCTAAATCAACCTTTGATAGTAAGGTTTCAAGAGCCTTTGAGAACTCAGATAGTACACTTAGCGGTATCGAAACTGCGAAGAAACTTGAGTCTGATAAGAAAATTAAAGATGTACTTGTTGTAGCGCTTGGTACAAACCAAGCTCCAACTAATGATTTGATGGATAAGATCGTAGGTGAAGCGAAGAGTGCCAAAAAGATTATTTGGGTAACAACTGCTTCAAGAGGTGGTCAAGGTTCTTACAACAAAGTTGACCACGACAAGATTGCCGAAACCATTAAATCTTATGTGAATGGTAAGTCTAACATGGCTTACTTAGATTGGAACCGTTACGTTCAAGAAAAATCTAAGTGGGACGACTTGACTTCTGACTCCGTTCACATGAACGATAAAGGGTATGACTTATATTCTAAGTTCCTCACTCGCGGACTATACGATGTGATTAAGGGTGGAGGTTCAAGTGAAGATAGTCTTTTAACTAAAGCAATTAAGAAAATTAAGTGTAAACCAAAACACCACCATCATGGAACTTCAACTAAATCTGAACCAAGTGGTCTTTCTTCAACTGATGGTCAAGATAACCCACCAGCAGATGCGTTTAGTGCTTGGGGTTGGCGCCCTGAGGACTTACCAGAAGGGTTGAAACCTTACATTATTGACCCTAAAAATTATGGGATGTCATTTGGTGTACCAGGTGAAGGTTGGTTCCAAACAAGCAGTGCTGAATTAAACGGACAATGTGTTGCGTTAACTATTTCGTTAGGGAACCATGTTTGGGGACGTCCTCAAGAGAATGTACAAGGTAACGGACAAGATCAAGCTTACTCTTGGGCTAGTATTTTTGGAAATTCGGTAATAACAACGCCAAAAAGAGGGGCTATTTTCTCTGACCCAAGTCAAGCCGTTGGTTATGGTCATACAGGTTTAGTTTGTACTGTATTTAAAGACGGGTCTATTTTGACGGTTGAACAAAACACTCCTTTAGCTGGTTGGAATTACAGAAATGAACAATACGTTTGGCACTACCGCATATATAAACCCGGAACATACAGTCAAATGGTGTTCGCTTACGATGAGAAAAAAGCTCCAGTATTAAAATAATTAGAAAGTAGCAGTGAAGATTTGAAAGTAGTAAAATGGATATTAACAGTTTTATGTGGGTTAGGTTTAGGGACACTGATTGCTCTCGGTTTCCTTTATTTAAAAGGTGAGCAAGAAGCTCGTCACGAAAAAGATACTCCCACTGAGGTAACTGTAAAACAAGAGGAAACGAAGTCGGTTGATGATAAAGTTCAAAGCGACTTGGAAGTTAATTTAGCTAGAGCAAGAGGTTATTTGTCAGAAGGTAATCGAGTTTATGAAAGCGCCAAGGTCAAAGAACAACAAGAGTCTGTTGAAAAACTCTTGGAGACTTTCCGTGAAGGAAAAGATGATAGTCGCTTAAAAGCTGACTCTAGCGGTATCTCTCTTCGCTACGCAGTTGAAAAACAAGGTTACAAGCTGAAGTCTGATAGCTTTGAAGTTTGGTCAACAAAAGACCCTGATGTGGTAAACAATTTGTTTATACTTACAGGTGGTAAAAATGATGATATGTACTTAGTTTTGTCTTATGAGAAAACCACTAACACATTCCACATTTTATATCTCTACGGAGGTAAACCTGACACATTCGGTTAGAAATACTTCTCAGAAGTCTCAGATTGCCCCAGTTTCGATTTTAAACTTTGGGTAGTAAATTTATATGCTTGAAATTTAAAATCGAATAGAGAGCAAATGAGAGCCTTATATGAAATTGCCAAGTGAACGAAAGTGTTTGCTTGGTTTTCTTATTTTTAGCAAATGCTTTCTTGCGTTTTTCTCAGAAATAATGTAAAATAAAACCATTAAGTAAATTTAAGTGATAGGAAACAGAAGATGTTCAAAGATTCTCGTAAAGGTTGGATTTCAAAGCTCACAGTAGGTAGCAAAGTAGGAATTAGACACAAAGATGTAATTTATGGGGGAACGGTCTCTTTGGTTACGGCTTTGGGGGTTTTGCTTGTACGTTGTGAGAATAACTTGAAATTCAAAATTATGCCTGATGGTTACAGTTCTACGAAAGACTCGGAGGTTCTTCCTTATGGGGAAGTTGAAGAAAGCTAGTATTTACGGTGGGGTTCTAATTGGAACAACTCTATGTAGCCTAGCGGTATCCACCTTTTTTCTTCAAAATTTAGGAGACGGTCAAACTTTTGATTTGAGCCGACTAGCTCCTTTAGTGTCTGAGGAGAAGACAAGAGGTCAATTACAGTATGAAAACGCTTGGTCTGAGCAAATTGAGTTAGAAAATCAAGTCAAACCTTTTGAGAATTATATTATCAACTGGGTTGCAACTTACACAGGTCGAAAAGGTTTCCAAGGTCAGAATACAAAGAGCTTGAAGTTTAGCACCTTAGAGAATAAAGGTGCTTACACCAATATGACGGAATTGGTAAAACATTACCCTAATTTACTAGGTGTAATAGAGAAAGTAACCATTGAGTATAGTTACGACTCTGTAGCAAACCAACTAGTACAAAGAGTTTCTGTTTATAAGCGAGGTGTAGAAGGGTATCGACAAGCAACCGTGGTTTACGATTCGACCGGTTCTGTTGCTGATTATACGTTAGGCAATTTTGTAAAAGTAGGTGGCTCTAGTGAAAAAGATTAAAGCAAAAGTAGTCTTGTGGTTCTTGCACCTATTTGATTACAGATTATCGAGTAAAGCAAAGAGAAATGTACTAATAGGTCTTGCAGTTGTAGTAGTTTTAGGGTTCTTTGGTTTTATTGCAAATAATATTATTCAATCTCATAATGAAGGTGCTAAATTACAGAGAGATACAGAAGTTGCAAAATCGGCAAAAGAAGTTGTTTCAAATTACGCAGATGAGACCTTTGCAAAAGACCATCTGAGTTTAACAACAAGTCAGTGGAAAGCAAAAGATAACAATTTTGATTACTCTTTGGCTAAGACTTATATGACTTACTTAGCTTCGGTTGAAGATAGCACAAGTGCGGAAAGAGCTTACAAAGCTCTCCCTTGGGTATCCCCAGAAGTTGGAGACTCCTTACTCTCTTGGCCAGAAGATTACGCACTTAGTGTAGATAGATTGGTAAATTTAAAAACACTATCGAGAGTGTACAGTGCTGGAGGTTCTGATAAGTGGTTTGCTTTGTTTGATGTGTCTGCAACCAATAAAATTGGAACGCGCGTAGAGTCTTTGGTTTCGGTAGAATTAGCAGTAAGTGAAGGTAAAGTGACCTATTGGAAGATTGAACATGGAGGTTTAAGGTAGTGGCTGAGTCAAAGCGAAACTATTCAGAGGGCTATTGGTTAGTTAAGCCCCAATTAGGTAAATTAACAGTAACAAACTTAGTAAACTTTGCTGAGGCAGAGGGAGCTTATGGAGTTGCAAGTGGTGGGATTTTAAGATTAGGTAAAAGTGCCTTATTCTTTGGATTTTACATTGTATTGTGTATTGTCCTTTCTGTAATTGTAAAGAATTGGTTTGTGAGTCTTCTCTTGTGGGTGCTCTTGTTCCCACTACCTTTTCGTTTAATTTCCTTGTTTGTATTTAATGAGCGAAAGGTCAAGAAGGAGTTCAAACTGAGGGAAGAGTTGAAGTCGAAAACCGACACTTCTCTATTTTCTCATTTCTTCGGTATCTACGATATTGATGAGACTTTACCTTATGTCTGCTATATGTTAGATGGTAGTATTGGTATTTTCATTCGTTGTGTTCGTAAGACACAAGTAGGTAAGGTTCAAGAAAAAGCCTTTCAGCATGGTCAAGGGTTGGCGAACTTTTATAATCAGTGTGCTGCTTTAAATGTGGTGCCAGAGTTGATTGACTTGCAAGCAGCTAACTCTTATGATGAGCGTTTTGATGATTTATACAATCACTTGAACGAGGTGTCTTCTCCAACCATGCAAAAGGTTCTATCTTCTATGTACCATCATTGGGAAGACAACTCTAGTAGCTCTCAGTTGACTTATGAGTATTTCTTACTTCGTGGTTCAGGTGACCCTATGGTTTTTTGGGACAACGTAACTGCCTTGATGTCTGCCCTTATGACTGCAAGTTACAAGCGTATCCAAGTCTTGAATGAAGAACAAATTGGAACTTTGGTCGAGGACTTATATGGTTTAACTGAGTTTTCGGTTACTGAAGCCATGAACCAAGCAGTTCAGAAGTCTGAACGTTCAAGTCTTCGTCTATTGTGGTTGGGAGACGCCCAAAACCGTAGAAAACAAGTAAACACTTCTTTAGCAGAAGCTCGCTTGAAACAAGAAGAGCAGTATAGAAAACAACAAGCACAAGCAAGGGTATCCGCAGAGCAAGCGAAAGCTCAACCTAAGAACGCTAAGAAAACCAAAGGTAAAGAGAAAGCGAAACAGACCCAAGCAGAAGTATTGGATTTGTTTGGAACAGAAAGCAACTCAACAAAACAAGCAAGTGGCTTAACAAGTGTGCTTGAAACAGATGTTTCTATGGAGGAGTTGTCAACACCTGTGGATAACTCTCACAAACCTGTGAATAAAGGCACTGATGTAAGCGCAGAAGATTTGTTTGGTGGTTCTAGCAGTTCCCAAACGAAGAAAGTTGAAAGTTCAGAAGAATTGGACTTATTTTAGGACAAGAAAGTAGAGGGTATCCTTCATGATTGGTTTAATTTTTGGAGAGAAGAGCGAACAGGTAGTAAAAGCGGTTCAAGACTCACACGGTTTAAAAGAGGTGGAAGGTTTCACCTCTATTGGTGCTTTTTTGAGTATGGCGAGTCGTAAAGCTCTTCGTTGTGAGCGTTTGGTTATTAACTGTGTAAATGTAAACTCTGCGCAAGAGTTCAGTAACTTGCGTACCTTTTTAATGGATCACGCTCGTACAACTGAGGTTGTACTCTTTGGTCGTTATTTTGAGTCTGCAGACTTAGAAGTGGTAGAGTCTTATTACAGTTTCTTTAGTGAGCCGATTTATACAGACTACTTACTACAAACAAATGAGCAAGTAAATGTGGACTTGATTGCAAACAACTTGTGTAAGAGTTCCTTAGACACCATTCGCTTAGAACACTCAAGTAAGAAAAATGTAAAAGCAATGGTTAAATATGGAACGGAGCAGTCAGCGGTATCCTCGCAAGAGCCTACATTTACACCTCCTAAACCTATAGCAAGTAATGGTTCTGTGATTAAGACTTTTGGTTATGGTGGGAAGGTGTTCGGTAAGAAAAAACTCACAAAACAAGAGTTAGCAGCAGTTTCTAAATTAGATAATGAAATTTATGCGGTATTGCAATTAGCTCAGTCTAGGTAGGTGGTTTGATAAAACATGGACTACATTTTAACAACAAAAAACGTTCGGTATCCTAGTTGTACCACTGTTTCTAGTATTAAACAGATAGAACGGATTACTATGAAAACGACTCTCATCATTGAGTCGTACACAGATAAAGACTTTGACTTCTTAGTATTTATTTTAAATGCTATGAGAGATAACTCTTTAACCAAGATTGCTTATATAACGGAGACTCCTTCTCGTATTGTTTTAGAGACTATGAAAACCGTAGGAGCTTATGTTATTCAAGATAGTTCTTTGTTAGATAATACTGAGAGCTTCTCTGACTTATTGGAGTTCATGTCTAGTCGAGAGATGGACAACCAAACAGATGAATTAACTCAGTTAGCAGATAGTTTCACGATTGTGGATGAATATATTCGAGGTAAGTTAGAGGGTGAGCCTAAGTTAGTAGAACGTAAAATTTCTATGGCTTATGAGCAGTTGAGTGATGTCTTACAGGAAGTGGTGTTCTCAGCAGAATTGAATGAAGAGCTACAAGCCTTTCTTTTAACTGCTTCAAGTCGTTTGAAAATTGCAGAGGAGCAGTTGTCAAAACAAGAGGATGAAATCAATAACTTAAAAACTTCTTCATTTGGTGGGTTTGGCTCGATTAACACTTACACTCAGTATAGTTACACAGGTAACTCTAAGGTCTTGTTGATTAGGGAGCAGGCTCCCACTCGGTATCTGACCTCGTTCTTGTCAGCTTATATTGATTGGTTAGCGAAAGTACCTGAGATACAAGCAAAATTGATTGTAATAGACCAAGCTACAGAATATGTAGATGCTCGTTACAAGTCTTTACGCAAGGTAGACTCTAGTAATATTACACGTGAAGCTTCTAAGTTGTACTTATTGTCTGAGATGTACACAACAACTCCAACTACAAGCGTTATGAGTGCCTTAATGAGTCCCGGAATTGACTTGTATGTGATTTTGGATAGAACCTATAAGCGCACTGCAGCGGTCTCAGGTAGAGGAATTACAACAGTTTATAGTGTTTCTAGTCGAAGATTGATGAGAGATTTAGGTTTGAACTCAGAAGAAACGATTGTGAATGACAATGGAGAACAGTCTCAACTCGGTATCCTCGCTTTGATTGAAAGCTACGCAACAGACAAAGAGTCTCGCAAATTACAACAAAGAAGTGCTTTTGAGTCGATTATGAAACGCTTAACTGAGTTGTGTAATTTGGGGTATTAAATGTTTAGAAAGGTTGACATTATTGATGTTTAAGAAGAAAGAAAACAAAGTAACGAGCCTTTCTAAGAGTTCGTTAGAAAATCAGAAAACACAAGAAAATCAAGAAAAACGTAAAGGTTTCCTTGATAAATATGTGGACTTGATTAAGATGTGGGATTCCGTTTATGATGAATACCGTTCACGTTATAACCCAGAGAGAGCCTTAGCTTCAAGTAGGCGCTTGTATATGGACTCTAACTTTACTTACAGTGGAACTCAAAATGTAACGGCTTATTATGTTATTGATGAGTTACCGCCAGAGTTTGAAATGGGGTATCGTGCAACGCTTCGTTCCATTGTACCCGAAGGAATTTCAATGAACTTCATTGAGTCAAATGAACCTTTTGAGATTAACTGGGACGACCCGAAGGTCAAAACTCGTTTGTCGGTCTTAGATGAAGTTAGTGCGAAGAACCAAGAAGAGTCAAGTAAAGGTTCGAGGTTTACTCAGCACAAGTATGTAAAGACAGCTCAAAAAGATGAGCGTTTGTCACTTTCTGTAGAATACGCAAATGACGCAACTTTGAGTGACCAAGACAAGCGTTACTTGTATAAAGTCCGAGTTATGATTATCCTAACAGGTCATAGAGGACCTGAGTTTACAGATGTCTTGAAAGATTTTGAACACATGTGTTCTCATAGAACTGGAATGCAAGTCCGTCGAGTTACCGGTATCATTGCAGACACCGTAGGCGATTTCTCTCCTTTTAATTCTGAGATGTCTAAGGAAAGCAAGCGTAAAATTCGCTCTACCTTTACTTCTGATGAATTGAGAGCGCAGTGGCACCCATTTGAACAGGGGGTTGTTGGATTCGGTACAACTTACTTAGGTACAAATATTGAAACGCACTCCCCAGTTTTTCACCAATTTAAACGTGACGTTACAGACGCTGAGATTGTAATTGTAATCGGTATGTCAGGTTCTGGTAAATCTTTTGAAATGAAGTTGTTAGCTACACAGTTTGCAGCGAATGACAACATGATTATGACCATTAACGACTATGAAGGTGGAGAGTACAAAGGTCTAGGAACCTTGCTAGAGAAAGACTTCCAAGTAGTTTCATTGGACTTAGGTATGGGTTCAGGGCGCTACCTTGACCCAGTTCCGATTGTTCCTACAGGCGATGAAGAGATGGACAACACTTTATTTACTCGCTCTCGTAAGAATATTATTGACTTGTTCAGAGCAGTAGCAGGTGCGGAAACCTTGAAGAACTATGCTTGGATTCCGTTGATTATTGAGCGTGGTGTAGACTTGTTCTATAGTGAGTATGGTGTTTCTATAGACACTTCCACGTGGTATGCCCTTGATGGTTGTTCAATTTATACGGTTTACAACTACTTGAAGAAATACCGTCCGAATTTAGAAGATGTGTTGAGTTCGATTACGGAAGAAGACAAAAAGATTTTAACTGAAGATGATATTAAAGAGTTGTATAAGTCCGCTTTGAAAGACTTTCAAAGAGATTATATTTACTTCTTGGAAACATTTGGTTCTTACTTTGAACCAAGTAAGAAGTTGAACAACTACTTTAAATACCCAGTGTACTTGAAAGACATTATTGATGCGAAGTTAGTTATTTGTGACTACAATATGAGAGGGGTTCCTGAAAGTCAGTTGTCTGAATTGGACGCTATTCTCATTCCTATGAACGCTGCAACCGTAGCTTATTACCGAACTGTGTATCCTTTCTCTCGTGGTTTGTATAATGTGAAGATTTGGGAAGAGCTTCAGCGTTTTAGCTCTCTTCCAAACGCAGTAGAAATTTTGAAAACTCCAATCACGGGGGGTCGTAAAGCAGGAGATATAAACATTGTCGCTTCCAATGACCCAGTTAAGTTGGTTGAAAAAGATGAGTTCTCGCTATTTGCTAACTATACTTTGGCTATGGTTGGTAAAATCAAATCTCCAGTTTACCAAGAGATTGTATGTAAAGCTCTCGGTATCACTGACTTAGCTGATGAGTTAGCTGAGATTGGTGCAGTTATTGAGGAAGATGAAGGGTTGGTAGCAGGATATGACCAAGTACACGCAGAACCTTATAAAAAAGCCTTTGTCTTGAAGTTGAACTCTGGGGAGTCTGCAGTTGTAAAAGCAGATATTCCACGTGTGATTAGTGATACACCACTGTTCAGAACAGGTGTTATTGCACAAGATAAGTAGTAGATAGTTTAGGTGATTTAGACATGATGTTATTAAGTTTAATTCTCTTTTTAGGGGGTATCCTTTGGGGAGTCGCAAACTCCATAACCTCTGAAAAGTTGAAAGAAGAGGTTAAGAAGAGTCGTTTCCTCGTAATTGGAGTGGGAGTGGTCTATGTTTTGGTAGTCCTTGCAGTAACGTTAGGAGGTAAGCACTAGTATGGATTGGCGAAATTCAAATGACGACCTAACAAGGCAGTCGGATGCTCGTAGAGAGCGAGAAAATCAACGATTTGAAAATGGTATTTCAGGAGACCGAGGGGGGTTTGGTGGTATGCGCCAAGGTCCCGGTGGCGACCCTTTAGCTCGTATGAGAGGTGCGCAACCTGATCCTTTTGCAAATCGAGTGGGTGGGGGTTTACCACAAAGACCACCTTTCGGGCAACCTCAGGGTTTTCCACAACAAAATCAACCTCCTCAACATTTAAGTCAACATGAAGATTGGATGGACAAAATCTTTAAGGTTGGTAAAGGTCTTTGGAAACATTTATCCTCCTATGTGTGGCCTGTTTTGTCTGAGTCGGATGATATGTTCAGAAGTGACTACAAACTAAGAAAAGGGTTAACGGCTGCCCTCTTGTATTATGGTGCAGTAGGTGGTTTCTCTTTCTTGTTTGGTTTGTTTACAAGATTTGCAACTGCTCCCGGTATATTCATTTCGCTTGTAGGCGGTGGAGTGAGTGGTGGTATTTTCTTGTATAAGAACTCACAGAATAAGGAGTGGGGTTTGGTTGATGACTCTCCAAAAGAAGAAGTTATCCCACAAGCTCCACAACCGTCAGAGTTTGGCGCTCCAAGAGACTTTATGGATGATGGGTTTGGTTCTTCCGACCCTATGAGTGGTTTTGAACAACCTCCAAGAAGAGAAGTTCCAAATGAGTTTAAAAATTTTGGTTCAAGTGGGGGTTGGGATGATGAGGAAGATGAACTCCCCTTTCCCAAAAGACAAGGTTTTGAGCCTATGACAAGACCTAAACCAACTCAATTTGATGAAATAGAAGATGAAGAAGAAGGGTTTGCACCTCCTTCCAAGGGTATCCCCTCAAAGGGCGCAAGCGCTAAGGATATTTGGGGGAGCATAGATGATGAGTCTGAAGATTTAGAAGAGGACTCAGAAGATAACGAAGAGGGTTCTTCTAGTTCAAGAGAAGAATTAGAACACCCTAAGTTAGAAGAAGTATCTGAAAGTGCTTTTACCCCTGACTTAGCAGGTGGTTTAGTAGAGCCAGAGTTGGTAACAAGAAGTCTTTTGTTAGATAAATACTTGTCTGTCCTAGATGGTTCAAGTTTGAAACCTGATTGGTCTCGTGAGGTTTCTAAAGATAGCTTAGAGTTTAAACAGTTAGAAACTTTCCTCAGAGACGCTCAAACAGGAGGAGTTAAAGGTTTGTCTGAGATGGATTGGGTCAATGTGGAGTCTATAACAGAGCGAGTGTCTGTATTTGAGATTATCACAGACCGCCCAGAGAAGCTAAAAGGGAAAGAAACTTTATTTGCTAAAGAAATTACTGAGTTGTTGAAAGACCAAATGAAAGACTACTTTGGTGAAAATGTAACAACTACTGCGGTAGGTAAAGGTAGTCGCATTGCCATTACTATCTTTAAGCAGACTGGTACATCCTTTATGTTGAGAGACTTGATTGCTTCAAGTAAAGACTTCTTCTTAGACACTAAAAATGAATTACCAGTAGTGTTCGGAGCTGATGAATATGGAGAGCCGATTCTTCTTGATTTGGCAAAACACACAGGTACGATTATTGCAGGGATGGCTCGAACAGGTAAGTCTGTCCTAGCCACCGGTATCGTCAATCAGATGATGGCTTTAAACTCTCCTCGTAAGGTTCAAGTCGTTGCAGGAGATATGAAGAATAAAGACTCCGATTGGTACCAAATTACCTTACCACACTTGCGTAGGTTTGCAACAGGTACAAAAGCCATTATGGACTTGCTTGATTGGGTTGTTTCAGAAGAAGCTCCTAGAAGAAAGAGATTGATTGGCGACCAGTTGAAAATTCAGAACTACAATGCAAACTGTTCTGATGAGTCTGAGCAGTTACCTTACTTATTCGTAGTTTTAGATGAGATCATTTCCTTTGCTGAGAAGTTGGATAAAGATGAGAAAGTCACATATAAAGCTTATTTAAGTGAAATTTTAACTGCCTTTCCGAATGTTGGTATCTTTTTGATTTTCGTGCCACACCAACTACATAATGATTACTTCCCTAAAACGGCTTCTCGTATGGTGGGGAATCGATTTGCGGTTAAAGCAGGTCAACCAATTCAGAAAACAATTTGGGAAGATTCATATCGTCAAATTGACTTCCCAACTACAAATACAGGAGACTTTGCTTATACTTTAGCTGGTTCTGATGAGCCTAAGTTTGGTCACGCACCTCTCATTATGAGCATGAACGGAGGAAAAGAGCGCTTAGACAAACTGTATGAAACTCAACGGAAGATGTGGACTAAACTTTACCCAGAAGAGGGTGCAAGTTCAGCTTATGTAACAAGGTTGAAGAATGAACAAGCAAGTAAAACGCTAGGGAAACTCGGTATCTCAGTTTCGGACGCAGATTTTGCTGAGGAAGACTCCTTGCGTTTCCCTAAATCAGATAGCGTACGTGATTACTATGTCCGAGACATTTAAAGAAGCACAGCAGAAAGATAGAGGTTGTAACATAGATGGAAATTACATATCCAATTAGTAGTTCTAGGTTTCTGCTTGCAATGCAAGTGTATGCTAGAAAAATGGCTGCTTATGAAACGTATGAAGAGGTTAAAAAGAGGGAGTTTGAGCGAATTTCACTCTTTCGACCTTTACCTACGGTTTCAAAAGAAAGCATAAAGACAGAGGTTGTAGAGGAGAGTCCTCGGTATCTTCTCGACACCGAAAGTTCTGAGGATGAGACGGTTGAGTTGGATTCTTTGTTTGATGGGTTTGAAGACCTCATAAATACAGATTGGTTGACTTCTATGAAGAGCAAAGAGGAAGTTGAACAGAGAGATGAGGAAGAGGAACAAGATCCACTGAACGGAGTGTCCTTTGCTAGTTTAGGTTTAAGTTCGAACTCAGATGAGGAAGAGCAAGAATTAGAGTTAAGAGAGTTTGAAGTTGACCCTTCAGATGATTTCTCTGACCCATTCTCAGACACTCCACAATCGTCTGTAACGGAGTTTGAATTGGAGGTCGGTAAAACTACACCTTCGCAAGAAAACTCAAATCTGAGTCAATCTGAGACTTCTGAGAGTGCTTTTGAGAACGAACCAACTAGAGTGGAGTTCAAAGAAGAGATTTTCCGTTCGGACTATGTAGGTAAGAGAGAACCTTGGACTTATGTAGCGAAAGAAAGAGAGGTTGTAAAACAATCTCAACCAAGGGTATCCCAATCAGAGGTTGTACCTCGTACCGTTCAAGAACTAAAACCAGCTCCAAAACCTAAAACAGTTTCTATTCCCCAAGCACAATCGGTTGTTAAACCTAAACCTATTGTGCAGAAACTTCAATCACAAATGCAACCTCAGACTCAAGGTCAAGTAAATGCTAAAACTACTCGTTTAGTCAATGAAGACTTTGTTTCTTATTGTCGTAGGAATTTGAGGGTTTCAGAAAAGACTGCGTTAGGTTACTTTTCTCCTAGTGAGATAGAGTCCGCAGTAAGACAAGGTAAGGTTTTACGCAAAGGTGGGCTTTTAATCTTTGCTCATTCTTGATTTAGAAAGGTTTCCAAATTGTGAAATTAGTTGAAAACATTCGCTTTGTAAAAGTCAATGCAGAGGGTATCCCCAATGGCATTTGTGGAATTTGTTCTGCTTTGGTAGGTGGTTGGCTTGTAGTTCACGGTATTAAAGTGAAGCGACAAGGTTCACAGTATAAGGTTTTGTTCCCAGAGCGTAAATTATATGCAGAGGTTTATAAACCTGTAGTAACTGCTTTAAATCCAGAGTTTAAGAAAGAAGTAGACGCACTTATTTTAAGTGAGTTTTACAAAGCGTTAGAAAACAAGTAAAAGTTGAGGGAAATCCCTTGACTTTTTTCTTTGAGTTTGCTAAAATTAGATATAAAAATATAAAGAAAGGCGAAAATTTGTGGCAGTAACTGAAGTCTCATTTTACAATGGTGGTTTTATAGATAAATCAGCTCCTATACAACGATACAAGTTGTTAGATAGCATTATTCAAAAAGCTAACGAGGATAAAGACCAAGTAGGTTTTCCGGAGTTAGCTGATAGTTTATTAGACTTAACACCTGAGCAAGTAGAACAAGTCATTGCTACAAAATCGTCTTTAAAAGAAGGTGTAGCAAAAGGCTCTCTACGGTGGTATCAAACCTATGGAGTCCATTTTATTTTAGCTGCTCGCTCTGCTCTTATTATGGATAGTGTAGGGTTGGGTAAAACGGCTACGGTAGCTTCGGTTATTAACCATGTAGGAGCTTTGAAGCAAAGAACAAAAGGAAGACCTTTGCGTTATTTGTTTTTAACAGAGGTTGGTTTGGTTGCACAAGCTCGAAAAGAGCTAATTCGCTTCACAGGAGACTATGTAGCAACCACTACAGGAGACTCCAACCAAGTAAGTAGCTTTATCAAGGAGCAAAAAGAGTTAGACTCTCCTAGTGGAGTTGTCGCTTCTTACTCAGCGGTATCCTCAAGTCACGATTTCATGTTGTGGCTTGCAAACACTGTGAAATTGCATGGTAAATTTGATTATTTCTTTATTGATGAAGGTTCGGTGTTAGGTTCTACAAAGTCTGATATTTATAAGGCTTGTAAAACAGTCCGAACTAAGTTCGCAAACCATGTAGTTGTGATGAACGCTACCCCTTTTGAGAAGTCGATTGAGGGGATGTATAATCAGCTTAATTTCCTTTTTCCGGACTCTATGCCTTTAAAAACCAAGTTTGAAGAGTTGTTTGTGAAGAAATCATTCCAAACACACCAAATTTTGGGTTATAAAGACCCAGAGTTGTTTAAAGTGTGTACTCGTTTTATGGCTTTTGGAACGGCTCGTCAAGAGCTTGGGGTATCCGTCAAAAATTCTACGTGTGAGTTGGTCTTATATAAACCCTCACAATATCAAAACAAGTTATTCAGTAAAACTAGACATAAGCGTTATGTTTGGGACGAACCGTCTTGGTTCGATCCGGATTTGGAAGTAACTCCAGAAGTTTTACCGAAACTGCAAGTGATTGAAGATTTGTTTAAATACCGAATCGGTCAAGACAAAGCCTTGATTTATGTTCATTCGGTTGAAGCTCAGAACACTTTGGTTCACTTTTTGGAGGGGTTAGGAATAAAGGCTCTCACCATAAATGGAGAGGATAATACTCCTAAGAAGAAAGATGCAAAATTAGACAAATTTCATAAAGAAGGTTACAGAGTTATTGTAACTAATTTGAAGAAAGGTTTGAATTTAGGTTTCATGAACCATTTGATCTTCTATTCTTTCACAGGTAACTCTGGAATAACAAACCAAATTGAAGGTCGTATTGTTCGTAGTCAAGATATTCATGATAAGCACTTGTATTTAGTTTTAGCTAGAAGAGAAGAGTATAAAGTCTTAGAAGAAGCTTGTGTGAGTACGAAAGATAGACTAGCTCACACCAAACCTGAGGTCAGTTTGCTGAATAACTTCTTTTTAAACCCGGACTTGGTGAACACAGTAGTAGAAGTTACCAAGCAAGAGATTTCAGAAGGTGCAAGCTCGTCCATTGTAGCGGTATCCTACTCAAACCAAGATATGAGCGGAGTTGTGTCTTATCCTAAATGGTCGGATGATTTAGAACAAACAAAGGAAGGTTTAACTTTAAGTTAACAAGAGGTAGTAATATGAAAAGATTTCAACCAGTAAATTACAACGAAGACAAAGATTCACTCTTTGTTTATGTAGCGCCAAGACCACAAGAAACAGAAGACCAAATGGTTCTTTATACCTCAGTGAACAACAATTACAAGTACGCTTGCTTTTGGTCTAACAACTGGAGAAAGGTTCACGGGTATCCACTTTTGCGCAAAAGCGCTAAACGGTTTGGTTTCTATGTCAAACCGGAACTGCAGTCTGTTGAAAGAACTAAGAATATTCGTTCAGCAGTAGCAGAAGTAGATGAGATTTTAAATGAAATAGGTTACTTTAAATGAGATTAGGTGACTTTTTAACTTTATCAGATTTAGGTTTAGACGGTGAGTCTAAGGTTGAATTTTACGATATGAAACAATTTAAAGAAGACATTCTAGCAAATAAGTTCTCAAACTTGTACATGATAGGTAGCGAAGTTGAGAATAAGACTCACGCGCCTTATGGATTGTTGGTTGGTGATTCTAGCTTGATTGTTTTCTTTGAATAAACAGAAGGAAAAGAAGAAGTTTATAAGGAGAGGGTGTAAATTGAAGTCTTACTTGTATTTGTCAGATATTCATGCAAATTATGAAGTTCTAAAACAGTTAGAAAGTTTACCAGAGTTCACAGATAAGAATTGTGAAATTCGCTTTGGTGGAGACTACATTGATGGTATTGACCTAAAACCAAATGCTACCTTAGATACCCTTCATTTTGTGAAGGGTTTGTGTGAGAGTGGGAAGGCAAAAGCGATTGTGGGCAACCACGATATTTTCTTGTTAGATAGTGCTTTTCGCCCCTTCACTACAAACTGGTGGTATATGAACGGTAGAGAGGAAACCCTCGCCAATTTGGGTATCCCCTTTGCCTCAGAAAGCGATTTGAGAGAACAGTTGTTGTTTCATTTATATGATGAACTAGTGTGGTTGCGTTCTCTTCCGTATTATTTAGAGGACGGTAAGAATATTCTAGTTCACGCAGGGTTTGAGTTAGACTTACCTTTAGATAAGCAAGATACAGAGGGGATGGTCTGGACTCGCGAATTTTATATCGACTCGTTAAATCACTTAACTGATGTGGACTTACACCCAGACTTTAAAGGGAAAACTATTATTTCAGGACATACCCCAACTTGCACAATGGAAGGATATGAACATCCAATAAGTCCTTGTCAGATTTTAAAGGACAGTTTAGAACTAGATAGTGAGCCTTTAGTTACTAGATATTTCATTGACGGAGGTTCTAAGTCTGGTTCTGAGTTCTCTCGTATTAACTTGTTGAAGTTAGATGAAAACGGAAATGAAATTTGGCAAGGGTATCTCGATGACCAAGGTTTCCATTTGTACTCTGAGAACCATAATTGAAAGTTTTAGTAGAACACAGAAAGGGGTAAAAAGATGAACACACAAGTGCCTTTATTGGGTTTTGACCTTCAAGGAAATTGGCTCGGAATGGATTCCGTAACCTTGAGAGACTTCGCAGACTCTTTTATTGATGTAGATAACTTTGTAAGCGAAGAAGCTATTGTTTCAGCTATTTCTGTAATGACTCTAACTCTTATTTGGGTGGGGTATCCCCAAAATTGGGTCTATTCAGATTTTAAAGTAGTCTTTGAAGGTTTACTAAGACGATACAACCAAGATTTGTAAAAGCAGAAAGCAGAAAGCAGTTTAAATGATGATTAAAACACCAATGATTTTATCCGACTTAGAAAAGTTGGTAACTGATTACACAAGTAAAGACCATAGTTCCCAAGGTTTCAATTTCAAGTCTAGTGAGTTTGACTATGAGTGGGAAGTAAGTAAACTTAATTGGTACTTCTACTTTGATAGAGAAGATGCAAGCCTTTTTGCAGCAGACTTTCAAACTGTTCGAGACTATGCTTATTTCCGAATTGAGTTCCCACTCTATCTTTACCACGGAAGTGAATTTTGTTCAGAAGACTCAGAAGTGTTCAAAGATGTGGACTTGGAGTTCTCTTTCCGCAATGGTTGGTTAAAGATAACTACGATTATAACTGAGGAAACAGACTTACATCATGTGTTTGATGTTCTATTCTCGGTTTTAAAGGACTATAATTAAATGGAGCTTATGAAATGAAACTATGTAAATCAACCGAGTGTTCAGACGGTTTAGTTTTTGACATTGCGGTAAATAAATTAGTTCCTTGCCCTTTGTGTGAGGAATTGAGAACGAAGCATGTAGTAGAAGGAGTGCAAGCTCAAGAAGGAACCACTCAAGGTTTATCTGAGAAGTTAGGTCTTCGTAGGGTATTCTCTCGCTTGTTCGTAGATTTACGACAAGTGTTAGGGGATTTAACTGCTGAGAGTTTGGATACAGAGCAGTTCAACTCCATTGAAGATTCTATTGGAGCTTTAGTTGGTTCTTTGTCTGTAGGAAAAAAACCAAAAACTTCTGTATTGTTTTATCTAGGGGTTCGAGCAGATATTGAAATGTTAGCTTTTTGGTTGCTAGGTTCTGCTTACAAAGCAGGATTGAGCGTTCACCCTTTCATTACACCTTTCCGACTGCAGGGTATCAAACAGAAGCGCGAAGACTACGAAACTCTCATGTTGAGTGATGTTGTAGTAGTTGCTTATAGTCCTTCTATGAGAGAAGATGGTTATTTGGTCGAGGACTTTGTAAGACAACGTGCCTTTGAAGGGAAGTCTACTTATGTGATTTTAACGGACGGCTCTCAGATTAACAATGTCTTACAAAGATTAGGTTCTGAGGATAGTTACTCTCCTCGCCAATATTTATATATCGGCATCCCTCGTCAGAATAGCACCGATGAAGAGCGAGTAGCAAGAACAAATCGAGTAATTCGCAACTCCAATAAGGTGCTAAGGTTGAATATGTCTGAGGTTGAATTAGAAGATGTAGTTCCTCAGAAAACAAAGGGAAGAGCGAAAGATACACAGTCAAAAAGACATGTAGCAACATTAAGTTCTGCAGAAGCAGATTTATATCATTTGTAATTTGTAGGTAGGTAAGGAAATTGAAATTAACTAGAAGTAATCAAGCAGAAGTCCAAACAGAGAGGGGATTTGTAACTACTTTGTTAGCAAAAATAGAGTTTGACTCAACAGATCTTACAGAGCGGTTGGTTGAACACCCTAATTTGTATGGTACGGAAGAATTTGTAAAAATGGTAGTAACTACAGATATTTCAGAGGGTTCTATAGGTTCAACGCTTACAATTATTCGTAAGGAGAAAGACTCAGAGGGTAATGAGCGTGCGCAACATTACACTTACCCAGTATTTGTAGATGATTCAGGTGCTATTCATGTCAACCAAGAGTTGTGCTTGGAAGACACGGCTTTAGCTCTTTTTGTACCTTTCATGTCTGAGTGGTTGATGGAGTTGGTAGAATTGGCTAAAGAGAACTTGGCGAAGTCTTTGTCTGAAAGCACTTCTTTATCTAAGTCAGAGTCTGTTTCAAACTCCCTCTCGGTATCCCACTCAGAGAGTCTTTCTCAATCGGTAAGTGAGTCTTTATCTTTAGTGGATATTCAGTCTACCTCATTCTCTACAATGACTTCAAACTCTTTGGTAGATTATAGTAATCAGTTAAATCAGTCATTATCAACTCACCAAGCAAGTGTTTCGACTTCTGTTTCAGAGTCTTTGTCTGCTTTAGAAAGTGAAGCTTACCACAGCACCTCGGTATCTCTAAGTGAACTTGCTTCTTTGGAGACTAGTTTACACCAAGATAGTCTAAGTGCAGTCAGTAGTTTAGTAGATTCTCAATACCAAAGTATTGAAAGTCTCGCTTTGAAATTAGAACCTATTCGCTTGTCTTATGAGTTAGGAGAATTAGACACAGGAGACCTTGTAGAAGGGTTAGGTCAAGACGTTGACCTTGAAGATTTGCAAGATGAAATTACAGATGTTATAGAGTCAGGGGGTACTAGCTTAGATTATTCAAGTGAAGCAACTGAGATATTAACTGAGATTACATTTGAGCGGTCGCAAGATTGGTCGAATGAAATTGAACTTACCTCAACCTCATCGGTATCTCAGCAAAATCGGAAAAAACCTAAAAAACGAGGGTTATTCAAACGTTTATTTTCTCACAAAGATAGACAATACGAAGAATTAGTAAAGTCAGTCGTTCAAGACCAACTAACAGCTGCTCAAAAGAAAGCAGAGAGTAATTCTGTTGAGGAAATTCACTTAGCGAACGGTTCGATTAAGGTTAAGCTACCTAATAAATAAGCAGATAGAATATAAATAAGCAGATAGAATAAAGATAAACGCAAGTTGTTATGAAAATTTTTCAACTTGCTCTCTTATTGTTATTGATTTCTAGTATGTTTTGTGGTATAATAAAGAAAATATTGATTTTTAGGAGTTAGAAGAAAATGAAAATTACACTTACAAAAGAAACTGTAAATACATACGCTCCCTATGTGCGTATTTCCACAACTAAATCTAATCCGAACACAGGTGCAGTCCGAGTAAGTAACTCAGGCGCTCGTTGGGGTCTCTCAGGTACGGACTTTGCTCAGTTACTTAAAGCTTCAATCTTTATGATGGCTTACTCCTTGGAGACAGTTGAGTCTATTCGTCAAGAATATGATTTGCGTAAAGATGTAGAGTTCGAAGTTCAAGGTATTTCTCCGATTGAAATGATTCAACTTTCTGAGTCTGCGGTCAACCGTGAGGTGCCTAAAGGTGGTCGTCCAAAACCTAAGTTTGCAAACCTTGAGGGTGATTTGATTATGTATGGTACTCAACCTCGTAAAATCGGTAAATTGTCTCCAGCAGGAAAATCGATTAAAACAAATGAAGGAAATCTCGTAGGGGTATCCTCAGAAGAGCCAACGGCTTCGAAAGGTTCAAAGAAAGAGACGTTGAACGGTTCTAAGAAAGCAAACAAAGAAGTTGAGAAGAAAGCAGAGGTATTAGACGATTCGTCTGTTCGATTTCACAACGCAGGAGAGACTGTTCTACCAGTCAATTTGGAAAAAGAACTAGAAGACCTTAGAGCTGAGTATAAAAAGCTTGAAGACTCTTACAATGATGAAGTAGCTAAAGGTAAAGGTGCAGATAAAGAGATTAAATCTCTCAAGAGAAAACTCAAAGGTAAAGAGAAATCTTTAGACCAAGCAGAAGAGCGTATCAAAACTTTTGAAGAAAAGGAAAAAGGATTTGAACTAGCGAAAACCGAGTGGGCTTCTGAGAAGAAGACTATGGAAGATGCGAAAGAGCGTGAAGTTTTGGATTTGAAAAACGCTCAAGATGCCTTATCAGAACAACTTCAAGAAGTTCGTAAGGCTTTTAATAAGTTAAAAGCTAAAAAAGAGAAAACAACCATTCTTGGTGCTTTATCTGATTTGAAAGATGCAGTAATTGATGGTTTGAAAAAGCTTTTTAGTCAGAAATAAGGTAGAATAGAATGGTTTCAGTTGTAGAGCTAGTGTTGGCTAATGGTCAGAAAGTAGACTTACAAGCAGGAGACCAGATTACGATTGGGGAAGTCGGAGAGGACTATAAAGGTCGTTGGTGTTGCCTATCGAAGACCTCAAATAGCTCCGATATTCGTAGATTTCTAATTGGCGCACCAGATGAAGCGTTAGTTAGCGTAGGTCGTAATAGGGTATCGTTCAGGCGATCAGATATTTTCTCGATTAAAGATGTCAACTCTAAACTTGATGAAAAATAAACTAAGATAAGATAGGTTGATACGGTGGGTTAAAATGGTACATCCTTACTATACAGAGAAAATACTTCCCTTTTTGGAGAACAATAAAGTTGTAAATATGTTGGTCAAAACTCCTTTTATTGGTACAGGTTTTGAGCTAAAAGAATTAGCAAAAACTTTGAGAGCAGACGAAGAACTTCGCTATATAACTGCTTGTAAAAGCGGTCAAGCACGAGTTTTGGTTTGTGTGACCAATTTGCGTTTGCATATTTTGGATAAAGGGTTGGTTTTGAATAAATATCAGCTAACTGTGAATTTACCTCAAATTGCAAGTGTACAAAGAGGTAGAGGTATCTTCTTTGGTTCGGTGGTTATTTCTGTTATGGGATTTGACGATAACATTTATCTCACTGACTTTTGGGGTAAAGATACTGAAAACTTTCAACGAATTTTGCAAGATGCCATAACTGATTATGGTTTGGGTCGTAGTTCCTTGACTCAACCAAACTATTATCAACCACAACAACCTTATTACCCACAAGAACCTTATTATCAACAACAAACAGAAAGAAGATTGCAACACCCTATGTACGAATCGAATAACCCAGCTTATAACTACTTGACAGGAGAACCTTTCACAGAAGCGGAGCTTTTGGAAATGGGTCTTGACCGTTTTGGTCAACCTTTGGAAAAGAAACAAGAACCAACTCAACCTCAAGTTCAACCTAGTCGCACAGTTTCAAGACCACAACAACCAACTCAACCAAGGGTATCCCAAAATCAAAGACCATCTTTGCAACCTCGTGTGCCAAGACCTCCTAAAGATGTGTCCAACATGACGACACAAGAGAAGTTTGATGCACTTGAGCGTGGTGGGTGGTTTTAAGTAAAAACAGATGTAAATGGAATAATATTAGAGAGGAGATTTGCTTTTAGTGTTTGAAGATAAAGAGCTTTGGGAACTGATGTCTGAAGCAGAAGGAACGGAGTCGGCTTATGTGTCAGATATTACACCTTCTGAGATTTCAGATAAAAGCCCAGAGGTTCAACTTGAGTATTATGAAAACCAAGTGATGGGGTATCTTCTTAGAGACTTCGACTCTCTAAGGGGTCAGATGGGGCGCTTGCAAAACGACTATTTCCGTAATGAAAACTATGTGCTTTATTCTATGTTGAAGAAAGTACAGATGGAAAGAGGTTTATTGCTTGATTTAGACTACTTGAAAGTTTACTTGCAAGCAAACGCTTCTGAGATTGCACAAGATACTGACCGTATTCAATTTGAAGCTTATGTAAGTGAAGGTTCAACTGCGATTGAAGGTTTGTTGGTTTCGGTAGTAGAGGTTTATCAAAAATACCGTAATCCATCATTCTTGAAAGAGCCAACCTTCGAAGATGCCTTAACTCGCTTTAAATTGGTTTATGCAAAATTAGCTTTTAATGACTCGTTGCAACAAGCTTCGATTGCCTTAACAAATCCAATTCGGTCTCAGCGTAAATCCTTCTTCGGTATCGAAGGTGCGCTTGACTTCTTATCACAAAAAGTCAATAGTATTAAGGCTTCGTTAGGTAAAGAGAACTCTTATCAACTTGTCTGTGCTTCCGATATTGACTTTGAGGAAGAAGAGTCTAATAAACCTACTTTACTTTCCAACTTGCAACATTTGCCAACTTTGAGTGCTACGATTGGGGGTATTTATACTAATACCTTTGCGGTCTTTGCAGCACCAGAGAAGGGGATGAAATCGAAATTCGCAGTTCGCTTGTCTCATGAAATTCTCCTAAACGGCTTTGGTATTTGCTTTTGGGGGAAGGAAGGTGGTTCAGGTAAGGTAATGGCTGAGTTGCGTGCAACTCACTTTGATTATTACTACAATGTACAAAGAGGTCAAAACTACGAAAAGATTGCAGGTATCGACATTCAACGTGGTACTTTAGATAGCTCAGTTGCAGAGTTAGAAAAAATTTCTCGTATGGACTTGGTAAGTAACCCAAATTATGGTAAAATATATTTACCAGATTATCCGTTTGAATTGGAATCGGTTGAAACCGTCCTCCGAGTTGCAGCAGAGGAAAAAGAGTGTAAGTTTGTTGTTATTGACTACGCACAAGCGATGGATAGTAGTCAGTACCCTGATAAGAAAACCATGTTAGAGAAGTTGTCTATTCGCTTGGAGACTTTGAAAGGTTTATTAGACATTTGTGTTTGGTTGCCTTCACAGTTGGCTACTGATGTTATTCAAGACTTAGGTAAGGGTATCCACCGTGAGTTGCGAAATGTTACCGCTGACTCAAAAGAGTTAACAAAATCGGCAGACTTAAACTTGATGTTGTACACAAATGACGCTATGTCTGCAAAAAACATAGCTAAAATGTACTTACTTCCCTCACGTTTAGCAGGAGAGATGGCTCCGCTTTCGGTCTTTACGGATAAGGTTGCAAATAACGTTATAGAAATGAAAGACCAAGTGATAGAAATGCGAAACGGTGAAGCTGTCGTCTTGGATGTTGGTGACATTAATGTCTAAATTTGAAATTTGTGTGAGCGTAGGAGACTTAGCGCAGTTCTTTAGGGTATCCGAAGACTACGTTCGCTCTCAAGCTCAGTTTGAAGTCATAAAAGTGAAGGGTGGTTTAGAGGTTATTTCTAAGGACACTTACCCTCGTTTGAGTAAGGTGTTGTATTTACAAGCACCTTCTTTGTGTGTTTATACTTTAGAAAAAGTAGTTGAGCAGTTAAAAGAGGTTTATGATAAGAAAGAGTTTATTGATAAGTTCTTAGAGTCTGAACCTCGTGCGATTGTGAGAGATTTGTTTACTAATACTCCTTATTATTGGTCAGATAATTTAACAGATGAATACTTTCAGTTTGTTCAAGATTTGCAAAGTCAGTTAGAATATTCTATTGAGAGGGTCGCAAGTAAATTAGAGTTGAGTCCTAGTCAACTTTACTCTTTGGTTCGGTATTTAGAATTGCGTTTAACAAACATAGTAGGTGCTAAGTCTAAGAAAAAGGTATATATTTTACCAAGTGTGACTTACGCTACTGTTTGTGCCTTTTTAACGCAACATACCTTGGTAAATTTAACACTCACTGAGCGTAGCGATCTCTTTGCAATGGGTATCCAACCTTTGTCGGTCAAAGGTGTCGGTACATTTGTAGAAACTTCGGTATTAAACTACTTGCGAGGATCAAAATCAAGTGATAGTTTTGAGCTAAATGGGTCTTATTATATTTCCTACAACTCATTCTTATTTAAGTTTAGTTTGAAACCAAATGAGGTTTCAAGTGCCTTTAAGTCTGTTTTGGTAGGTAAAGAGACAGGTACGGAAGACTTTGTACCTTATGACTTTGTTCGACACTTAGATAAAGTTATGAAATTAGGTTTTGTTTCTGATGTTCGTTTAGGTGCTTTGATTTGTCTTGGTTTATTGGAGAAACAAGATTTAGAAGGGGTTCTTTCGGTATCTAAGTTTCGCCAACTTTACAATAGAATACTTGCTTTAAAAGTATTTCCTCTGAATAAAGCAAGTTACAAGCATGTAGCAGAAGGTTCAAAATCTGAAGTATTCCAAAAGCTACAGTTACCTTTCTATTCCAAGGACTTGTTGGTTTCTGTCTTGAAAGACACATTGCGAGGACTTCCTTTAGGTGTAACTTACCGAGGTTACTTCAATGTTTACCGTATGGTAGAGTTCTTGAAAGTAGCGAATAATACTTATGAATTACCTGTATTCATCAACAATACAGATGGAGTTCCAAGTGTAGCGATGAACAAGACGAGTTGGAACTCACTGATTTCGGTATCTTCGAATATCTTGTTGGCTCCAAGTGACGGAGTTTCAGAAGACTTATTGAGTGCTTATAACACATGGGAAATTTTAGAATTCGAAAAAGTAAGAGAAGGGGTTGAGAAGATTTTAAATGGTTAGTAAACAGTTTACAAAAGAGATATTAGACCAATTTGTAGAAGATTTTTACGACCTCTTTATGGAGGGTGTCTTAGAGTTTACCAACAAGTACACTATTCTGTACAAAGAGGAGCTAGACGGTAGCGAAGCTCGCTCGGTTATTGATTTGGGTCTAGCGTATGACTGGCTTTGGGTTGCTGACATTGAAGGAACTCCTTTGGTTTACATTGAGGTTGTAGATTTGGTAGTGCAAGAACACTTGCTACAACACTATACAAAGCAGTTGGGGTATCAGGATGCGCAAGCTCTCGTCACAATTAAAGAGTTGAAAGACTTATACTTGGCAGAGGTAGTTCGCTTCTTGAACTACTTACCAAGTTTAATTGGGGAGCTAAACGACTTAAAACCGTTCGCAGTTGCAAGTCTTGTAGATGAACAACATTTGCGCTTAGATAAACGGTTAGTTCCCACTTTCCACTTGTCTTTAACTGAGCTATTTAAATTGTTAGAGAGCGTTCAACTCCGACCTTATGGGTTTTGGGACGGACAAGAACACCACAAATTCAAAGAACCTAAAGGCTACTTCGACACACCACTAAAGGGCATCAGAGTTGATGAGCTTGTCTCAGCAATCTTTATTCGAGGTGTTTATCCGAAAAGAAAGTCGGTGCATGACTGATGCAGTACGATTTTTCAAAATTGAACCAACCTTATTTGTTGGATATTTTAGACTCGTATGTAGGTTCTCACGAGATTACTTATTTAGAGGGTTCGGAGTCTACTATGCTTTATGTTGGTGAGTCTATGTTATTTATAGTTGCAGGCGGATTCATACAGTATGTAAGTGGTGCGCCTAGTTATTTATCTAAACGGAATATTGATTTAATTGTGGATAAGTTGCAGTCAGCTCTTACATTACATTGTACGATTGTAGGTGATGTTGAATGATTGGTACTTCAAGAGTAAAACGAAGAACAGTTAAGGCTTCTTATCGTCAGTTGGAAGAACAGTTGCTTTACCATAAAAATTTTATTGGACACTTTGATGTAACGATTTCAAACTACTGGGACGTTGTGGTTTGTAGACACCAACCTCGTTATTCTGAGTATAGGTTTAGTGGTGGTAACAGCCGTGTAGTTTGCCCTTTCCATGAGGATTTAAAACCTTCTCTCGGTATCGTCAAAGACGGTGAAACCGGCATTGAGATTTTCAACTGCTTTGGTTGTGGTGTGAAGGGTACAATTATTGGTTTTCATAAGTTGTTTGCAGAGCAATACTTAGGTGAACGATACCCAAATGGTTTTGGTTACTTACAGAGTTTAGCTAAACTTTATGGTATTGAGTTAACTGATACGATTGTAGAGGTTCAAGAAGAGAAATCTAAGTTCGACTTTTCAAAAGCTCCTCCTTACACAGTTTCTATTCATAGAGAAAATGTGGAGACTTTAAAAGAGAAATTTAACCAAGGTTCGTTATCTTTAGACGGTTTAAAAGCTCAGTTGACCTTGATAACCAATAAGGTTCTTGAAGTTAAGTCAGCTAAGAAGAGTACAGAAGAAGGAGGAACAACTTAATGTTTACATTTGATATGGCAGAGTTTGGTGGTTCTCCTTGTTTTACTTACTTAGACTACTTCAAAGAGGGGTCTGAACGCTTTGATTTAGATAGTATTTTGGCTTTAGACTTATCTAAATCCTCCACGGGTATCGCCTACTGGGACGGTCAAACTTTAGAGACTTTTAATCTAAAAAGTAGCATAAAAGACTTAGATAGTCCTTATTCTGTAGGTCTTCGGATGCAAGAGTTGAAAGACTTTATCTTAGTAAAGGTTTTAAAGGGTCAAACAGAGTTAGACATGTTGTGTGTGGAAGAAGCCTTGTTAGGAAACAATGCGAAAACCTCTTCTGTAGCTTACGCTTTAAACTTCACACTTGATTATTTATTAGCGGAGGGTGTGTTGAAAGCCAAACGGTTCTTTAGGGTATCCAATAAGACTTGGAAAGCTACCTTGCGCTCAGAAACAGGTGTCGCACCTTTAAAGAAAGCAGTTTGGTCTAAAGACAATGCAGAAAAAGAAGAGATTCTATTATGCTTGCAAGAATTAGCACATCCTTGGGCGAACAAGTGGAGAGACTATGACTCCTTTGAAGTTTATCTAAAAAGTGGTTACCAAGACCAATTAGATGCAGTAGGTTTAGCAATTCATTGTGTGAAGACTTATGGTTTAGATGAAAAACCTCAAGTGTTAAGTCGGAAGACTTCAGTTAAGGTTTACAAAGACCGAGAAAGAGCTGAGAAATTTGTAAAATACCCACTCGAAAGAGTCAGCGGTATCCCCAAAAATCAAATTCACACATGGGTGGATACTTGCGGTAAAGATGAGGTTGAATCTAAGTCTTATTTGTTAGAAACGGACTCGCTTGGTCGCTTCGGTGTGAAAGCTGAGGTGTTCGAAGAGTCTGACCTTTATTACATTGTGGTGAATGTAACTTTAGTAACCGTTTAGATTTAATTCGCAGTTTAGTACATTAGATTACATTAGCGTTTCGCTAGAAAGTAGGTCTACATGGCTTTAGGTTCTAAGACAGAATTAGTAAGACAAGCCTTTCTCTATTTGTTTGGAGAAGGTTATGAGACTAAATTAACAAAGTTTCCAGAGGATGAGGTGTTTCCTCAGACAATAAAACACTTCGACCAACACGGTCTTCACTATTTACCGTCAGAGACTCAAGTAGTTCAAGTGTCCAATGGTCAAAGTGAAGCACAAGTAACAGTTTCATGTGCTATGTGCCACTTGTGTGGTTCTTTATATGGGAAAGTTGAAGATATTCACTATGTTCTTGAATATCAACCAACACAATCAGGTCAAGCTTTAATTAATGGTTTAGATTTGACTGCATTAGGAAATTAGAAAGTAGAGGTTTTCCTTCATGGAACAACATGTTTCAAGTATTAGAGGAGAAGTATTTCGACAGTTGATAGGGGTATCAGGAGGGTGGTTCGTTCGAATCATCTTTGTGATAGCTATGTATTGGCTTGCTTTTTTTGTATATGAGTCTTTGGTAGATGGTTCACTAAGTGAACGGTTGGCTTTATTTAAACAAGGCTTGTTTAATCAAAGTAAAGAGTTTAAACTAAAAACAATCTCAAACGCACCTTTCTTGTATTTCTTAGGTGCAATGATTTTAGTAACTGCAGGTTACACGTTAGGTTACAACATTTCAAGCAACTATATTAGTGGTGAGATTACCTTAATTACGACAGTTGCTCGTATTACCAACTTTTACGCATTAACTGTTACAGTTATTGAAATGGTGTTAATGGTTTGTGTAGCTTTAATTTTCTTATCTGCTGCAAGTTCGATTCGTAAGAACGGTCGAGAAGTTTATCAAACAAGTAAATTGAGCAAATTAAACCTTAGTCTCTTGAAGTTAATTCGACTTCTCGGTATCATGGTTGTTATAACGCTCGGCATTGCTTCTATGATATTTTGTTATTTGGTGATTAAATAGTAACTGGCACGGTTACTATTTTCTTTTTTCTAAGTTTGTTTTACTTATTGCAAATTGATGGGAAAAATGATAAACTAACAAAAAGTAAATGAATGCGAGGTTAATTTTCTTTGCAGACAAAAATAGAAGTTTCCCCATTTTTAGGGGTTGTACCAAGCGTAGTTGAAATTGGTACACGATTAAAAGAGTTATTAAGTAAGAGAGAAGAGCTTGTAAACAAGTTAGATAAAGAATTAGCCACAGGAACTTACAGCCAACATAGTGTGGTATCTTATTATCTGCTCGAAAAAGAGTTACAATCTTTGAGAGAGCAGTTATTGTTGAGAGCAGAAGATACACCTTTAGGTCGAGACTATTTACAGTACCAAGATGTATTAAAGGCTCGCTTACCTAAAGGTGACACCTATTTGGTTGAGGAGAGTCAAAAAATGGCTCAACTTCCGTATCTAACAAAAGCAGAGCCTTTCTATGATGATTATGTAAAGTTGCTAGAATTAGCAGCTAACGATAATGTAGAATTGTATGTTGAAGTTTTTCTAAGTAGTAATAAGGTTTCTTTGGTTTATGAGCATGGTCTCTTTCAACGTGCTATTTCGTTAGAAGAAGGTAGAGAAGGTGTTGATTGTACACGGTTAGTTTTGCCTTATTTAGAGCGTAGAGGTTTGACAACTTTAGTTAGTTTAGCTCAAATTCCAAAAAGTGCAGTTTGCGGATATTTGTACACTTCTATTGTGGAGGATGAGATAACTCCAAGTATGAGTTATACTAAATTGGACTTGACTCCACAGTTAATCTCAACTATTCGCTTCTACGCTTCTGATTACATTGAATTTGGCATGAACTTTGCAAAACGTGATGATGAGTGTAAATTTGTACAAGATTTAGGTTTTGATACTTTACCGTACATTCGTTACAATTTGGAGTCAGGTCAAACAATTAGCTCTATTATTGAAGATTGGGTATCCTTACTAGAAGATTTAGCTGATGTGAGTGCCTTATCAACTAATTTGAGAGTAAGTATTGCAAGTCATCATAGTCATCGCTTTAAAGAGTTCGGTTTTGATAGTGTTGTGATTAATCCAATTTTGTGGTCTGTAAACCCTCAGAAAGCGAAACTGCAGTACATTCATTGGAAACAGACTTTAGAAGGTTTAAAACCGTTTGCAGTTGTGTCTTACTTAGATGTAACTTCGCAGTTTAAGGTAGATGGTCAATCTAGTTTCGGTTTCTATGATTTTGCAACTAATCAGTCACAGTTATTAGATAGAGTTTTGGACTTAGGTTCTTATGTTGAAAATACTGAGGATTTAGGTGTGGAAGTTGCAGGTCATAAGTTAGTAGAGTTGCCTTTAGAAAGTCCATTAGATATTTTAGTGTTAGGTTTGAAACCAGAGAGTCCAGTTTATTTTTGGTCGTCACCAGAGTTAAATATTGTGACAGTTTGTGATTCTTTAGGTAGAACAGTAGATCAGTTATTAAGAAAGTAGGTCATTTTGGAAAAAGATAATTTATGGGGTGACTTAGATGAGTTGGAGGTAGGTGTATCCTCACATTCTGAACAAGCTCCAATAGGTGAAGAAGTCGCAGTTTATTCTGAGGTCGGAGAAGAAGTTGTAGAATGGTCACCAGAGGTCTCAGAATCGCCTAGTTTCGATTTAGAAGAAGTAGGTGGGGAAAATATCGACTCAGAAGAAAAACTCGATACAGAGCAAACTGAACCTTCTGAGACTATTTCTGACCTAGATGAGTTAGAAGTAGATGTTCCAGTAGATATTGTAGGTGTGTCAGAGACTCCTTCAGCTCTCAGTCCATTTGAAGATATTGATAAGATTTTAAGTGGTTTGAAGTATGACCGTGAGTTGCGTATGGACTTACCGATTGAGTCTATTGTCATTACAGAGTTTGATAAAAAGGCTCGCTTTGCAACTAAAAACGGTTTAACTGCTTCGATTGAAGACTTTGGTAGAGTGTTAAATCCGATTGATGTCTTAGCTTTACCCTCAGTTGATGGTGAAGAGGTTGAAATGTATACCTTGATTTCAGGTCTCCGTCGAGTTTATGGTGCTTCACGAAATGGTTACAAGACGATACCAGCTTTTGTGTGGCACTTTGCTGATTATGAGAAGGCTCAACGTTTAGTTCCATTGCTAGGTTTGATTTTAAACAAGCAACAACAGCATAGTTACCAAGAGATTTGGAACGGACTTTCTACCTTGGAACACGAATATGGCTTGAAGTTCTCTCAAATTGAGCGTTTATACCCCTATTTGGAAAGTGGCGATATTCTGAAATTGAAAGAGGTCTGCAGTGAGTCAGACACTTACCCAGAGCCTATGACGGAACTGTTCTCAGGGAAGTATACCTTAGATAAAGCTTATAAAGAGTTGGTAAAACAACGAAAAGAACGTGATGTTCTCGAAGAGGAAGACAACAAGGGTATCCTCTCTTCGACTGAGCTTGGTAAAGAAGCAGTTGTATCAGATGAAGAAGGTGTGACGAGTGAGATTAATGGTTCTTCTGATGAAGGTGAAAGTTTGAGTGGTAACAAATTGAGTGCCCAAGAGGTAGATGAACTTCTTGAATTGGCAGATAACTCTATGGATAACTTGACTTTGGAAAGCGCCTTAGAACAAGCAGATGCAGTAGATAAGGGTATTGTTCAAGATCGTAAAGGTGATGGTGATGATGACTTAACTCCAGAGGTTAAGAACAAGATTAAGGCTCGTGATAAGATGGTTTGTCAATGTTGCTCTAAGGACAAGGTTGAGAATCAAGGTGCTTTCTTGTCTCAGTTGGTTGTTCACCACAAAGTACCAGTTCACGCAGGTGGAACAGATGATGAGAAGAACTTAATTACTTTGTGTATTGGTTGCCACCACTTATTGCACACTATGGAGAAAATGGGAACTCTGACGACCGATAAAGAGCATTTAGACACTATGGATGAAGAGTTCCGCAGACGGATTTTGAATGCTTGGTCTCTTGCTTATATTGCGATTAAGGCAGGAGAGAAGAAAGGTTACTCTCGTAAGGAGAGAGCTAAAAAAGCTCAAGAGAGTTTAGGTCATAAATTCCCCGGACAAGATATTAAGAATGACTTAGCGTTAAGAACTGCATTAGATGTGAGTTCGAAATAAAATTTAATTGTTAGGTAGGTATGCGGGATTTTCTCGCATACCTTTTCTGATATTTAGTAGATTAAATCGAAAGGTTTTTACTAGTCATGAAATTACATAAAAATTTACTGCGAGACCGTTTCGCAAATGGTGTTGGGGTATCCATCACTTACAATCCAACCAACGGTGAGCGCTTTATTAAGTCTTTGTTTAACGCTTTAAATAAGACAAATACCGACAGAGCCTTTGTAGTGGATGATGTCATGCAAAAGTTGGTTGCCTATTTTGACAAAACCAACTTGGACTTTTTTAGCACTGAAACAGGTGGAAACCAACCAGACCTAGAACTCCGTCAAATTGGTGTTGTGTATCGTCATTCTCCAAATGAAGTTCCTACTATGGAGTTAAACTCTGATGAGAAAGTTTGGAGTGAGGAAGAACGTGAGTCTTACATTGGTCAGATGAAGAGGTTCGCTATGAATGGGTATGCTGACTGTGAAAATGGCATTTTCTATACTTATGTCTACGGTTGGTTCAATAAAGAAAAAGAAGATTATGAGCATATTTTCTTTATTAGCAATGATGCTGAACCAAAGACTCGTTCTTCTCACTATAAAACGCTTGTCCAAAAACTTTCTATCACTCGTTCAACTGGTTTTAACCATTTCTTTAAGTATAGGTTTAGTATTTATTATGCACCACAACTGTCCTCAGTTTTGGACTTCTTAGATTTGATTACAAAAGAAGTTGTAGCTACAAAATTGAAGAGTTGGGTAGATTTTAACTCACAACAATTTATAGCAGGTTATGATGCTTCTAAGAACAAAGATAAATACACCACTCGGTACCCAAACTTACCACAAGACCGTCAAAGTAACGAGTTTAAAGAGGTTGTAAATCAGAACTCGCTGAACTTGATTTATAAAGCCTTTATGCGTAGTTTAGGTAACTACTTGTTAGGTTCATCGGCTAAAAATAAGACTATGTTGAAAGTCATGGCAGAGTATTTGTATGAGTTGTACTTGGACGACTTCAATATTACTCTTATGGAAGAGTATGATAGAGTTCAAAAATCGGACTACGCTAAGTCTTTTGAAACAAAGCGTAACATCCCAACTAAAATTCAAGCTGCTATGGACTCAACGAAGTTCTTAGAGTATGGTTTCGGTTTTGTAGAGTTCGATGAGCAATTTGACTTAGAAAAACTACCTGATATTGAAGAGCAGTGGGGGTTGATTCATAAAGCTTTACCACACTCAGAGAACAAACCGGAGTTGCGTTTCCGCAAGATTGAGCATCGAAAAGCTCATGGTGTGTATTTCCCAGCTTTTGATTGTATTACCATTAGTGTTCGTAACGTTAATTCTATGCTTCATGAATATGGACACCACATTGACTTTACTTATGACAAAGACCAAAACTTATCTATGTCTGATGAGTTCCGTCCAATTCTTAAAGGGTATCAACGTAATTTGTCGGACGGTGGAGTTTATAAAGGTTCTATGTTGAACTACTTCTTAACTCCAACAGAGGTTTTCGCACGTGCTTTTGAGATTTACTGTGTGACGGTACTACCTAGAGTGAGTTTTACAGAGAGTTTAGCTGATTATGATAACAAATTTGAGTATTTGTGGTTAATTAACAATATTGAAGAGGTATTGAATTACTTTGACACCAAGTTCCCTCACATAAGAGAAGAAGTAGCGAAAATACAACAAAATGAGAAGTCTCCTAATTTAACCAATTTAACGGAAGACACACAAGAAGAAGAACTTGCACCAAACCAAGTAAAAGCAGGTGGTTTTACTGTTACGATTGAAGAGACTGGTGGAAAATCTGAGCTTGAAGGAAAAGAACTCATTCCAGTAGGTCGAGATGTAAACGGTATTTTATCTCATGAGATTGTAGAAAAACCAAGTAAACAAGCAGAAGACTTATATAACGGTATCTCCATTTCGGATGAGATTTTGGAAGATGGTTGCTTAACTGAGTTTGCCTTTTTACTTGATCCAATTTCATTCTCTGATGGTACTAAGTTTGGTGGGGTTGTTTACTTAGTTAAAGATAGCAAAGGTGTTATTTATCATACTTTCCGAGTAGAAGAGCCTCATTTTTCACTAATTGAAACAACTATCAATCAACTTCATGATGAGTGTATCCTTGACGCTGAGAAGAGTTATATGACAGTAGGAGATTTACTTCATAATAAAATTAAGAAATACGGAATTTCTGTTCATTCACTAACCAAAGGTATCGCCTCTCTGCGCTTTGCAGATTTCAAAGATAAGGACTTTGGTTTAACTGAGGAATATCAAGTCCATCAAGTCAATCGTTTGTTTGGTGAGTTAGCTAAGTCTTATGCAAATTACCTTGAAAAATTAAGTCATAGAGCTGATGATAAAGAATTAAAAGCTTTATTCAAACAAAAAGCACATGAAGAAATTGCGAAAGACTTTGATATTTCAAGAGAGGTTTGGAATTTTGACTCTGTACTTTCAGAATACGATGAAGCGATTTTTGTGGAGCATTTACCTAACAACAAAGACTTAGTGAAGAAAAATGCTCGTCTTGTTACGAATTTATTTATTTACTTGTATCCAAACTTAGGGGGTTCACATGCTGACTATATGAGTGATGCTGTGTTTATAGCTTTGGTAAATAATGATCTATCGGTAAGTCTTTATCTGACGGATGAGTTAAAAGAGTTGGTAAAAGCTAAAATCAATGAGTCTGCTTTGAACCCACAAAGAGCTTTTGATGATTTGGCGAAGTATGGTTTAGATTTAACAATTGAGGTGTAAATATGAATAATCTAGTAAGAAGATTTGTAAATAAGTGTGGTGAACGTATTGATTTAGCTAAAACGATTTACACTACTGCACACCCTTTTGATAATGCAGATGTATCTTTTAATTTAACAACCTTTGTTCACGGTTATGAGCCTATTGAAGATAATTCTCCGTATGAGAGCTTGGTTGCCTTTGTAGATGATAAATTAGGTTTAGGGTCTTATGATAAGTTATTAGGGGAGTCAGTAGCTTTAGGTTGGACTGAGCTAGACTTTGCGGTATCCATTAGTGAGCGTTTATTTAAAGAAAAGAACTTGGTAGCTTTTCCTATCTTTATCGGTCGTTTAGATAATCAAGTTGCTTATTATTTCCGAAGTTCTGAGAGTTATTCAGATTGGAGAGGTTCTTTCGTAGGTTTTGCATGGTTAGATAAAGATGAATTGAAATCTCGATTTGATATTTCTCGTTTAACACAAGCTAAGTTGGAATACTTACAGAGAAGAACACAAGAATACTTAGATGTTTATAATGCTTACTTAAATGGTAAGGTTTATGACTATGTGGCTTATGACAATTTAGGAGAACAACTTTCCGAAGGTTTCTTGTTTTACGATTACGGTTTTGAGAATGACTTTATTGGAGATATTGTGATGGATGCTTGTTGTTTGGAAGATGAAAGTTTTAAAGAAGTTGAAGTATGTTGAGGTGTGAGTTATGGAAAAAGAAGTTTACTTTGAGTTGAGAAACAACTCAGGTGACATTATGACAATTTACAGAGACGAACCAAATGTCGTTCCTTTAAGTGATGAGTGGACTCGGACTTTGTGTAGATATTTCACATGGTTTCCTGAGTTTACTTCAATACAACCTCATAGATATCCAAAGATGGCTGAATTTATAGATGATTACATTAAGGTTGGTTTTACAGAACAATTACGTTTGAAGAGTCGTGATTTAATAGAGTTTGTAGATAAGATGGTTGAATCTTTCTATAAGACTGCTAATGTTTATGCAGTTCCATTATTTAGTGAACCTACAATGTCTTTAGACTACTATCCAACTCTTAAATTTACAACTGAATATGAACCACATAGAGACTTTGTAGGTTTCGCTTTTGCAACACGTGAAGAAATTTACCGTTGGTATAACACTAAGCGTATTACAAAATCTATTGAGCGTGATATTTTAGATATGGTAAACTATGTGTTAGCAATTTATAATGAATATCTAAAAGGCGCAACTTACCACTATGTTATTAAAACCGCAGAAGGTACTGAAATCGACAGAGGTATTGACTTCTATGAGCTTGATGGTGATACGGATAAGATGTTAGAGTTGATGTTGAAAGATAGTTCTGTGTACGATACCTCTTTTGTTGAGATTTAAGTAAAAGAGAGGTTTTCCTCTCTTTTCATTTATTACTTACAAGGAAAGACTTGCAAATGTTTTCAAACTTTGCTATACTTTCTTTATTATTAAATTAGTTAGGAGTTCCGATTATTATGAAATCGAGAAAAGAGATTAAAAAGCAAGCCAAACAGATGATTGCTAAAGACAATTTATGGTTGGCTCTAGGTTTACCATGTTTGGTACTTGTTTTAGTGCAGTTAGCTTTTGCATTTAACGAAAGTGCCACAGGGGTATCTTCAGCCATTTCTGGACTAGCTTTGCTCTATGAACTATGTGCAAGCCTTTATGTCTTTGACATTTTAACGAAACAACACCCAGTAGGAAAACAACTAGGTCGTAAGATTTCGGACATGTTTGGTAGTCTGACTGCTCACACCTTTAAAACTGGTTTACTAGTTGGTTTTATGATTGGTTTGTGGTTCTTCTTACCTTATATAGTCGGTATCGGATTGATTGTCGCTGCTTTGGTATCAAATAGCTTTGGTTTACTATTTTGGTTAGGTATTGCTTTATTGCTATTCGGTGGTTTCATTGGGTTGGTAAAAACTTATGACTACGCATTAGCGGTTTACTTAGCTAAGACAAATGAAGAACTTGGTTTGTTTGCGCTACTTAAAGAGAGCAAGCAGAAAATGAAAGGTCACAAGTGGACATTGTTCGTTCAAAACCTTAGTTTCTTCTGGTGGGGGTTAGGTGTCTTTGCGACAGGCGGTTTACTTGGTTTGTATGTAACCCCTTATGTGATTGCAGCAAACACCATTTTCGCAACTGAGGTTTTGGGTATCGGTACTTCGGATAAAGCGGAAAAAGACCTTGAAGTATTTTAAAATAAACGTTTAAGGAGAACAAAAGTTCTCCTTTTCTTGATTTATAAGGGTTTTTGTGGTATAATAAAAGAAAATGAAATGAGGTTTGAAGATAATGAAAGTAAGCAAAGAAAAAGCAATCGCAACTTTTACTTATCCGTATCAGTCTTATGGAATTAGCTTTGCGCTTGATGAGATAAATTATGAAGAGCTTTATGAAGCTTTTGCAGCTTATTGCACTCACTATAGTGGTTTTGCTCGTTCAGTATTTAAAGATGATTCATATTACGGTTGGGTGACTAAATCTAAAGAGACCGTTAGAAGTCGAATTGATGATATTTTCAATCAAGTTTTGGCTTTGGAAACTGATATTGGTGGTTTCTATAAGTATGGTACGATTAAAGCAGAGAATGGAGTAATTGTAAATGTCTACTTTAGTAAACTCTCAGACACGGAGTCTCGTGTAGTTAAGACAAATGGTTTTGCGGCACCTTTAATTTGCTTTGAAATTGACATTACATACGGTGAGGAAGAATCAATAGAACATTGCTTTAAATTGACTGTCACAAAAGAAAAAGACCTAAAAGTAGGTCTACCAGATTGGAAATAGTGCTTATGTTTAAATTATCAAACGGAGAGACTTATTCTCGCTTAGAAATTTACTGTTTTGATGAGTTGTTAGGTTATATCACTAAAACCTCCAAAGGGTATCATTTCACACTTGTGAAGTCCGAAACGATACATCACAAGTTCACTTTGCTTAATTTGAGCGAATACTCTACCTCAGAAGAAATAAGAAAGTGGATGAAAGAGCATTTAACTATAACCGATTCACGCGCCAACCGAACGGATTGTTACCCAAGTTGGTGTCGGACGTTAGAAGATGAGATTTCCGTCTATTCTTACTTTCTCGACTGTGATATGAGGAGGTGGAAGTATGTTTAAACCTACTTCAAGATTAGGGTATCAAACTAAATTTACTTCTCCTAAATGTGGTTCTTGGTACAAAGAAGATTCACGAGGTGGTGAAGTCCTTGCAGAAGTTTTAATTTCTACATTTCTGAGGTCTTGTAACTATATGACCTCTAAAGATTTTATACCTTACGATTTTAAATATACTTCAGTTGAGTCTTTTGATTTAAGAACTTGCGTGTCTCTTAATTTCTTACAAAAAGGGGAGCAGTTTATTTCGTTTAAAGACCTTTTAACTATGACTTCGTTTTCTGAAGTGAATTTAGTGGACTTTGACTCCAAACTAGACTTTATCGACTCCGTATTTCAACAAACAGTAGGTCAGTCTTTTAGAGAAGAAATGTTGAGATTACTGACTCTAGATGTTATGTTCCGAAACACAGATAGACACCTCTCCAATTTCGGTATTATTTTGGCTCCTAACGGCTCTATTCGGTTCGCCCCTATATTTGACAATGGGCTTGCTTTGGGAGTCTCAGAAGGCGCATATTTTGATTTAGATAACCTAATTAGAGGTTTCGGTTACAAAATAAAACCTTATGAACTAGCGGTATCCACTTTAACCCCTCAAATTGATACTTCTTACTTTCGGTTTGATGTTCTGTACTTTATTGAAGTGGTGGATAAGAACATCCCCAAGTCCAATTTACTCTTAGGTTTCCTAAACCTTTTGGTTTATTACTACCCAGTAGATTGTAATAACATAGACACTAAAACTGCTTTAGAATCAGTTTTTGGTGAATTTACGAAGAAAAGATTTTTAGAAAGTTAGGTAAATTAATGTTATATGAAGATTTAGACAAACTAATAGAAGACTACAACGAACGCTACCGCAACGCCAACGATTGGATATTCTACGCTACAACAGAACTTGAACTAGAAGAAGCAAAAGTAGATAAGAACAAGTTGGTTCACGATTACAGTCAAGCACTTTATGATTTCTTGTGGGACAAGCTCTCTCAATTAACTGCAAAAGACTGTATTGCCTTTGACTTGGTTCCTTATGGTGTTTGGCAAAAATTTAGCGGTAAATATGAGTTAATCTTGAAGAAAATCAAGGAGGTGCATAATGTTCGCTAAACTCTTACTACAATCCTTACTCTAGGTATCTCCAATTTGGGTCACATCTCAAACTACAGTAGCTCAACCCTCTATCCCACTAGGAACGAACCCTCTGAATGTAGACGAGTCTAAGATTTTAGCTTATTTGAAAGACAACCCAACTGTTACCTACAATTCCAATGTTGTTTTTGTAGATAAGGATGAAGATTATAAACTAGCTCTCCTTATGGGTAAAGTAGTAGTAGATGTTCGGTATCGCACAAAACCTGTAATTTCTGAGACAGACTCTTTAGATGAAGTTCAAGATAAAGTGAACAAATTCAAGTCTGCAACCTCTATCGAGTCGGATGAGGTAGTTCGTGCATTGCTTGGTAATATGACAGAAACGGTGAAAGTTTCGGACTAATAGTTTGCTACTATTGACAAACCACTCAAGGTCTGCTATACTAACTAATAGACTACAAAGCACATACAGATAAAGTGAGTAAATTTAGGTTCTCACTTTTCTTTTGTTTTGTTGCACAAATCCTTAATTTGTGGTAAAATAGATAAAATTGACCGTTATAAAATTAGTTAGAAAGGAGAAGAAGATGTCAACAGTAATTACAGTAAGAACTTACACGCAAGCTACAGAAGGTACTCCTTGCGCTTGGGGTGAGTTATCAACTTTTACAACAGATAGTCTATACGAAGCGATTTTCACGCATTTTAATCAAATTGATGATGTGACACTGAGGTTTTTCCTAAGTGAGTTAAATCGTTATGGTTCAGCAACTTTGCAGAGTGACCAAGTTTTAGTGAAAATTAGCTATACAGGTGCATTTCCAGAGAGAGATTGGTAAATAAATGAGTGTAGAAACTAGATTAAAAGAAGTTGGAATTTCCTCAGAGGTTGGGTATCTATTCCCAAAAACGTGCAGTCATTGTGATTTGCAGTATGAATTGAGTTTAGACTTATCTGTTTTGAAATGTCCAAATCCGTTTTGTAGGGGTTTGTATCACAAACGTGCGGTTTTATTTTGTGAAAGTTTGGGGTTAACTCAATTTAGCTATAGTTTCTTTGAGAGGTTGGTTTCAGAATTTGGGTGGAAGTCGGCATTTATTTCAGATTTTTACAATTTGGACAAACTGACTGTTGAGATTTCAGATTTAGAGTTTCAATCTAGGTTTAATCTGTTTAAATCTGAGGTTGAGAAGTTGAAACAAACTTTAACGTTAGAACAGTATTTAACATCACTCGCTCTTCCAATGGTTGAGGATATTATTCCAACAATTTGTGATCGGTACGATAACTTAGAAGAGTTTTACTCAGAGTTAGATATTGTATTGGACTTTGATGGTTATTTGACTATTTTTGGATTGAGTGTAGGTTCTGAGGACTTAATAATGCGGTATCTCGAAATTTTCAACGTTTACAGAAGAGACTTACTTGGGTACAAATTGTAGTTTAGATAGATATTAGATTGGTGGTAAGAACAAGATGATGCTTGTGGTAGATAAGCGTTATGTGGTTTTGGAGTGGAAAACGACAAACCCTAACGTTTATATTGAGGATACGGTCGATTTACAAACTTGTATTGATTTAACAAGAAAGTTAAATCAAGATGCTTATGAGGTTATAGTTGAGCCAATACCAGAGGGTGTTTTAAAGGATTTAGTTCATGAGAAGGTGACCGTTTTGGTTATACCTACAAAAGCGACTATGGTTTATTATGAGCGTACTGGGAAGATACCAGAATTTCTATTTGTGGAGAGCATACTAGGTGGTTAAATTAGGTCAAAAAGGTCAAGAACTCTTACGGTATCTAACTGCATTTTTCGATAAATATGTTGAAGGAGAGAGTTCTTTAAGTGTTCAAGTCAATTCTGAGGATAAGACAGAAGAGCAAGCTTTATTTTTAGAAGAGAACCAAAAACTCATCAAGTCGGTAGGTTTATTAGATACCAAACATTCAGTAAAAGATTTAGGTATGTCCAAAAAAGAGCGGGAGTTGGAGGGTTCTTTTTATACTCCTTTGTTTTGGGGGCGAAAAGCTCATGCACTGCTAAGTGATATTCCAGATTTGGAAAACTATGTAGTATGGGATGCTTCTTGTGGTACAGGTAATTTGTTAATTGAGTTTCCTAAGTGTAAACATGTGTACTTGTCTACACTTCATGAGGAAGATGTTCACTTAACAAAAGAACGATTTGAGAAAGAACGCCCAGACTTAGAAACGACTGTCTTTCAGTTAGATTTTCTAGGTTCTTCGGACTCTTTTCTTATTCAGAACTTCTCAAGACAACTCCCAGAGAGTTTACAAAAGGTGTTAAATAATAACGAGAAGTTGATTATCTTAATGAACCCTCCGTATTCCACTAGAGGGGTATCAACACCGGTCGCAAAGCGTTTAGGTTCTTTAGGTTTGAAAGGTTATGCAGCAGACCTTTACAGTCAGTTTATGTGGCAAGTAAAGAACTTAGTTCAAGTACATAATTTAACTCAAGCAGAGTTAATTTGGATGGTTCCAGTTTCCTTTTTATTAAATCGTAGGACTTTTGAGGTTCGAAGAGATTATGCAACGGAGTTTGAATTTCATAGTGGTTTCATGTCTCCTCTTGCAGACTTTCAAGGAAGTTCAAATGTAGGAGCTAATTACTTGTGTACTACAAGGTGGTCTACTAACCACAAAGGTACAAAAGATTTGGTTAAGTTGCCAGTGTATTCTCTTAAAGGAGACTTACTGTATAACCAACCTCTTTATTTAAAAACACGCAGAGAGACTGCAAATGATTGGGTTAAGGGTATCTCTAATCGAAATCACATTTCTTTACAGAAGATTGATAGTAAAGGGAATATCGTTTCGAATGATTTATCTCCAAGACAGTACACTCCTTTGGGGGTATTCCAATTTTCAAGTTTGTCTTATTTGAGTTTAGCTAAGAACTTAATTACGACTTGTGAACTTTTCAGTATGGAAAGTCGAGCTACAAGGTCGATAACGGAAGAGTATTTCCCAATGTTGACTTACTTATACGCTTTGAAGTTTACTAGGGATATTCCAGTAGAAGTAGCAACTTCCCAAACAAAGATACCTAAGTTTGATAAGATATGGCAAAGGATTTACCCTAACTTTGCTCTGTTATTCTTTATCAACCGTGAGCTTTATGGTTTGTCTTTACGAAATGTCGGTTTTATGAATAAGGAAAACTATATCAATCCTTTCTTCTTTGTGTCGGAAGAGAAAGTAAAACAAGCGATTGAAGAGAATACAGATTTGGAGTCCAGAACTGCTTTGTTAAAAGATTACAACCTATGGGTATTCCAAGGTGCTTGTCCTCGCTTTTATAGAGAAGTTATTGAAGATGCACTTCAGTCTCCTTATTTACTTCCTTTGTTCAAAGAGGTTTATGCACACTTAGAGGGTTTTTACTTGAGCGGTATCCGAAATCGTCGAGTGGATTCCGAAAATAGACTTACAAGCGCAGTAGATTTAGGATTCCACCAAGTCAAAGAGTTGAAAGAAGTTCCAAAATCTGAGGTTTCTTTGTTCTTAGAACATCAAAGAGAGATGAAAGCAGAAGTAGTGAAAATGTTGCAAACGTTGAATTATGAAATATAAGAAAAACCCCCTAAAACTTGACACTTAGGGGATTTTTTGATAGAATGAACTATAGTAAATAATATTAAGAAGGAGACCCGATTTTGGCAATTCATTTAGATGATTTATTAAATCCAGAGGCGCAGTTCGCTTCTGTTTTAGTCTACGGAAAGAGCAGTCGGTATCTGTCTTTGGTTTCGAATTTGGTTAAGAAACGTTTTCAAGTAGATAGCTCGTCAGTTGTCCGAGTAAATGACTTAAATGAGTTACCAAAGATGGACGTTTCTATTCAAATCCGTCCATTTCGCTCTCCTTACCGTTTATTTATTGTGGATGAACAAAAGACTGAGTTAGCTGAGACTACCTTGAAGTTTTTACAAGGGATTTCGAGGTTTACTCGTTTAGTTATAGGTTACACTAACTACAAACTCTTTCAAAACATAAGGTATAATAAAGAATTAGCTGACTTTCAACCCGATATAATGTTCAGCACCTATATGACTCAGAGTGAGTTTCAGTATATTTATGATGTAACTACTAAAGCTAAAGGTTCAGTTAAATTGTCTGAGAAAATGTATGGAACAGTCACCAAGCGGTATCTTCGAGACATAGATGCTGTTTTCACGATTTTATCTAGTTTAAAAGATGGTATTGAGATAAGAGACAACGCTACTTTGGTTCAGTTAGCTGGAGTAGGTTCTTTGCAGGTAGAGAGGGTTGCTCTCAGTATGTTGACCTCTACGACTAAGACACAGAGAGGGTTGGAGCAGTACAAAAAGAAACAACTTCAGAGCTTACTAGAGTTGTCTCACAATAGAAGTTTCGAGACTGTTCGTAAATCTTTGTTAGAGTCTTTTAAGGCTTTACTGATATTGAAAGAGTTGTTAGTTGAAGGTAAGATTTACCCAGAGATAGGGTTACTACCAGATATGAGTAAGTATAACAACTACCGTATCGGAAAATACGCTCGTTCTTTGGAGCAAATCGATGCTTTATCTATGAAAGAGATTGTAAATTTTATGTCTCTTGTAGGGAGTTCCAAGTGGTTGGAAGAGTTCCAAGTGGTATCCTTTGTCCTGCAAGCTACTAAACTAATTGGATTGAAAAATGGAGGGGTTGCGGTTGAGAGTAAAAGCAGTAAGATTAGATGATTATAGAGCAGATAAAGGTCTGCAGTTATATGTGAATACGTCCTCTGTGTGGCAGTTTTTGGTTTCTGAGGGTGGTTCAGTCTTTTTAGATTGGCTTACTCCGATTAAAGAGTATGTAAAGCCTAAAGTAGAAAATAAAGTAGGTCTTTTTGCTTTATCGCAGTTACTTGCAAGTAGAGGTAGCTTGGAAGAGCAAGTTGAGGGGGAATTTCAAATAAACTCTTCTGTCTGTGCAGTTGGGGTATCCTTAGATGAATTTCAGTCCAATTCTAAACATTGGCTTTCATTGGGAGTACCTCTCTTTGTTTCTGTGAGTTCAACATCTTGGAGTGTAGAAGAAGTTAGAGCTTGGTTAGAGGACATAGACTTAACTCAAAGGGTCACTTACGTTTTAAACTTAGGGTTAAGCTATACTGAGGTTCATGATTTGACTGCTTACCTAAAAGCTCAGAAATTGTCAGAAGAACAAATTCGTTTAATTGGTAACTGTGTTTTTAAGTATAAAGGTCAAAAGTATTGTGGTTTGTTTTCGCCTAACTATGTTAAGAACTATAAATTAGATTGGGTCTATGATTCAGAGCCTCATAAAGCCACTCAGGTTTTTCTAAGCAAAGACTCCTCAAGAGAAGTTCCGATTGAAGATTGTGTTTACCCTTCAGTGGTTAGAACAGGTGGTATCTAATGTTCCTAACTGGTTGTTTTATGGAGAGTATGAACACAACTTTGTCTGAGCATAGTTTGGAGTTGGTAGGTCAATATTTACCAAAGACAAAACATATCAATTATGTGAAAGACTCCTTATACACTTTGGTTACAAAGCGTTTGGATAAAGAGTGGTCTGGAATGTCCGAAAAGCAGTTTATCTACACAGGGTGGGACGAAAGTGTTCGAGCTAGTGTTCACGCTAAGTTGGACAAATATAAAAAGGGTGAGTTTAATATTGGAGTTCGAGAAGATGGTGAGTCGAAGTTACCAACAGGTGTGGTTGATGAAAACACTTTAAGTTCTGAGATGTCTTTAGTACCTCAGTCTCTACATCGTTGGGAAGTCTTTTTGAATAAGTTGAATGTAGATACTTTTGATTTTCGTATAGAGTTAGCAGAGCTTATTGAAGAATACAATCGGGTATCCCGCTTTTTCGAGAATACTTATGGTTTAAACTTTCGATTACTTTTAAAGAGGGTTTTAGAGGGCGATAAAGACAGTCAAGAGTATTTAGTAGATATTTTGTCTGAGGAAAATGATAAAGTCTTTGTAGATACATTAGGTGAGTTATTACACTATGATGAGTTTAAAGATTTTATTTATAGTGAAGACGATAAGAGTTTAGAAGTAGGAGCCTTATATGTCTGAAGCTTTAATTTTAAACCCATACTCTAAAACTGTAAATTTAGATAAGTCTTTACTTTTAGTTGTAGCTTTAGATTTAAGTAAGAAGTGGTATCCCCTCGCTAAGAAGTTCGGTTCATATAAAACTTTAGAAGGCTTTCAAGATGTGGTTTTAAATCGCTTACTGAATTTAGAAGATATAGCTTTAGCTAGTTTAGAAGGTTATGTAAAACACCTCGCTAAGAAAAACATTAGTCAACCAAGTGAGGTTTTGGTAGATGATTTTGAAGTATATGACTTCGATAAAGATTTCTCTCCAAGTACAGTTAAAACAAACAAAGGTATTGAGTCTTTTTGGTTTAATTGGTTGGATTCTTTGAGAACAAAACCTTTGAAACCTTTGAAAAATGAGGAAGAGTTGCTTTATTTATTAAAAGCAGTCTTAATTCTACGTTTTATCGAGTCTAAAGGTTTGACTGAAAAATCTTCACTAGTTGATGGTTCTTCCGTTCGGTATCGCACATGGTGGTCACAATTCTTAGTGTCCTTGGTAGGTCGAGTTGGTTTACCTACTGAAGAAGTTGAGAAGAGAGTTTCTTTGTGGTTGAGTTACTATTTGCAGTGTGAACAAGCTCTTATTGAAGCTAGTCTATTGTATTTAAAGGTCGAAGGTAGTTTGGTTGATAGCAATTTGTGTTATACAAAACAACCAATTAAAACTCGTATGGATAAGGGTAAATTACTTGTTAAGGGTACTAATTCCTATACCATTTATAAAGTGGAAACTCAACCTTATGTAGATCGACTCTTCGATTATTACTTCGGAGAGAGTGCGGTATCCAACAGTTTCCGACTTGACTTAGGTTCTAAGACCTTTTATAATATTCCCTACAAAGGTTATGTTTTAAAGGGGAACTTAGAAGAGTTGATTTTAGAAACCTTTGCAAGTTGGTTAGTTTTGAACTTTGACTGTCGATTTATTGGGGTTGTGGGTTCTTCTATGTACTTAGAGTTCAAAGAAGATAATGGTAGTTTTCCTGTATTTTTGGTATATTTCAAAGAAGTTTTCCAATTCGAATGTATTCCTTGCGGTAAGGAAGTTGTGATAGAAAGTTGAGGTCTTGTAAATGTTACAAGTAAGTGTAGGTCAAAACAATGGATATATGACTTGGGTATTCTACGCAGAGGGTCGCTTAGTAGAGCGTAAGTCTGTATCTGTACCTAGAGAAACAAACACACAGAAGTTGATTGAGTTTACAAAAGAAGCTCTAACTTCAGTATTGAAGTATTTAGACACGCAAAAACACCCTTACAATACAGAGTCGGTATTGTCTGTCGAGGTGGGTCGTAAAGTTATTGCTCGTTATTTGAATGAGCGTTACTGCAACTCTATTTATTTAGAGGATTTAGAAGATTTGTTAAAGGTTTTCAACCGTCTACCTGTTTCGGTGGAAGTAGAATATAATAAAGAAGCAGGGTTTCTAATTGCAGATCGTTACAACAAAGAGAAGTATGTAACGGAGCAAGTAGCAAAACAAACTTCTGCACTAGAATGGTTTGATGAAGTTGAAGAGGATTGAGTTTTAACACTCATGGAATGAATTTGAAAGGAGATTTTAGTGCTTACCTCAGAGATTAAATTTACTTACAAAGGTCAGAATTACAACTATAAAGGGTATCTTTCAGACCTCACCCACGGTGGTCTCTTGCGTTTGGTAGCTCAAGATGGTGTTTCTGCTCAGATGCTTATGCAAGGTCAAGCCGAGCAACTAGGTCGAACTTACAGAACGGCTACGTTCTCAAGAGCTTCCTTTACAGTTGAGCGTTTGATTAAACCAAAGGTACTATTTGGAGAAGATGGGGTTGATTTATCTGTTGCCAAGTCTTTCCAAAAACACCCTTCATTTGCTTTGTTTGCCTATTTGTATGCGGTTTATAGCTACGCTAAAACTCTCAAAAATGAAATGAGAGGTAGCAAAGGTTTTCTAGCTTTAAGTTTGAAAGAATTAGAAAATGTAGAAGATAGAGTTGAATTTGACGTACCCTTTGGAAAAGGGGTTATTGAACGGAAATATGGTTTAGTTCGCTCTTTGCGTTTTGCAACTCAAGAACTCGCTCATGGTGTTTCCTTAGAGTTTGGTTTCGTTGAAGATTCTTCATTTGAGTTCCTACCAAATCAGGAACGGGTATCCCTCCTTGGTTCGGACGTTATTCGTATGGACTCGGTTGGTACGGCTTATAAGACTGAGATTTCAAATAATCTAAGAAGACAGTTACTAGGCTTACCTAAGATTGAAGTTGTAACTGACTTGAAAGGTTTGGATAGTTCTGTCAACCCATTCTATACTACAATGGCAGAAGTCATTGAAGTAGAGAATATGAAAGCCAAAGTCGAACAACGCACACCTCGAAACTTTGAATGGGTGCGTGAGAGGGTGTTGACTGGTAAGTATAGAGTTGTTAAACCTCATGAAGTAGAAGAGATATTTAAACAACTTGAGAAAGACTACAAGAAAACAAAATTGACTGCGTTCGATACGGAGACCACAGGTTTGGATTTTACGTTTAGAGGATTTTATGGTAAAGGTTCCATTATGGTAGGTGCGGTATTGTCTGCAAAACCCGGAACATCTTACTATTTCCCTTTAGCGCATAAGAAGTTTCCAAATGTCTGTGGTGGTGACATTGAACTCTTTGTAGAGAAATATTTGCAACCCTACTTAGGGGATAAAAAGGTAGTAGCCCACAACAACATCTTCGACTGGAAGGTAGGGTATCGACATGGGCTTGTCTACGATTGTTGGCTTGATACACTCGTTGCTATGCGCAAAACCTATTCTGCACGTGACAATGAAGAGTATGGTTTGAAAGCTGTAACAGATAAGTTCTTACATAGAGAAGCGGTAGAGCTTGATGATTTGACTAAGTGTGGTTCGTATGAAAAATGTGGTGGCACATTTGATGAACTAGAAGAAGAGCTTGTAACCTTTTATGCTTGTCCCGATGCGGACAATACCTTGTGTATTGCTCTTTATTTCTTGGAAAACGATATTTTAGGTAAGTCTGGTTTTGATATGATGCAAGCAGTAGTACATGATAGTCGTTTTACTTGTGTGGCTGCTTATTCTGAGTTTTATGGGATGCACTTGAATTTGGAATCTGTTCCTCAGTTGCGCTTGCACTATGGTAAGCAGTTAGTCAGAGAGTACCGAGACTTATTGGAGTTTTTAGCCATTCATGTACCTCAACACACAGAAGATGGTCTCTTTGCTATTCAGACAAAAGCTAATTCTATGGTATTGGGGTTGGACGATGAACTTCCAAACGGTCAAAAGGTTCTTCACTACAAGTTTGAAGATTATCCTAATGTGTACATTGCAACAAAGAGTGGTTACTCTGTAAACTCTCCAATGAACAAAACGATTGCTTATGATTATCTAGGGTATCCTGAACAGATAAGTAAAAAATCAGGTAATTCTACTCTTGATAAAAATGCTTTGAAGTTTTTAAACAAAGGTACTAAACCAGATAAAGAGAACTTTAGAATGAGCTTTGATGATTTTATCACACGTTCATTGAGCTTGCTATCTACTTGGTTGGGTCATTCTCAAAGTAAAGAGAAGTTGCAGGAATTAGTACAAGATACAAGTCAGAAGAAACTTGTACGTGGTCTTGCTCGTTTGATTCATTTGGTTGATAATAGACAATTTAAAGAGTTCACAGACTTAGATAAAGACACTCTTCGTATTGCAACTAAGTATATTTTTGGAGAAACTTTCGGATATAAGACTCAGATTGAATTTGAAGGTGAGAAAGGTTTCTTAGTGAAACCAGAGGAAAATGCTCCTATTCACCCATTTACCGTTATTTTGGAGTCTCCTCGTAATACTGCTCGTTTGTTTACAAACTTCTTAGATAAGGTTGAAGATAACTTTATTGAGGGTTTCTGTTTCCCAGCTCTCGATATGTTCAAGGTCACTGGTCGTTTGTCAACCAAGAAACCAAACATTCAAGGGTTTGATGATACGATTAAGAAAGAGATGACGGCTCGAAACGGCTATTACATGGTCGATACAGATTACGCTTCGAAAGAAAACCGAGTAATTGCCATTATGTCAAAAGAGCAGTCCTTGATTGAAATGTTTAAGGATTGGCGCAATGACTACCACCGTTTCCAGTCTGCTCGATTAAATGGTCTCTTGCAAGAACAGGTTACAGACAAACTGCGTAAGATGTCGAAAGGTCTTGTTTTCGGTATCAACTTCGGCATGTCCGACATGTCGCTCGGAGAAGTCCTCTTTGGAGAGCGCACAAGAGAAAATGCTCGCAAGGCTGCTCAAAAGAGAGAAGAGTTTTTCTCATTCCAACGTTCGGTTGAAGGTTGGTTTGAGAACAACGTTAAAACGGCTCTTAGCAAAGGGTATTCTACGACAATCTTTGGCAGTAAACGTTTCTACAATAAGGATCGAGTGTCTAAGAGTCAGATTAGACGCTACGCTTTGAACCACCCAATCCAAGGTTCAGCAGCGGATATTTATAAAAAGGGAATGGTTGATTTATTCTCAGATTTGAAAGAACAAGGGTATCTTGGCAAGATTTTGCTCACTGGTTTCATTCATGATGAAGCGACTATTGAAGTTCACAACACTATTCACCCTCATGTAGTTCTCGGTTTGATTCGTAAGAACCTTATGGTTGAAATTGAAGGTGGTTGCCCATTGGACTTAGGTTTCGGAGTGGGTCATTCGTGGTACACTGCGAAGAAAACCGAGTGGCAAGTAGGTCTCCAAGAACTTATGGAGTGGAACTTAGACGCTTATGATTGGGATGGAGACATTGATAAGTTCATGAAATGGGCTGAAAATCGTATCCATGAGTTCAACGCAGAAGATGTTGAGAACAAATTACGTTCTACTGCCTTTACGGAAGACACGATTGAACAAGACCGAGTGTTCCCAGTAAACTACGCTTTGGAGTTGAACAAGTATTTGTTAGGGGAGCTTACTAAAACTGACCACAGTTGGCAACAAGCCAGCGGTATCCTCGACTTCCCAGAGAACTTCTCTGAGTTGAGTAGTGGAGAGCGTAAAGAGTTTATTTACTTGCACCTACCAGACTTGCATATTCATAAGCGTTTGCAACTCTTTTGGAATATGAGAAACGGTTTTGAACAATCTATTATCAAAGAGTACCGAGACTTGTCTGACCTAGAAACAGTTCAAAAACGAGCAGTTGCAACAGAAAGTCAAGAAGCAGAAGAGAAGAAAAAAGAACGTGAACGTAGGGTTCAACTCTTGAAAGAACACTTGATGGACTTTGGTTCTAAACTAAATGCAGATGGTTCTGTCTTATACTTGCAGTATAGTGAAGGTCTTTACGCAGAGTTAAATACTATGCTCTTACAAGATGATGGTTCTGTTCCTTTGGTTAAGGTTATTCTCTACTTACAGAGAGAAGATAAGTTTACACAACTCACAGGAGTTGGTATCCCACAAGCGCTTCTTTCTGATATAGTTCGAACTGCACGACAGTTTGTTCTGTAATTTGAGTTTAAATAGGGCTCAGAGGTCGTATTTTGGCTTCTGAGCAATTTTAGGAAGTAGGAGGTACATTTTTACCTCCTTTTTCTAAAACTCGTTAGAGAGCAAATGAGAACCTTTAAAACCTATACGGTGAAAATTCCAATTCTGTCAAGAAATTTTCTCTTGTTTCTTGCATTTCAAGGTTTTTCATGGTATAATAAAAAAAATAGTTCGTAACAGGAGATTTATGTGTGGTAGACGATTTGTTAGATAACTTAGAAGTAACAAGCTCTGAGGAGCTTGAAGAAGTTGATGAACGGAATGATTTGGAAGAATTAGAAGTAGGTTCAACAGACCCGATTAAAACCAATGAAGAGGTTGTAGCTGAGTTACAAAGTAAAGAGAAACAGGTAGCTCGCATTGGATTTGAGTTGGAGAAAGGGTATCCACTTTTCGAAGTGCGCCTAACTCCAGAGTCTCAAATGTCTACAGTTACTATGGATGCGATTAAAGGTTTGATTTCTTCAAGTACACGTGAGACTAAAAATTTTGAAGACTTTGAGAAAGAGTCTGAGACAGGAGAAAAATCCATTGAAGTTTGTATGACTTTGGTTCTTGCGATTGACCCAAATGAAGCTCCAAAGGAGAAAGTGATTGGTTACTTCAAGAAAGAGAAGTTGCGCCATTTATATCAGTTGGTTCGCAATTTAGAACATAAATTTTATTTGGATAAAGACCGAGGTTTTTCAGGTCAAAAAATGTTAGCAATTTTGTAGAAGCAGTGAGGTTTGGGTATCAATGGTTTCCGTAGCAACAGAATTTCCATACACAACAGGTTTAAAAGAGAAGTTTAAAGGTCTTTTAACAGACTCTACTTCTTTTCAACAAGAACAAGAGAACTTGTTAGAAACAAGTGTAGACATGATTGAGGGTGGTTCTAAATATAAACTCTCAGTAACTTTAGAAGCACAAGGAGAAGTGCAGACTATTGGTTTGCTTTGTGATGATGTTTCTGCTTTGGTTTCAGAGTTTCGAGCTATTTTCCATCAGTATTTAGGAGAAGATGCACCTTTGTATAAAGTGGTTGAAAAACGCTTTGGAGAAAAGGTCGAAAGCAATTCTTTAGATGCAGTTTCGTATTTGGTAATGGTTGACAAAGAAGTGTATTGGAACATCTTTGTTACCTTGACTTACTTAGGATAAAGTACATGAAACAATTTGATTTATTGAATGAAGTAGCAAAAGAGGGGCGGATTAGTTCGCTCACTCTTTCTGTGTATTTAGTGAGTGAAGTAGACCCTCGTAAATTTTTCCGAGAAGGTGTAAAGGTCTCGTCAGCAGTTAAGATTGTGCAAGCACGAGCGTTGCTTGGGTATCATAAATCCCACGGAGAGCTAATTACAGAAGGCTTTATCTATGTCAGTGTTCCAAAAGACCAACCATTAGGGCAGATTGTCCACTTAACTGGAACTTTGAGTCCAGTAACTTTTGAAGATTATTCCCCAGAGCTTTCTTTACTGAGATTTGCTAAAGTAGATGGTCGTTGGGTTGTTCGAGCTTGTATGTGCAAGCCTTGTGAAGAAAGTCCTTACAAGGAAGATTTAGCAGTACGAACTTTGAAGAAATGGCCAGAGGTTCCTTACGCTTTAACAAGTGCATCAGGTTTGGTGTATCCTCGAACGATTGGCTTTGATAGAGAAGTTTTGTATAGTGTAAGTGATGACTTAGTAGGTAGTGAGTTAGAACACTCTAAACCACAGTTAGGTTCCACACATTTAGCTTTAACTTCAACTCAAAAAGCAGTCTTAGAAGACATGCTGACCTTCCCAGTTCTCCAACTACAAGTAGAAAATGAAATGATTTTGGAACCAGAGGTTTTAGGAGAGTGGTTGAAGTCTCAAGTAAAAGGTCGCAACTTACGAGTGTTTGATTTGAGAGGGAGAGCTTTACCTATGACTGAAGTGTTGAAAAAGTTAAAAGGGGAGAGTGGTTTCACGTTAGAGACACAGTTCGTACTCCTTGTGTCGCAAGTAACTGAGGGTATCCCCTATATCCAGATAGGGACTGTGAGGTAGCAATTTGGGAACAGTAAAATATAGTTCAAAAGATAACAAGCACTTTCTTATTTTGGAATTGAGTAAGAAAGAGCAAGTCAATGAGGGTATTGTTAATGCGCTACGTTCAAGTGGGTTCATGACAAGTGTACCTTTTGAATACAATGAAAAAAAATGTGCTTTTCGTTATGATTTAGAAGGTTTGATTTCATTAAGGGTTCGGCTAGGTTCAGCTATTACGATTGATGAGTTTTATTTGCTGATTGCAAATATTTACCGTTCAGTCTTGCAGCTCTCAAACGACTTACAAATCCCACCTTCATTTTTAGATTGGTCACCAGATAGTATTTTCTTAGATGTTTCAGGGAATATTTACTTTTTGGTCTACCCTTTAAATTTGAAAACAGTAGAGGGTTCAGGGTTTTATGGTTTAGTCCGCACCTTATTGAAAAACGCGAAACCTTTCCAAAACGTTGATGAACAAGGTTTAAGTCGTCTTCTAGGTTTTCTTGATATGGTTGAGCGAAAAGAGATTGAATCAGAGAACTTCATTTACAATTTAGGTCAAGAGTCTCTACGGTATCGCTCAGAAAACTTGCTTTCTTATAGCTCTCCGCAGTTGAAATTGATTTTAGAGGGTGTTGAAGCGATTGAAGAAGAGCTTGCCCCAGAGGTTGTCACTGAAGTTGTAGGTGGAGTTGAGTTAGACTTGACTGCACTAGATACTGAAATGATTGAGCGCACAGGACTTCTTGATGAAGATACTTCTGATTTTGATGAGGGAGAATTGACTTCTGTACTTGACGACTCAGACACAGTAGCTCCAACTCGCAGATACCACAAAGTCGGTTATTTAACAAGAGAAACAGGTGAAAGTTTTGAGTTAGATAGTCGAAGTGGAGTAGATACATGGGTATTCGGTAAGCGCCCTAAAGCGATTGATGGTGTAGAAGAGTCGATTGCCTTTAGAGATAATAAGTACATGTCAGGCACTCACTTCAAGATTATCTATGAGGAAGAAGAAAGCACTTTCTATGTAGAAGATATGGGTTCAACCAATGGAACTTGGTTGAAAAATGAAGCTGCGAAAGGTTCTGAGTGGAGAAGTGAAGAGCGCATTTTCGCAAGAGATTTGAGAGAGCTTCACAACGGAGATACTTTGAAGATTGCTAAAGAAGAAGTAACATTTAGGATAAAAGAGGTTTAGATTAGATGAGATTGGAATATTATTCAGACCGAGGTGGTTACAACGGTACTTCAAGGGTCAAAGGGTACCGTGAAAAGAATGAGGACACGATTGGGTGCTTTAAGGTTTCAGGTGTAGAGCTTGGAGAAACGCCTATTTATGTCTTGGTCGTCTGTGATGGTATGGGTGGTGGTGTGCGTGGTAAATACGCATCTTCCCTAACGGTTCAGTTTATTCGCACTGCAGTAGAGTCTATTGCAGAGAAGAAACCTTCTCAAACATGGTTAGAAGCAGTGGTAGAGGTTGTGTCTCAAGGTATTTACAGAGCGCACTCTCGATTATGTGATGAATTTGCAAATGTAAAAGGTACATCAGCCACCACTTGTACAGTCGGTATCATTCAAGGTTCTCAGTTTTTAACTCTTCAAGTGGGTGATTCTCGTTTGTATGTATTAAACCAAAGAGGGTTGCACTTACAAACTGAGGATGACTCTTGGGCTTTTAATCAACTCAAAGAAGGAAACATGACGGAAGCAGAGATTAAGAAACACCCTAACCGCCACAAGATTACAAAAGCAGTTGGTGTGAGTAGAGGTTTCCGCTTGCAACAGTCTTCTGTGTTGGAGTTAAAAGTAGGAGAGGGTATCCTCTTGACTTCAGACGGTTTTTCAGAATTTTTAACTAAGGAAAAAGCAAAGTTGATTTGGTCTAAAGAGAACCAATTAGAGTCTATGTCTCGTATGATGATTGGTGAAGGTCAGAAAGATAATATTTCGGCAATTTTTTATATGTCGTAAAAGTTTAGCAGTTTAGATAGATTAGGTAGGTAGCAGTAAATGACGATTGATATTAAAACATTAGGTAGACACCAAGGTTCCTTTCTTTTGCAAGGTCTCAGTATTAGTAAAACTCGCAATGAAACAGACATGTTGCAAGGAACAATTATTGTTCGAGGTGGTGACTCTATTCGTTTTGTGTGTTTTGATAATGTAATTGTGTCTCAATTCAAAGAAAATGCGGTCACAAGCATTTATGTAAGTGATGGTGACGTTACCATTCAAAACTATAATGAAAGTTTGTCAGCTAAGTTAGAGGGTATCCGTGGTTTATCTGCGGATTACAATCCTTCTGAGTTTATGGAAGTTATTGATCCAAGTAAAAATGCTCATGAAATTGGTGCTTTGGTTCGTAAGCTCATGACAGAAAAGGGCGCTCAGTTGACTCTGCACATGTTAAGTGACAGAGGGAAAGAGTTGAGTGTTGCTATGGCTGCTCAATATGGTGGGTATCATGACGGCAAAGTCGGAGGTTTGCTGAACCACATTCGCAAACTATTGAGATACGCAGAAGTAGCCATGACAGAATATGAGTTGCTTCATACTATGAGTCCAGAAGAGCGTGATTTGGTCATTCTAGGTTTAGTAGTCCATGATTTTGGTAAGATTTTAGAGTTGAAAAACGGTGCTTATACGGAGATTTCGATTGTTCCTCATACTTATTTAGGAATTGAGATTATTTCTAAGTACAAAGATTTGATTGAAGAGACCTACAATGAAATGTTCTACCGTGAGCTACAAGCCATTATTTTAGAGCACCACGGAGAGTTTGGAGAGCGTCCTAAAACAGTCTACGCTTACTTAGTTCATGTCATTGACTTACTTGACTCAAGGGTATCCGGTTTACAGCGCAAAGTTGAAGGTCTTGAGTTAGGAGATACAACTAATGTAGCTTTTGATGGTTACAAGTTGCAGTTCAATCGTTACGATGCAAGTAATACTGGTACTTACCCAACTGCACCAAAACAAGAAGTTGCCACTCCAACAGAAGAAACAACTGAAAGTATTGATTAGTTTGATTTGATGTGGTACAATAACACTAAGTAAACAAGTAAAGAGGATTGAATTATCCTCTTTTTCCTTAGTAAAATTAAAAGAAGGGAGAACCTTTCATGTCTGAAAGAAAACGGATAGTTCAGTACAAAGCGATTTACTTTCTGATTGCGTTTTTCTTTGTGTTCTTAGCGATTTTAATACTATTTGCAGGGTATTTTAGCCCAGTTAAAGAAATTGCACCAGATAAAAACCAAGAGCGCCAACAGACGATTGCAAAAGGAGTAACAGATAAAGATTTATCATTCGACCAACTTCCAAGTTTGGAGTCGGTATCCGAAAGTTCGCCAACCACTGACTTTCTTTATACTAAAGAATACCAGTTAAGTCGTTTAGAGGGTCAATACAAGTTAGCTGAGTTAGAAAGTGTCTTAGCAAAATTAGGAGAAGAGTTTACCATAACTCAACCTGTAGGTAAAGTTGAAGGTGATTCTACCTTAGTTACATTTCGCTCAAACAATTATGAGCTGACTTACTCTTTAACCAAAGGTTTAGTTGGGGTAGGCTTTAAAGGTTCTGCAAAACTAGATTTGCTTGTACCAAAGTTGTTTAGAGGAAAACAAGTAACAGAGCTTGAAAGCAAAGGTTACACTAAGATTGACACAACTAAGACAAGGTATCATTACTTTGCACACCCTAAGTTTCAGTTGAATTAGAAAGGAGTCCTTATTCATGAAAAAACAAGTAGCTTTAATAAGTTTATGTAGTATTGTCTTGAGTAGTTCTCCTTTTCTATTACAATCAACACGTGTGTTAGCAGAAGAGAACAAACCAAGTCAAACTCAAAGTATTTTAACTAAGACTTTAGAGAAAGAAAAAGAAGAGGTCAAGACACAAGCTGAGAGAGTAGGTTTCTTACCTAGTATTCTTATGGCTTTGTGGGTACGTAATACAGATTTTGGCTTAAATCCCAACAACTTTTCGGTATCCGATTTCGTCTCTGAATTGGTAACTAGTGACTCAGAGTTAGCTCAACGTTTGTTAGAAACAGGTAGTCCTGATGAAGCAGTAGCTCTCTTGTTTAAGTACAAGTATAGTAGTGAGAATGATTTCGTAGGTTCTATGAACTCCGCTTTATCGTTGCCTTATGTGAAAGGGTTGGATAAAGAAATTTACTCCAAAGGGGTTAAACCTCTTTATGATAAAGAAGCGTTGAAAACAGGGAAACAACACAGATTGTCATGGGTATCCCTCAATCAAGACGCGGACGTTCCAAAGGAACAACAAGAGTCTCAAGCAGATAGTACCTTGGCTTTTGAGCGTGTAGGAGAAAAGCGCCTAGCAGAAAGCAACAGTGTAGGTTTCTTGTTACCGAATAAAGACAAACAGTGGTGGCAGTTTTGGAAGAAAGGGTTAGCTGAGAGTAAAGTAACCTTTGAAAAAGAAACAGTCAACGCCCCTCAAAATGTCCTAGCTATTGCAAGTGTATTCGCTAAGAAGTTAGGTTGGTCTTTTGATGGTGCAACTACAGTAAAAACTTCAAACGGTCTATATGCAGTTGGTTCAAACAGTCAAAAAGTGCTAGTAAATAAACTAGGTAAAATTGTAGCTGTTTGGACAAAAGAATCGAAACCTTATGGTTTTGAAGGTGTTCAACAGATTATGAAAGGTGCCAATGGGTATCTCACAATCGGCTTGCGTTCAAGTAGTTTGCTAGAAGATATACCAAGCGTAGAGTTTGCTTTAAATAAAGAAAGCAAAGTAGATGAAAAACTACTATCTTTGAGCAATACAGAGAGAGTAGTTGGTACTTTTACTTTATATGATGTAGGTACTCGCTATATTGTAGTAGAAGATAGCTCAACAGGTTCTTACAAAGTCCTCTCAGAATTTGGAGGGCAGGTAGGTTCTTCAAATAAAGACGATATTAAAGGTGGTAACTTGGAGGATTTAGCAGTTTACACTCCAATTAAAACGGAGGTAGGTGTTTTATGGGTTCAAGTTTAAGAAAAAGGTTAATATCAAGCGCTTTATTAGGTGCTACCTTGCTCAGTCTGAGCAGTTCGGTATCCTCAGTTTACGCTGGGTACAATAACGTTGAGGATATTACAGAAGACGGTTGGAAAACCATTCGAGGAGCTGCTAAAAAAGCGAAAGAGCTTGGTATTTCTGCTGAAGCTTTCTCTGGAATGATGGGTAATGCTAATGAAGAGTCTGCTTTTGATGCGACTTTGGAAGAACAAGGTAATGTAGCAAGTAGAGGTCTTGGACTATTTCAATGGACGGATACTGCAGGTAGTCCTCGAAGAACTCAATATGAAAATTGGGTTAAAGAAAAAGGATATGACATTAAAGAACCAGCTACGGCAGGTGCAGCTTCTATTGAGTATATGGATAAAGAGATGCAAGGTAGTGGAGACTTTGGTTCTGCCTTTTGGTCTAGTTATATTCATGGAGTTTGGGGTCGTACTGAGCTAAATCAAACTTCTAAGAGTTATGCTGAGTTTAAGAAGGCTACAAATGTAAAAGGTGCTACACATGACTTTGTTGCCGCCTTTGAAAGACCTGCGGCTGATACTTTAGATAAACGTGCCAAAATGGCAGAAGGTATTTATGAAAGAATCAAAGACGACTATGGAACGGTTAGTGACTCAGAAAGTAGTAAGAAAAAGTCGGTATCCAGTAATTTAAAAGGTTGGTCTGAGGACGCTATTCCTAATATGCCTAAAGACCGTGATTACGGTAAAGAAGAGCAAGGATTTAAAAGTCGTTTAGATAAGATTGAAAAACTAAAAGGTGATGAAGCAACTAGTATTGCGAAGTGGAAAGAAGAGCGAGAGGTTTCACTCCAAAAAAGAACCATTAAAGGCGCTCGTTTGGTAGTGATGGTCCTGTCCATGTTAGCTTTAGTGTATCCTTCTATTCTATTGTTGGCTTATGTGGTAGACTCTTGGTTTGTATACATTGATAGTCCAGCTATGAGAGTTGTAACGTTTAATTATAGAGCGATTGAGCAAAATAGAAACGGTTCGAGTGGTTTATGGTTCGCAGACAAGAAAGAAAATGCGAAGCTGAAAACTAAGCGCTTAGGTTTAGGTGATACATTGATTTGGGCTGCGATTTTTAGTTTAGCAGGTGTATTAGGTGTGTCGGGTATCATGTATGAAACCGCAGGTAGTATTTGGCAGTTTATTTCGGATTCCATTGGTTATGTTATTCGAGGTTAGTAGAAAGTAGGTAGTTTATTTGGCTATTAGAACATACTTAAAAGTAGGAGATATAGTTGAGGGTTCTTGGGAGGTCGTTAAGCAGATTGGGCAAGGAGGTTCTGCGACTGTATATTTGGTTCGAGATATTGAATTGAATCGTTTTTTGGCTTTAAAAGAGGTTCCTGTAAGGGGAACAAAAGAAGGGGAACGCCAAGCAAGAGCGGTAATTGCAGAGGTCAATTTGTTGAAATCTTTGTCTCACCCATCTATTCCTCGTATTATCAAGATGACAAAAGATACGCACTCTCTCTTGATTGTAATGGACTATATTGAAGGCTATTCTTTAAGAGACTTGATTACGAAGAAGTCTTATATTGATGAGAAGTTGATTGTTCGTTGGGGTTTGGCTTTATGTGATACCTTAAAGTATTTGCATAATCGCAACCCAAAGGTCATTTATAGGGATTTGAAACCTCACAATGTGATGTTGTCTAATGAGAACCACTTGTTCCTCATGGATTTCGGTATCTCACGCGAAGTTGGTCCAGATTTTGATTATAGTGCCGAACCGAAACTTGGTACAAAAGGTTATGCAGCTCCTGAGATGCGCACAAAAAACGCTTGGTTTGATGAGCGTTCTGATATTTATGCTTTAGGTCGTACTTTATACTTCTTAGCAACTCGTAACAGTCCTTCCATAGAGGTTTTACAAGATGGTCGGAAGTTGCCGATTTTACCAATTCGTCAATACGATTCTACTCGTTCAGTAGGTTTGGAGAAGATTATTGAGAAGGCAACTGCCTTTAAACCTCAAAATCGGTATCGATCTGTCGAGGAAATGATTTATGACTTAAAGAACATTGATAAGATGTCTGAAGGTTATATTAAGAAGATTAAGAAGAGAGCTACAACCATTTATAGTTTATTTGGAACTCTGATTTTAGGTGGTTTGTTATTAGGAACTGGTGTCTTGTACTCGCAAATGGCAACAACAGATGCTTATAAGCAAGCTTTAGCGACAGGTAAAACTTCTCAGAATATTGACTCCTTGTTAGAAGCAAGTAAGATTTTACCGAATGAAGTAGAGCCTTACATGGAGTTAGTTCAAATCTACCGTTCAAGCGGTCATTTTACAAGTGAAGACGAGTTTCAACTCTTAGGTGCTTTGCAGTCAAATATCCCTAGTCTAAAAGGTAAAGATGGCGCAGGAGATTTACTTTATCAAGTAGGTCAGTTATATTGGTTCTATTACCCACAAAATGGACAAACGAAGTCTGTACCGTGGTTTGAACAAGCGCAAGAGTTTGGGGTATCCGATAAAAATCAACATTTGCTTTCGATTTACTTAGAGTTAGGTAAATTCAAAAAGGGTATTTTAAGTTCTATTACAGATAATTCAGACAGTGGTATGTATAAGAAATATTGGGCTGCTTTGAGTGAATTAGAGACTGAGATGGGTTCTGATCCACAACTACAGTTGACTTATTTACAAAGTGTCTTTGATGTGATTGATTCTTACTCTGGTGGTTTGAAATCGGATGGTTTGACTTTAGAAGACTTAACTACTGTATTTGACAAAGCAGTCACCTCGGTATCCACATACACTGGTAAAACTGATGCTCAAAACAAGGAGAAAGCTGAGTTAGAAAGCCGAGTTGAAACTGTTCGTAATAAATTGAACACAACATACGGAAAACGTTAGGAGGATAAGTTTCATGAACATTTTTACCATTTTAGGAATCTTATTCATTGTGGTTTCTGTAGTAGGTTTGTTAATTATTTCAGCTAAGTACGGAATTAAATCGACACTTGATACTTACACAGGTAGAGAGAAGAAGAAAGTCTTATCTCGTATTGAAGCTCGCAAGGGGTTGATTGGTGCAGAGCAAACTGCTGAGTTAGTAGAAAAATATTCAGCCTTGGAACACTCCTCTGCTCGTACAACTTTTGGTTCAGCTCAAACTACAGGTTCATTAACACAGGACTTGTTTAAGAACCCAGAGAAAGTAGATGAATTGTTAGGGGTTCTCATGGAGAACAACTCAGCAACTACTTCAAATTTGGAGGTTGATGAGTCTATTTCTTTAAACTACCACGATGAGGAGTACGAAGAAGAACAAACAGGTGTGCTAGACTCTGATGAAAAAGAGACACTAGCTGAGAAAAGAGAGCAAAGACAAGTAAACGCAGAGATTAAACGGTCTTTAGCGACTTCAACTTTTGCCAAGGGTATCTTCCAAGTGGCGACAATTTACGATAATGTTGAACTTTGATATAGAAATGACTTGCATAATAAGTAAGTTGTGCTATAATGAAGGTTAGGTAAAGGGAGCCGGTCTCCCTTTTTCGATTAAAACTAGCAGAAAGACTGAGGAACGTACATGTCAAAAGAAATGAAACGTAAGAAAGCCTTACGTTTAAGTGTAAAGAGAGGGGTAGTTGCCGCTGCTACTGTAGCTACAGTAGCTACAGTTGGTTCTGTAGGTGCAGAGGAGCAAGGTTTTGACCGAGTTTCCCCTACGGTTACGATTGAGCCGACTACCTCAAGCACTGCTACACTAACAAATTCAAATGGAGAAATTACCCCTTCGGTATCTACTCCAAATTCGGAAACAACTCCGACTCTAACACCTTCGGAAACTCCGAAAGCAGAAGAGAAACCTAAGTCTGAGGAGACTTCAAAAGTAGACACACCCAAAGACACTCCTGCAGAACCTAAAGGTGAGTCTCCGAAAAATTCTGAACCTAATAGTGAGACTTCTGCACCAAGCACTTCTAAGCCTTCTCAGAATGCCTCAATTTCCTCTGAACAACCAGTAGAGGGTAATAATGAGGGGTCAACTCCAAATGCGCCTACAGGTGATTCTGGAGCTTCTGAGAACACACCAAATACTCCAGAAGAAACTCCAAAGGCAGACACACCGGTATCCACCCCTTCTGAGGGTCAACCTAGTGAGACTCCAAGCGACCTTACGACTCCACCAACAGAAGGTGAGAAACCAAAAGAGGACGCACCCGCGACTCCAAGTGAATCAACAACACCTCCAACAGAGGGAGAAAAACCAAAAGAGGAAGTTCCTAGCAACCCAAGTGAGGGTGAAAAACCAAAAGAGGAAACTCCTACAACTCCAACACCAAGTGAGCCTACAACTACTCCAAGTGAAGGAGAAAAACCTAAAGAGGAAAATCCGACAAATCCGAGTGAGCCTGTAACTCCACCAACAGAAGGGGAGAAACCAAAGGAGGAGCAACCGACTACACCTCCAACAGAGGGTAAACAACCTAAAGATGGCGACAAGCCAAAAGAGGAAAACCCTACAACACCTCCTAGTGACGGGGATAAACCAAAGGAAGAAAATCCAACAACACCTCCAACAGAAGGGGAGAAACCGAAAGAGGACACTCCTAAAGAGGGCGATAAATCTAAAGAGGAGCAACCTACAACCCCACCTACTGAGGGAGAAAAACCTAAAGAGGAAACGCCTAAAGAGGGTGATAAGCCAAAAGAGGAAACCCCTAAAGAGGGCGATAAACCTAAAGAGGAAAAACCAACTGAGGTTAAACCTACTTTGACTTTCGATAATGATAAGGTTGTTGAAAAACAAGATAACACTTATAATGTAACTGCTAACGATAAACAAAAAGTTACCGTTACAGTACCGGAGGGTATCTCTCCCGACTCTGTGAAAATTGTACAAACTTTAACGAACGGTACAGTTAATGAGTCTCAAGGTGCAAAAGGGGAAGTTCTCCCAGTAAACTCTACTTTGGAATTGGTTTATACAGATAAAGACGGAGTTGAACACAGAGAGCCACTAGGTTCGATTGTAGACAAAGGAACGCACGAAGTGGTTGCAAAATCAGAAGAGCGTTCGTTGGACTTGAGTGTAAAACCGACTTTAGAAGGTGATACGTTACCAGACACTTTGACTTTGACAACTAAAGACGGAGAGACTACATTGATTGCTTCATTAGTGAATGGAGTTTACCACTTTGACAGTTCTGTTTTACCAGAAGGTGAATATGACTTCACAATTAGCGACTCTGCGGTATCTCAATACGGTCGAAAATTTGGAAATCAAGTCTTCCACTTAAAAGGTAAGGAGCCAGAGGTTAAACCAACTCCAACACCTACGCCAGAGCCAACACCTACGCCAGAGCCAACACCTACGCCAGAGCCAACACCGACTCCAACACCAGAAGAACCAACAAAACCTTCTGAGGATAAACCTAGTGAACCAAGTAAACCTAGTGAACCGGCAAAACCAAGTGAAGATGTGAAACCGAATCCTACACCAACTCCAAGTGAACCTACTAAACCTGTAGAAGACACACCAACTCCAAGTGTAGAAGATAATAAACCAACTGTTCCAGTTGCACCTGTAGTTCCAACTACACCAACTGAGCCAGTTGCGCCAATTCCACCAACACAACCTACTGCTCCGATTGTACCAGATACACCAATAGCTCCGGCACCAGCTCCATTAGCTCCAAGTGACAACAACGCAACAGTAGGGGGTAATACTACGATTATCAACCCACAACCGCAAGACCATGATAACACAAATGGTAATACAAACGCTCCAAGACCTAACGATAATATCAATATTGGTGGTGTTTCTAACCAAACAAACTATGTTGAAGGTCCTGATAAACTTACAGTTGGGGTATCGGGAGGGTCTGTCCAAAACGTTAAGGCTACAGTGTCTTCACAAGATGGTACAACAGAGTTGACTGGTCGAGTAGTAAACGGTTCTTTCGTAGCAGATAATCTACCAGAAAAAGATGGAGTTTATACTGTTAAAGTACAAGTAACGGATGACAAAGGGCAAGTCTCTGAGAAGACCATTACTTATGCAGTAAATAAGAATGGTTCAACTTACGACTGGTTGAATAAAGATGTAAACGGTGCTTATTACCAACGTTTGAGTGAGGATTTGAAACTTTCAGAACACTCAACTACACGACTAGATACAAGCAAGACTAAATTTACCTTTACTTTAGATGGTAAAGTGGTAACAGTAGATGCAAGTTTAGTTAAAGTAGATGAGAAAAAAGAAGATGATGGTTCGTACACTTACACTTATACATTTAACAAAAATGGATTTAAGGAAAACGGGGTATGGTCTATCTCAGTTGCCACTGTAGACGTTGACGGTCACGCATCTTCTTCAAACGCTTCGGTTCAATTCCAATTTGTATTGGATAACATTGTACCTGAGTTGAAAATTGAAGGTGTAACTAACAACGGTAAGTACAACACTGCAAAACACCAATTCAAAGTCTTAGTTAAAGATAACATTGGTTTAGCACGTGTACGAGTGTTGGTAAATGGAAAAGTTTACGAGTTCACAAAAGAAGAGTTATTAAAAGGTGAGAAGTTAGTCGAGCTTGAACACTCTGATAAACCTTATTCGATTGAAGTAGAGGTAGTGGATTTAGCAGGAAATACAACAACCCAAAAAGTAGAGGGTATCACAATTACTGCTACAACTGCCCAAGCACTTCTTGGTTCTGATAACTTTAAATTTGCAGTAGGTGCTTTAGGTTTAGGTCTCTTTGGTGGACTTCTAGCTTGGTGGCTCGCTGCGGTTCGTAAGCGTAAACGTAAAGAGCAAGAATTGGAAGAACTTCGTATTGGTGCACATATCGTTACTGAAGCGGAAGGTTTGGTTTCATCAGGAAGTGGTTCTGCTTCAACCGGTCAACCAGAAGAAACTGGTGTAACTGAAACAAGTGAATTGGAAGATAGTGGAGAGGTTGTTTCTGAGCTTCTTGAATCATTGAAAGAAGAGCCTGTGGTAGTTGTTACACCAACTATGGGGGGTGTCACGACTGATGATAGTTCGACTGCAACTCTTCCACTAGATGAAACAGGAGTCGTTGCTGAAACCTCAGTATTGACTGATGAGTTCACAGATGTTTTATCGGAAGAAACTTCTGAGCAAACTTCTATTCTTGATGAGGAAACTAGTGAGCAAACTTCTGTATTGGAAGATGAAGAACACACTTCTGTGTTAGATGAAGAAACTTCTGAGCAGACTTCTGTACTTGACGATGCAGAGAAAACTTCTATTCTTGCAGAAGAAACTGAGGTTCTAGCTGATGAAAAACCAAAAGCTGAGAAAAAAGAATAAAACCTCGTAGAAGAAAGGACGACTAAAGAAAACTAAGCTTTAGCATGTACGTTTGAGGACTGTTAAGAGCAGTCCTCTTTTAATTAAGAGAAAGAGTATCTACGAAAATGAGAGAATTTGTTTTAAATTTGGTCTTAAAACGTTTAGTAAATAAGACGAAAGGTTACAGTACAGACAAGATGTTGAGTTACTATGGTTCTTTAAGGGAAAGAGTCTATGCGAACTTAATGCTGATTATTATTGCTTTATTCTCAACTGTCAACTATGGGATTACGGTTGGATTTTCACAATGGTCACTATTTGTAGTGTTAGGTGTAATTATAGTAGGTCTTGCGGTATCTGTCTTTTTCCACGCAGTTTTGTATTTACAAGTGCGTAACTATTTGAACTTTATGTTTAAATCAATTACAGATGATTTAGAACACCCAGAGAACTATTTTGAGCGCTTGTTACCAGTTGAAGGTGAGAAACTCAAAGGAGCAAAAACAGATAGCGTAGAGGTTAAATCTGAGCCTTCTGAGGGTACTGATGAAGAAAAGGGTTGAAAGTTTTATGGCAAACTATAAGACGAGCGTTCTTGGGGAATTAACACCAGAAGAATTTGAATTAGAGTCTGCATCAATAAAAGAGCCGATTTATACGCGTAGTCAAAAACCAAAGAAAACCAAGGAGAGCGGTATTTTTCGCTTTCTACGTGGTTTTACGGTATCTTTCATTTTCGTCTTTGTTATTTTAATGGTTTTGAAATTAACCTTTAGCCCCATTAAAATTTCAGGTACGTCTATGGAGCCTGCTATGAAAGATGGTCAAGTTTGGTTTAGTACCGTTAAGGAGTTTAAACATCCTAATAGGGGAGATATTGTTACTGCTTATAATGTTTTAGACAGAGTTCGTATTGTAAAACGTGTAGTTGCAACAGAAGGTGATCAGATTAAAATCTTAGATAGTGGTATTTATATCAATGGGTCTTTGGAAGATAACTCTACTGAAACTAAAAAGATGGTAGAAGATACGACTACTTGGTTAGGTGCGCACAAAGGTTTAACTACGACTGTAGGTAAAGATGAATATTTTCTAATGGGTGATAATCGAGAAAACTCGGTAGATTCTCGTAAGAGTGGTATCTTTCCTTCGTCCACAATTCGGACAGTTGTAACTCTTCAAGCACCTGATTTGGTTAAAAATTTGCTAGATAAGAGCTTAAAGTAGTCGAATTAAGGATATTTTGTTAAAATTTAAAGTGCTGAAAACCATGATAAATCAATGTTTTCACAACAAACCTTTATAAATCAACACATTTTTAAAGAAATTTGAGTAAAAGTGTTGACAGAACTAGGTTTGTGTGATATAATGTTTATTGTAAGTTAGCCAAAAGGCTAACGAATAAAGAAAGGAGCCTACACATGGCTAACAAACAAGATTTGATTGCAAAAGTAGCAGAAACTACTGAATTGACTAAGAAAGATGCTGGTAAAGCAGTAGATGCTGTCTTCTCAGCAGTTTCAGATTTCCTTGCTACAGGTGAAAAAGTTCAAGTGATCGGTTTTGGGAACTTTGAAGTTCGCGAACGTGCAGAACGTAAAGGTCGCAACCCACAAACAGGTCAAGAAATCACAATCGCTGCTACTAAAGTTCCTGCTTTCAAAGCAGGTAAAGCTCTTAAAGAAGCAGTTAAATAATAAACTAATAGAAAGTAACTTTCGCAATTAGTAATTATCAATTTTAGAGTTAAAACAATATTTTAACTCTTGGGTATCGCATGAGTGCAGGGTTTTCACCTCTTAGCGGTTTGATTCCGTTAGATACTCATTGCAGTTTAAATACACTGCAAGCCTTTTTTCCTAGAATTGAAAAACTCCGTTTCAAACGTGGTTGTCATGAGCTAGGCATAACGTAAAGGTAACGTAAAGCCGAATAGGTACCTTTACGCTCTTGGTTATATACTTAGACCAAGAGTCTCCGCACTGTCGGGTTCGGTATTGATCCATTTACAACATATATTAGACATAAGGTGTGCATCGAATACTTGAATGGTTTTTGGGAACTTTATTCATTGGTTTGGGTATTCAAGGGTGCGACGGGTCCCGATGACGAAGGATGAACGCTCTTTTGGGTTATTAGTTCTGCACCTAGTCGCAAACGGTCAAGTTGCTGACTTAATGAGGTTGGAGTCCTCACGTTTGTTTAGAGAGATTTTCTATCTCTCTAGTTTAGCTTTCATAAGCAACCCTTTCTATAAAGAAAGTAGTGTACTTAAGCCTTTGGCTACATGAAGTGGGTACACTACTACAAGCGCGGATGGCGAAATTGGCAGACGCATAGGACTTAAAATCCTAGGAACATTAGTTCGTGAGGGTTCGACTCCCTCTCTGCGCATTACAGAATAAGGTTCCATAGCTCAACTGGATAGAGCACACGCCTTCTAAGCGTGTGGTTTGTAGGTTCGAACCCTACTGGAATCGTTGACTTAAGTTTAATTTATTAAGTCAAGTCATTACATTGAATAGATCTGATAGAGAAATCGAAACAGCAGTCGCCAAACTATTCAATGTAATGTAAAGAACCGATAACTCAGTTGGTAGAGTTGCGGACTTTTAATCCGTTGGTCGCAGGTTCGAGTCCTGCTCGGTTCATTATAGCTTTGGGTGTAAACCCACATCATTATCTTTCTGACGACACATAAGGGAAGTGTAGTTTCTTAAACAATGACAAAGCGTTTAGGGAGCCAAAAATGATGAACTTGTAACTATTTCCCTGCTCGAATCACTGAACTAGAGCGACAATAACGTTGATGGAGCGTAGCTAACTTTTGAGTTATTGTGAAGGGGTGGTAGCTAAAACGGATGAGGTGTGGAGGAGTTTTTCAATGTTAGGTTCGAAACTAGCAAGAGAAATGATGGACACGTTTTGGATAGTTACATAATGCTATATTAAGACTCGGTAGCTCAGTTGGTGGAGCATCGGACTTTTAATCCGAGGGTCACTGGTTCGAACCCAGTCCGAGTCATGCCAGGAGGATTGTTTTGATTTATTTCATTGCAACTCAGGTTTAACGATTGTAACAGGTCGTTAAATCATTTAGTGTAACATGGTTATATGTAAGTAACTGTGTCTGTGGCAGTGCCACTTATAGGGAAATTAGTACCATAAACACTTAAAATCCTTTTACTTTAGAAGTACAGTTTCTAGGTAATAAAAAGCACGAACAATTCAGTCTGACTGTACTCGGCTGAGGTTCAAAAACTTGTTGGTTAAAAGGTTCTCCGACATAAGGTACCAGAGGTGTTGAGGGTATCATTTTTAGGTGCGATAGCTCAGTTAGGTAGAGCAATGGATTGAAGCTCCATGTGTCGGCGGTTCGATTCCGTCTCGCGCC